TTTGTACTGAAGTTCACAAGATCTTTGAATGTGTTTAAAGTCAATTCTATTAGTGTATTCGGATTGAACTACTGGAATTTTGATTCTTCTCTGTTCTGTAGTAAGCTTCACGAACTCTTTGGTGATACCACAAGAGTTCCTGTCATATCTGATTGTAGGAAATTTATGGCATTTCGGTTGCTTGGTGTTAAAAGAACCTTTGGTTTTTGTTTTGATAGATTTAAGGATCTCAGTTGCCTTGCACCTAGCGGAGCAAATCAACTGAGATGGAAGTTTGACTTTTTCTTGAACTGGGTAGTAGGTGGCTTTATGGAGTTCTACTCCAGAAACAACTTTATTAGCGAAACCAAAAACGAGAGGTTCATTGATAGCATATTTATACTGTTCAACCGTAGTCAGAAGAACTTTGTTTTGTTCTTCTGAAGGTGCTAATTTAATTTTATATGCAAGTATCATACTTCATATATTCTACAACAAAGTTGTGAAATCCTTCTGAGATTTGAAATATATTTTTCGTGAATTATAGTAAATAACAAACATAGGAGAGTGAGCAAGAGAATGCAAGTCGCAATTCATCCACCGACACTAAAGATGTCGGGGTTTCCTTGCTCTAAAAGCAAATGAATTTCTCCGTATGCATTGTTTGCATATGAAATTCTTAAAACACTATCCTCACTCCTCCATTGTGGATTTCACGCATTCCGGGTCTCGAACGATCAACAGCTCATCACTCAGAGAAAGACCACCGTTCATGTGATGATGGGGTGGAATTTCCTTCGAGAAGATTCGACAGCAGTATTCCGTGCCGAAACGGTAAGTTAAGAGATTTGGGCACGATGGATCGCAGAAATCACCTCGAAATGTAACTATTTTCCTAGAAATCTGATGCTCTTGTCGGCTCATACCTTGCTCCTTGGTTATAGACTAAATATATCCACTTTCAAGGAGTTGTCAAGTGAAGTGTGAAAACTAACGATATCCCATTCCACGTTGAAGAATCTTCGTTAGATTTTTCACGGTCGTAGGATCATCATATGTGTCGTCTTCTGGAGAGTCAGACACGCCGCGTTCAATTCGTAACTTTGTCGGAAGGATGCGTGTTTCAACGGAAAAGGCGTTAAGCCAGGAATGCGCGTCTGGGAAAACGCCATCACCATCAATAATTTTTCCTGAGCCAATCTCAAGTCCGTAATGTTCTGTTAATTCACTCTCATCATCGTGTGTTGAGACAATTCTTACAATCGTCCCTCCATCTAAAGCCATTTGCAAGGCTTTCGCAACAACCAGGCAACCACCATCTGTCGGACCGCAACACATCGGACATTCTTCAAGAACGGCGGCGAATGCCCTAGATTTCATAGTTTGAACCAATTTGGAGAGTATATCCGTTGCTGCAGAAACTGATCTTTCACGCGCAACTAAAACTGGATTACGGATCATTGCCTCTTGAGTGGTGTGGTCTTTGTTTTTTCCTTTATTTGAAACAAACCCAAAACCGCTATAAAAATCTTGTAATCTTTGTACCGACGAAGCGCCATAATCTTTTGTTGGAGTAAGAAGAATGCGCATTCTATACTTATCGGCAAAATCGGTCAGTTCTTTCATTTTTCTGGAGCCAACACCTTGTCCTCTTTGCTCTTTTGGTACGACTATCTGCGACAAAACAAGATCATTCCCGCGAACGGAGATATAGGAATCGATACCATCATTTTTCCATCTATTGCGAAGATCAGATAATTCTTCACTCACTTCAGAAGAAAATCTGATCAACCAACTATTCATTGCGCCTGTCTCCACTCATAAAATTAAACTGGGTGAACTAACTTTTCTGCCTTATCAACGGGCATCATTAACCACACGGTGTTTTCTTCTGGTACGCCGGAAAGAATTTCATCAGACGAAACTCTAATAGCTTCTTCTCTAGCTTCATATCGAGTAACAGCAACAAACACCAGTCCTTCGGGAGCCTCCAGAACATTACTCGGTCTTTCGGGGACATCAATTGCTTCGTGAAATTCTTTATAGGCAAAGATTTTATTGAACGCTGGTCCATGCATGAACATAATACACTCTCCTATCGATATCAGTTGTAGTTGTCTGAATTGAAGATCTCGGCAACATCTTCGTATGGGATTTCGTGAATTTCGACATCCTTACCAGTCAATTGTACATTTTTCTTTTTTGTCCAAGAGTACCAAGCTCCAGTTTCGTACAATCGACATGGAATATCGACAGAAAATGCACGCCCATCCATGACTGCAACAACCCATGCATGATCGTCCTGCCCGCCATCTCCAATGTCAAATCCATTTCTAGCTAAAATGTTACCAATTTCCTTGGCAATCTCATCACAAATTCCGCCGCCGCCAAGCATTGGATCAATACCATCTTCATCTTGCTCCCATGATTCATAAACAGTCATTGCGGCAGAAGCTAAATGATCGCGCAACCCTGACAAAATCGACGCCGGATCAGAAGCGATTCTTCGCAAGGAAAAATTAAAATGTTTAGTTAACCAGTCCATGCGTGTGGAATTCCATATTTTCAACGGTATATCCTTCCAAAGGAATCACACTATCTCTTCCCGAACGATATCATATACGAACTGGAGAAGATGATGATTATTAAAATAGCATCTGGAAAATCCACCCTGGAAGTATCTTTCAAGGAATGGTACTCAGTAGGCGTATCAATGGGGTGGACATCCACCGCCGAGGGGGAAGCGCTTATTGAACAGGGGTCAATCAGCGATAGGATATATGCTGCCGCCTTTTTATTTGATAAAATAACTGAAAATATTGGACAACATGGAGTAACCGATAACGATCTAAGGCTTTTATCAAGAGCCAAATCAGAAGTTAAAAAGCTTCTTCGTCCAATGCTTTCGGCTGATGACTCATCGCGCCCAATGCAAGAATCTGTAAAATTTCAGAGAGCTTGGACGAGATTGAATACATTATGCTCTGGCGTCTCGTCAGAAAGTAATGCAAAAGAAACTGCCGAAGATGCGTATCGCCTATGCATTGCCTTAGCCCAAATTCTTTCAGCAAGCAAAGTTGAAATCGGAAGCTATCGCTAACACCACTCCGGCTCTCCCCACGCTCTAACGTCATGGACATTAGAACAAACCGTAGTCCACGGCTTCACGTGAGTGTAATCTCGTTTGTACTTAGCCGATATGATATCATGATCATATCCGCCAGGACGATCATGACAAGGGCGCTCTGTATCGTGACAAATAACCACTTCTGCGATATCCAACAAAATGTTGACGCTATGCCCACGCCTATGAGCGCTTCCGTGATCAACAAACGCCACGCCTATCGGGCAAGTTTCAACGCCTGGGGAAAAGTTAGTCCATGACTGCACTATAACATAATTGTGAAGTTCGCTCGGTGGACACATTTTTTGAGCGATATCCAGCCACGATGCATTACTCTCATATGAGAATAAACGACGGCTCATTTTCTGGCACAGCTCTCTTAGCATAGGGGTGCTTGACAGCCCGCACCCGAACTCGACAACAGAGCCATTCCGAATGGAGTTAACCACCATTTTTAAAACTGGTTCATGACTGGCGTACGATTTTTTTTCAATCTTATCGCTGCGCATAAAATTAACTCCGAAATGAGCCGTCTGATGCCAGTTTTAATGGCTATGGAGAGAGCAGTCAGACGAGCATGTATGCGGTGTCGTAGAAACAGCATCTTTCAGCTTCATCTGCAAGCGATCAATTTTCCGCCTGGCATCATGAACGCGCTTCTTCCAATAATTTTGTTTTTCCTCATTCAAAGTCGAGGTCATAGCGAGGGAAAACTTTTTTTCATCTTCCTGAACGCGCATAATCTCTTTGGCGATAATTCCTTGTTCCGAATTAATGGACACGTCATTCATAACGCTCTCCTGTTGTATGTTTTTAAGTTACCGATCTTGCCACAAAATTCACATTTCACGACGCCTGTTCTTCGGCTCCATGCCGAAGAATCAAACTCTTCTACATAATGATGGCCGAACAAAACACATGCAAAACGATGGAGAAGGCACTCAATTAGATTTTTCACTTTCTGCTCGCATTTTTTCGATCATTTTTTCTAGGTACTCAGGATGGATCATATCTGGTCGAGGATTGCGGGCATTTCCTTTCTCAGGAACTGAATATAACCAGTGTCGCCCATCTTCTTTTTTGATCTTTTCAACCCAACCATTTCTAGTCCATAGTCCAGCTCTCATTTTATATCTGAAAAAATCGTCAGTTCTTAACTTCCCGCCGTTCAACTTGGCATGAGCCAATAATTTGATAGCGTTTTGCATCCAGACGCCTATTCTTCTTGGGGAAGAATCTCCAGACGGCAACCAGTCTGGGCAAACATCCGGAGTCCACGGAATTTTATCATTATCGACAGGGAAGTAGAACTCAGGACATCCTATCTCGTGAAATTTTTCATAATTGGTCAAAAAAACCGATTCAGCATCTCGCTTCCACCTAATAATCACCATTCCCAACGCCACTGTTACTATTGAACTATTGGCATCAGGAACTAAAACAACCTTATGATGTACTTGCGAAGAATTTTGCAGAACCTGTTCGATAACATGAATGTTGTAATGTAACTTTGCTTGTACACCAGCAAAAATCTTTTTTCCGCAGAAATCACGAACAAGAAGCATATCCCAGCCAGCAGTTTCTGGATAAACAGTCCAACCACCGCTAACCGCGATTTGATTAAACCACGCGCATAGCTCTTTTTCAGATCCTAAAAATCTCTCTTTTTTTCCTCTCAATATCATGTGGGAAGATATGCGCCAACAGGCTTTTTTCAATAAAACTAAGAAATATTTATTGTGGTGGCGGCTATTTTTGTAATGGTGGAGGGCGATCATGAAAGTATGGGAGTTGCTTCATTCTTGCGACATTGAGGACGTAGCGGAAATTTCCTCTTTATGCGTACCGGAATGGAAGTATTCTTCCATGAGTGGAATTGAGTCGTTATTGACCGAAATGTTATCATGTACGGTGGCTATTGGTCCAAGTGGTGGTCCATCTGGCACATTAAAAACAGAAACACCGGACGATCACTCATTTTTACCGAAATTATGTTGGACCGATAACGAATCAAAAGGTCCGTCTGGGCAATCGATATGTCGAAGCACAATGGGATTATACTGGTCCGACTGGCTTGGATTGGATATAGACGATCACCTGCTGTGGTCTTATGGACAATCTCGCCTTGCCTTCATCATCCTATGGAATATGGACAGTTTTGGAGTTAATGCCTGATGGGATGAAAATACAGATAATTGGATTTTAGATCGCATTCATATCCCGTAGCCGCTAAATCGGCAATTACCAGATCCAACACCTCTTGAGCGAGCTTTCCACTACCAAATGTAATAGATCTCGTTCTCACCTTGAATCGCCTTCTTCCCTTAACGGTATTAGCTACCGCCTTCATTAAGGTCTCAGAGATCTCTCTTTTGCGTATTTTATACCATTCCCTAGCTGCTTCCGCAATTCTTTCTGACTCTGAATTCGTTCCAACATAGCGCTCAATTTCATCAAATCTTTTGAGTAGCGGATCATCTTCTCGCTTAACGATGGCAACAGGCAAGGATTCGTTCACCATAATAATGTCCTCCAGGGCATAGTGCAAGAACATTATTTTACAACAAATGAGGGGAAAATCCCTTCACCAATCAAGAATGGCCATGTCAATTTCGCCGTTATCAACATATCTAACGACAGCGCACTCCCCTCCACGTGAGTCAGCGATACATTGACATACTCTGGCTATGCGATTGTCGCACATACATAGCTTGCCATTTGCTGGATGATTTAGGCATATTTCATTGTTTGCCTTTCGTTTAAGGACGATTGTCGGATCATTTTCCCGAGTAGACGGTCCTCGATATCCTCTTGTTGGGTTTTTAATCAGCGGAGTAGCAATCGGAATACCTTTTGGCAATTGTGGAAACTTATCTCGAATTTTTTTAATGTCATTATCCCCATATTGAACATACTCCTGATGATCGTCGAGATGGGCGGATGGATTCTCTCTTTCCTTAGCCTTGGCTTTTTCAGCCAATTCAGCCATCTTTCGTTCTTTTTCCATTTTGGCTGCCGCCACATCTGCATCAGTTCTATTTAAGAACCTGGCAACCACCTCTTTGATCATTTTGGAAAGAATAGCTTTGTCAATTGTCTCATCGCCATGTCTTATTTTTTCCATGACGACTTTCTTTACGTATTGAATAAATTCCTCATACCCTTTCTTGTCATTTTTCATGAGGTTTAGTAAATAATCCCTCGTGATTGGACGCCCAGCGGCTGCGTCGACTTGATCAATTACACCCGCCATCTTTATGAATTTCTCGTTCCAGCCCATTTTATCTCTCAATTTTAACCGATTATTTGTCCCACCAGCTCATCCAGTGGATCTTTCATTTCATTGACTTTCTTCATAAAATCCCCTTCGCCGCCCTTTACGCACTTAATAGCTTCATCAAGCATGAATGACGTATTGTATTTATTTTCTCTAACGTAAACTGAGACATATTCCCCAATAACTTCAATTATTCTTTTTTGGTGTACGATGCCGCCAGATTTTTTTATTTCTGCAGCAAGTATAACTATAGGGGTAAGATTGTTTCGCACTATTGAATCGACCCAACTTGAGATAATGTTAATTATGGATTGCACTTTTTCATTTGTTTTTGATATCTCTGTATCAAACTCATCGGCATCATCGCTGTATTCAGATTTTACTGCCGTTTGAAATCCAGCTATAATTCCAAACCTTCTAACGACATCGCACACTACTGAAGTTGCATCATGTATATCGGACGCCGAGCCAGAGGTTACATAATTTTTACCAAAAACAGCTTTTTCAGCCGCTACTCCTGCAAATGATACAGCACACTGCGCTATTTTAGCCTTCAAAAATGCTCTGCTGCCACCGCATACCGTAATGGCTGACTTTCCATCTGGAGTTACTGAAATATACTCAGGATACTGCCCCTGGGCGACAACGCTCAAAACGCAATGTGCCGCTTCATGCACGGACATAACGGACAAAATGTCAGAATCATTCTTGCCGTTCTTTAATGCGTATAATTGAGGGGCATACGAGAATGTTTTGTTAATTCCATTTAATGTGGCTGTAATAACATTTTTTTCATACGACACCAATATTTCATGGCTGCCCATAAGGTCTTTATCTGGCAGTGCTCCAACCAATTCCACGAATGAAATAACCAGGTCTGGGACGACAATAGAGATAAATGATCCAATTGTCGTCAACACCGGTCTCGCGCCCTGCACTGGATAAACACCGTTTTCATATAACATATTTTCCACAGTGTAATCGAAAAAAAACATCATTCCGCATTTTTCAAAAATCATTTTTGAAACTCTATTCAGTTCCGTTGAAATGATTTTGCGAAATGCTTCTGAATGCAATGTCGGATAAATGACGTGATTGTTTCCAAGTCTTGAAATATGTTCAGGAGAGAAACGCTCTGACAGCGCCTTTTTTATATCTAAAATGTTTACGTTTTTAGACATTCGGTAAATGCTATCTGCGTCATAATTACAAGACTCAACACAGGTGGCAAATCGAAATGCCTCATCTAAGTTTCCACTAACAAATATAAGTAATTTTGAATAATCATTTTTTCTTTCAAATACCTTCGTTGACCTCACTTGAATTAAAAAATCATTTATTTCATTAACATCATGAATATCATGAGGTATATCGACTCCACTCTCGCCGTGGAGAACATCTACAATGAATTCAGCATACATGGAATTCACGTATTTCTTCTCTCTACAATAACGATCAATGTCGATCCATGGACATGTTTCAGTAAATTTATCTCGCCATCTTTTTATAGTCATGTCTTTCTGACTATACGTAAAGATATTTTGATCGTCTTCATCGCGGTTCTCAAGACGATCAAATAAATCTTCTATGAAATCATCAGAAGGATTTGATGCAAACCGACCATCTGACATCAATGTCCAAATATCGCTATACGAACCATGATCTACTTCTTCTCCCATGCCAGTTTTAGTGCGGAATCTTTGAAATTCATCCAGCATTAAAATTCCTCTTCCGCAATAATCATCAATAGTTCTCAACATTCGCTCCAATCCGCCCGGCTTCGTCGTGAATGGTCTATTTTCAAAACTAGAATCACTATCTCCATTATGATTAGACATCTTTAACTCAGCATAATGATTATTCATATTAAGAAAATCAACTATATTCCTAACGAGATCAGTTTTACCAACTCCTGTCACTCCCCACAAATTAATAATAGTTGGTCTAAACATTATTTCGGGGACAGTGTACCATGAAAACATCATCGATACGACTTCATCTATTTGCTGATCAATGCCAAAAAATTTTGTCTTTAGATACGCCGCCATTTCCATTAATTTGTCTTTTCTTTTTGGAATCCTCTCCATAATAGGAATATTACGATCATTATCGCCTTCATCATATGGAAGGGGTGACTTTTCAAATGATAAAAAACCGTTAAATGAATGCATTTTTCTCTCTATGGTTTTTGTTTGCTTGATTATACATCGAAAAAAGGATTTTTCTACACGAAGAAGGCATATAATTAGTAAAAAGGGGTGAAAAATGAAAATTATTATCGCAAAGGATTCGTCATCACTCTCCATAACTCGCAAAGAATGGGAGCAGATCGGTAAAGAAAATAACTGGATCGAGTTGCGCGGCGGAGAAGCCGACGGAATGGATGTGAACGATATAGCTGAAAAACATGAGGTTTCTTCAGATCAAATTGAAGAGCAACTAGAAAAAGGGATGGAAGTCGAGAAAGAACATTCCGATGACCCAGCTATCCGTGAAGAAATTTCTCTCGATCATCTTACTGAACACGAAAAATACTATGACTACCTCGAAGAAGCAGAAAACAAGTTCAAAAAAGACATTCCGGTAGGCGATATCGAATAGAAAAATTATCATATTGTTGTTGAAAGTCAAGTTCCCATAGATACATTGAGTGGACGACTTCCGTCTCACTTGAACTAAAAATGGGAATTCCTCAAAATGAACGCCACCATTTATGACTTTTCGGGGGCTCCGAAAAAACACATCTCTTATGAAATTTCTCGCGTTGAAAAGCAATCTCAGGGCGGAAAACCATCTGTAGCCCATCATATCATCATCGCCGATCGCTCCGGGTCCATGCACGGCAGTATTGAAGATTTGAAAGAGACCGTCATTAAGGTTCTCACCGTTACCGAGTACGAAACACCTGACATGTTGGTCTCCCTGGTTTCCTACTCATCCGACGGAGACGTTACCGTTCATTTTGAACGGCTTCCAGTCTCCACAGTTGTTAAAACAGGCTCAAAGCAACTTGAACAAATTCGAAAGATCAGGGCAACTTGTCTTACCTGTATTTCTCAGTCCGTTTGTGTTGCCGAAGGATTGATCCGCGACGACGAGGTCACTGCGATTACACTGCACAGCGATGGATACGCCAACGATCCAAGCCCAAGTCGTGAATTCAAGTCGATGGAATCGATTTGCGAACGCCTTTCAAAGCGGAACGTGTTCATCAACACTATCGCCTACTCCGAATATTCGGACTTCCAATTCTTGTCGAAAATATCCTCATCCGTTTCTGGTATGTGCGTCAAGGCAACCAAAACAAAGGACGTTTATGACGCAATGAAGCAATCCGGCAGCACTCTTGCCTCTGGTATTTCCACTCCGATTGAGTTGCCATCCAATGGAGCTGATCATATTCTTTACGTCAATAAAAACAACCGCAAAATTGTTGGAGCTGACGGAAATTTGACCGTCAAAGGTGCTGGTGAAGGTGATGCGGTTGCCATTCGCATCAAATATGTTGACGCTGGAGCAAATAACGGTGATCCAAGCGAGCGTGCCTTTGTTATGGGGGCGTTATGCCGCTATCTTCTTTCGATTGGCAAGCTCAATGAAGCCAAATATGCCATGCTTTCCACTGGGTTGAGTGAAATCTATACCAAGCACTATAAGGCACTGTCTTCCAGGCAGATTGCCGACATGTGCGAAGATATCGATAACTTCTTGTTCACCGACAAAGTTTACAAGGTCACAGAGAACCCTAAAATCGATTGTGGTGCCTCTGTACTTGATGTTATCCGCATTATTGGGAGAAACACCAAGCACATATCCCTCAATCTTCCTCAGACGATTTCCAACTATTCCAGGCGTGGTGTCAAGCGCCTTGCTGGAACCAGAGCGGAAGATGGTAGCCTTGTTCCACCGACCGTGGATACTGAATACGTCTCCAAGTCGGAATATGTTCCTATTGGCTCTTTTGACATCAACCGCAGCAACGCGACAGTCAATATGAAGATCCCGCAAAAGGTGAAATTGGTTGATCGCAAAACTCGTAAGGAAATTCCGACCGTCGCTGGAATCCGATTGGATCTGACCGATTTCAAGCAATATACCGTTGTTGGAGACGGTGAAGTAAACTTGAAAAAATTGGTTGTACGAATCGCTTCGAAGGCGGTTTTTGAAGAGCTGAAAAGTATTGGTGTTTTTGGCTCAGATTGTGACTTTTCTTCGGAAATCGATTATACCATTGTTCTTGATGGTATGCCGGTATGTGGTTTTTCCGAAAAGATTTCATCTTTGCCACCCTTCGAGGAATTAGCAAAGCTGTCCATGCTGTCGAAATTCATCGACTACATGAGTCAAGGAAAATCATCCGACTATGACGAGACACAAATCGCGGCATTGAAAGCGCATTGCTTGTCTCCAGCCCTGTATATCAATATGCCGTCTACAAACCCGTATACGGACTTAAAGCAGGCTATTTCTGACGGTGAAATTGACTCAAGGACAATCTTCTCGGTTGAAATTGGCAACACCACCATTCAGAGCACCGATAAATTCAGGTCAACAAAGGAATTTATTGAGCGGTGCTATGTTCCTGAAACAGATAAAGACAACGTTGTTGACACCTGGTTGTCTGGAACTAAGTACACAAACAAAGTCTTGTCCGCCAGGAGTAAGACGACCAAGGCTGATGAGTTCCAAAAGATTCTCTTTGACGAGCTTGTTGGGTTATCGCCGATCAAAGTCATCAAGGAAATGGAACAAAAATACGGGATCAACGGACTTTCTGAAGCCATTTCATCAAGAAATCCGGCTAAGTTGGTTGCGGTTAAGGCTCTTGCCGCAGATGCAGAAAATACAATGTGGCGCGATAGCGTGTCTCCATTCGTTTTCTACGTCAGCTCTACTGGGCTGATGCCAGATGACGTCCCCGTTGAAATGTTTGCTTCCGCTGACGAGTTGAAACAAAAGTATCCGGAGATTGCTTTGAAGAAGTTAGAAATTGAAGAAGGAACCTTTTTCAAAGTTGGCGACGCCATCGTTTCTCTCTTCAAAAAGTCCAAATATTTCTCAACACAGAAAGGTGTCGAGAAAATCGCTGCGAGCAAAGAATCAATCTCGACTGAAGAATGAAATACTACTCCGCAGCAGGATTAAGCGTTAAGATGGAGTGGGAGGTCTGCTTACGAAGTGGATCTCCCGCTTCGACGGTCTCTGACATGTGTTCACTCGTCTCTAAAATGTCTCGCAGTGATCTTGAGCACATAACTCTTGAATCGCCTGGATTCAGACCAGCAACAATACAGGCTGAGGGAAATATGCTGATCATCACTTCGGCAGTTGTAGCGAGAGCAACTCCAGAATTGATTAAATACTTGAACTCCAGTGGTTTCATCGAATTCAACGGAATTTGATCACTCCATTTTTTGCAATCCCGCCCACCCTCAAGAGGGTGGGCGGGCTATTTTTGTGAATAGCTATGGAAAAATCAAGGATTGCAAAAATGGACTGGCTGGAAAAATACGCATACAATGCCGATATTGGGTTTCTTAATAAATATCTGAATACTGGATTTGATCCACACGTATACTACGATCAGGTGGAAAATTTTCTTGATTCCGAAGGAATCGAACATGATGACGATTTCGACAAACAAGCATGGTTAGATAATGCCGATCAAAAAACATTAGAAGAATTCAAAGAATATATTTCTAAGCATAGTCATGAAATGTATGGTGCTGATCGCCCAGCCACTGAATACTTCAGTGGCGCAAAAATAGAAAAGCCGGGGTGGCTGGTTCATTTTACAAACGATCCAGACTCAATTGCAAGTGATGGGTTTATGTACGGTCATCCAGACACCATTGGTCTTGGTTTAACAACGTGGAAATCGGAACAGGCAAGAAAAAGAGAGCCTGGATTTAATTTTGCGTTTGAAACTGGAACGAGAGACGCTGATTTTGCCGCCAGTAAATCAAAATATGGAAAACATGCTGTTGTTTTTTGGGCTGGCGGAGTAAACGCTTACCATTCTGGTGATGAAGAAAACCAAATAATTTTTTGGGGTCCGTCTGTTAGGAAAGATATGATTTTTGTCATTGAAAAAAGAGACGGAGAATGGGTAGCGCCGGACGCCACTGGACGTGAACGAAAGCGTGGTGAATTTAATGACGTTGTATCATGGGTAGAAGATAATTACCGACTTTTGCAAAATATTGAAAAGCGAGTTGGAAACATCTATCGAGAGAAGAAGCGAAGTCAGAAAGGTGGAAAGATGCATTCAGACGAACTTGAACGCTTCGATAGGATGATTGAACCATGATCATAGGAAATAGCAATGGGTGGGCTTTTGGTGAATCACAAAAGCATAAAATTACCGACATAGCAAAAGGGGCTCACATATTGGACGTTATAGGTTCTATTGACCTCAGCCTAGTCAAAACAGCTTCGTCTGGGCAATCAGATGTTCTTAAAGTAGTTGCGGAGGCACTCGCCGGGATGGGGGTCGTGGCAAATATTGATATCGGCGAACTTCTAAAGCGCCTGGCTGCAGCGTCTCAACTTCAAAAAACAGCAGCAGAAGAAGACGGACGAGGGTCAAAAGACGAGACGATTAAAATAGCATCAAAGAGAGTGGATGATTCACATATATTTATTGATGTGTCGAAAGACTCCATATCAAAAAACGGTAAATCATTACTTCTTGTCTGTGCTTACGTCCGGGAAGGATATCTCGGTAGGTTCATGATGAAGCGTAACGTTTATTTCCTACCAGACAATGCAAAGGATGCCTCCGAAGCTTACGATGAAATGGTAAAAAAGGCAAAAAAAGTCCGAGAACGCTACTATGACGGAAAAATAGGCGTAAACGATATCGGACCGGAATTCAAATCATGCTCTGATTCCATCAAGGGAGATCTTGAGTTCAAAGACGAAGACAAGATCGGAGCGAACGTTTATATCGACAGGAGTGCCGGGCATGAGGTTGCTGGCCCAACATACATCAGGAAGACTTGATATCAGCAGCCAGGAATCGTTACAGGGAGAAGAGGAGGTATTCCGCCTAACTCTGAAGCCCGGACAGATTGTCGAAGTTGCTGATCATTGGCGCTACTTAAAAAACATCGACTCTGCAATCAATCGTGGACTACTGAAGGTCTTGGAGTACAATTATTCTCATAAAGGGGAAGAAGTTACTCATGCTGAGCTAGATGAAACCGTTGCCTACTTACTCTCCATAATAACCGGAAGCGGTTCTGCGGAAATCAACGTCTATCCAGTGGAGCCTACGGACGGAGTCAACAAGACGTGGACACTACCGGCTGGGCAGAGGTACGTGACAGCGAAGATCGCCGTCATCCTGAACGGGCAAACATTACCTCCGGCAGATTTTATCGAGTCTGCGAACAAAAGGAGCGTAACACTACACGCAGACGTTCCGGCTCCCCGTTCGGGAGAAGTGATCACGCTCACTTACATCAAGAATACCACGCCGCCCTGATTATTCTTCGGAGTCGAAAGGATCTTTCCTCGAAAAAATGAAGTCGAATGGAAACAAGAAAATACGGATAGGACCAGGGAAATCTGCTCCAGATCCATAATTAAGTTCGACGTGCGACAAAAGTTGACATTTTTTTTCATGCGGGGAGGATTTCAGGAGTAGGAGATGGAATAAAAACATCAGACGAAAATCAATCCGTCAGTGAAATGAATAAATATACAGGAGGGGAATATGCCAAGGACATTCATCCAGCAAGATACACAGATCATCAACAGCACCGTTTACGACGACACGCTGACGATGTCCGCTGCCGAAACCGCGACCAACCTTGAAGAAGATCTCAATTACGTTCGTACTCAGTTGAAGACTTTCCTTGGGAAAACTGACTGGTTCGACGCTGTAACTGATAACTTTAACCTTACCGCCATCCATGACAAGCGGTTGCTTTATTGGATGCAAAAAACAGACGATGTAACCGTTCCTGATAGCCAAAATTTTGTTGCACTTACTGGGGCAACAAAGCCAGGTCATAACATTGCCATTGGTTCTACGGCTCTTGGTGCCATTACTGCACAACTAGTCGGAACGATCGGATCTCATTCCACGACAGTTGCCGCCAATAACGGTAACGTAATGGAAATCAGAGATGCTGCTACCAATCAGCCTATTCTTACTTCGGGTGGATATACAATCTATGGATTGCTGCAAGTTGGTGCTGATGCCACGGACGGCAATCCGTTCGGTGATACCGCTAGTGACGATCAAGGTCAAATCTCGTTCATATACTTTAACCCTGACACTGAAGCAATTACGGCAGTAGCCATTGCGGATATCGAGAACAAGGTTATCGAATATGCTTACAAGATCAGGACTGATTTCTACAGCTTGCCGGAAGGAGCTTACGATCAAAGCATTACGTTTATTGATTCCTCTGCTCTTGCAAGTATTGATCTCCAAGATGTGTATGATCACGATACTGATGGATCGTTCTCACTTGCTTCTGGCAAGGATTACACCATCAATCTGAATTCAAACGCCAACGCTGAGATTGTTGACGGTTCCACGGTCTATTTGACGACCGATCGCGCCAACACACTTCTCAAATCTGGCGTTGATTTCGGTATCGCTGGCGGTAGTGATCTTCGTCTTTATGACACCGATAATTCAAATTATGTTGGCTTTGTTGCGCCAGCGTTGAGTGCAAATCAGATTTGGACTCTGCCAGCAACTGATGGAACTGCCGGTCAAGTTATTTATACTGACGGTAGCGGTGTTCTTGGGTGGAAAGCGGCTAGTGCCAGTTACAAGGCAACAAGAGTGGTCGCGACTGAAATTGCAGCCAATACCGCAATCAACATTTCTACCTTCACCAATCCAGATGGACTGGATTTCGGTACAGTTGCCGCTGATTGGGTGAATAACTATGAAGTGTTCGTAAACGGTGTTCTTCAGTTGAGTGGCGTCGATGCCGCCGCTAACAATGACGTCTACTGGCTGTCAAGTGCGACTATCGCCTTTGAGTACAAGATCAAAGCCGGTGATGTTGTTCAAATCATCAAGAGAAAGTAACGGAGAAGAAACAGCATGACCGATAAGACCGATGTTATCCTATCCACAATACATGGGTTAGGGGTCGATATCGACAACATGTTGGAAAGTAGTTTGAAGGCGGAGCAACACCATTCGGGTTGCTCCGCCGCTATTTCTTCTTTACGAGATGAAATTAAACTATGTGGACTTGATGAATCTGCGAAAAATTTGGTTCTTGGAATGTTAGACCGGCACGCAGCCAAGTATAAAGAAAACTTCATACATCAAAAAGGTGTATCTAAATCGCTTGAAAATGTGGTTCGCCACGTCAAGTCGAAATTCGACGAGGTAAAAATTAAGAAAAACAGCGAAAATATTGGTAAGCGTCCCGATCCAGAAGCTCGTTCTCAAGAGGTAGCGGCGCGTAAAAAGCGGAATATATCCTCGAAATAGAACAGGCTGTCGGAAATAATGGACGCAGCCGTCTGTTTGCTCAATCCACTAGGAATAGCTGCAAATGCCGAGAACGATCACCAGAGCTGAACAAATAGAAGAGAACCAATTATCGCTGGAATCATGTCCAGTTTCTGGTGTTTCTATTAATGATTTTGTACGCCTTAGTGGCGACATCTATATACCCGCTAAGGCTGATGAAATATCACATTCAGATGTTTTCGGAATAGCCATAGATGTTCAAGAAGATCTCGCTAAAATTATCTTAGCTGGAATGGTGGATGGATACAGTGGGCTTGTTCCAGGACACGTTTATTATCTATCTCAGACAGATGGCGGAAAAATAACTGATATAGAACCTCAATCTGGATTAAAGGTTCCTCTTGGCGTCGCCATAACAGAAACTCTTTTTCATTTTTATCACATCGGGATATCGTCTCGATCAAGTTCAGAACAAGGCGCAATTGTTACTACCGGAATTAACCAAGACACCACAGTAATATGCGACTCTTTTTCAAAAATTTCTAGCTATGCCTGCGTGTGGGATTATACAATAAAAAATGGGACAAATATCAGATCTGGAACAGTAAGAGCGTGTTGGAATACTAATGACGAAGTTTCATTTGATGAAGTGTCAAATAACGATCTTGGACAAACAGGCAAACTAAGATTTAATGTTTTAATAGTCGGAACTATTGTTGAAATAACAGCTACAGTTTTAAGTACGGGTGGAAACGGATGGGAAGTTAGACTTCTTAGAAAGAATTTTTCTTCTGCCTTAGCTGCAACAATAAACGCTGGAGAAACGGCAATAATCGATACGTTCGCAAAAAATTCCTGTTATGCCATGATTGTTTATTATACTGCCATGAGACTAGACAATCTCAGAGTCGGTACTTTGAACGCATGCTGGAATTCATCTGATGAAGTTTCCTGGGATGATACTTCAGTTAATGATCTTGGGCAAACCGATAAAATAAACATGTCAGTTGGAATAAATGGAACGAACGTTGAAATACTAGGTACTGTAACGCCAACGGGTGGCGACGGATGGACCGTACAAATTGTCAAACACATAATAAATTAATGTAGGAGAGATAAAATGAAAAATTATGAATTGAAGGCGATCGCCGAAAAGATCGTAGAACTATTCAAGAAAAAAGTAACTCAAGATCAATCAACTGATTATACCTATTTCTTAGCTAAAAACGCCAAGTTTCTCGTTGAGGAATATAAAATTATGGAATCCATGAAGCTCATTGATGAAGATGAGGAAAAAAAGTTAGAGTTACATAAAGAAAGAAGACGTCAGATACTTGAGAAATATTGTGATAAGGACGAAAATGGAGTTCTAAAAAAGGTTGATATTGGAAATATGACACAGTATAGCGTCGAACAAAACGCCGACAAAATTAAGGAGGAGGGTGATAAACTCGACGCCGAATTTAAGGACGTGATCGACAAGAAGAACGCCACGATAGCCAAGTTTAACGAATTTATGCAAAAAGATGTTGATCCAAGTGTTTTAAAGAATCTTGTAAGAGTAAATAGAGCCTCTTTCCCGAACGGGTTTGACCAGAAAGACCAGCTCATATTATTGGATCTTATTGATTGAGGTAATCTATGGCAAACAAGCATATCATCAGAAAGGACGCCGCTATAATCGGTGGTCTGCTTGTTAACGCCGAATTTTCTGATGCCGATATTGTTTTTAACAGAAACACTACCGGTATCGCCTATACCTATGATGCTGGTTTGGATATTCATATTTTTAGTTCTCCAACATTAATCAATAGTTTAGGAGCGTTAATCGTTCCACTCACTATTAAGGGGGCGGTAGATCAGTCGGCAAATTGGCAAGAGTGGGTTACTGAAGATGATACAGTTATAGCTTCTGTTGGTGCGGCAGGTCTTACCCTTGGTGCTGGTGCGAGCATCAATTTATTCGATACTGATGTGCTGCTTGCAGCAGATAGTAACAGTAGGATACCGACCCAGAAAGCAATCAAATCCTATGTTGCATCTTATGGTGCTGGCGCTTTCGTTCCATTATCCAGGACGGTAAATGGAAAGCAGTTGAATGCTAATATTTCTCTTATTGGCTCTGACATAGGAGTAACAACAACTAATTTTTCATCATTGCTTCTGACTTCTGATGATACTATTCAAAAAGCCTTTGACAGGCTTGATGATCATCAACACACTGTAGGTATGTTGAGGTCAGATCTAGTAACGAATAACGGAGATGGCACCGTTAATATAGACTCTGGCGATTGCTATCTGTATTCTGCATCAGGATGGACTGGTTTTTTAAGTAAATATACCATTCCTGCTAGAACAAACGTTTCATTAGTCAATAACTCCATAAACTACGTCTATGTAAATTATAATAGCGGTTCTCCAGAATATACGACAACCACAAACCCAGCCACGCTAAATAACAGCGATAGAGTGTTTGTTGCTGGAATCTGGAGAGAGGGAACAATTCTTCATATATTACAAGCCAATTTTGCCACCGCCACTTCAACAAGAATTAATGACAGACTTATTCAAACACAACGGTTTGTTAGAACTTCAGGGCTAACCCTATCTGAAAGTCCTACAAGACACATAGATTTAAGTTATGGTGTGGTATATTATGGATGCAAAAACTACACGCTCGACGCCGTTCAAAGTGACGTCGATGTTTCCTGGCTCTATTATCATTTTTCTGGAGAATGGGTTCAATCTGCCTTAACTGCCTATAACAATCTTCAATATGATGACGGAACAGACCTGCAGACGGTGGGAAGCAATAAATATGTAGTTAACTGGGTTTATAGGTTTATTGAAACGCCAAAGCATATTGCAGTTATTCTTGGTAGCGGAGATTACGACATAACTCAAGCTAAAAATAGTCAACCGCCAACGCCGCCTACAATTCTTTCAATAATGGCGATTTTAGTTGGTAGAATAATTGTTAAAAAAAGTTCTGATACAGCAACACAAATTGATAGCGCTTTTATACAAACATTTATCACTCAACCAGCCACCAATCACAATGATTTAGGTTCTATCGAGGGTGGCATTGAGGGGGAATATTTTCATCTTACATCGCAAGAGTATACTGACCTGCATGATACTGCGTTGATAGAAACAGGAAATTTCGATATTGCGAGGATGCCGGTATCAGGAAGTTGGGAACTTACAGGTGATCTCAATGTAATTGATGATGAAACAGTCCCAAATTCCATATTGTTCATAGATAAGACTAACAGGCGAGTTGGAGTAACACAACCAGTTCCAACCAACCTCCTACACCTATATGGAACAAATACCGTTCCGGATGACTTAGACAATATTTTCAATATGCTTCAGGTTGATTCTGTTCCAGATGGAGATTCTGGTGTTTCATATGCTCTTGACGGGGTTCAAAGATTCGACCATTACATGTACAGGAATGAGGGGGGCGAATATTTTTATCTGTGGGGTCATGAGTGCCAATATGATTTGCAGGTTGTAACAGCGGCTGGAAGATATGGTTGGTTACAACCAACGAATTGGGTTAATGATCATGTAGCATATACCGGTGGAGTTAGTGGCTCGTTAAATGATATGGATGCTGGTGGAGAATATTCATCAAGCATGTCATACAATACTTCCTTTGAAGTTAGGATAGTCACGGCAGATACCGTAGATCAATTCAAATTCAGGAGATCATATGACGCGGGCGTCACCTGGACTTCATGGTCAAGTAGTATAGATTGTGATACTGATCCAATAGAACTTGAAAATGGAGTGACCGTAGTATTTGGAGCGGTTACTGGACATAATACTGATGATGCCTGGAACTTTACGGCTTTTTCAATTAACCCAGATGCATCATACTCAATTCACGGTATGATGTTTAAGGAGGTATTAACAACAACTGATTATACTGCCGCAACTCCAGAAGTTGAAGATGTAACTTATAACGCTTGTACAACGTTTGCTAATACTTTTACAGGATTGCCAATAGGTGATGGTGATACTAATAAGGGTGCTATATACCTTGGCGCAACACATGACTTTAGTTCTTGTTTAGTTATTTCTACAGTATTTGCCGTAAACGCCACGCTCGTATTTGAATATTACAAAACAGGGGATGGATGGACCGCCATTACCGGTGCAAATGGATTGAGTGATTCTACATTTAATTTAACTAAATCTGGTCAAATTATATGGAATGGTAGTTCTCTCACAGACTGGAATACGTATCAAATACCTGGACAACCAGATGAATATGATTTGTATTGGATAAGAATTAGAAGTTCCACCGTAATGACCACCGCGCCAGTTTTTTCCGCAATCATGCCTCATGGCGGAAAGAGATTTGCCGTATACGCCGGGCATCTTGATCATTCACCTGTTTTTTATATAAGCGGTGGAGGAAGAGTATTTATTAAAGCTCCAGATGGAGTTGGTACCACCCTTAACGTTGAAAATGCCACAGTTTCTGGTAGAAATATCAGACTGAATGTTGATGATGACGATACAGTTAGTATATCAATGAGGCAAGGTGGGGACAATACAAGCTATGAAACGCTATTTAAGTATGGTGGTATTGATTTCAATACGACTGGCATAGATGCAATAATCAGCCATAAATATAATCGTGCCATCAAATTTTACAAAGATGTTTCTGGTGACAATGATTTAATTTTCCAAATGGAATTGGACGGAACTCTTTCCACTGGCATCGCCAACTACGAAGATCTCGTTACGAGTGATAATGATATACCGAACAAAAAATACGTAGACGAAGCTACTTCTGGTGGTTTACAATATCAAACTACTTGGAATGCCAGTACAAATACTCCAGACATAACGGGTGCTACTGTTGCTGGATATTTCTGGGTAGTTACAACCGCTGGATCTACTAACCTCGGAGGAATAACTACTTGGGAGGTTGGAGATTGGGTTATAAAAACATCAACAGGATGGTCAAGACTTCCAGCAGTTTCGGTCACGTGGGGTTCTATAACGGGGACGCTATCTAATCAGACTGATTTACAGAATGCGCTGAATGACAGGGTTACAGATACAGAACTTGCCGCCTGGACTGGCAGTTCAAATATAGCAACTGTTGGAACGATAACATCTGGAACTTGGACAGGTAGCAGGATCGGTACAACCTATCTTGATACAAATGTTACCGCACAAGGTAATACATTTAACGGGACGTCTCAACTTGTACAAACAAATTCCTCCGGTTATCTTCCGGCGTTGAACGCTAGTCTTTTAACCAATATAGGTTGGTCAAATATAAGTAAAACGGGTTCAAGTCTTGCTGATTTACAAACAAGAAGCGCATCTGACTTAACATCAGGGAATCTGGCTATTGCAAGAATGCCAAGTGTAGGTGGAAATTGGGTTTGTTCTTCACAAGTTTATTTACAGAATAGTTTTAGGTCAACTTCCTATATAATGGGAACTGGTCCTGATATGTCTCTACAGCCTGTTGTCGGTGGTCAGTCGGCAATACAAGCATGGTGGGGATTAATACTCAAGGCAAATCAACAAACAAGTGTTGAAGCCGCACCAACAGCTATTGGTACTTCTTCTCGGGCAAGTGTGTTAATACCTTGTCAACAGACAGCATCAATTGGTCTCGATATAATTAGGATCACTTCCCAGACAGGCGATATACTGAGGATTGATGATGAAAATTTGACAAAACTATTTTCCATAGGAGCTTCTGGCGCGTTGTCGTTTACAACGGGGGCAAGCATCAGTTTATTTGACGCAGATGGTTTAATGACCGCCAATTCGGATTCAAGGCTTTCCACACAGAAGGCTGTAGTCACTTATGTCGGAGCTTTTGCAGGCTCTACGAATATTACCACTCTGGGAACTATCACTACAGGATCATGGAATGCCACGGCTATCGCATGGAACAAGGTGGACAAAACAGGAAGTTCATTGGCTGATTTAGCTACAAGGCACTTTACACAGCTTGATGACGTTCCAACTTCGTATACTGGCAATGGGTTAAATGTAGTTAGAGTTAATTCTGGAGCTACAGCTCTCGAATTTTACGATTTAAAACATGTTCCAACCACCGTAGCAAGAGTTACAGGAACAGTTACCAGTACCAGTACGTCATTTGCAGACATCACAGGATTGACCTTTTCTGTGGCAGCAAATACAAGTTATCTACTTGAGTGTGAAATTATTTACCAGTCCACTGCTGCAGGTACCGGTATCGCATTTGGAGTTAATGGACCAGCCACCCCAACTTCTGTACAAATTTTTACTCAAATAATGACAACCGCCACGGCACAAGTTGTAGGAAATCAAAATGCCTATGATACAGGAACTGCCACAGCGAGTGCAACTGCCAATACTAATTTAAGAGGAAGATTGGTATGTATCCTCGACAATGGAAATAATTCTGGGACGCTTGCCGTTAGATTTGCGTCAGAAACAGGAACGGCTGTCAGTGTGAGAGTGGGTTCTGTTGCAAGATTAACGCAGACCACATAGGTGTAATATGAAGTATGCAGTACAATTTTATGGCGATATCAGTAATCCTGAAGGTGCTCCAGAAGAATATCCAACTATCGTAAATGAAGTAGCTGATTCTGTTATATCGCTTCCTGGTTACACAATAATGACATTAGAACAGTTGGATGCCCGTAAAGCAGAGTTTCAACTAGAATATAATGCCTGGGCATATGTTTATTGTCGACCAAGAGTAATACAAGGCATAAGAGATCAGATAGATAATACCACTGATGAATTGATAGCCAATGGTTTTATATACCCATATTCCGACAATGTCAGATTTAAAATGGATTTGGAACACCAGAGCACATACAAAGGTGTATACGATTTAAGACAATACGTAACTTTTCCATATGTTTTTAAGGGTGTTGGAGAGAATTATTACACCTTGAACACAGAACAAGATTTGATAAACTTTATACTTTATAGCTTCCAATGGATGGAGAATACAATACAGACAGGCTGGGTATTAAAGACAGCCCTTGAGCAAATGACCTGTGAGCAGTTGGCAAACTGGACCGACCCAAGACTTTAACGTTTCTCATATCATGTTATGAGTTTTCTGAGTGAATACCGCAAAGGCAGACATCACGCAGAAATTAATACAAAAGTTGACACGATGGGAGGAGGGAAGCTATTTTCACGTGAATCTTACTATAAAGGAACACGTAGGGGAATATCATGAATCAGGATGTACTTTCCAACGAAAATTTTATCAACGCGGTGTGGAGTGAATCTCCAATTGTAATTGCGTTGATGAACGAAAACGGTCGCTTTATTTATGTGAATTCCATGGCGCAACGTTTTTGGGAGTACACCGAAGATGAATTACTTCGTAAGCGCTGGCAGGATCTTACACACCCAGAAGACCTCATGTCAGACCTGGAGATGCACAAACAATTAAAGGACGGTGAGTTTGAGGTCCCTTACTATTCCATGTGCAAGCGATATATTACGAAATCTGGACGCCTTGTGTGGGGATCAGTCACTGTTCATCTCTTGAAAGATGGAGATGGTAATTTTCTCTATTTCCTATCTCAAGTTGTTCCTCTGGATGTTCTTCATCATATGAACAACAATTTCTTTGAAAAATTGGCAGAGCGAAACAATTCTAAAACAAAAACATCGAATGAAAAAACTACATCCGATAAAGCCATAAGTGAAAAGAACCAGATCAAAGATATTACCTCCCCATGGTTTAAGTTTATCCCGGAAATGAGTAAGGGGCTCATTCTAGGAATTTTCACTCTTCTTACAGCCATTATCGTATTTTTGGCTGATTTCAAGTATAATCAAAAGAGGATTGATGACGTAGAAAAGAAAATAGAGAACATGAATGTCAAACTTGACACAAGCATTGACAAAATGACTAAGTTATTGGAAGCTAATTTGAAAGCACAACAAGGAAAGACACCATGAAAAGCTCTTTTGACGAAATTTTATCCAAGAACATCGCCAGGGCGATCAAAACAGCTCAGACAGGTACAGTTATGGCTCCTCAACCGATTGCAGCCGTAGAGCCACAGAAACAGACTCCTGTCGAAGATCTCGGTAATAATCTTGTTAATCAAGACGAGCCAACCCCATTTATTGAAGCTATGAACAGTATTGATAATATGGCTTTCACCCTGAAGCGGGTGAAAGCCGGTGATCAAACACTTGTAGACTCAATAATTTCAGAGGTTCAGAAACTGAAGGGTAACATCATTACCCTAAAGGATCTGATCAACTGAATTAGATATGTTCCGCCCAGGCAGAAACGGCAGATTGAACAGCCACACTCTCTTTCTTTATTCTTTCGAGGAAGAATGAAAAGAGAGAGGTCATTCCCATGACGAACGTATCCATCGATACAACCCGATCCATAAAAGTCTCTTCTTTTTCCTCTTCATCACCTTTTACGGCGGTAAATTTTTTAACTCCAAAGTTAAGGTCAACGGTGGCGGTGAAAGCGGCATCCTTGAATTGGACGGCAATATCAAGGGCTGAAACTTTTTTCCCAGATCCAATACAGGATGACATCTCTCTTCCAGCACAAGGAATCCCTTCTTTAAGAAGGGCTATCTTAGACCCAGCGTTTGAGGTGGAGCAATCAGTCATTTCAATTAATCCAGGAGTTGACAGTTGTACGTCTTCTGGAAGGATATATCCACCATTGGCTGCTACGAGGATAAAGGTAAGAAAATCTTCACCCAATCCTGAAATAACTTCATGGGGAGAAAACTTCATTGGAATATATGATCCAACATCGTACTGTAGAGCGGCAGCAATATAGTTAAAATCAACGAGATTGAGACTGCCGAGCTTACTCATGGGAACCATCGAAGAAAGGTCTTCAGCGAAGGATAAGGCTTTTTTGACCGTTGAAGCTTCTACGAAGCAGAAGCCAGTAGGAGAAAAAACAGCTCGAACTCCAGTGGTTTTCACTGGAGCATTGACGGATAGTTGTTGTTTAACGGCAGTTTTTATTTCTTTGATGACTTTTCTGGAGATTGGAATGCCAGATTGTTTTTTTTCTTCGATCATTCTGGAGATAATTTCTTTCATCACTGATGAATCAACCTTCAATTCCCGCTTACGTACGGCAAGATACGGGATTGAATCACGAAGGAAATCATCTTGAGTTACAGGACGTCCGTTTGGAGGTTGAAGAGAAATACCACTACTGAGGTCAATAACTGTATCCTCTGATGTAATGGGAACATCCTTGTAGGCATCCTGAACGAGATCACTGGCAAAACCAATATCGATTTTGGATGTTGTGCGAAGAACTGAAAAATTCACTGCACCTTTATCGAATGACATTTTCAACCTCTCTTTGGTTTCTCTACTTATGGACAATACGAATGCTCCTTAATATCACGTTGGTTGATCTGTTTTCAAGTGAAATCTTATTCTAAAATTTTTTTCAATCTGGTCGTCCGATCCCGGACTCGGGGCGGCGACCAATATACTAAAACTAAACTCTTATAATTCTATTTTCTAAAAGTTTAAGGATACGTAATGAGTATCTTTAGATACGAATGAAGTATACTTAATACTTTTAATTTTATGCTAACTCTCAGGTAGGCAGTGTTGTCTCTCAGATAGGCAGTGTTGTCTCTCAGGTAGGCAGTGTTGTCTCTGACACCTATCAGTGTAACTTCTCAGCATTTTTCTACTGTTTTTTCGTTGAAAAAGTCATTTTTTAGCTTGTTTTCCGTTGTTTCGATCGTATGTTTCGTGGCACAAAAGAGAGATAAAAATGAGTGTGATTGATTCAACTGTAGGTTCACAGATTGGCATGATGAGGTCTAACCAATATACTTCGCTCGTGCTTAATATGGCTGGTTTGCCGCCAATGCACTCCAGATTTCTTTATTTTTGCCTTTCTGGAGTGAAAGTTGAGGAAACAATAAAGCGGAAGGTATGGGTGGTAGATCGGGGGTGTGACACCATTGAAACGATGACGACTCTACATCGGTGGCAACAATTTGATATCCGTAATTCCTTGTCCGAGTATAAAATTTATGCGGAAGAAAAAAGATCGACTATATATGGTTCATTAAGGACTTTATTAATTTTTGACTCCAATTCAATATTGAGACTATCTCAAGCGGTCAGGCGAGAAATTCAGTTTAAGGATTCTCCCCAGGTGACGTATGCCGCATCGCTGTTGTTAAAAGATCATACTGCTTGGCTTTTACTTTTATGGATGCACTCGATGAGTAATTATCGAGAGCCAATAGTTGAGATTCCTTCGTTTTTGAAGTTCAGAAAGGCAATGGGAATTACTCAGACGACAATGAAAAAGTGTGTTAATTATCTTATTGACACAGGATGTATTAAGAAGATAAACGAAACAACATTTGGACTGATTCATGGACTGGTAAATCCATTGTATCTTCCTAGTGAAATCGATAGTGCCTCACTTGAAATGTATCGGAATAGATTGCCGGATACATATAGAAATATCGCTCAAGAGTTAATGTTAGACCAAATAAAGTCTATAAAAACCATCAATGAAATTAGTTGTCGTTGTCTATCCAGGATGAGTATAAACCTTCAGTTCATTCAACATGAGAATATAGACATTCCAAGGAGCCCGTCCAGGAATTATTCTGCTGAATATGAAGCTCAAACTAAAAGACTTGAAAAAATGTTGCGTGTAGGGGTGATGAAACACATCGCTTTGGCTACATCGGAAAATCCGTTTTGTCCAGTTTTTTCTATGATGGAGGAAAAAGAAAACAATGATTATTCACTTTTTTGCCGGGCGTTGGCGATATTGAAGTCTGATGATGGTATGTGGAATTGGGTGAAATCACTCTACCGAGCCGGAGATATTAGAGCAATAAGTGTGATTGATCGTTTATGGGAAAGAAATTTGATAACAGAAAACATTTCAGATCCATGTAAGTTGTGTTTTATGAGAGAGGAAATGGGAACTCGTATTATGTGCGGAATGGCGTGTCACCAACATTGATTGGCGAGATAATTTTTAGTGGTACAATTACAGAAAGTTTGTTGATCTGATAAAAAAAGAGAGATTATGGACAGGAAAGATATTCCTTCGAGATTAATCCAAGTCCTTGCGGTGATGAACCCTGATAATTTGGATATTAAGATATCTCCTCCTGACCAGGAGGGGAATATCTCTTTTACCATTAAACATACGGCATATGGAGATGAAGAGTTGGCGAAAGCGCTAACAGAAGCTGGACAGGAAATAATCTCTGATTTTAAGTGGAGTGATAGAGAAGTGGTTGGGAATATCATCGTGAACAAAAAAATTACAGCTTTTTTTATGGTTTTCCGAGAGATGATCGATACGGAGTATGAGAAGATCGTTTCCAATAATCACATAACCTTCGGGTTCGGGTGCAATAACAAATGCATGACATTTAAGATGCGAACGAGTCTGTTGTATAATGTGATAATAAATTCTGTTCTTCTTTCGTGAAAAATATTGAGGATTTTCATGCCTAAAAGGATAAGACTCGTTTCAATACGGTTGGTTAATTTCAAGTCGTATGAGGATTATACTGTCGATTTTACCAGTGGTAAGGGGTCGGTTCAGCGTATGACCGGGTTGTTTGGTCGTAATGGTGTTGGTAAATCAACACTATTGGATGCTATTGGACTGCTTTTCAGAAGGTATAGCGGGTTTGATCATGAGCGGTTAGCAACCTCCATGCGGAGGTACATTCGTAACGTCAAAATTCTTGATGTTTCTGGAAGTTTAGGTAATGCTCTTGTGGAAGATGATAACGTTCAGGGCGGGAGCTTCGGAGAAACGTCAAATGAAAGATTTCGTATTGATGCTAAATTTGCCGTGGAAGATGGACGCACATACGACGTATCGATAGGAAATAATCCTAACCAGTATATGTGGCATAATGGGACGATCGTAACACCATGTAAATGGCATCCGGATGATATTGAAAAAGACATTCACGCTCAGTGTTATGTTACCACATACGATCGTGATTTGAATAAATTCCAGTTGATTAAATCAAGATGGGCTGTATTCAAGGAGCTGTTTACGGCTGTCTCTGGGTTTCCAGTATCAAAAGACGAAGCTGTAGTAGATAAGGACACGGATTCTCGCTCCCTGGCTCTTATTGATCAATACGTTCTTGGGTTGCGCATTGAAAAGCCTGGAGAGGTCATCACTGATAGGCAGTGCTCTGATGGCGAGAAGAAAATCATTAAAAATTTTACCACATTGCTAAACCATGAATTCATCCCGTCAATCATTCTAATTGATAATGTTGAAATGCACGTCGAGATAGACCGGCACATGTCTCTTATAAGGAGCATTGAAAAATGTTTCCCCGACTCTCAGGTAGTGTTTACTACGCATAGTGAAAAGATCATTCTTGAAGCGCCTCTTGAAATGTTGGTATCATTAACCAACAAGAAAATTTCGAGATCTGATATATGGCGTCGCCGGATGTCTCGCGTTGTAAAAGCAATGAAACTTTTATATCGGGATGGTAAAAGTGTCGATCTGTTAAAACAAATGGAATTTGACCTGGAAAACCATGAATATACCGATGTTAATGGTATGATAAAAAGGATTACTGACGTTTCCATTGTCGGAAATAATTCATTGATTATGGAGATGAGGGATTGGGTTTAGAGCTAACAGCTTTTATTTTGTGCGGAAAAGATTTCATGTGGGAATCTATTGATTCATGTAGGTCATTTTGTGATAAAGTTGTAGTTTGCGACCTTGGCGTTAATGAAAATGTTCAGACAGTCTGTGGTGAATATCAACGATTGAAGGGTGGTATTCAAATTTACCATTATGATTCCATTCATGAAGTGTGTTTTAATCTACCTAGAAATGGATGGAACTTCATTCTATATGGGAATGAAGTAATTCATGAGGATTCTTATCATTATCTTTGGGATTTAGTTAAGAACCATCAAGAATTTGATGGCGCTATGTTGCGGGTTGTGGGTGTAAAAATTGGTGAAAATGGGTGTTTGTATTCAGACTGCGAGGATATGAGATTATTCATTGGAGTACCATTAATTTCGATCAATAATGAGGGGCTGGTTATGTCAAGTTGTCGTAAAAAATTGAAATTAGCCCCTGCGGGATTGCAACCAAAGCCAATTTGGCAGTTTAATTTTGGCGACTTTAACGGAAAAGATCCGCTATCAAAGCTTACTTCTCATATTCCAAAATCTGTTAAGAGATTGTCGGGAAGGATTACATATAACAACCCATATCTTATAGGTGTGCAGTGAAAAGTGGTATTTCAGTATGTTTTATCATCAAAAATGGAATTAGACAGGGATATCCGTTTTGGGAATCGTTGCAATCCTGTCTCCCGTTTGCCAATGAGATAGTAATTAGTGAAGGTGGCTCCGACGATGGAACGGCTGAATGCATAGCTAAATTCATATCGAAGTACGGAACCTCAAACGGACCTGAATTTAGGGTGTTCCGTGATAACTGGAACGAAAAGCCGTCGCAATACGGAGAAGTTATCGCCTGGATCTCTGAAAAGAATTTTAGACGGTGTGCATATGAGTGGGTATATTATTTACAGGCTGACGAGGTTATTCATGAGGGGAATGTTGAATTCATTAAGTCGGTAGCAAATGGTACTGCCGGTAATTTCAATTCAGTATCATTTGAATTTTGTCATTTTATCCACTCTTGGGAGCCGCTACCGAAAAAGATTGCCTATGATCAGGCAATTAGAATGGTTCGAAATCGACACGATATCAAATTTCTTGGAGATGCCTGGAATTTTCAGGGATCGATAGAACCGGTGTGTCGTCCAGATAAAATTCCGTGTAAGCTATATCATCTTGGTTGGGTGTTCCCTGAAAATTGTGATATCAAAAAGGTTGAACACGGGAAGCTTTATTCCAGACATGTAGAATACCAGGCACAGGCGCGTGAGGCAAAGGAAAGAATCGCTTTGTCGAAGTATGAAAGTGGATATGATGTTCCATCCGATCCTTCCTCGTATCCATTACTGATTTCAAGACTATATGGGAAGGTAAAATATGAGCTGCCGGAAGAAGCAAAATGAATTATAGCATTGTCATCTGTAGTTTTAATAAGCTGTCATATTTACAGCGGACAGTCGATGCTATTATTCGAATTGATAATAGTATTGAGCGAATACTTAGTGATGATTGTTCAACAGATGGAACATTGGAGTGGGCTGAAAAGTCAGGGTTGTTTGCCAAGATAGTAACTACAGGTAAACATGATGGCTATCGATTATGTACTGTCAGAAATAACGGAATTAAAGCTGTGTCTGATAATACCGATGCTATTGTGCTGCTTGATGCTGATTGTATGCCAGAAAATGGTTATTTTATTGGACACGATTTGTCGTATTCTCAAAGTAACAAATCGTTATCGGTTGGGTTAACTGATAATTATGATGAAATGGGGATTAATCTCATCTCTAAAGATCATCGTCGTCCATGGCTTTCTGGAAAAGATGTAGGACATGTTCACTGGATGTCTGCGTATGGAGGAAATATATCATTCCCGATACAGGCGTGGGAAGCTGTCGGTGGATTTGATGAGGGGTATAATGGGGCTTGGGGGTTAGAAGATGCAGATTTTGCTTATATGTGTTTGAATAAGGGCTATAAATCAGTGTTGAGTGGTAAGTCGGTAACGCGGCATATGAGACATCCGCCTACTGGAACTCCGGAAATGAAGGCTGGAAGAGGACCTAACACTAAATATTTTAGGGAAAAACATGGTTTCAGTCCGTGTTGATAATTCTAAGCTAGATCCTGGAAAGCTGATTGGAAGCACATTTGGCAAACAGGATGGGTTGTCCTTTGTATATTTTGGAAATGATGATGCCTGGGCTTTTGCTCTGTCAATTATTTCTACACTAAAAAAGGTAAAATATAGGTATTGTGGTAATACGGGTTCGCCGCCATTGGGGGTTGAATCGTGTGGTTGTGATCCTATGTCTTTTCCAACTACTGAAAAATCTGATGTGGTTGTTGTTGATCTTAATGAAAATAGTTTTTCCACCATTCTTTATATGTGCCTTGAAGGATTGCTGAAGGATGACGGTTTGTTATGTATTAATGGACCTGGAAGCTATCGTTTCCCATTATTTAGGGCAATGATGAAAGAGGGGGTTATTTCAACCTTTCGTCAGAATGAATTTGAAGAGCGAGGAATTGTTCTTTTCCGCAAACAAACTGGAAAATTTTCGAGGATTGTTTGAAATCTCTTATGGCAATTTATGGTAGGATGGGTGATGTCGTGTCGGCGATGTTCGCGGCATCGTTGGCGACTAAACTTAATGGTCAGGCTCCAGATATATTGGTAAACTCACGTTTTTCTTCAGTCTATCCGGTGTTGTCTAAGATCGGAATGCCAATAGGAGAATGTATCAGCACTGAGATGTGGAATCCACCAATGGATGAGGCAGTAGCTGGTATAGATATGTCCAGATATTCGACCTCCATTTTGGAAGTGTTATATCCTGGCTATGATCGGTATTACAATTGTTGCCCTCGATGGATTCCTACTGGGTGTCATGTGGCAGCGTTTTTAGCTTATTGTGGTGGATTATGGGGCGATACTTCTTCGAATAATGTGGAGTTTCCAGCCCCCTCTGTAAACTGGATTGGCGGAGATATGATTTATTATCATTTTGGAAGCAGAAACAACGAGAGAAGGATTCTTCCATTGATAGATCCAGTACCAGGATCTTCGTCAGTCTGTATGGGAACACTTGATGATCCTTGTCCGGATTGGATATCTATAGATGCTAGAGGAATGATGCTATCTGAATATATGGAGATGATGCTCACGGCTAAGGTGGTGATTGGTTCAGATAGTTTGTTAACAAATCTGTCTGGATTATTAAGAGTTCCTACAATCTGTATTCATAATCAGTCTTGTTCTGCGCTATCAAGTGATAGGAGTGTATACGGCAAACGTTGTATAAGTCTATTTGGAGCCGATTCGTTCAAAAAGGTGAAGGATTTATGCAGTATTACGACCTAGTTGATATCTCTTGTCGAGATAACCAGTATTGGTTTAGAATAAGAAACGCTTCTGGAAAAGTTGCGTTTGACTCTAGGCGGTATGGGTTATCTGATGGAGGTGTGTATTCTAGCCGTGAACTTGCCGCTGTATCAGCAGTTGATTTTCTTTTTCGCAATAGGATTGCTTACGATGCCATGGATAACATGAACATGATCCATGCTAACATTGTATCAAAGTACAAGTCGATTATAGATTATTGCAGTGGAAAACTAAAAGAAATTGCTTCCGACGAAGAAAATGAGTCATTCAACAATAGAGATCGTACGGTCCCAGCCTTGAAATCATATGTTGATACTTATGCCAAGGATGGCGGAGAAATGGATATGATGATCAAGGAAGTTGAAAAAGATGTAGGTGACGACAAAAATAATGATAATCTTGTAAAGTTGAAGGAACTAAAATCGCAAATGCAGGATATCCTTCAATACATTTCGAGCAATTATAAACGCTGGATGCAGTCTGAAAATACTACCGAAAAATCTGAACCGATGCAATTTGAAACGCCAAAGGCGGCTGGGTGGATTGGTTTTATTAAGACGTCAAACACAAAAAATATTGATTTTCTTCCTGAGCTTGCCTCTTTTTATGTAGACCGGGCTTGTGGTGCAATAGGGATGACCGATCCTAAAATACTCGGCATGATTCCGTCGATGACGGGATATGATGTTCATGTTATTTCCGACGATAAAAGAGTTGTTGTTCACGTTGGAGAAAACGCGCTTTTCCGTGGTATTACAAAGTGTCGTGAAACGTCTCCGTTTAGCTATTCTCACTATATGGATGTGATGATTCCGTCATTGTTGGCGGTTGGTCATATGCAACCCCTTGACGTCGATGATATTATCTTATTGTCATCTAAGATGATGTCTAAGGGACCAGATAGCTTTGACGCCATTTCTGGCGATGGAAAGACGAGAAAGGTGGTGACATTTTCTGCTGTTGGCGGAAAAGAAACAAAATCATCAAGTTATACTGTGAAAATTACAGATCCAGTTACGAAAATTGCCTCATATCAGCAAGAAATAAATGATGTAATTAAAGACAATGTTGAGAGATTAAAGGGGGCGTCCTTGGTTAAGGTCATTAAACCAGGGTCAGAATATGAAGGGATGGCTGGTAAAATTGACCAAGATAGGATGGAATTTTATAACACGTATGTTGAATTTCCGGTAAGGATAGAGATGGACAACGGTCTCATTACAGATGTATGGATGACCGATGATGATGTAGAAATCTTCATGGAATAAAATGCCCCCAAGAAAGAAAAACACGCATTCTGACAGACATCAGGATGGACAAGTTTCTGCTCCACTAGAAGTATTGATGAACAAGGTCCGGGCTGATGCCGGACTATCTGTTGAGCAAACTTCTGTTGATCAGTTTGATTATATAGTTGACATAATAACCTTCTGTAACCATCCAGATTTTCTTGATCTTCCTCAACATAATTTCCCCCTTTTTCTTGGGCAGCGAGTTATTTTAAAGTGCTTCTATATGGGGACAAGGGGAAATGAAAACGTAACATTGTCGCCGGAAGAGGAAAAATGGTTACACGACAAACAACTTGATAACGTAATTCATCGACTTAGAAAAATGAGGGATGGTAAAAATCCAGGAGAACCTTCGAATTTTACATTCAATGAATTACACCTGGCGCTTGGTCGTCGCGCATCAAAAACCATTATGACTTCGATTATTGTTGCGTATGAGGCATATAAGCTCATAAAGATTGGTGATCCGTATAAGTTTTATGGTATTCCTGATGACGAAGAAATCGCCATTATCAATGTAGCTAATTCTGGACCTCAGTCACAACGTTTATTCTCACAGGTCAAAAATCGATTGAGAAAATGTAAGTTTTTTCGCGGTAGAATCGATGGCGATGCCTTATCTACTGAAATCCGTCTTCTTACTGATGCGGATATTCGGAACAAATCTGATCCGACCACCAATATTTCTGTAAAAGGATCAATTGTATTGGTTTGCGGACATAGCAATCCAGATACCTTACGTGGTTATTCTGCTGCTGCTATTTTGTTTGACGAGTTGGCATTTTACGATGAAAACCCAGTCGTTTCTGGAAGAACTTTTTACAACGCACTCATTCCGTCTATCGCAAAATTCACGATTAAGGGTGACGGTAGACTAGTTGAAATTTCTTCAGTAAATTATCCTAGTGGTATTTTTTATGAGATATGGGAAAATGGCAACAGTGTGGATGATGAATTTCGCAAGACCTTGTCTTTTAGGTTGGCTACATGGGATATAAACGAGGATCTTCCATATGATTGTGAGTTTCTAACAAAAGAAAGAAAAAGAGACCAGGAGTCGTTCGATACAGAATATGGGTCGATGTGGAGAAAGAGCGGATCAAAGAGAAATTATTTTGCTAAAGATACCGTTTCTAACGCCATAAAAACGTTTATGTTCATGCGCACAGGAGCAGAACCGCATGTTGAATATTATATCCATGTCGATCCAGCCTCAACCAGGGATAACTATGCATTAGCAGTTGTAGGTAAGACGAAGTATGTCAATCGTCGTGGAGAAAAGAGGCATCGGTGTTATTTGGCTACACATCGGATGTGGAAACCAGGAGGTCAGTTGCTTGATTTTCAAGCAATTGATGCGGAAGTTTACGATATCTGTCGAAAATTCAAGACCATGAGAATTTCTTACGATTTATGGAATTCTGTTCATAGTATAGCGTTTTTAAAGGGGAAGGGAATCATTGCAACAAGACTTTCGTTTTCGAGAGGCGGAAAAGCCTCTTTTTACAAAAATCTTGAAGATCTAATGAATGCCGATGAGTTTTGGATGTACCACGATGATTACATATACGGAGAATTACTTAACTTAAAGGTTAAGTCGACAACAAGAGGGGTGTCGATAGATAAGGATGTGAAATCTGATTTTCCGACGGATGATTTAGCCGACTGTATCGCAGGAGCAACTTGGATGGCGTCCGGTTATGGAATCGTTAATTCTCTTCCATCTTCTGTTTTGGCAAATGTTGGTAGGACTATGTAATGGTTAATCAGAATATATGGGCGAGATCCGATGTATAATGTTCGATAACGTAGGAGAACATAAAATGTACAATGCAAGACATGTTGAAGCAGCTAAAAAGCGCGAGGAAAAAGTGAAGTCTCTTGAAAACATGTTGAGGGAGAATGCTCCATCATCAGGAAAACAAAGTATCACCGAAAAAGGACTTGAGTCTGACCGCACTGGTGGTGCTAACGTTACTACTGAAAAGCAGCTTGAAAAACTTCGTGAAGGCACGAGGGATGCTCTCGTTGAAAAGCGTCTTGACGATGAAAAGCCTGTTTTTGGAAAGGCTCATCGCACGGCGGCTAGTGGAGAAGCTCCGAAAGTTCATCCTCTTGATGCAGATCGAAAAGAACCTGGAAAATATAAGCCAGCGAATGGTAAAAAGTAGGAGTTGATATGCCCCTGTTGAGGAACGTAAGTAATTATAAAATTTGCTTACAGAACGGATCGGTTGTTCAAAAAAATGGTACGATTTACGTTCCATCTTTGGAGACCACCGAAATCGGAGCAGCTATCGCAGGGGGGGTTTTGAAGGTTGATACAGGATGTCTGGAACAGAAAAAGGTAGATAAAACTCCTTGCGATAGCGTTCTTGACGTTGATTTAAGTCCTAAGCAAGAAGTCGTTCCCGGAAAGAAATTGGCTACCGTTAATGAATATGAAGTCTATACGCCAAATAATGAAGATGAGTACGAGATTCTTGATGGTGTGAGAGTTCTAAAAAATAACGATGGACCTAGTTTTGACCCAGCAGTATTTGTTGATATTGAATGAGGAAAAATGAAAATCAGGAAGATAACCGATAAAATAGCAGCTCATCGAACAACAATGCCGTTCGATGGTGGGTTGTCTCCTGTCACCGACAAGTCAAAACAATCTCCTTGGTATGGCGGTGGACCTGGGGATAAGGAACGGACCACCTTTGACTCCAATATGGGGGGAGACCATAAATTCATTGGAGTAGAGCCGGATGGAGTGTCTCACGCTGTCGGTGGTTTTTTCAGAAATGAAACTGAAATCGAGAGTGGTGATCGAGACATTAATTATTCAACTGAGATAATTGTTCTTGATGTAGAACACAAAGAACATGTTTACCCCGACTCAGATTACGAAAAGGTAATGAAAGACTGGTCTAAAAAAAGATACATTATGATGACTAGGCGTGGTAGGAAACCTGATCGGCAGGCTTCTTCTGGAGAAAAACAAGATATTATTCCGGTGATTGCCGACGTTATGTCGGCTTGCTTCAAAATGGAATGCGAATCGTCGAAATATGGTAAGATGGAAATCGGATCATGTTTTGCTATAGACGAAACATTGTTTGTCACATGTGCTCATGTAATAAGTCGCAGGCAGGAAGATCCTAAGTCAGTCTCATGTTATCTTGTTGAATCTGGTCGACGTCATCGTGTTATACCAATTGAAGTAGATTACGATCGTGATCTGGCGTTGATGTCGTGTGAGACAGTAAAACACACCTATCTTGGTATGAAGGGGATTTCCGCGATGAAAACTGGTGCTGATATTTTATGCGTAGGAAGTCCGTATGGCTATGACAATAATGTTTCAAGAGGGATGATCTCATCTATCGGAAGAAGTGTTGGCACTGACAGTGTGGGGTCGTATTTCTTTGTCGATTTAGCGGTATATCCTGGTAGTTCTGGCGGTCCGATAATTGATGTGTTGGATGGCGTTGTTATTGGCGTGGCAGCTATGATTGTTCAGCCAACTGGAAATTATGGGTTAAATGCCGCTATTCCTTCTGAATATGTGAATCAATTAATGACGGAGATGAAACATGAGACTGTATGAAGTTTTGGAAAATGATAGGTGGAAACTAATTTCTGTTAAAAGACCAGTCAAGATTTCCCAGTCTAGTGACGATAATTCTGGCGGCGATGATTCTGGTGGAAATACCGTTGTCATATCGGTAGAATATCTTACTAAGTTTTTGGTAGATAAAGAAGAAAAGAAAATGATAATTGATCATCAAAGTCCAGACGGAAAACATATATCTGAGCTTGGAGATTTTTCATTTTTTACGGAAATGGTTGATAAAAATGTAGGTAAATCTTTGGGGTCTGGATGGGAAACAATCTCTGCTCTTGACGTAAAGGAGACCAAGGTATTAAGTGATTGGCTTGAATCGCATAAAGATGTATATACGGTTGAAGAAGATGATGAAGATTTGGTGCTAAACGAACCTCCGCAAGAAACTAGTGATGAAGGCAGGAGTGCTGCTGATATTGAATACGTTGATATTGACGTTCCTACTGGAGCAAATCTCGTCAATAATGATTTTTCTCTTGGTGTAAAAAAGAAAGAAAAAGATGAGGAAAAAGAATCTCCTTCTGCGACACCAACTAAAACTCCAACAAGAGTAAAAGATGTATCAGCCCGGTGAAATAGATAGGATCGTACCTTCTATCGAAGGAAACATAGGTTCGCCATCAAAAGTTGATATTGGCGAAATTGCCTCTGTTTTATCACAGGCTGGGACAGCTCTCGATATGGTGAGAAGTTCGTCGTTTGGCGGAAATTTAACCAATATTGCTTATATATATAATTCTTCTGAGTCTGGTGCTTTTGGAGTTTTTGATCCAAACATAGATCGATCCGTTAAAGTCAAAATTGTTGAGGCTGAACTTAAAAAGATGGGGTACAGTGTTCGCTATGAAAATGGTAGCCTGTATGCTTGGTCTGATGATAAAAACCCAGATCAGGTTCGTGACGAAATGGATAAGATGTATGGTAATCTTGACTTGAAAGGTGGTCTTGTTATCGGAATAAATGCTGCTAAGATTCTCGATATTGCGAAAAAGAATTTTCAGGATTTATCCAAGCAGATATCTGGAAGTGAATATAAACCACTGGATCAATCTGATTTTGACCTTCTCGTGGCTCTTCATTTGGGATCTACGATTGTTCATGAGTCGGTTCACGCTCTTGGAGCAAAAGACGAGTCTGCTCCAATTCAGGCACAAAAAAAGTGGACAAATGAAAAAATAGGCGAACTGAACTCCACAAGAAAGTCACAAGGTCGCATTCCATTTGAAATGGGTAGTGAAATATATAATGCTTCGTCTAAGATGCCGATAAAGAAGGCTCAAATCGTTCCATTTTTGGACGCTGTTCTTCCAGAGGCAATGCTGCAATCTTTTAGTGATTTTGACAACATGTTTTTCCCTGTTGATAAGAAGCCTAATGACAGTATGGAGACGATATTACAAAAAAACCATCATAAGCCTCTTCCGCCTGATTTTTCTGTGGCTGATGGATTGTCTGCCGATTACACCGACGACGAGGTTAAGAGGATGACCTTACAGGAGTTATTGGAAAATGCCAGACCTCGTCCGATCATACGACCAGTACGAAAAACTGCTGGAATCAACTCTAACCTTGGTGGACCAAATATTGGTGGACCGTTTTACGCAATTGACGAGGCAATTCCTCGCGTAATGGATGGTCGAGATATTGTAGATAGGATTGACTACAAAGAAGGTGAAGATCCTTATTGGCATAAACGATATCGTCCGGAAAATGTCAGTTATCAAACCGATCGTTTTGGTCGTATGTCATATCAGTATGACGTGAACTTTACAATGATTGATTACTGTAATAACAATCCAATGACATGGAGTTCTCTATATCGTGAGGATATTGTTACCGGTCCATGGAGGAAGGCTGCAGCAATAGAGGCTGATGATAAAACAAAAAACATCATCCTTGAGTCCATGAGAAAAATAGGCTTCTACAAGTTTCAGGTAAAGTCTGGAAAGCGCCCGGCAGTGAGAATGTATTGCTTTTCGTATATGTCTGACGCCATAGAGCGAGCTTGTTCCGATATGAGGGTTTACAAGTTTGAGCATGGAGATCATGATGCTATATGGCTTGTTTCACCTCATGTAGATGAAAAAGCAATTATCAATATGGAAAAGGCAATCATTATAGGTGATTCAGATTCCGTGGATGAGATTATGGGAACTTCAGCACGCATTTCTGACCAGATCTCATATATTTTAACGGTTGCCAAGACGGTTTGTCGCGAGCACGGGATAAACTCTGTGTATGCGGTTGGTGGATTGCCAAGGACAATGATTGGCAGTGGTGATTATAGGGAAGTTAACGATATCGATTTTACCTCTGGAAATCCAACAGAATGTTTAAAAATGGGTGGACTTCTTGCCGAAGAGTTAAATGCCACTGATATGAGTGTTCTATTAAGAACAATGACGATGAGCTTTTCTTATGACGGGATGAAAATGGATTTTCGCGGAAATTTTGTTCCCGTTGATGTTCGTGACCTTATGAGAAAAAATGGAGTGCAGGTCACGTCATTAAACTACGACATATATGCTCGTGATTTTACGGCTAATAGTCTACTTTATGATTTTGTTAAGGGGAAGATATACGATATCACTGGCATGGGGATTGAGGATGCCAAGTCAAAGGTTGTGAAAACTATATTCCAACCTGGAGAAATCATCCCAAGAAATCCATTGATCATTACTAGAGCTATTATTATGGCTCTTCGAGGATATACGATCGTTCCAGAGCTTATGGAGGCTATGTTAGAACATTCTGGTAGTGTTTTCACAGGAAATATTACTCAGTTGCGGTTGGCTTATGAGTACGTGAAAATATCCAGGTATGATAATGGAGAGTCGATGTTGGAGGAGTATAACCTTTCCGGCTTGAAAGATATCTGGAGAAAGGCGAAAGACGAGAATCCCGAATTGTTTGAGGAATAATATGCCATCACCGATCATTCCAATTGGTTATCCTGCACGTCAACAAGCTGAGACTCCCTCTTCCCCAGAAGACATTCATTCTGGAATTGATGTATCTATTCTCGGTGGCATTATAAAAAGTGATGCCGCCAAAAAGAATATAAAGTTAAGCGATAGTGAGGCTTCTCTTTTGTTTCGCGTATGGAGAGAGAGCGGAGAGTCGATGGGCGATACGCTGGATCTTCCGGATACCGTGTCGAATAGTGATGTATTGAGACTGAAGACGCTTGGATTAGTTGTTGGTGAAGATACTAGAAAAGTTAAGTTTACTCAGCGTGCAAAACAAGTAATAAAAACGATCGTTTTGAATGAAGAAAACGCCTTTGAGTCCAAGCGCGTACACAAGCCATATGGACAGATTTTGGCTGATAGTGAAAAAATAGGCAAAATGCGTTTTGCCTTGGGGAAGAAAAAGACGTAATGGCAAGGGTAAGATTATACGCTGAATCCGCCGCCAATGACTATTCCAGGTCACTTGGGTTGATGCATCGTGACTGTCTTGGGATGAATTCCGGGATGGTTTTCACTTTCTCGTCCCCTCGAAAGCTTTCGTTTTGGATGAAAGACACAAGGATTCCACTCGACATTGCCTACGTTCGGGAAGACAAGGTAATTTCTGAGATTCTTCCTCTGCATCCCTATTCGGTAAAATCAGTTGTCAGTTCTGAACCGGTGTTGTATGCGGTTGAAGCAAATTCTGGTTTTTTTGCGAGAAACGGGATCATACCAGGTTCGAGATTGATAATGGCGCAATTGTCAGATGATGAGGTGCTGAATGAGGGGTATCTGGATGATGTTCCTGACATTTTGCCAATAGACGAATCTAAGGATAAGTTTGAACCTGCACCCAAACAATCTCCGCCGAAACAAATGTCAAATCCGATGCCTGATCTTATGCTCAATATGGCGGTAATAGATCTTGTTCCGATAGCCAACAAGTACAATTTGGCAATTGCCTTTGATTATGAACTTCCAAACGGTAATGTTTCTTCATATTATATGCTTCCTCTTTCTCCGTATGAATTAAAGCCGGGAAAAAACGGAAGAACATTGATTGTTGGACAATGTTCTCATGCTTTTGGAGATTTTCGCTCCTTTAACGTTAATGGTATTCTTGGATATGATCTCTATGAAGTTTATGGACCAAGAGCTGGACGATTGATTGTTCCTCCAACCCCACAACCTCCAGGGAATAATCAACCAAGTTTAGACAAGATGCCTACAGCTTCTTCCTCAAGGGAGTCGCTCATTAAAAAATCCGAATATTCAACTTCGCAATATATGATGTCTGAATATTGGGATGAAATTGCAAAAAAGCGTGACGAAGGGAAGACCGAAGGTGAGGCAATTCTTGAATATTTATCTGAGAATACGAAGAGAGAGTCGCCTAGAAAGCGGAAGAGTGATGAAAGTTAATTGGTTTCATTCCTCGTTAATTTAACAGGGTGCCCTTCCAATGATAGTCGGTCCATGGAATGTTTTTGTTTTTACCCCGCTGATCGATGTGTCGGCAACTGGGGTGGTATCTTCATTGCCGACTGACCGATATCCTATCGGAATCGACCCCACTTCGCTTATTACTCATCATATTAGATTTAATGGAGACGGACCATGGAATGATCTTGATGGAGCTAAAGATGAACTTCATTTTTCTGGAGCCCGTAAATATGTTGAAAATCGTATTTCAGAAGTTCAAGTTGGCGCTGTAATTGACGGAAGATCCAGTTCGTCTTCAAAATCAAGCTCAAGTATGTCGTCTTCCAGTGAAAGCAGTTCGAGCATATCATCTTCTAGCCAAAGTAGCTCTTCGTCAAAATATTTGAACGTAGAGTACATTAGGTGTTGGTTGACATTCAGTAGCTCTTCAAGTAGCTCTAGCTCTTCAAGTAGCTCTAGCTCCTCTACATCTCCTTGATTAATTTTGTTGTGGTGTTGTATAATGTTGTCATTGCTAAAAAATGGTGATTCATATGCTTAAAAAGATCAGTACGCTAGTTAACCGCAAGCAACCTCAATCTATTCTTACTCCAGCGTCTGTAGCGTTGGATATAATAAAAAAGATTGACACAGACCAAATAGTGTCTGAAAATTTTACTGAGACAAAAGAGTTGTGCTCGACGGCTGAAAAAAATGTTCCATCAGGAGGGTGTCCGTCGTGTTATATTAATTCAAAATACCCCTCTATTTTAAGCTTGTTTGTATCTGAGTTTAAGTCTCTTCCAGATGATCGTAAGTCAGTTGTGTCTAAGTATATAGGTGGAAGAGAGTGGATTTCTCATGGGGCGCTAAAGTCGTGGATAAATTTGTTTACCAACGTCGTAGAACAGCAGGTTTATGAACAGCGTGAAATTGACATACCTGATATTCCGCCTAAAAAGGATAAACTTCCAACTGTAGATAAGTCAACTGAACCGGCTTTGATTGAAAATAAGGTAGTAGAGCCTGAAGAAAAAAAAGTTATTGAGACACGTTCGTCAGATTTAGTTCCTCATCCGCCGTCTATTGAGGAAAGAAGAAAGGCAGCTCTTGAAAAGTTTAGAAAACAGAGGGAGAAAGCCGTCCCATCTGTAGATACTCCTAAAAAAGTGGTGGAATCTACCTCTATCGTATCTTCGTCTGGCTCCGATAAAAGGAAGGTTATTTTTAAGAATTTTCAAGCGCCTGGTGATATCGTTATGATGACTGCGGCAATTCGCGATCTTCATTTGAATCATCCCGGAAAGTTTATTACAGACGTTCGCACCAATTCTATGGGTATATGGGAATCGAATCCATATATCACGAAGCTAGATGAAAAAGAACCTGGTGTTGAGGTGTATAGTGCTGAATATCCATTGATTAATCAAAGTAATCAGGGACCATATCACTTTTCTGAGGGGTTCACAGATCATTTTGAAACCCTTCTTGGCGTCAGGATAAGAAATAGGTTATGTCGAGGTCATATTGTTATCGGCTCGAACGAAGATGGATGGGGATGGACAGAGAGAAATACTTGGTTTTCTCAGTTTGGCTATGCCGCTGATGTACATTATTGGATTCTTAATGCTGGTTTTAAAAATGATTTTACTGCAAAAATGTGGCCAGTTGAACGGTATCAGAAAGTTATTGATCATTTTGCTGGAAGAGTTGTGTTCGTTCAAATGGGACATAAATCCCATAATCATCCAGAGTTGAATGGTACAATAAATCTTGTCGGTAAAACTGATGACCGTCAATTGATCCGATTGGTGTGGGCGTCTTCTGGTGTTTTGACCCCATGTAGTTATCCTATGACATTAGCTGCCGCTGTTCCAGTTAAGCAGGGTACATGTAATGGTAGGCGAGATAGACCATGTGTTGTTATCGCTGGCGGGCGAGAGCCTTCTCATTGGCAGGCTTATACCTCACATCAATTTATCCATACGTGCGGATCTCTTCCTTGCTGTGACAATGGAGGATGTTGGAAGAGCAGAATTAAGCCTATTGGTGATAATGATGAGAAGGATCGTAAGAATATGTGCGAATACGTTGTCAACTCAGTAGAAGGTGTGGAGTTACCGTTTTGCATGGATATGATCACTGCCGATGAGGTTATTAGGAGGATCGAAATGTATTACCGGTTCTATGAGCCTGGTCGTCCGAAGACTCATACACATAACAAGGAGTAGTTTTTGGTGAAAGACCATGCGTTTTTTCTAAGTCTTACCGATAATTACACCTATTTATTTAACGCGCTATTAAATAGTATTGAACTGTTTGGGTGCGGTAAATATGCTGACGTTGTTGTTATACATGATGAAAGTGTTACGGAGAAATATAGGTCGTTTATAGAAAACAAATGTTGCGGAATGGAAACTAAGGTGCGCTTCATACCGATAGTAACGCTACCAAAGGATTCCAAGCTCGGTAAGGTTATGACGGTAAAGTATTACCGTTACAAAATCATGGCTGAAGTAGGAACACAATACAAGTCAATTTGCTTTATTGACACTGATATTTTTCTCGTTTCCGGTGTTCGAGAACTGTTTGAGATCGCAGCTAATACTTCGGTTGTTGTCGCGGTGAATGATAATGTTGTTCGGTATTACAAAACCGACCAAACAAAGGGTTCATGCCCATGTTATGTTGATGGAGACAAAAGAACTCCATTTTTCAAAAACGATACAGTTGACGGTAAGTTTGTCTGTAACACTCCGATGTTTATTGATGCGAGGAAGTATGGTGATGTTTTTCTTGATGTGTTTGATCATCGTCTGAAAATTGGAATGGATAACACCTGGCCGTTTACCGGCGATCTCGAAACAATGAACCTTGTTTTGTTGAAGAATGGCGTCAAGGAAAATATGTTGGTTCTTGCGTCTCATCTTTGGACGAACGTTCATTATTCTATTTATAGAACATCACTTCTTCCCAGGTTAATGTCTCTTCCCGAAGGAACTATTATTACAGATAGTGGATACAGACCGAAGTGCATGTTTTTCTCTGAAACCCATGAGCATGTTAGGGCGTTTCATGGAAGGGATTGGGCTAGTGAAAAGGGAGAACGACATTTAAAAGACGACAATATACCGAAACTTCTTACTCAAATGGATGGGAAATATGACCAGAATAGTAGGAAGAGAAGGGAGTCGGTTTTTGATCTTGTTCAGTCCTTCTTCTTATATCTGCAATTTGATTGCTGTATATCTTTGAGTGAGTTAAATAATATCATTCCAGTGAAGGAGATTGAATACATGCAGAAGCGGCGTAAGGCACTGGAAAATGAGATAAAAAAGTTTAGGTAAAAATGAGAGCGGAGTTAGATCTTCCTACTGGGTATGCCTACGAAAATGGTTTTATCAAGCAGGTTGATCAACATAGAATCGTCTATGATGATTCTTATAAAGCAAAACAGAGCACTAATGTAGAGATGTCCTATCTTAGGATGGGGTTTATGTGTGCTTACATTCCTTACGAGAAAATTAAAGAAATGTCGATGGTTGATGTAGGAAGCGGGAATGGGATATTTGCCAACTGTTGTCGCGGGAAATTCAAGGAGGTCTGCGAATATGATGTTGTTGGAGAAAATGTAATTAGTAGGGACGATCTCTATTCAAGGACGTGGGGTCTGGTTGTTTTGAGTGATGTTCTTGAACACTTTGAAAATATCAACGACTTATTTTTAATGAAGTGGGAATATTGTCTGTTGTCATTTCCGGAGACACCAGATGTGGCTAGTTTCTTCGAGTTGATGGGGTGGCGTCATTTTAAACCTGGCGAGCATTTGTACCACTTATACAGGGATGGGGTTGTGGATTGGATAAATAGGACAAAACCAGATGCAGTTGTTGTTGCTTGGTCGAACGTAGAAGATTTGATCCGCAAACGATGGAATGAAGCATTACCCAACATAACCACGTTGTTGATCCGCAGAACTATTTGTTAAACAGGTGAATATGGGCGTTTATGAGCCATCTTCTGGTACGCACTATCCTCCGGCAAGGAGGAGACCAGTTGGACCGATTCCGGGTTGTTCTCTTTCTTCCGGAACGATTGATTATGTTGTGTACGTGGATACACGTGGAGCTATCCCTTCTACTTCTGTAGCGTTTGATTATCAGTCAGTTGATGCTGATTTAGTTGGATGGTCGGTGAGTGGAGATTACCCGGATTATGGCGATGTTGTTCAAAAATTGGGATATTTTTCACCATTTTCTGAGATTCCGTTGGATATTACAGATACACACGGATATGAAGATGTCGCCGATCGGTTTTGCGTCGCCGATGGTAAAAAGGTACAATATGGACCTTCTACTGTACCAAACCTTAATGGGACTGTTTTTTACCTTCCGGTAAGAGACGGTGAAGGAGTTCTTGCTGGAATGTTTTCAGTAGGTGGGGCGCAACCATGTTTTTTGAGGTTATTTGATGTCGCCACGGGAGATTTCACTCCGTTTGTCTCTTCTGTCAAGGTAGTTCGTCCAATTCATGCCGTTGCCGATCGTCTTACGTCTACCGTATACATTGTTGATTCTGTTAGAATATATGGCGATAAAGCGGCGTATGGTGGAAGTCTGGTTAGAATTTCAATGACTGACGGTACTGGAAGTAGGCTTGAATCAGTCGGAGGTACATCACTGCTTCATCCGCGTGCCGTTTGTTTATCCAGAGATAGGCTGTTTATCTGTGATTGCGGGAACCACCGCATTGTGTCGGTTCCTCGCAACGATCTAACGGACTCTGGGCATAATGTAGTTTCTTATCAGGCTATGAGATTCCCATATGCTGTCGCATCTTCTAGTGATGGAAGAATGGCTGTTAAGGCATTTCATTCTGATGCTCTTTCTCCGGCTGTTTTTTTGTTTTCTCCCAGCGGTGAATTTGAGGGTTATCGGTATAGTGATTCACAGATGGGGTGGGATGATGTTTGCGGTGGCTATTCTAAGTTGGGGCTGGCTATTGGAGACTCTGGTCGATCATCAAAAAACGGGATCAGTTTCACTGGTAGATCCCTATGGATGGAACAGGAAAGATTGTTTGTAGATATTTCTCCGGTGTCACTGGCAATTGGTGGAATGCACGGAGATTGTCTTGCAGTTTTACAGAATGATATCGTCGCTGGCTTTACGCCAGAGGGTAATCCTGGAGGTTTGGTTAGAGTAAATGGTTCATCTTCTGGATTTGTTATCGCCGATCATTCTGGCTTTTCTTTTCGGGTGATTGTCCCAGGAACGAGTTCAAGTATCGTTTACGCGATGAGAAACGATATTGGCACTGCGATGATTCGAACAATGAAGGTTTCTAGCGTTCCGGTTAGTATTGAAGGTGCGATTTGCTTGCTTTTTTCATCCGATTTAATTGTTAGATCAGGGCAGTTTGTTCGTAAATATTCTGCTGAAAATATGGAGATATTCTCCGTCGATCTTACGGACGATGTTTTAGATATTATTGAAGATCCAGAGAGATTGTTGATTCTTGCCTTTACCGATGGATATGTTCACGCCATTGATCAGCTTGACGGCTTTATTTACGCATCTATTGAAATTGATCCTGCGTACATGTTTGCATACTCAGTAAAAAATTCCAGGATATACACGTACGATGGGGATAAGGTAGCCAGGTATACTGTATTCTCTTCTCGCACGGGGGTGCATACAGTGTCGTTTGACGTGGGGTATGCTGCAGATGAGAGTTATCAAGACGTCATGTTTATGGCGGTGCAAGAGAGAGAGGATCAACTTTTTATTGCTACAGATAATGAAGTTCTTCTTCTTGATCTTTCTTTATCTATAGTCAATCGCGATGCTTCTTGGGATAAAATATCATGTATTTCGTCCGTTAACCCGCTTTCATCAATTTTTCGTAGAGATGGGTTTGATAGTCCATACACACTGAAATACTCCCCATCTTCTGATGCTTTTATTTATGCCTCTCCTGCTTCTGGTGGAGTGACATATGTTCCGTTGTCTAGTTCTGGTTGGACAGCCAGATTGGTTGGATTCTCCGCCCTTGGTGTTGAGATGGATGCCGGGAACATATATGTATCGTGTGAAGATATCTCGCAAAACAAGTATGTGGTTGCGCTTGACTTGGGTGCTTCTGTTTTATCGAGAAAATCCTCAATCATTAGCGGCGACGTAATGGTTGTTGATGCCGATTGGTCTGCACAAGACGGCATGTTTAAGCAGTCTTTGCCTCAATTTGATGGGGTGATTGGTGGTTTTACCGGGACGTTTACCGCTACGGATGGATCTCCAGGTACAATTCTCCCGTACGAGTCAGAGTGTGTTGCGTCAGAAGATCCTGATTTTTATTATTTTGGCGATGGTGATAGCACTCCAGATAAAATTTTATCTGTTGATTCGTATCATTTTAACCGCGTGGGAATGGAGGGCACGAGATTATCTGTAGACTGTGCTCTTTCTGATGATCCTCGGATTGGTGAAATACGACGATCACCTGTGTTTATGTGGAATTATTCTGGAGATTCCATTGCTGACGTTTTTGCCGTAGGTATACTTGGTGAAGTTGTACGAATGGCTCGCGGAGATAAGGGGTATATTGTTTACGATCCCATTAAGGCAAACGGTCGAGTTGGATCAGTTGCTGTATATGGCGATAGATTATCATACGCATGCCTGGGATATGTTTATTTTCACAACATTTTTGATGGATCGCTGATCGCTTCTTGTCGTGTTGCAGACGATATTTCTGTTTCTTCTTTCGATGAACAGAATCTTTGGTCATTCTCTCCTTCGCGTGGCATCGTCTACAGAATGCCAGTATCGGACATTAGAAGGTATGATAGAATACAGTTGACGGACGCTCCATCATCCATCATTGAAGGACCGGATGGGAAAAAGATTGTTGTTTGCGAAAATTCCATTTCCTTGCTGGATGTTTTAAATAATTCCACTCAGGTTATCGTTAACATGGAGGGGTACAGAGTTGCTGACTCTGACGCTGTATATGATATTATTTCATCATGTATGGTCTCTTATGATGCGATCCCAACGATAGAGTCGTCCGGAGTCCTTTTCGATTCGATTAGCGCCTCAAGGAGAAGGGACAATCTTTACGTTACTAACATTCATACTGGTAGAAATATTTTAGTAAGGGAATATGGACCATCGGAACAGTTGCTGTTCAGTAGGTTTTTAACCCCGTCGTCGTTGTTCGTTGTATCTAGGACTGTAGTTGGGGTTATCGACAAAACGATCGTTGTTGAATATATCAATATTGATAGCGGAGAAATTACTACTTCGTCAATTAAAACTTATTCTGAGCCTATCTCCGCCTGCGTTCTGCCATCTGATTCGGCGATAGGCATTTCTTTAAAGGATGGCACGATTGTTTATGCCGATGTACATGGAAATATTTCAATAGATCAACCATATACTAAAAAGCAATCATCAAGCTCCTCAAGTAGTTCGTCTTCTGCCGGAAGTTCTTCTTCTTCGTCTGGAGAAAGTACATCTGCTATTCCTGATTCATATATTGAACCGGAAGTATTATCTGCTGGAGCCCGACTGTCAATCGCCCATCCTCTTTCAGTATTACTTAGCCATGATGCATCTCCAGATTTAGATGTAGAAATGCAATATGATAGAGTTCAGGTACTTGTTGGACATACTACTGGTGGCTCTGAGTTGTGGAATAGCGGGATTGTCTATACATCAAAATCTTCCATATTGTATGGTGGCGGCAATAATTTACAGCCAGGTCAAAGATATTATGTTTCTGTTCGTGTTGGCAATGATGACGAATGGACGTCATACACTACGAAAAGATTTGTGATGAGTCATTTCCCTGGATATGATAATGATACTTCCTCTTCAAGTTCGTCTGGAATGTGTCGCAGTTTGTATTCTGGTAGTGAGGTAGAGCTTCCAAAGCCTCCATTGCCGTCCGATTCTGGTGATTATTCTTATTGCGTTACCGTTCGTTATTCGTTCCCTGAGACAGGAGAGGTTGTCATTTCCGGATATCATTTTGTGATATGCGAGAGTGGCGGCTATCCAGTGTGGGATTGTGGGGCTGAAAGGCAGCACACATTCTCTTACGTTGGTGAAAGTATTGTTCGATCTGTTGATGGGGCTTTTTTCTCGGTTACGTATACTGCTGGAAGTATTGTATTGGCTCTTAATCGGGCTGAGTCTTCAAGTTCCTCCTCTTCCTCTAGCACAAGACCATATCCTGAAGTGTTTGATGGAGGAATTACGGGTCTTCCTATTGAAGAAACATTTTGGCACGTTGACGCTCGACACACGTATGTTCCAGTAGATTTAATTTTCGATTCTGTTTCTTCGAGCAGCAGTTCAAGTAGTAGTTCGAGCAGCAGCTCCAGTAGCAGTTCCAATTGAGGTCTGAAAAATGCCTATAACTGAATTTGCAAGATTTATGAATCGACGTGGGTCAAGCACGCAATGGACTAATGTCGATGAAGCTCTTTATGACGGTGAAATAGGCGTAGAACGTAGACCAGACGGACATGATCGGATAAAGATTGGCGATGGAGTAACAAATTGGAGTGTATTGCCATATTTTGGTTATGAAGATTATAATGTAGCTTCTTCCACTGATATTTTACAAAAGGTTGCCGTCGAACAAGCTGTTCAAGATGGACTAGATAACGATCCAAGACTTCCAACAGCAGATGAAAAAGCAGCATTACCAGGAACAAATGGATCTCCATCTGCGTTGAATAAGTATGTTACCGATTCAGATCCGAGGATTCCAACGACAGATGAAAAAGCAGCTTTAAATGGAACAAATGGATCTCCGTCCGCATTAAATAAGTATGTTACAGATACTGATCCAAGAAATTCTGATGCTAGAACTCCTGTTACGCATGGGAATCTTTATCATTCTTCTGCGTTTATTGTTTCTGGTGACGTGACGTACGAGGCTCTTAACACAAATGGAGATGTTGGACAGGTACCTAATACACTGGCGGCTGGTAATGATTCTCGCTTCCCGACTGCTAACCAAAAAATAGCGCTTACCGGAACATATGGACCTCCAGGTACTGGAAATGAATATGTAACGAAAACTGATCCTAAATATTCTGGGGCAATAACTCAGTCAATTGGTTATCAAATTATAAGTCATGATACTTTGTCTTTAACTCAAACATCTGATGGAACGTATATCTATGATATTAGTGAGTTTAACGGCGGAGTTGGTTTTGATGTCAGTAAGATATCTGGATTTCATGTAAGGTGTACTGGGGTATGTGATTCAAATCTTATTATGAGAGATGCATATGTGTACGCTACTATTTTTGGAACAAGCTATGCAATTCACAGAGTCGGCGCTGGTGTTGGTGGGTCTAATGAGGCTCAGTATGGTCAGGCTTTAATTTATGTCCCAATTTATAGCGGACAGACTTCATTGACATTGGAAATTTCAACTACATCTGCTGCAAGTGCATCGTTTGAAATTTTAGGTGCTACGTTAGCAAAGTGAGGATTTCATGGTAAAGAAATTTTTTATAATCAACGGTAAATATACTCCATATGTCAGTAGTTATGACGAGGATAGTGAACAGTATAAGTCGGACATAAAGGATATCATCAATCGCTCTTCTTCATTTTTTGAAGTTTCAGAAAGACCAAATCGTTATTGTGTGTGGAATGGGCAGTCGTGGGTGTTGGATGTCCTTGTTAAAAAAAATGAGGCGATCGAAGAGATTTCTGCGATGTCTTTTGTTATGCGAAATAAGATTGTTCCTGACTACAAGCTTGTTAATGCAGCTCTTGGCATTTATAGCGACTCCGAGAAACAATCTTTTTTTAATGTTGTTTCTGCGTTCAGAAATGAGTTTTATAGGTTGAAAGAGATGATTGAATCATCTTCAACTATTGAAGAGATTGACGATATTGTTAAAAATCACGTGAATTTTCCATCGAGTGCAACTTAGACCAGGAATGTTGAATGATTGGAACCGTGTCCGAATCGATGCTGACAAGGAGGTTTCTGGTCAAGGACGTAAGGTCGGACACCAGAATGTACTCCGACGATTCCTCGCGTCTTTTTTCAATGAAGACTGGTGCAGTTGGCATAAGGATGTCGTTGCCGTCTAACATCATATCTGGAGTATATTCAAGAAGTATTCCCGGAACGTATTTTTCTGATTATTTATTGTTCGCCGTTAATCCTTCCAGATATTATTTTATTCAACCTGGCATTTATGCAGCTTTAACTAGAAACGGCATAGAAATGTCTATCTGGACAATGGACGGTAAACACACTATCGTCGATACGATATCCTCTATCAAGGCTGGAGAGATGTTTTTGTGTGAGTTTTGTTGGGATTGGTCTACAAAATTTCTCGGTGAGGGTGCTACTTTCGCAATATTTATCAATGGAGTTTGTACCGCGTCAGTGAATGCACCTATTTCTGGATTGGATAGTATTTATGGATGTCAGTTTACCGCCTTTGATAATGAATGGATGGATTATCAGAACGAATGCGTAATTGCAGATATTTTTACGTATGACTCAGTCCCGATGCATCTTAGGGGCGGTGTATCCTCGCTTTCTAAAACACGCTTTGGAACCGGGTATGTTTCGCTGTCAAGAAGATCTGATACATTGGTTCTGACAGATCCGTGGTCGAACCAGGTTGTATTACGTGATACTGGGGTGTTGAGTGACTCAAGATTTTCAATGATTTCTTGCGATACAAGTGGTGATATATATTGGGTGTCTGACAGAGGGGTTCCAGGATATGGGTGGGTGTCAATGTATTCGGTTGATGGCGGTGCCGTAACGAAAACACTTTCTTCATCTCCAAAATGCATCGCCGTAACTCAAATAGATGGTATGGACTATCCGAAAATATATGAGGAATCGATCAGAAGGTGTCCATATGTGTGGGTCGCTGATGGAACTGATGTCGTTCTTTTTGATCATTTTTTAGTAGAACTCAATAGAATGAGTGGTTTTTCTGACGTTTCTTGCATTATTCCAATATCTGATGGTCGAGCTTGGATCTTTGATGTTGGGAGTGGCACGGCGACTCTTGTCTCTGAGGGGTTGCTATCTATTGCTGGAGAAATCATCGTGAATGATCCAGATTCTGGCGGTGCGTCTATTGATGGTAGGTTGTATATTCATGATAAGGCGTCGAATAGACTGAGACTTTACGAGGGTCTGTCTCAAGTTAAATCAATTTCTACCGGGGTAAACGATGTTTTGAGAGTTGATGTCGAGCCAAATTCAGGCTCAGTTTTTGTCTTTTATGTAAATGGATTAGTTAAGTGGTTTGACTGGTATCTTCGACCGAAGGGTGAATGGAGTGTTTGCCCATCAATTTTTGCGGCTGGAGTGCGTAGGGGGTATCGTGATACAGCATCATTCCCGAGTGCTGTAAATACAGTTGTTTTAGCTGACGCAATAACGATGAAAATATATGAGGTCTCTTATCTCGGTGTCGTAATTAGGGAATGTAGAATTCCTCCAGGATTCTACTCAGGGTCTATTTCTCTTCCTGCGGCAAACTATGGTCGTTTGTCGGCAAGCGCGTCCGTATCGGCTACTGTTAATTCTGGATTGAAGGTTGTTTCTGGACTGAATGTCGGACAGTATAACGTCGATCGATTGTCCGTCGATCTTTCTGGTGGTGGAAGAAATGAAGCCGAAGGCAATGGAAACGATATACTTGGACCGACTGATTTGCCGTTTGGTGTCGTAAAAGGAACGAGGCTACCAGAATGAACACATCTATGATGGCGAGATTTACGATTGATCAGTTTGGTGGAGCAACATGCTCTTGCTCTTACGATGGTTGGACTTATGTTGGGTCTAAGAATGGGATTGTATATCGGACTATCGACGGCATATCCTATGATGAATTTTTACGTACATACAGCCCAATGGTTTCGTCTCTTCATGTTTTTGGGAACGCTCTCTTTATTGGCACCTCTCCGAATGGAGTTATACTTATTCATAATTTTTCGACTGGGAATAGATTCGTTTACGTGCAAACTGGCGACTATTCCATTTCGTCCATTGTTGACGATGGTGATACGATGTACGCTTCCACATCTCCGTCCGGTATGATTTTATCATTCAATGGTTATGAGTGGAAGAAGATTTACGAATCATTCACAGATATCTCTTCTCTTTGCTATTATTCTGGCGGCATTTATGCTTTTTCAAGAGATGATGGTACGGTGAGAGTTCGCTCTGAAAATGCCTGGTCGTTTATGAAAGATGATGGTGTGATATTTGTCGTTGGAAAAAAGAATTTTGTTTCGTCGAAGAGCGAAATTCCAGGAAATCCACATTTCGAAATTGGTGTTGGAACCTCGACGTCAGTTGGTGGTAAAATGTATTTTTCTGGGGTAAAAAATCCAGTTGTTTATTCCTATAATGGAAGTAAGGTTTCCGTGGAATATAGATTTTCTGGAGGGACGATAAGCAGTATGTCGTCTTCTGTTGATCAATTGTTTATTGCAGTCGGACCTGATTTGTATGTTCATCAGGTTGGCGACGATGCGGAGGTGAAAAGTGTCGATAACACAAATTCCTGATCCTGTTAGCGGCATTAGATATTTTCAACTCTCTCCAAAAAGAAGTGTTGGCTTATCGCAAGAGTATGGACCTTGCTTGATCGGAGTTGATGCTGGTTCGTTAATTTTCTCTACTTTGAGGTATGATGGGAAATATCTTCTTGATTTTGATCCATTCCACGTAGAGTCTATTCCAGCTTCATCGGGGGCGTCAGTTGTTTACGAACTTGTCCCTACCTCTTCTGTTACGGAAAATGCCTCTATTCAATTAAAGGTATGGACGTCTACTGTTAGGTCGCATTCATATAAGATTGGTGAATTTATCGCCATGCGGCAGGAAATATGTTCGATGGATACGACACATTCGGTGTATGTGTCTGATTCATTCCTATCAATGTCACAGGTCGTAGTTGGCGGCGTTGATTACTACCCGTCTGTTTCTTTATTGTATGTTTGGACTCCGTTTATGGATGACAGCACTCCATTGTCAACTGGAACTGTTCTTCCTGGGGCTTCTTCCTCTTTTATAGCAGTTGATGGTGGAGATAGGGGTTTGTCATATTCGTCTTTTTCTTGGTCTGTTTCTTGGTTTTATGACGTCAATAGAAGCATGCCCGTCGCAACTCCGCCTTCTGGTCTTCCAAATCTGTCTGGATATATTCTTGGGAAGCACATATTTACTGGCGGCTTAAACTTTTTACATGATGGGGCACTTCTATCTTCTGGCGTTGCTTCTTATGGAACAGTTCCTAGAGGCGGAAACGCTCCTACTATTGAAATGGCGTATGTAAGATCGTCGGATCTATCGGTCGCACTTTCAACTGTCAAGTTCAAGTCTAATGGAATGCCGGATCAGATTGGAAACGATACATCAATTTATTTGGTTCCTGGGTAACTTATGTTTAAAAAAATACTTTCAACGCAGGATGGTTCAAGTTTCTCCTCAGTCGTATATGACTCTGGAAGAGGGAATGTTTATGCCTTGTCTGACTCTGGCGATACGTATATTGTTTCCAGCATTCCTTTATCGTATGGTAAATATGGTCCAACATCTATATTTTCTTCGGTATATGATGGTCATGGAGATCGAACAGGCGTTGCTTCTTTCTCGATGGTGTATGACCTTTTTGACGCAGTTATTTCCGCTAATCAAGATGGAAGTTATGTTTCCTTCCCAGCCGGAGATGTGTATGGAGCAAACATTAAGGAAGTAGTATATGGCAGGTACATATCTAATGTACTTAACGCTGGCGATGGGCTTGGCTACTGGAAAACCTTTTCTTGGAAGCAGACAACTCCTGGAAATTCCTTTGTTGATATCTATGTTAAGGTTGCTGATAGCGAAGAGGCGTTGGCATCTTCTGATTGGATGCATAGATATCGTGGCGAAGAGTCATATCTATACGGAGACCGCTTAATTATCGATCTTGACCGATTTAATTTGAAGGGGAGATTCATGCAATTTATGGTTGAAATGTCAACCTCCTCACGTGTGGATCGACCATATGTTGCTGAAATGGAAATTTCCTATGTTGGGGCACATTCGGTGTATTTCTTTAGCGATGCGATAAGAATAGAGTCTGGAACCCCTGGTCATGCGTTACTCACAGCTTCTATGTCTATTCCAAGAAAAACAGATATTGTATTTGGAGTCGGTCCTGGTGGGTCTGGGGATTGGAAAGATTACGTTCCGATTGATCTTGACCGTATTGTGTCCATCCCCCCGTCTTTTGGTAAAAGGTTTAAGGTTGGAGCAAGACTATCTTCGCATGATTCGCTATTATCTCCGGTGATTCATGAGTTTGCATTGTCGTTTGAAGCTCCGACGAACAATGAGGTGAATTTGTGAGCTATAGAGCAATATCTCTTGCTGTTGCAACGTATGGTTCTGGTAGATTTGCTTTTATTCCAGGAAGGTTGAATGCAGTATGTACTAATGGAGAAGCCGTTAGCTCAACGTTTCGTAGGCGTCTTCTTGGATGGTTGTCAGGGAAGATAGATGGAGAATCAATTGCCGCCGCCGTTGTTGATATCGCCGATGGAGTAGATTCAGTTGATACTGGTATTTTTCAGGCTGATTTTGTTTCTATAGAAAGGATTGACGCCGGGAAGTTGTCGATGTCATCCATATTGAATGAGTATGATTGTTTAATTGTCGAAGGGGCTGGAAACAATAATATTTCTCCGTTGTCAAAGGCAAATATTTTGTCTTACGTAAATTCTGGAAAGGGGGTTCTGTTTCTTGATTTTTCGACAGTTGCTACGGTTTCTGCTGTTCCTCCTGGATATACCATACCCGTTGCGTCCAGAAATTTTGAGATAATTGGAAGAACCGTATGGACGGACGCTGGAAGAACCTCTGACCTCTATCTTCCTGAGTTGTCTGATGTTGACATTCCGTTGGTTAATACCGTGTATGACTATAATTTGTCTGCGCAATGGAGTGTTCTTGCCTATCATGATGATACGGAAGAAGTTCCCGCAACAGAAGATGGAGTTGGCGACATTGTTTACGCTCAATCTGTAGATTTTTCATTTCCAGGAGAGTATTTCATAGGAAGATTTTCTACTGTTTATGAGAAGGGAATCATTGACGTAGAAAAATGATGTACAATTATCACATGAAGTGTATTTGGAAACAGATATCAAAGAGGGTTTTAAGCCTATGGAGTTTTATTCCATCGGTTTTTAAGACATATTTTAAGAAAAAAGTGGTGTTTGTTAGTAATTCTGAGTCTGCCAGAAGGCAAGCTATGTGTAAGTTGTGTCCAAGATTTTCTAACGGGATGTGCGATGTATGTGGCTGTGTGATGCTTATCAAGACAAAATTTGCCTCAGCAAGATGTCCGTTAGACGGGGCGATGAGGAGGTGGTAATATGCAGCGGGACATGATGTATCCAGTTGATGCCAAGCTCGCTTGGTTTGATGGAGGCGTTAACGCCGCTGTTTTGAACGCCGGAACGGTTGGTTTTGGTCCACTTCCATCAAAGAGAGATTCGGTTGATGATCTCGTACCGGCTGATTTGTCGCTGACAAGTTTTACCGGATTCGGAATTCATTGCAGAATGACCGTTCCAGGATACAATCCATTGTATGATAGAGTACATTTTCATGTTGTTGTTTCGACGTCTCCTGATTTTTCGTATACTGGATGGGATACAGACGGGTTGGTTGCAGAGCGTTTTTCCAATGACGCAGGAGGCTTCTTCTTGGAATCTGACTCGGTATATTGCTTCCCTTCTTCTGGGGCGAATATCGGTCTTGGATCTAGTCAGATAGGAAAAAGCGTATCACTCATTATTCTTAACCTTTCGTGCCCCGTCTCCCCGTTATATGTGTATTGGCGTCCAGTATATTATCTTTCCGATTCTTTTGTCGCAAATGGCTCGTTTACTGGTATTAGGCATGTTTCGTATGCATCTCCATCGATGAATACGTTTGATCCATCGGCTGTTTTTCCGCAAGTATTTGATATTTGCGAAGGAATAACGTGGTCTCTTAATGTTCATGCTGAAGTCTATGTCGGTTTGTCTCCTCTGCCGTCTTACTATCTTTCTGGTGGAGATTACATCATTCACGCCGATAGTGGTGTTAATCCGTCCGGGTTTAGGTTTTTTGATGGTTATTCCATTTTGCCATTTCCTTTTTCTGGCGTTAGCTCTTCTTATTCCGGAAAAAAGATGATTCTCTTTACAAATTCAATCCCGATTTCATCTCCTCTTTACGTGTGTAGTCGGGTTAAGTGGATTGGAGGATCGTCTGGATGGACGTCGAAGATATTTATTCCAAGGGCGTCTTTTGACGATGTTGGTCAGTCTTATACGCCGTCTATTGTAATGTCAATTCCTTCTGGGCAGAGTACAGATTATCACATACAGGTAATTTACGGGACCAGCCCTAATTTTGTCGATTATTTTTCTGATCCAGGAGATCTTATTCCAGATCCTCTTTCTACGTCACTGGTTCATTATGCTTTTTCGTATGATGAGTTATCCAGACCTGAATTCATGTACTTTGACGGCTCCTCTATGGTTTCTCCGTCTGAGGGAGGGATGCCGCGTATTTTTAATGTTGTTGCCACTCACGTTATGCCGACAGTTTACAGCGGAATATCTCCGTTGTACTCTTTCTGGAGGGTTGTTGCCGATGGTCCATGGGCTCCACCAATGCTTCCTTGATGGTAGGTGTTTTATGAAAATAATCGGTAAAATATGTTAAACAACAAGCTTTTTCAAGAGGTATTTCATGCCCACCACCATTGTTAGAGAGTATAATCCAACAACCGGCAAATTTGTCGGCGTGGTGAATGAATTGGAATTTGGGCACATTCCAGTTGGAAAATATAGTCCGGTGAGAGTTGTTGATTTGACAGTTGAGGGAGTTGATTCTATCTCCAATGTGAGGCTTCAAATAACAGCTTCTGATTTTATCGGAGTTAACGATTCTCCAACTGACATCACGGCGGATGGATCGGCTGGCAATGGGAATTTTGGTATCGAACACGATGTCGATTTTGTGCCTAGAAATACGTTGACCAGGTTTTTTGCAGGAGTGAATACCCCTGTAACCGTTGGTGGAAGATCTTCACGAGTGTCTCAATACGTTTATTTAAATGTCAGAATGAATTCCAATAAGGTTGGAACAGGAACTGTATCATATCAATGGATTTTTGACGTTTCTTGAGGTCGAATGTCGGTTATAGAACAATGTGGTTCTTATGATTTGTCGTTTCACTTTGTCGGCTCTGGCATTGTGGAAATGGGGATGTTTTCTGGGAAAAAGCTTCATGTCGCTATGATTGATGGCTCTGGTGCGGTATGGTATACTAATCAGAACTTTGCCGCCTTAACGTCTGTTGATTTAGTATCCACCGTCAGGCAAAACATAAATATTGCTGGAGCTACTCCGTTTTTAGCAGAAGATAGGGCGTCACAACCTATTATTTCAGTTCCATCCTTTGACCCAAGAGTTTATCATCCGTCCGTTTCTGAATTTGATGCTCCTATTCTTGTTAGAAAAAGATTCAAGCCAGATGTTGTCGATCCGAGGGAGTGGAAGCCAGTCTATGGGAATGATTCACTTCTACCAAATATAGAAGCCTGTGTGTCTGTTCCCGTTTATATGCCGGATGGTGGAGTGATGCTCGTTGTTCAGGATTCTCGTAATGTGATCAGAGTATATGACATGAGTTCGAGAGTCCAAATGGTCACTTCTCTGTCAGGATACATTCTTCATGGGGCGTTATTGGTTGGAAATGACATTACCATTCTTGCTTCAAAGATGATGGTTTCTTACCCAAAACAGAGTTTTAAGTCTGTTGAATTTGGAGGAGATACGTATTCATTCTGGTGTAACGCCCCCTTTCTCTTTATTCTAAGAGAGTCTGAGTCGTACAACTACTTTCGTTCTTATTCTTTTGATGGAGAAACGCCGTTTCGTTATGTGTCTGATCCGGATAGGTGGTCTAGGTGGAATTCGTATGATATTTCAACTGATGGCACTGCCGCTGTTTCGTCTGTGACATACGATATTGAGGAAAATATATTTCGCCAGTCGGTATCTGTTTGTACGCCTGGCGGAAGATGGTCTGCAATGAATGGGAATATTCGCCCGTTTGATCCTGGCGTGACATGCGAATATAGATCTGGCGTTATAGTTCATCGACATTGGAAATGTCCAGTTGCCTACTCTCTTGGCGAGTCTGGACTGTCGGTGTCGTATTTTGATTATATTTCATCAAAGTGGATTCCGTGGAGAAAATGCAGGTGGCTTCATTTGATTGGAGTCGATGAATCTTTCCCGAGTTCAAGTTCATCAAACAGTCCGTCATCAAGCTCTTCTGGATCTTTTTCTAGTTCGTCGAGCTATAGCTCTTCATCGAGTTCAAGTTCGTCATCTAGTAGTTCAAGTTCAACTGATCCATATATTCCTGGATATACATGTTGTTCAACTTATGGCGCTCCTGCATGTGCATACGGAAATATGTGTCATTACTATTGGTATCCATCTGGATATTGTAACAATCCAGACCCAAATGGATGTATTCTTATTAGGATTGACACAAATAATAATACTCCACCGCCTGTTGATGTATATTTTAACGATGGAGATAGAGTTTTTATATCGACAGCCATAAATAACTCGTGGGATATTCAGCGTTGGGATGGATCTTCGTGGGTTGCGTATGGTAGTTGGGGGAGCTATAGCTATGTAGACCATACATTTATTTATTCCGCAACATATAGATTTACGGCATCTGGAGCGCCTAACTCTGCGTTTATTATTGACTATAACTGTGCGTGTGGTGTTTAATGGAAGTAACTGTAAGAAAGTATGATTTATCTACAGGTTTATGCGAAGGAGCTGTTTCTTCGCTGGACTTTGGCGTATGTCAATCTGGACGTATTGGAGAAGCCATTGCATTTGATATTGCTGTTTCCGGAATTCGATCCGTGTCATCGGTTAAATTAAGTTTTTTATCGGTTGATAAAGATAATTCTGTACCATCATCCATCGGATTGTGTGATGATGGTCTTTTTGCCGTAGCTATTTTAGATGCTCTTAATCCTGCAGTTTCTTTTACTCAGTATTTTTGTGGAATTGGATCGGTATTGACCATACCAATGAGATCTACGAGTTTGACGAAATATATTCATATGGCGGCATCTCCGAAGGCTTCTTACGTTGATTCCTCTTTGGCGACATTTGAGGTGTCCGTTGAGTATGTCGGAGGAGATCCGTCTATCGTTGGCTCAAGCTCAAGTGCCAGTTATTCAAGCTCATCTTCGTCATATAATCCAGAAAGTTCATCTCACAGTCATAGCTCGCACGTGGCTGAGGTGCAGTGTAGTTACTGCGATTCGTCTCTTAGTGAAGAATATTATGTTGTTTTCGATGGGGTTACTGGGGTTGGTGGTTGCGGTGGATGTATTGACTGTATTGATTTAATTGGTTCTCATCGCATGCAACGAATTTCTCCATGTATGTATTTTGACGATGGAAGTTTAGGAGGAAATGGGATTCTTCGACTGGTTGGAAGCAGGTGGGTATTCGGAGTCTATTGTGGTGTTTCTCCGTGCGTGGAGTTTACATCTCCGTTTATAGTTGATTGTGGACCGGATGATCTGACCTACAGTATGTCTGTTATTCCAGGAGGTTGTGTGGCGCACTCAATTGAAATTCACACATTGCCGCCACCATGATGTTTCCGATTCTTTAACTGTAGAAAAGAGGAGTTTTAATGAGATATATTGAAACGTAGACGGTGTACAATCGTGGTTGGGCTGGCTTTATGCCGGAACACGTACGGTTTTTGACAAACAAGACTATCCTAAATGGAGGTAATAACATGATTATTCTATCAGCCGGTGGAAAGCGCATGGATTGGTTCGAAAAGCGTTCTCAGGACGAGCTTGTCGGAGTCGATGCCATCACCGACGAGCAATTGAAGGGCTTTGCAGCTCCTGTAACGGTTGACGTTGAGGAAACTGAAGTCGGCACTTCTCCGGAATCTACCGTTGACGTGTCTGAAGAAACGACAGTCGATATTCCCGGAACCGTGGAAGATGAGTCTCTTCCGTCTGAGGGTGGTGATCTTGCCGCTCGTGTTGCCGACGTCGTCGATGATGTTGCTGCCGTGCAGGAAAAGTTGCAGGATGTCGCAGATGACGTTAAAGACGTTGCCGATCTCGCCAGTGGCGACGTTCCGACTGAGGAAGTCGACGAAGTTGAAATCGAGGTTGAGGATGTTTCCGACGAGACCGACGTTTCTGAAGACAGCGAGACAGAGGGTGAAGGTCTTTCTTCCGAGACAGTTGGTGATGTTGAAGATGAAGACGACAGCGAAGAGGATGCTCTTATCGTAGCCAGCGATAAGCGTACTTTCGTAAGGGTTGCCGCTTTGTCTGGCGACACCAAGAAACAGGTTCAAGCTTATTGGACCGAGATGCTTGGATATGATCCCGAGTACGTCAAGCTGATGATTAAGGATTTTAAGGCTTAATCGTCGAGTTGTGTTTTTGAGCCCGGTCCGTCAAGTGCGGGCCGGGCTTTTTGTTGTACAATGCATAGGATGATTGTGCGTTTCGTTTGAATAGATGGATTATTGGAGATTATCATGATTATAAGTAAAAACGGAAATAATGAGATCCCATCGTGGATGATGCAGTCTGTGGTTGGAAAAGATGTCCCGCAGCGTGCGTCTGCTCCAGGAAAAATTGATGATTCCAATGAACTGTCAGTTATGGAAGGGATTCAGAAGGCTGCTGTGTCTGGTGGTAATTTTTATTATGATGCCAGAATGGATGCAGATTCTGTTTCGAAAATAAAGGAGATGGCTGAAATTGTTGGTCTGCCGTCTGCAAAGATACAAGCAACCGATCCATCTATCGCCAAGTCTGTAGAAAAGGTGTCTATCGACACGCCAAAGAAAGTTGAGTCGAGAGAGATGGTCGATGTGGTGAAAAAAGGATTTGCTGATCCAGAATCATTCGTTAATAATAAGTCGTGGGATAGTGCATCGGCAATTCGTCATAAAACTCTTTCTGAATCTCCGTCAATGTTGTCTTCGGTCCGGTCCGTGCGTGGTGGCGATGATTATAATGTTTCTCCTAATATGAAGCCAAGGGTTGGAGAGGCTTCTGTAGTGTCGCCGGATGTTTCTGGAATAAATGACAATACTCCATCGACAAAAGATCTCATTTCTTCTGAGTCTGAGTTAAGGAAAAAGTCTATTTCGTTTGATAAGGAGGCGTGGGAGACTGAAACAACCGCAGGTGTCGATACTGCTTCTCTTCCAAAAACTGGTATTGGCGGATACGGTGGAGATGATACGAATCGTCATTGGACACCACCTATTGGACAACTGTCTATTATGCCTGGAGAAAGTCAGAAAGAAAATGAGTCAAGACTTGATACATCTAATGCCATTCGCAAGGAAAATGAAGCAAGATTGAATGCGATAAGACGACCAAGAGAGGATGGAAGATCGTGGGATGCGCAAACTTCCAGCGTTCCAAATAAGGTTTCTGATTTGTTTTATGAAAGTTTGAAGAAAGCTATGGGGTCATGACGTGGGTAATTTTTTTGTTAATGGATATGATTTATATCAAGAGGTAAAGAAAGATCCTGAAGCATTTTTGTGGAAAATTGTTACTGCTGCCGGTATTTGCGGACATGACATCACTGAAGACATTAAGGATGCCGTCACTGAAGTGATAGTTTCTGACAGTTATGAGAGCGTGTCGAAGGTGTGCGAGGTGATGCTTGGGATCATCGCAAATGCAATCGGCGTTGAACAGTACGTTGAGAAAGAAAAAGGAACATAGATATGAAAATCTTTGCAGTCAGAAATCATAATGAAGTTGGCATCGACAGAGTGAATCGTGATGGCGAGGTTTCTGTTGTTAAGGATGAAGACGTTGAGGTTTCTGTTGATGAGCGCATGGAGTGGTATGGAAATGCCAAACTTGGAGAAGAAAGAAAGCTCGACACGGAAAGCAATGACGGTGGACACCCGATGCGTCGAGATGAAAAAATGAGAACTTCTCTCCCTCGTCCAGAAGAGTTTTCTACAGAGCGTCGCTTGGAAGAGGAGCGCAATCCAGGAAGTACAACAGACTTTAAGTCTGAGGCAACTAAAGAACAAGCTATTGGAAAGGCGTTCTGTATGGTTTCTCCAGTAGTTATGGCTGGTAACACTCTTTCACCAAGAAAAACTGCCTCCATCTCTCTGGCGACTGGTGTATCGGTCGAGGATATTGTCATGCTCGAAGAGATCGCTGTAAAAAATCCTGATTTGACTTCTATCTATGCATCGGTTGACATTCCTGGACTTGTTGTTGATGATGGAAATCAACTCGTTAAGGAAAGTGAGCCGGAAAATGAGTGTAGTAAGTGCAAGACCGGAAAGCCATCCCCGAAGGATGGTGAAGAAATGAATGAAAAAGAACTTGCTGGCTTCGGGGCGGAATGCGGACTCTGCGATTAACATTTACGATCAAAAGGGACTGAAAATGATCAGCAATGAAAGCGTTCCACTTATAACCACATCTCTTGAAAGTCATTTCCGCGCCGCGAGGCGCGGAATTCCATTGTCTGACGTTCCGCAAGTTGCAAAAAATGCTGCTATGTCATTGAAGCCCTTAGTCGGAAATGAAGAAGTGTATCAAAATTATGTTGGGTCTGTTTCGGCGAACGGAGCGTTTCAAGGACATACTCGTCAGGCTGGTGGAAACTTGAATATCTCGTTCGGACAACCGAACTTTTTCTCTCCAGTATACACCCCAATTAATTGGCAGATTCCAAGTAAGCGTCGTGAAATATATCAGTGGAGCCGCTTTTTCTATGAAAATGAACCGCGAGTTGCTGCTGCAATAGATTTTTACTCCAGATTTCCGATTTCTTCTGGCTTTGAAATTGAGTGTGAAGATCGGTATGTGAAGCAATATTTTGAAAAGTTCTGTGAGAAAATTGATCTCATGAAGTGGTTTAGAATCATTAATCATGAGGTTCATTTACTTGGTGATTGTTTCCCGTTTCTTGAGGTGGATTGCGATCAATGCAATGGAACTGGATTATATAATGGTCAGGTTTGCGACCATGAAGGCGGTACGTTTAAGAGACTTGTTGTCTTAAATCCAGATTTCATTGAGGTGTTCACTAATCCGTTGTCCCCAGAAAATTCCATTTGCATGATACCAGATGATGAATTAAAACAGATGGTGAAGGGTAATGGAAGTGGAAAGCTTGCCGCAAACATAGCCAAAATGGTTATGGAGGGAAGACCAATTCCACTTGATAATTTTTGCATCAGTCATTTGAAATATGGTGAAAGTGGATACCGACGTTTTGGGATCTCTATGATCCGTCGTTTATTCCCGATCTTGGCGTATAAGACAAAATTGATGACCGCTCAGTGGATTGTTGCGGAACGAATGATCATTCCAATTAAAGTTGTCAAAGTTGGTACGGAAGAGCGTCCAGCGTCGCCAATGGATATTTCTAATGTACAGGCTCAGTTGCAAGCTACAGCAAATGATCCTAATTTAGTAATTGTAACACATCACGCTTTTGATATGTCGTGGGTTGGAGCTAATGGACAGATATTGCAGTTGAGTACAGAGTGGGAGTTTATTAACCAGGAAATACTTGATGGTCTTGGGATAAACAAAGCGCTTTTGAATGCAGAGGGTCCGGTTTATTCGTCCGCAGCTATCGGAGCGGAAGTAATGATTAAGCGTCTCGATGAATGGCGCAATGAACTATCAAGATGGGCTGAGAGTAAGATTTTTGGACCTATCGCCAAGATGAATGGCTTTGTCAAAGAGAATGAATGGGGAGAAAAAGTTTATATCGTTCCAAAAATACGGTGGAACGCACTTAATTTACGTGACGTAAACCAAGAGCGTCAAAATCTTATGTCGCTGTACGATAAGGGAGTTATTTCAAGGCGTCGTCTTCTTGAAGAATATCAAATTGATCCCGATATCGAAGCGGAACAAATACGCTATGAAAGAATCGAATCTCTTTCTGACGCTCCTCAAGGAGGAGAAGGCGGAGCAGGTGGCGGAGGCGGGCTTGAGGGGGCTCTTGGTGGAGGTGGCGGCGGAGGCGGACTTGACCTTGGTGGAGGGTTGCCTCCTGATCTTGGAGGTGGCGGTGCGCCGGGTGGTGCTCCTCCGGGTGGAGAAATGGGTGGAGCCCCGCCTCCTGGCGGAGCCCCGCCGGTAGCTGCATCTACGTCAAAAAATTCAGTCAATATCGCCGATTACGGCGGTAAAGTCATGAAAGAAAAAAGTCGCAAAAAAGTTGATCATACAAGAGTTCAACAGCAACCAGGCGGTGGACATAGTTCTTCTGAAAAATCTAATGGTGGCGATGGATTTAAGCGAGATGAAAAAGGTCGTATCTGGAAGACAAGCATAGAGATAGATCTTGAGAAAGGACTTGTTGAAAGGTCTAGGGTTGGTCGCATCCCATACAAGTGGGTATGTGGGTACGAAGTTAAGCTTGGACCTAGACCATATTTGATGGATATTGCGTTTCCGCAGATAAAGCTTGATATAGAGGCTGATGGCGGAACATTTCATAATGCTCCAGAACAAGTAGCTAGAGACCATAAACGAGATTCTCTATTGAGAAATGCCGGTTGGACTGTTGTTCGATTCAAAGACGACGAAATAAAAGATAATATTGGAGCAGTTATTGACAGGATTGAGAAGGAAATTGTTAGAAAGAGAGAGCTTATCAAGAGTCTGCATGGCGATGCTGTACGTAGTCAGGGAGATAAAAAATGAGAAAATTGAAAGACGACAAAAAAATTTCATGGAATGAGTCGTATACAGATAAAACTCAGTTCCTTAAAGACATGTATAATGACATTATTGGACCTAAGTCGTATTATAGGTTTGAGGGAAAGGAAATTGGCGGGAGTGATGAGTGGAATGTTGTAATTAGTCCGTCTGGTGTGAAAAAGCATGAAAAAAAGTGGTTTGCCGGAGTAAGAAAACTTCCTGACAGTTGGCCAGCGGGCGGAAAGAAGTTCGACAGTATTACTGATGCGTTTGCTTATGCGAATGAGACCTGGGGCGTTCCGCGTCCAAAATCACTACCTCATTATACGATGACTGACTTGAAAAATGTTTCAGAAAGGGAAGAGAAGTGGAGGACTGAAAGAGAGGCTGAAGATAACACTAAGGAAGCTTCCTCTTTATCTACAATCAAGACAGCCATGGGGAAAAAGAAAACTTCTAAAGCCAGTCTTGCTGTTCACGTTAGTAAAATAGAAGAGCTGATTGGGAAAGATCTTATAGATGAAATTGGTGATTCCGTATGGGGGGTTGAAGTTAATGGTAGGAGGAGAGCAATTGATGATCAGGAAAAATTAAATATTGCTCACAAGTTGGCTGTTGGGATAAGAAAGAACATGCTGCTGTCTGCGGTGAAAACGATATTGATCATTGACAACCCAGAAAAAATTGTTTTAGAAGACCTAATATCTGACGTGGCTTCGCAGGCTCGTAGAGGTGCCAATCCACCTAACAATAGCGACGAAGATGTAAGCAGGATTGAGAATGATCTACTTATTGGAAGGCTTATTTCAATCGTAAAGAAATATAGAGATAAGCTTTCTGGTATTTCTGTTAGTGATAGAAATCCAGTTACATATGATGTGTCAACCATTGAGCAAAGCGCTACATTAAATAATCCAAGGGGTGGCGTTGGGTTGACCAAAGACGGAATATTGATGCGAAAAGTTTTCTATAGTTTTGCGAATCGTTTTTATCGTAATAGAAATATGAACTTATCTGCTGATTCAGTTGAAAGTCTTGTTACTTCATCTGATCGATATAGTGACGTCATGATTCTTTGTGCGGCTGTTACTTCCATTGACCATATAGAGAATGCAAAAAGTGCTGTTGTGGCTATGGGGCATTCTGGCAATGATACAATGGGTAAGTACGCTAGTATTGTGTCAATGAGTCAGACTGAGCGCGGAATGGTATGGCTACTGCAAAAGTCTATGAAAGAGAAGGAAACGTATAGAAAGAAAAAGATTAGAGCCAACGGCGGTCTTGCAAGTGAGATAAGAGACGTCCCAATTGATTTGTTTCTTGAGTTCAGCAGGACGGAATATGGTCTTAGGGCATTATTCCTTGGACCATATATGTCTGATAAAAATTTTACTGAATTAAGTAAAATGTCAGTGACACCATCTGATGTGTCGATAATGGCTAAAAGAATGGTTTCTTCAAATGTTAATAATATAGAAGAAGAGGTAAGTAAGCTTGAAAAAGACATGCTGGCTTATCTTTCATCTAAAAATTTACTTGATCCAGACAATCAATCGAACGTTACAGATGGTTTAAACGCTCGTCCAAAAGAACAATTCGACGAATTCATAAAACAATTTCGCATACAAAAACATATTTATTCTCGTTGTTTGTATGAAGCAATACCAGCGGCATATTCTCGTGAAGGCACGAAGTTCTTAAAGGCGAAGAGCGGCAAACAGGTACGTAGATTTTTAGAAACTCTTGGCTCTTGGTATTTTGGTCGCTTATCTCTTCCGGGAAAAGACCCGATCGATAATTCGTTGATTTCTAATCTGGTTTTGAAGCCAAAGATATCGACGGTAAGAGACGTCATAAGTTCTAGTCGTAAAAATAACAGAGAAGACATTGCCAATAAATTGAGTGAGGATTATGACGGGAGTGAATATTCATTCATTTCCATCGACGAGTTTAAGAAAAAATATTGTCAAGATGAATCTGCCAATAGTATTTTTTGGCAATCTAATTCAATGTTGTCAAATATAATTCCGTCTATTAGCAATGACGCCATATCTCCAAATGTTGTCTTTACTAAAAAAGGAGCATTGCTCGCCCTTCGCTATACCATGGGGGAAGAATGGAAACTTAAAACTACTTCACCGCATGTGTATCGTGGGTTGTTGCTTGATATCATCAAGGGAAGCAAAGAAGTATTCCATGAAGACTCGGATCAAAATGGCGGTCAGGCAAGTGGAGCAATGTCGGCAATCGATTCATTGAGACTACATTGTGAGAAAAATAAGAAGACTGAATATACTATCGATATAGATGATCTTGAGGCTATAGCTGATTATTGTCTTAATTCGCCTGAATATAGCGATAGAAGAAACAAAGTAAACAGGATAGATAACCCAGCGTGCGCTACATTTATGTCTACGGCGGATGACGACAATCTAATAAGTTCAAGCTCACTGAGTGGACACCTTGTAGATGCTCACTCCAGCACTGTAGTTAGAGCAATTGCTACTCGTGAAAAAGAAAAAGAAAAAATTGGTGGGGATTACGAGGGGCTTAATGTAACTGAATTGCTTTTGAATGGGGTTGTTGGGGGTGAATTGTTCGTTAAAAAAGGATATTTTCCACCGGCAACTGGCGGTATTACTGAGTTGCCGAACGATGCAATTGTTATTGGTGGGAAAAAGACAAAAAAATCATTTTCTATCGATAAGCTCAAATCAATAAAAGATGGTTCAGATATTATTCCAGGCGTTTATTTTGAAAGACGTCTTGGCGGAAGAACTCCTGTTGTCTATTATCCAGTTAGAATTGGCGACATATCGTTGTCTATTAAAAATTACAACAAGTTAGTTAATCAAGCTTTTTCAGTAGCAAAATCATCGTTTTCTCTTCCTGATTACGATCCGTCGGTAGGTTCTGGAAAAACTCCTGATCGCATAAATAATGATCAAAAAAATTCTATAGGAAAGGATGAAGAGTCTGAATTTGAGCCAATTATAGATACGGCAATAACTGGCGAATCTACATACGGTGAGTTTTTGAAGTTTATTGCATGTGGCTTTTATGGAGAAAGCCCAATAAAGGCGCGTTATTCTAATGACGGTGACGTTAGTTTTTCTTTTGCCAACAATGAGTCTCTACAGTCTCGTGGCACTAGAGGCATTTGGGCTCAGGAAGCGTCCAATGATTCGTATGTCAACCAACAGTATCGTTCGTTAAGCGATATCGATGACGCAAGAGGCATATTATATAATATATTGCCGTTAGTCGTTAGTAGAAAAGGTTTTTGGTGGAGGAATGAGCAACCAACATATACAGTGGAAAGAGAGGTGAGCGGGGAGATGGAAGTACGACATGTTCCTATTGTTGATTTCCTTTCTCTTAATCTTTCTAGCCCAAGTCGTGGTGACGAGTCGTTGATTTCGTTTTTAATGATCGGTACTGGTCTTGAGACTGATTACAGTAATCTCAAGACATCTGGTATGTCGTCTGCACTGGAAAATCCTGAATATTACCCTATCACTTCAAAAATCGTACTTTGCAAAGAGTCGGCGGAAAGAGATGCAATAAGATTGATTTTCAGCGACATGAAAAGAGGGTTGATTAATAATATTATTGATGAAGTTGCTTCTACAGCGTTGAATACCAATGCTAGTGAGGTAAGTAGCGTCATTCCAGGTGCTGGTGGCAAAAATGACGTTGTTAATAGAGTTGGAGATGGAATGTCATTCAATGAAAGCTTGGATGGCGAGATTGGATCTGTTGAGCCTCGTAGTGGGGATGAATCAGCGGAAGAACAAATACCAGCAATGTCGGAGGGGCAAGATCAATCTTCTGTAGAAATTCAACCTTCCACAGAAGATCAACCTTCTGTGGTGGATGGGCAAGATCAATCTTCTGTGGAAGACCAAGTTCAAACAGTCGATGTTCCTGTTTCAGAGACAGGAGAAGAAGTTGTCACTCAGATTGATGATGAATCTCAACCTCAGTCATTTTTTGCTGATGATGAGTATGATAACGCATACGAAGATGACGAACAGGCAGTTGAGCAAATCCCTCTTCAGTCAACTGTTTCGCCAGCAACGCAACAGACAGCTCAACAGCCTCCTGAGACGTCTACTAGTGTAACGGATGAAGATGAAGAGGATATATTTAATATCTTCGGCGGGTCTGGAAGAGTTCGTAGTATAATGAAGGAAGCGTTATTGAGAATGGCTGGTGTTTCTATTACTCTGGCTAAAGCAGGAAAAACGAGCGAATCCATGGAAGTCACAAGAATGATCAAAAAGATGATTGGACCTAAAGAGGGGAAAAATGATCAACAAATCAGCTAGTTTTTCTTTTACTTCGATTGACAAAGTCGAATCCTACGAAGGTGGCTTCATTAGAACAGCATCTTCTAAAAAGGGGATTGAAAACGAAGCGAGAAATGTAATCGTTGCAGAAATGAAGAAGCATAAAAATGCTCTTTTTTTCCGCGCCAAGGCGATCGAGGCTGATATTCCCAATAACAATGGCGACTCTTTTTCCGCTTCAGAGTTGAAGAAAAGTTATCAAACATTTGTTGGCGTGCCATTCTTCACTAATCATGATAATCAAAATATAGAACGCGCAAAAGGTAAGATTGTATGGGCGGAATGGATTGAAGATGAGAAGTCTGTTTATGTAGTGGCGTTTGTTGATCGAGACGCATATCCGAATTTGTGCCGTGGAATAGAACAAGAGTATATGACTGGCGTCAGTATGGGGGCGTCTGTCGGCTACTCTGAATGTTCGCTGTGTGGTAATAGGGCATCAACTGTTGACGAATATTGCTCACATATCAAGAACTTTAAAGGGCGTAAGTTTACCGGATCTGTGAAAAATGTAAGAACCGGAAAAACTCGCGAAGTTAAAGCTGAGTTGGTTTTTGAACACAATTATGACTTGCGCTTTATTGAACTAAGTGGCGTTGCCGATCCTGCGTGTACGAGTTGCAGGATTGATCAGATTTATGATGGCAGCGAGTTTGGGCAATGTGGCTGTGAGGACAAGGCTGCTGGATCGTACGAAAGTCTTGTTAAGGCTGCTTCTACGTGCTACAACAACATTTCCGTTGTTCGTACCGCGTCACTTGAAAAGAATGCTTCTCAGCAAGACGTAGAACAACTCAATCAATGTCTTACGACAATTGAACAAGTTTCTGTTAAATTGATTCAGAATCGTGCTAATGTTGAAATGGAGTTTGCCAGCGATCTTGTTGAAATTCTTGCAAGTTTGCAGGATTTCGTAGACCAGCTAGTGCAGGCTGGTTATGGTCAGTTGCCTGAGTCCTCTGGACAGCCTGTTCCTGGAGTTTCTCCTGATCAGTCTGCGCCTCCAGCTCCTGCTCCAGCTCCTGGCGCTCCTGCTACCCAGCCCGTTTCGCAAGAAGCTGATATTGCTGGAACAACAAATACAGAAAAACCTATTGTAGAGCCTCCGTCGGCTCCTTCGGCATTAAGTGATTTCAAAGAAGCTACAAGACCGGCTGCGAAGAGTCAACTGACCAGACCGATCAAGCCTAAAAAGAGTCAAACGGAGGACGAAATGAGGCGCATGCCAATTAAATCTGCAAGCGACAGAGAGAGGACAAAAGAAGTTCTTGATGGTAATTGGCAGGAGAAATTGAAAATTTTCAGTAACAATCTCACAGAAGCTATTAATAAAGATCTAACGACAAGTGGAGGTCAAGCCATGTCTAAGGGAATGAATGTGGAGGCAAAAGCCAAGGGTGCCGATCTCCACGAGACGAACGAAGCACAACTCGAATCTTCTCGCACAGGCAAAGAAGCTGATGTTGTAATGGAAAAACAGCTTGAAAAAGAAAGGGATGGTAAGGACATTTCTGACATTACTGAAAAGCAACTTGAAAAAGGTGATTTGTCCCGTACTGGAAAGTCAACTGAAGTTATCACTGAAAAGCAGCTTGATAAGGGTGATCTACCCCGTACTGGTAAAGAAGCTGATGCCGTTATGGAATCTCAATTGGAAGTTGATCGCGTTGGCAAAGAACAAGACGTGGTAACTGAGAAGCAGCTTAGCAAGACTCCATGGGCTCGCTCTGCCTCTTCCATTCAAAAGCATGTGGAAGCCAGCACTGACATTCTTGCCAAGGTTGTTGTTGCCAGTGGCAGCACGCCAGAGCAAGTTATGAAGGCAGCTTGCTCCTTCTCTGGCGGAACGTCAAGTACAAAATTGGCTTTTGCTTATGAAATGTGGAATGATAATTCGAAATCTGAAGATATCGTCACGCTTGCATCAAGAAATGGGTATTGGGGCAAAAAAGGCGTCAAGTCTCAGTCTTCTATGACCATTCGCGACGCTCTCGTGTCTTATGCGTCCGAAGCCATTAAGGCTGGTGAGTTGAATCCTGAGTGCTTGGTAGAGTGCTTCCATGCGGTTGTTGCAAATAGCGCTTCGCACATGGTTGAAGAAAAGGTTAATCAGATTATCGCCAAGGCTTCTGTGCCTACTGAGAATCTTGAACCTTCAATGACTGAACAGATCAATTCATTCTTCAGTGCAAAAACTCAATTGGAAGAAGCGAAAACAATCGCATCTGACATTAAGTCCAATAAGGTGGTTGCTGCTGATCATATGATTGAGGCGACTGCGGCTGAGGTTGGTTTGACTGGTAAGGAGTCTAAAGAAGATAGAAATATTATCGCGTCCAAATTTGCTCGTGCCGCATGTAAGCAGAGTGGCTTGAAGTTTGCCAGCTTGGTAAACGTAACTGTTGATGGTGAGACCATTACGATAGCCGTAGAAACTGATGGCGGAGAGTCTGTTGAAATTCCTATCGGAGATAAGTCTTCTGTGAAGGAAGACACCTCCCTTGATACAGATCTTGGTGGTGATGCAGGTGTTGAAGACATGGCTGCCCCTGCTCCTACCCCTGCCCCAGAAGCACCTGCCCCAGCTCCTGCCGCTCCTGCGTTGGGTGCTGCGTCTACTCCAGGAGCTTCTGCTCCCGGAAAAACGTCGGTTGATGATATCCTTGGCATGGCAGCTACAAAGAAAAAGGTAAAGACCGCTCAGTTTGGCGGTGGTGCTCCTGGCGTTCCTAATGCTGGTGGCGGTGTAGCCGCTCCCGAAGATACTAGTGCCATGGCTCCAGAAGCTATGCCGGAAGAAGGTGGCGTTCAGACTCTTACTGACGATGTGTCGGAAGAGGAAGATATTCCTGGCGACGAGCAGAAGATGGCAGGCACGATCTGTCCGATTTGCGGTGCGGATGACACTGAAACTGGTCGTAAGGATCAGAATGCCGGTCAGTTCGACTGCAATAACTGTGGCGCGAAGTACATCATGCACGTCAACGTTGACATCCTCAATCCTGAAGAGTTGTTTAACAACGCTAAGAAAGAAGATGGTATGGAAGAGCCAGAACTTCCGGAAATGCCTGTTGCAGCAGCCGTAAAGGTTGATAAACAGGTATTTGGGCGCGTTGTTAAAGCGTTCAGTGAAGGCAAGGTAGCTTGCCCTGGATGTGGACGCGAACAAGCGGCGGAAGGCGAGCCAAGCTCGCATGTTACCAAATGCGCGTCTTGTGGAACTCATTGTCAGCGTGATTTGATCATCGATACGAATTCGCCAGAAAACGTACAGATGAGGGTTGAGTGGAATTTGAAACCTTCCAAGCGTAAATGCGCATCTTGCAATAAGGCACGGAAGGCTTTCGCAACTGATATTGCCTTTGGTCGTATGATTAAGTCTGCATCTAAGGCTCAATTCCCAGTTGCTTCTGCTAAAGCTTGGGTAGCTAAAAACTACGGTAAAGATGCTGTTGTGTCCTACGGTCCGTTTAAGGGAGAGAAACTTGCTGACACAGTTGTCAAGCAGCTTTCAACCTTCGGGCTTGATAAGGTTAAGCACATGAAGCGCCTTTGCGAAGTTCAGACCAAGGCTGATCCGATGGATGAATGTGTGAAGTTGCAGAAACGTCAGAGCGGTTTGTCTGAGGAACGCGCCAAGCACGTATGCGCTTGTATCAAGGAACGCTTCAAGACAGAGGAAGATGAAAACCTCTATATGGAAGCTTTTGCTGGTATGTTCAGTAAAGGTGTTATGCGCCGTATGGCTGGTTATGTTGCTCCAAGTAAGGCTGTGAAAACAGCTAACGAAGAGAAGCAGATCTCTGACGACGAAACCAACATCGCTGATTTGAAGGTCGAAGATGGTGTCGCTACCGCTAAAACCGAAAAAAAGGCGAAGGCATGTGATGAAGTTAAGGTCAAAACTGACAAGTTGAAGACCAAGAAGATTGTTCAGAAGCTTCTGCAGGACGAAGCAAAGATTCCATCCGGTAAGGCTATGATGGGAGAGGAGAAGGACACTACTCCAGCCGATAAGGCTCCGGAAATTCCGAAAGCCAAGAACGATGGATATCTCGGCAACGAGAAGGAAGCGGCTCCGAAATCGACTGATGAGGTCGTAATCCCAGTTAAGGTTCAGTATCTTGGAGAGGAAGAGAAAAAGGGTGATATTAATACCTCCATTACGGGGAATATCGCCACTTCGTCAACCTCTACTGGTTCTGATGGAATTACAGTCGTTGTAACGGCTGGCGATTCTATTGGAGAAGCGAAGCCGATATCTGAGTGCGATTGCGTTTCGCGTGGCAAGGCGACGATGGGTGATGAGAAACCAGTCGAAGAAAAAGCACCTGTTGTTCCAAGCAAGGGCGATGGTGCTATGATGGGGGATGAAAAATCTTCCATTCCTTCTGGCGAAGAAGCAACTGCTCCTCACAAAGACGCAGAAAAGGTTGAAGTGACTACCAGGGTTACTGCCAATCTCGAAGAACATCGTTCCAAGATTGCTACCGCCAGACGAGACAAAGCGATCAAAATTGCTGCGACCATGCTCGGCAATGGAAGTATCGTTGAGTCTGAGTACGATGATATGGTAGATCTTCTGTCCACCATGCCTCTCGATAAACAGGAAAAAATGGCGTCGAAGATGAATTCCGGCAAAACCGTGAAGACAGCTTCTACCTTGACCACTCCTGTTGTAATCGAAGATAAAGGTATGCCAGAGAATAAGAATCAGGCGCAAAGCTTGACTGAGAAAATAGCTTCTCATTTCACTATTGGAAGCCGTCAATCAGACAAGTACATCAAGTCTGGCGAATTGGAATAATACAACCAAAAGGGACCTACCAGGATGAGTAGCTTTGAGCGACGCCTGAGACGGTCCGTTGGTAAGGCTATGGGGAGGCGCGTCGTCGCTAATGCTGACGAGCGTCGCCCCAGCCGTTTAAATATACCAGCGGATTTATTAACCAAGGCAAGTGAAACAGGTAGAACCGTTCTTAATAAAATGGCTTCTTCTGATGAAGAGTTCCGTTCACTTGTGTCAACTGGTAAATACGACAGGTGTATTGCTGATGCAAAATGGAATATTTCTAGTGGAAGAAAAATCATAAATATAGTTTGCCCCGGATATAATTCTGAACCAGCCGCTTCAATCGTTAAGTATATTATAAATTCATCCGTTCATGACACTGACGTAAATATAAATAAAGGCACTTCTGAAGCGATAGTTGACGAGGTTACGGTTGGTAGTGGAGTAAATATTCCCGACCATGAAAAGAAGAATGTAGCTGCCGTAAGTAAATCAATTTTCGGAACCCCCATGTTTAACCATCTTAGTCCACATAACATGGTTGTATCTGAATTTAAGAAGGATGCTGAGCGAGTTCTTTCCGCCGCTTCCGAGGGTGGCTCAGGTGCTCCGATTACTGAGGAGTTGATTTTATCAGCAATGCCAAGCTTGCGAAGCAATGATATTGTATACAATCCAGATAATCCAATGTCGTATACATATCTTTGTCGGTCGGTCAAGGGAATTGAAATAGTAGATGTTGAAACAAAGGCTAATGAAAAAAGAAAGTCGTGGAAATTATCTGGCGGTCTTTCTCAAGCTGCTGTAGCAGATGTACGTAGAGAAATGAGTGTTATAAATGGGACTATTGACAAGTCTTTTTTACCGTATCGAGTTTCACCAGACACTACAGTTGCATCTAAAATCTCGCAAGATTTAATTAAGGTAGCTGCTCGCCCTAAAAAAAATGTATCAGACCCTAATTATCTCGACATAGCAAGAAACGTTAAGCTACCAATGAGTGCTGACGGAGAAGAAAATGATCTGGAAGTTACTCATGCAATTTCTGAGTACGTTGGTAGCAGTTCAAGAATGGATAAGAGTAAGTCTCTTTTCGAGCGAGCGTCTGAGCTAACGAGTGTTACAGTTGATGCTTCCTGGTCTTTAGGCATTGGAGAAACGTCTCCAATAAATTTGGTTGTCAGTAGTTATGATATTTCTCATCCAGAATCCATAAGAAGTATCGGCGTGCCTGGAGTATCTAAACTTCCTGTTGAACATAAGCAGTTAAGTGGCGGCGCGATTCCAGATGGTACATGTTATTATACTGGAGCAGTTCGTGGTAATGACTACATTAATTTTGTTGTCTCTAGCGGATCTAAGCTTTATGATCGTCTTAATGAGCGTACTCGTAATCATGGGAAAGTTACATTTGAGATTGCAGATGGAGCAGATATTTATTCTGAGGAGTACGAAGATCATAGAGAAGATATCTTAAAGGTTCAAAAGAAATACGGAATAAAAATTAATCGCGGACCACTTCCGAATTGGGCTCCTGACTTGTATGATTACAGAGATAAGATTCCATATCATGTTGGCGGCGGAAATAATTTATATCAAGTCAACCGAGCATTAGTAAAGAGACTCAAGGCAAAAAAATATCTTGAGGAAAGAAAGAAATTGGACCGGAAAAATTCAGGGTTGTATAGCTGTGCGCTTGAACATCTTCTTCGGGAAATTGGTGAGATAAGTAAGTTTATGGAGAAGATGTCAGAAACCAATGAATGGGCGACTCCGGTTGATAATGGCGGTGAGTACGACGCCTCTGGATCGCTTTTGCGCTATAATTTAAAAGATCCACAATGGATGAACGATGAAATTTCTGACGAATGCATAAAGCGCGGACTGAATGTACCTCGCTTTGGTGGGGTTATAAATGAGTCATCACTACTTGAAATAATTCCTAAAAATCAGAAAAAAGATTTCTTATCAATTGTATCAAGTATTCGAAAAAAATATGGACTTGAAAGCACCTCATCTCCATCTGCTGTTGTAATAAAGGGTATTGATGGGGCTGGCGCAAGTATGGTTGGCAATGGATTGGTATCAGCGGTTGAAAATTCATCAACCAAAAAGAAAGAGATGGCTATTAGCCAAAAATTTCAAGAGATGTTGAATTCTTATAGTTCAAAAGTTCGTGATAACAAACTTGATCGATCTCACATATTTATCGTTACTGAATCAGCTATGCCAAATGATATATCTGAAACAGTTTCGATTGGAATTGTTTATGTTGATGCATTTCTGTTGTCTGACAAAGAAGTCGGAGAGTATATTAATATTTTCTCCAGAAGAGCGATAAGTAACTATGTGAAGACGGAAACTAATGAAGAGAAAAGGAATATTGCAAAATCGTTCTTCCTTCCAGAAACTTTTGCTTGGAAGTTTAAGGATGAGTTAGCCGGAATGTCATCATTTAGGGCAAAAGAGTTTGTTAATGTGCAAATCAAAAGATTGTTTGATTCGTTCATTAGTGCAAATGGCGATGTCGATAAAATGATTACCTCAAATGAAATGTCCATAAAAGACGCTTTGTTTGAAGTGACTAGCGACATGTCTACTTTGTCTAAGTTAAACGTAAAGGCGAAGGCTCCGGTAATTAAGCCTGTAGAATATTTGACCAAGGAACAAAGTACGTGGTCAAATTATGTAATAAGTGAGTTTGGGTCGTTGGTTGATGATTATCAAGCTGCAAAAACAAAGATTGATGTTCTTTGCCGTCTGTGTGATTGCGGTATCGTTCCTGTCGCAGCATCTACTCTAAACAAGGAAGTTAAGACGGTATTTGAATCGACTGGAAGGTCTGCTGTTTTATTGAAAATGAGTAACGGCGTATTGTCTTCCCCTAAACTGTCAGCAGATTTTCTTTCAAAATTCAAAGACATATTTGACGGAAGGATTACTGTAAGAGAGTATAATCCTCAAAATGATGGGACCTATTCTAATAGTGATCATGATCGAATGATCGCTGTAGTGAGAAGGCAAATTGATGCTGAGAGACAAAACGTTTCATCCATAAAGAGAAACGTAAAAACTGCTTATTTCCTTTATGGTGCTGCTGGATCTGGTAAGTCAATTTTTGCGGATGTGCTGGCAAATTCATTTGACCTCCGGTTCAATATGTGTACCATGAATGAGGTTTTTTCTGCCGGTCGTGATACTATGTTCCGTGGACAGAGCGAAAATAATCTTCAGGAGTTCTTTGCCTACTGTCGTAATTGTAGAAATACCGTCATTCTTATTGATGAGTTAAATAAAGTTTTTGAAGGCGAAAGTAGAATGGATGGGTCCATGCAGAGGGATATTAATTTAGCTCTCATGCAAACTCTTGAAGAGGATAAGGGGTTGTACGCCGTAAACGGTACTTATTTTGTGTTCACAAGTAATAAAGGTCCAGAGTGGTTTTCGAAAGAGTCTGGAGCTTCTCCATTCCTTAGTCGAATAAACGCCATTGGCGGAAGCTATGAAGTTGAAGTCCCAACAGATTTTGAAAGCTTGAAAAAGATGTTCAAAACCGACACGATCGTCAATAATACTGTCACGGCGATGACAGATAATAATGTTGTTGCAGAAACGATAAAATTGATGATCGCAGCTAGACGATCTGACGATGAAAAAATGCTTATTGATTTAGCAAAGAAAATAGAGTCTATAGCTCCTGATGTCATGAAGAGCGGGTTTATTTTCCCAAAGAGTAATCGAGATAGTTTTATGTCAACTGCTGGTTTTTCTATTGAACCAGAAAAAGGGAAAGATCCATATCTATACAAAGTTAATGATTTTCTTGATGGATTTATTGAGGCTCAGAAAATATTCCAATCAATGGACGTAAATATGCCAGGTAAAAATTATTCATACTTGGACATGATATGTCATAGAATGATGGAGAAAATGAATTGGGAGCCAGACTCAAAGGGACGTGTTCATCCTCGTACTGGTATAAGAGATTTGAATGGTTTTGTGACGAATATGTTGCGGTCTCATCGAGATTTCCTTTCTGGAGTGAGTGGCGCATTACCGCTAAATGCTCAAAATTTATGGCATGCGGTAAATTTATCGGAATGGAATACAGTCCCTCCAGAATTTGCTAATGATCCAGTGTTGGCTGATCAAGCAGCAAAAGTACCAAAACCAAGAGATGGTTGGATGGCTCTTCGCGCCATTTCATCGTCAAAGGATTTGTCTTTGCCGTATGACGTCTTTCTTTCTAAGGAAGATAAAAAATATATCGTTGATTGCGTTTCTTCTGGTGTTGATTCAATGGGATCTAAGGCTGTTGGAATGATTTCTAGCCCTAACGGACACAAAGCTGGTGAGACCTCTATTAATGTCAGTGGATTTAAACGAATTATTTCAAGTGGTGAAAAATTGCGTATAGCAAATTCACTATATGTTGTTTCTTCAGCCACTGGAAATCCATCTGCATTGATAACCTTGTCCACTCCTCTTGTATCTAACGTGGCGAATGGAGAGTCTGTATTAGTAGTATTGCCTGGTGCGGTGAATGAAAATAAATACATCATGTCTATTATTGATCATACACTTTCATTAACTGATGGCGAATACAATTCAAAAGTTAATGAAATTATAGGTGTGTTGAATGGGAAAAATTTATCAGGCGTGTCTAGCTGTCGTCTTGTGTCAAAGTTTTTATCTGAGTTTTCTCGTTACAGGAGTGAGCTAATTAACGAGAAAAATTCTGCTGTTTCAAACATGAAGGGCGTAAAATCGCCAGATCAGGTGGCGTTGGTGTTTGAAAAATTCAATTTGTGTTTTACCAATATCGTGCGCTTTGTATCTCAAAATAAAAACGTCATTAAATCGCATGTTCCAAATGTTTCAGATTCATACTTGCGTGGGGCTGTTAAAATTTCAAATCCAAGATGGTTGACGACAATGTGTCGTAGACTTCTTTCTGTTGTTTCGTGTGGAAGAATATCTTCTCTTGTTCTGGCTTGCAGTGAGTCTTCTGATATATCAACTGACATTGATAGATTTGAAGAAGAAAATGAGAAGAAGAAAATGGAGGTTTTTCAATCAAAAGGACTAGCTCTTGGATTGTCTGACTTTAACATTCACACTGGCGAGCCAACTCCAGAAATGATATCTTGGTTGAATTCGAAGAAATTGAAAGACGAAGATATCGTTTTAACTAAGTTTAATACGGTTGAGGAAGCAAAAGCTTACAAGAACTCTTTGATTAGCGGAATAACTTCTTTTATTGATGTTGAGGACAACATCGATAAAAAAGATCAGGTTGCTGTGGAGAAAGACGTTCAAGATAATCTGGTAGATAAATCACTTCCTGTTGAAGATGAGACAACAGTACCGGTTGAAGATGTTAGTTCAGATGATGTTGATGTGAGCGTTCCGGAAATTCCGACTGGTGATTTTGACTTTGACGAAAAACCAGAGACTTATCCATCATCAAGTAATGCAGATGAATCATCGAAGGGCTCTAAGTTGGTTGATACGGATATTGAAAAAGATTTACAGGAAGAGATTGATAGAGAGGTTGCAAAGTTAACTAAAGTTAAGTCTAGTTATATCCCACTATTCTCAAATCGCATTAGATTTGCGCAACAAGCCAAAATGACGCCTGCTGCTCCGTCTTCTGTGCCGATGCCAGTAGCCCCTGCTGTTAGCGAGCCAGTTAAATCAGCTCCAGTTGATTTGAATCAGTCTGTTGTTAAGTCTGATCCAAAAGATGTGGCAACTGACGTATCTAACACTACAAAATCAGCTCCAAAGTTACAGACAGACCTGTGGAATGAGAAGTTTATGGCGTCAGCATATTATCTTCTCAATAAGCTACAGGAAGAGAGAAATGAAGTTAAGACGGAAGTAAATGGACCGTACGCCGCTCTTCTCCATTTGTGATTGTGAAAAATCTTCTTCTTAAAAAGAGGAAATCCCTATAGTTGCTTGGTATAGGGATAATCAGAATGTCTAAATAGATGTTTATATCATCGTAGCAAGTTATTTGATTCAATGTTCCAAATCATCTTCATCGTGAGGATGATGGTAAGAAAACGGGAGTCCTTAATATGGCACTTGTGGAAAAATATATTGTCGTGGCCGCCACCCACCCGATTGGCAGTTCCAATATCACTGAAGGACAGCTTGTCAAATTGAATGACAGCGGAGAAATTGTTCCTTTCAATGGTAGCGGAGTTGTTCTCGGCGTGGCAGGCGACACAAAGTCCCAGTCCGCATCCGGCATGCCGGGTGTTGACGCCGGATGGCAGAATCGCGCATCCGATATGTACAACGAAACTGGCGCTTCTGGCGAGATGACCGTCTACTCTGGCGGTGGCGAATTTGCTACCGATCAGTTCGAGTCTGACGTTGAGTCCGCCCTCACTGGAGTTAAGCTCTACGGCTCTGCCAATGGAAAGCTTCAGGCTACTTCCTCTGGTGATGCCGTTGCAGTTCTTACCCGTGCTGCCGGTCTGTACCCGTCCGGAGTTCCTGGCACCGATATCAACGGTGACATGGCTCTCAGTGGCGATAACAACAACCAGTACATCGAGTTCAAACTCCTCGTATAATCAAGGAAGGTGACATATGTCAATGGATAAAAAGTCCGTCAATCAGGAGCGTGAAATCCTGATCGCCCAGTCCTTGGAATCCGAGGGTGGACGTGTTGCTCTTGCTCAAGCCATGGTCGAGCCGATCCGTCGCGCACTGGAATACCAGGCGGTTGGACGTAAGCTCCTCATGGTTGATGAATTGCCGCAGGGCGCTTATGCTCGCTACGAGAAAGATGTCCGGGCTAACGCCTGGAAGATCTCCCGTCGCGGTGGAGTTCCCCAGTTGGTTGAAGAAGGCGAGGAAATCCTTGTCCCGACGTTCGAAATTGCAACTCACCCGACTGTTCGTTTGTCCGAAGTGAAGGCTCGTAGGTTCTTCATTGTCGACCGCGCTCAGATCAAGGCGAAAGAAGCAATTGCCAAGGTTGAAGACACTGAAATCTTCAGCGTCATCAATGCCGCTATCGATGCAGACCACACCGTGCTCAGCACTGGTGGTGCGCTTTCGATCACCGCTCTTAATCAGGCTTTCGGATTGGTCGAGCAGCACGACCTGACCGTTGGTAAAGTGGTTTGCCATGCATTCCGCTACATCGACATCAGGAACTGGGGCAAGACCGTCTACGACGAAGCGACCACCCGTCAGGTTCTGACGACTGGTCTGTTCGGGCACATCTGGACCGCCGACATTCACGTCAGCTCCAGGATGGCGACCGACACCGTGTTCGTCTTGGCTCCTGCCGAGTATCTCGGTGCAATGCCTATCCGTCAGGACATCACTGTCCTTCCGGCAGACGACCCGTCCCGTATTCGTCTCGGCTGGGTTATTTACGAAGAAGTTGGCTTTGTCGTGGTTAACAGCTACGCTTGCGCCAAGGTCGTCGTTTCCAGCGGTTCGTGATGAGGTTTTGAACCTCTAAGACCGGTTTACCGGTCTGAGAAGCCCCCGCAGTTATCTGCGGGGGCTTTGTTTTTGTGTTCGTTTGGCTTGTACGAATTGCTTGTGCGCATATATTCCGATATTTCCAGAGCGGAGACGAAAATGAAGATTCTTGATTGTAAAATCGGAGACTACCTTTACGAGAAAGGGGCTAGTAACTCAGATCCATTTACCGCCGGGAGGATAGCGGCTATCTCTGAATCTACGGTAAAAAGCGATGTTGTTTATGTTTTGCTGCAGTCGGATGAAGGGGAGTATACAATTTATTCATGTCTGTCATCATGTTCTTGTCAACCTCGGCTTGCTCGTTTTGTTCCAATGGATAATATGATAGAATTGAGCGCTTACTTTTCAAAGGATGCTGTTCGCCTACCGAAGCCTGAGAAAAAATGCAAAGAGCCTCTACCAGTTCATACTCCGATTCAATCTCATCGACGTTCCAGACGAGAAGATGATGAGGAAGAAGAAAATAATGAACCGGTATGTGAAAAAACTCAATCAGAGCCTGCCTCATTACCATTGGTTTCTCCAGAAATACTGTCTACTTCGAGTAGAAAAAAGAAAAAAGATACAAAAATTCAGGAAGTTGTTGTTTCCGACAGTATATTTGATGTTTTTATTGGAGAGAAAAAATGAGAATGTGGATTGCATCGTTGAAGAATGGTAGCTTTGTTCGCGAGGGGGAGAAAAAATGGAGTGATATTGAGAGTGACGTTATTGGTTTGTCCATGTACGTGGACGGTCGCACTTATTCTCTCCCAAATAAAAAAGAAAGGTATTTCCAAGCAAAAACGATGTCAGCCCCTATGGGTGGGGGTACTCCAGTTATTCAAAGCCGCTACATAGGATTTTTGTCGTCTGGCAGTGAATATTATCTGCGTATAGATGAAGAAACCTTAGAATGTCGGATGGAAGTCAAGTGAAGTACGCTGATTTACTTATTTGTCGAGATTCTGGCGACTTAAAGCTGATGATGGACGCCTTGGCGACGTATTGGTATTCAATTCCTGTACCGGAACGTCCAAAGGGGGATGTTGGACAGTTGGCGTCTGATCTTTTATCATATCATCGACGCTTAGATGATTTGCCGAAGGAATATATTACGACCATATGGGCTGGAGTCCGCTATTTATTGGATAAACTTGAGGTCGTTGACGCAAGGAAATTAGTTGAAGAGTCGAAGATTGTTAAAAATCCTCAAGCTTTGACTCCAGGTAAATATTGGGTGATTGACGGGGAATTTCATCGGTGTGAAAATGGATGGAAGGACTATGTATTGGAAAACCAGGACGTGTTTTCGGAAAAATTAGGGGTTGATGGTTGGAGATTTTTGAGAGCAAAACATAGCGTGGTTGATGATCTTCTTCGTTTGATCTTGGTTTCTGGTGCCGCGATGTCTGAGGTTGGTATGTCGAATAAGATGAAATATGTAAAATATCAGTGCTGTAATGATCTTATTCCAATGTTAAAGGGGATGGCTGGGAAAATGGCAGCTAAAACAAGTTTTTTCCGTATTTATGATCCGTCAAAGCCATATGAAGGCTTCAATACCGGCATTTCTTTCGTTCTTCGCCACTAAATAGTGCGCAATTCCTTTGTCGTTGTATAATCTGCGCATGGAACTAGATGAAAAGAACACAAAAGCACGTAGCGCCTACGAAGCGGCGCTTGAGCGTGCATCTAGGGTAAAAACTACTGAATCAAAACAAGTCGTTGGCAATATTGCTCCGATTGACTTTGATGAGGATGGATTTGCCGTTACTGACCATGTTTCTATACAGAACGTGTCCTTCTCTCATATGTCTCAAGTTCCAGGATTGATGACTGATGATGTTTGCCGTGCTGGTTTAGATCTTCATTCTGTGGGATTTCAATTGGAGGACATAACAGAGATGCCTACACTTCCCGATCCAGAGCCTGAAACATTTGATGTTTGCGCTTATTGGGGTGGTCCAATGTTTGATTATGGTGGATACGCCAGAATGAATCGAACCTATATTATGGGACTTAATTCTATGGGAGATATGATTAAGACTATTCCCATGGAAACGATTTGCAATGTAAATAAGCGGACAGAAGATTTTCTCAGGTCATTGTCATCGATAAAATTGTCGAATAAATACCCACGAGTTTATGGAATGACCATTCCCGATGTAATTGCACATGCGGGAAGGAAGATACTTTACACAATGATGGAAACATCCATTAGGATACATCCAGAGTTGGTTGATCGCTATAATATGGCTGACGAACTGTGGGTTCCTTGCACATGGAACGAAGAGGTCTTTCGTGAGTCTGGAGTGCTTGCGCCAATAAAGGTACTTCCTCTTGGGGTTGATACTGATGCGTTCTGTCCAGAAGGAGAAAAAATTTCTCTTCCAGGCGGCTCGTTTAAGTTTTTGAGCGTGTTTGGCTGGAGCTATCGAAAGGGATTTGATATCATGATCCAAGCCTTTCTTGAAGAGTTTTCAAAAAAGGATGATGTCAGTCTGATTATGTCTACTAGGTTTGAGGGGCAGGCTGGTAAAAAGCAGAGAATTTTGTCTGATTTTAAGCACGTTAGGTCGCTTGTTCATAAAACCGATGGAGAACTTCCTCATATAGCCCTGCATAACGACTATACCGCCGACGTAGATATGCCTAAGTTATATCGTTCCTGTCATTGCTTCGTATTACCGTCACGTGGTGAGGGGCAGGGGTTGCCGTACATGGAGGCAGGCGCGTGTGGTATTCCAGTGATAGCATCGGATCATGGCGGTCAGCGAGATTTTCTTGATTCCGAGGTGGCTTATATGGTTCCGCCAGATGGCTATTTCACCAGTCGCAGAACTGATCCTCCATTCCGGAATATGTCATGGATTTCTCATTTTTATGAAAATCAACAGTTTCCAGAGTATGGAAGAACCGCCATTGACACTCTTCGACATCATATGCGTACAGTATATGAAAATCATTCTGACGCATTGAAAAAAGGAGTGAAGCTGAGGGATCGTCTCGTTGAAAAATTTGATTGGCGGTTATGCGTTGAACGTGTTCATTCAAGGTTATCAGAGATATGTCGAGAGGTTAACCCGTGAGGATTGTCAATAAGAAGGGAATGTGGATTGAGATTTCTGATATTTCAATCAGAGTTCCACCCGCATCTAAGGGAGCCATCAATATTGATGATGGAATTGCCAGTAAGTCAACTGAATTAAAATCTCTTATTGCCTCTGGAATAATAGAAGTGGTAGGAAAAAGCGTGGGCGGCATACATTGCGCCGCAGTTTCAGGGAATCGTTTTCATGTCGTTCCATCAACAGACGTTTGGTCTAAATCAGGCGTGAAATACAAATATGATGACGAAGAGTCTAAATCTCCGGTAAAATCTCCTGTAACGTCTGTCGATCAAGCAAAGACTATTAGAAAAGGTGGAGACAAACGATTTGTCATAGGTCGTGCTGTCGATACATCAATAACAATTGAGGGGCTTGGGTTAACTTTAGGTAAACAGCGTGAAGTAGCTGTGTTGTCGGCTCAAGATTATTTTTCTGAGGTAGTGCAGAAATCACTTCATAATAAGCAAATTCGTCTAGTGAGAGTTGAGCAATGTTTTGATGGTGAATGGGTTGAAATGGATAAAGCTCTCGCTGATCCCTCCTCAATATTGGCATCTCCTGGGCAGCCTTGTGTGTTCTGGGAAGGTCCGATATTTGATGGTGGTGGATATGCAAATATGAATCGTCAGTACGTTTTTAATCTCGATCGCCTTGGCGTATGTGTGAAACCATCTTTAATATCAACCCTCATGGATGTTGAGGAAGGAGTTAAAGATAAATTGATGGCGCTTTCCAGAAATATGATTCCACTTCAAAGTCCTAAAGTTTACGCCACAAATGTACCTGGAAAACATTGCGGCAGAGTTATTGCTTACACTATGATGGAGACTGAGAATAAAATCCACCCCACACTTGTTCATAGGTTGATTGGGGCTGATGAAATTTGGGTTCCCTGTGAATGGAATCGACAGGTTTTTGCTGCCTCTGGAGTTAAGTCAAGTATGCGTGTAATGCCTCTTGGCGTTGACTCAGAAACTTACGCTCCACGTGATAGAAGCGTGCTTTTTGCTGGTGGAACAAAGGGGTTTGTTTTTCTTAGTGTATTTAATTGGAACTGGCGTAAAGGTCCGGACGTCATGATTAAGGCTTATTCGAGAGCTTTTACGTCCAGAGATGATGTAAGTATGGTTATGGTTTCGAGGTTTGTTGGTCAAAAAAGTATGTCAGCTAAGATATTTGAAGACATAAACAACTATGTTCGAGGAGAGAAAAATAAAGATAAACCCCACCTCGTTCTTGTTGATGACGTTATTCCGACCTTTATGATGCCGTTAATCTATAATAGCGCTTCCGCCTGTTTACAGATAAGTCGAGGAGAGGGGTTTGGACTTCCTGCGTGTGAAGCGATTGCGTCTGGTGTCCCATTGTTGGCAAGTGATCATGGAGGGCATCGTATGTTTTTGAACGCCGATATTGCCACTCTTGTCCGCCCAGATCGAGTGAAGCTTGTTGATAAGTCCATAGAGTGGATAAGCCCATTTTATCATGGAATGGAATTTGTTGATTATAGTGACAGGGCGATAGATGAAATTGCGCAAAAGATGCGCTGGATGTATGAAAATCGAGAAAAAACAGCCGAAATGGCAATTTACGCCAGACGTAAGATAGTTGACGAGTTTAATTGGGAGAGATGCGCCGAAAATGTTAAATCAAGACTTATGGAAATACAGCCTTGAAAAAAGAGAGAGTAGTGTCATGGCAATAAAAGTTGTTTTCGAAAAAGAAATGGCTCCGGTATGTCTTCCGGGGTGTGTTATCTGCGTGGAGATAATTTCTTCATCCGTTGATGAAGATGGTAACGTTGTTGCGTATGTTGATGCTTGCGCATTTACATCTAAGGCAAATGGCGTAGCCCCATCTACTGTTACGTCATCTTTTATTGATAAATCTGAGTTTACTTCAACGGTTGTCACTCAAGATGCCTCTTCGTCTGTTGTAGATATTGATCAATCGGATGCCCCTTTCCTTTCGGTCGAACGGATTGACGCCACTCCAGCATGTGGATCTGACATTGGTGAGATGTTTAATTTGACTGGAGGGGAAAGTGTATTACAGGATGATTTGCAGATCTCTGTAGACGACTCGCAAGCTTCTTCCAATGAATCGTTACCAATTATTTTGGATTGTGTAGATAAAGAGCCAGAAAGTATCCCGAATCCATTGACCGCTCAATCAACTGGAGATGTCAATGTATCAGTAAAGAATGACGCTGTCAGCGATATTAAGGCAGAGCCAGTCCCTGAGTCCGCCGGGGAACCAAGTAAGGAGTCTGGCGGTGAATTAAATAAGGAGGCGTCTCAGCCTGAAGTGGTTTCATTGTTTGGGGAGCGTGGTCCGTCGTTACTCGGAGAAGAAGTTAAACCGCAAGCCGCTGCGGACTTGCCAGTTACTCCGATTGTACAAAAAACTTCTGGAATAGAAGTTGTTCTTACGAAGGAACGATTTTATGAACTTCTTTCAGCTATTGATACCTCTTCCGCAAAGAGAAATGAAGCTGCATCTTCTGCCTCTACAATGTCAAGAGAAGAAGCTGTAAAGGCTGAGGCAAATGGTCGTATTCGAACTGGATTTATTGCCTACGTCATCAATAAAGCCAAGGGGCAATTGGTGATTAATGACATGAAGATCTCCGTTAAGCATGGAGATGTGATTAATCTTGGTGGATTGTCAGCCGATAAATTAAAGGATTCAGCAGATTTGTTTGAACTTCTTTCTGCAAATTTACTGGAATTCGTCGCAGAAGACAAGGTGAAGGCTATTCGAGAGGCAGCGGCAAAAAAAATAGCTGCATTGACAAAGAGTCAAGATGATGAGATTTTTGATAGTCCAGAAGACGCTTCGATGTGGAGAAAGCGTAAGCCAGGCGCTCGTCGTAAACGCTCTTCTGACGGACGAGTTAGAAGGGCTGGAGAGGGTGATGATAGCGACGATTATGACTATGACGATAGTGATGAATGGGACTATGAGCAAGCTGAACGAGTGTCAGTCAATATGGTTCCTAAAAGATTGATGAATCGGGACATATATGTTAGCCCGGATGAAATGAATGAACTGGATAAGGTTCAGGTGGATATTGGAGTTGGTAGTGGTGCGTCCAGGTTCCCAGAAGATCTTTGAGAAAAGGAGCTAACACCACTATCTATGAAATATTGATTGATGGATATCGAGTCCTGAATTTAATTGGAGATTATTATGCCATTTAAGAAATATCATAACGAGCCATCCTGCTTGCCAAATAGGATCGATGCCGCTATGTCTTCGGCTCAAACGAAGACGGAATCGGCATTTGCCGACATCACTTCTACGGCATTGTCGAAAACCATCCATATGGATGAATTGTCATGGAAAGTGAAAGAAGTTGATCTTAATTTTTCATCATCTACCGCAAGAAGTTTTACTATCTCGAAACTTGTTGGCGCTAATATCATTCAGAACAGAAACAATAAGTTCTGGTTCTTTCTCACTGGATATGGAACCCGTCACTGTACGATTCCTTCTGGGTTTTACTCTGATTCGACTTTCCCAACCGCTATTAAGGCTGCGTTGGAGGCTGCGTTTGCTGATTCCAGTTTGACATTCACAGTGTCGTATGTGCTTAGGAAAATGAGAATTGTGGCATCTACCCCAACCGCCATGAGGTTTGTGTACGAGATGACGGGAATGCCTCATGCTTATAGTACAGCGGCTGCCAATATGGGCTTTTCCGCTAATTCAGCGACTGGCACAACCGTCAATGCTGACCTTGCCACTGATATTGGAGTAAGGTACGATATCATTGCTGAGACCAGCAATACGGCATTGAGTTACGTACTGAATGAGCCGATAGAGATGGATTCTGATTCAGCTCTTTATGCTTTCACTGGAACTGCCGCTGTGTCTGTGTCGTTGCGAGTGTCGTACGGCGCATAACGACATCCTGGAGGGTTGATTATGGCAGTGCAAGACAGGACGAATGCGGTTCAGGGTGAAGTCGTTCGATTGTTTCGAACATTCATCTACAATGGTAATTTCTACCCTTTTCAAGTCGGAAGTGAGCCTGTTGTTGAGATCGTTAGGGAAGACGGTCACGTACTTGCCACAATTACCTCAGAAGTGGAGAGGATTGGGCTCTACTATGCAGATTGGACGGTTCCTGTAGATCTTCCGATAGGAAGGTATTATGATCGATGGACCTATGCGTTTGTCAATCAGGAATCAAAGACGGAAATGACGTATTTTGACGTTAATAAGTCTGATACATTCATGTCATTTTCGGCAAATTCCGTATCAATGGCTGTCAGTGATAAAATGCTATCGATGATTTATGCTCTCAATAACGATTTTATCTATGAAGTACAGCACATTCCATTGTATTGGGAACAGTTGAACAGGACGGAAGATTCTACGAAGTTGAACGCAGCCTATCGAAATTGGAACCCTGATCCTAAGCCGATCGTTCGAGTAAATGGCGCAATGCTCGTTAACGGGTGGATTGCCGATTATGCGGGAGGAAATGTATTTTTTGCTACACCTCCCCAGGAAACGGATGATGTTCTCGCCAGTTACAACTTTGCATATTTTTCACAGGCTGATCTGGTTGGGTTTTTGACTGAGGGATTACGAGCAATGAATGCTATTCCTCCAGCGTCATATACCTATGCTAACATTCAGCAGATTCCTAGACATTGGGAATATGGTATTTTACTGGTTGCCGCAATACACGCTTTACGCCGCATCATTATGGGGTTGTCATTCCAGGAAATAGCAATTATTTTTGGTGAAGATCCTGAAAGGGCGAATGCGGCGTACCAGAAGTTTCAGACGCTTTATCAAGATTACAATACGTTGTGGCTAGAGATATCAAAGGGTATCAAGAAGACCTTGCCGATGATGGGCGTTAACGTGCAACCGGAGTTTACCCTACCTGGAGGTAGGGCTCGATGGTTCAGGTACTTATACACCACAACCGCAGGTGGTTGAATAGTCGTTTTTTCAGGCTATATTGATGCATGTTCATCAAAGAATCACCATCTTTATCGTCTCTTCTGTCCGATCGGATGGATAAAAATATCGCCGAAGTTACGCTTAACTTCGTTGATCGTCCGATATTTTATGGTAGCGGCTCCTTTTCTAAGAAGAAAAGATTTTCCAGCACAGGAGAATATGTTGCTATTTTAGTTAAGAACCGATGGACGGTCGATGATTTTGTTGAGCATGGCTATTCAAAACATCAGGTTTCCTTTCTTAATTGGTTTTGCCGTACGGGAGGAAATATTTCAGAGGAGTTGTTTAAGAAGGAGTATGCGGAGAATTTTCTTGAGTTGAATGATATTGCCGATAAGTATGATATCCCGCGTGGACATATTGGTTTTCTTCGTGAATTGTATGGAGTTAAAAGGATCGGACATAAGGGGCTTGTACGCGGTCGCGAAACGATTCCGTTGACCTCTTTTCAGAGATCTGTTGTTGTTGGATTGTTGATGGGGGATGGGCACATTGATGAAGGTGGCGCATTGCGAGTAAAGCATGTCCCATCTCAATCTGCTTATTCTCTTCATTTGAATGAGGTGTTTGCCGAACACGTGCGTTCTGACGTGGATGTAACTGTTAATTATGATGATCGTTTTGGTAAAATGTTTGAATCTCATTGTTTTCGAACCAGGAACCATTATCAGTTACTTAAATTTAGGGATATGGCGTATATTGATGGAGTAAAGATATTAAATGAGTCTTTTCTGGCGGAGATGAATGAAATATCGTTAGCATACTGGATGATGGACGATGGATACATGAGGTTTGATGGAACTACTCCGATTGAAGTCAGGATTTATAGCTGCTCATTCAGTGAAGCAGAAAATGAGCGCCTAGCTTTGTTCCTTCGCAATAGGTTCGACATACATATGGTTACGAACTGCAAGGAGAAAAAGAAGAATTACTATCTTTGTGGTGGACCGTCAGCAGCAAGCAGGATGATTGAGATTATTCGCCCATGGATCATAGAATGTATGCGATATAAGATCGATGGTTCTATATCTAGGAGAGCTGTTCCAAGGCTTGAGTCTATACCAACAAAAAGTAAATATATAGCGCTCTCTGATGTAGACAGAAAGAAGCTAGTCGGAGAAATATTTTGCCATTATCGAGATTATGGCTTTCCGTATATTGATTTGTCAGATGAAGCTGTTGATTGCTCTTTGTCGAGGATAAAGAACTGGACAAAGAGTCATTTGCTGTCTGATGACGTGAATATAAAATGTAACTCCATGTCAACTGATGTGATTTGGCATTTTCAAAGGCATATGTTCAGCATGGGAACACGCGGATCGCTGTCTCCAATAGAGATTTTTAATGATGATGATTTGTTGATGGATGCGATTGATAGAAGGTTAATGTACGGCGGGACATGCACTGCGGCTGGAATGAGAAGCGCCTTGAAAGAATATCGTAGCAATCGGTCCGTTGGAAATTTCCTTCCTTCTGCAGCTAGGGCGATAATGTACCTCATGGAATGCGATAATAGTACGAGAGTTCTTGATTTCTGCGCCGGATTTGGCGGCAGGCTACTTGGATGTTGCGCTCATGAAGTTGCATCGTATACCGGTATTGATCCATTGTCGGAAAATTGTCTTGGGCTAGTGAAGATGTCTTCTTACTTTAATAAAACAAAATGTGTGATTCACAATGAGGCGGCAGAAGATGCCTTGAAACATATATCGGGAGAATATGATCTTATTTTCACGTCGCCTCCGTATTTTGATAAGGAAATTTATGCAGCCGATGAAAGTCAATCATATGTTCGATATCCGGACTACAAAAAGTGGTTGTTTGAGTGGTTGATTCCAGTGTGTTCGGAAGCATGCTTGAAGTTATCTTTGCATGGACGCTTTGCATTGTCGATTGGGAAGTCTGATGAGCATGATGTTGCAGCCGATTTTTTGTCATCGTTTGATTGCATGAAGTTATCCAGAACAATTATTATGGAAACTCCAGTTATTTCTTATCAAAGAAAGAATGGAGCCAAGAAAAATGAATATGTATATGTATTCGAAAAATGGTGATGAGTCATGTCCTGGATGAAAAAATATTCTCAAAGCATTGTTGATGACGCAAGTGATTGTGAAGACATTCAATGCTTAAAAAACATACTTGATAGTCGTGTCATCCCTTATAAAGAGACGGATCTTTCTGATTTTAACGTTAAGGTTTTGTCTTTTGAGGTTGACGGTCAAATTTTTATCACTGATGTTGAATATATCGACATTGAGGAGATAAGAAACTTTTTGCCATCTCTCTCTCTCCGTCAATCTAGTATAGAAGATTATTTTAATCGTGTTTTTGGGTCTCCATGGATGATTGATTTTAATAATTTCGGATACGATGGAGATCAGTATGGATATCACGTTACTGATACAGAAAAAATTGAGTCAATCATGCGTGATGGCTTACAGCCAAAAAATAATACGAGGGGAATTAGTAACCGTGGTGTTGGTGCGGCTGTTTTTATTTCCGTTGGATTCCCTACGTATAGTGGAGAAGTGATGTTGCGGATCGATATCCCCGGCATGATGCATGACAATTATCTTCCTGATGCTAGTCTTGAACCAGATGTTGTTGAAAAACTTGTTATGGAACATATCGCCAGTAGGCTTGGAGATAGACAATATCAGTATGATTTAGAAAGTGGGACGGAAATGAATACAATTATTGTTTATGGCGTTATTCCGCCAAAATATATTAAAATTGAGGAACGTGATGTATAAATCTGCGGCAATCAGTAGGTTTAGAGAATTGAAGGAGAAAAAGACGCCGAAAGGTCGTCACTTTCTTTTTGAGATGCGTAGCGACGATGGATATATAGGATACCTTGTCAATCGTATTCCGTATAATGGAGACATAATTACCGATCCTGGAAAGATGTATGGTTTGGTTAAGGACTATGGTGGAGAGCCTGGGAAAAAGGTTGGAAGTTATGTCGTCAACTGGAATGCAGTTGATCGTGTTCTTGGCGGTGAAGATACGGGAGATGCCGAAAGGGTTGATCTTACTTCTACTCCAGTTGCCGATCCTCCAGAAGAGTTGAAAAAACAGGTCCAGCCTGATCTTCTTGGGCTTGTTGTGGAGGAGGTTCCAAAAAAATGGAATAGTGGAGTTGGACATTGGGCATCAACAGTTGTTGCTGACACTTGGACAAAAGGTCAAGTGTATTGCAGTGAAGATGGCTGTTATGATGTTGGTCGTCTTTTGGATGAGGTAAAATATAATGAGGTTGTGCCGACGAAAGTGTCGAAACTTTCCGCTCAATTGAAAGAAAATTCTTGGGGAGAAGATGAGTCTCCGTTGAGTCCGTTTGATGTAATGTCTGCTCCTACATCATCTGAAGTTAACATGAAGCATATGGCGAAGATAAGGACTGCTGATTTATCTAAGCCGATTTTGATCAGGTTAAAAGATGGTGTGGTTATTGATGGTAATCATAGGCTGGCAAGAAGTGTTATGGAGGGGCGTGATCGAATTAATTCAGTTTATGTGCAGGAAGAACAGATGGCAAAGGCAAAAATTTGAGGAGGTTTTAGATGATACGGGCGATGGTTGTGGCAATGTTGTTGATGGCGATGAATTGCTCCTGCAATATTCTTGATTCCACATCGGAAAAAGTTAGTTCTATCACCAGTGAAGAAAGGGACTTTCTCAACAAAACGAATGAGAAAGCCGTAGAAAAAGAGACTGGAGTGGATGCCATCACTGCTCCGGTTGAGGTTTATGACCAGTATATTCCAGGTATTCCCATTTGGCCAGGAGTTCGCTTTGGTGGAATATCAAAGAAAGTGAATGTGATACCTCCTCCTGTTGATGCGCAGCAAAGTTTTGAGATGAGGATGACTCAACATCGTATTGAGCAGCGTGTTTATTGGTCGTCAATGATCAATAAGGGGATTATGCTCGGATTTGTCGTGGGAGTCATCGGTATTATAATTCGAGTTTGGGCTGAACTCAGGGTTGGATCGAGGATAGCTGTTGGTGGATTTGGCTTTTTGTGCTTATGCGTCGCTTGCCAATGGTATTTCGATTATATTCCATACATTGCGGTTGGTTTTGTGCTATTATTTATCGTTTATATGATATGGGAGATATACGATGAAAAGTCAGATGATCGATGCGAAAGTGAATTGGCGGCTACTGTGGAGATATTAAAAGAGAAAATTAGAGATAAAAACTTAGGTCATCTTTGGGAAGAGGCTAAGGAAGAGGTTCTTCATAGTAAATTTACTGAAAAGAAGGTTGCTTCATTCAAAAAGAGAGTGGAAAAAATTAAGAAGAGCGTGGAAGAAGTCGTGCATCGTAAGATGGAGGCGTAGCTGAGAATCCTGTTGTCGTTTCGTCTCCGTTCCATCTCCAAATGAGGGTTCTTCCTTCTGAGGTCATAAACCATCCTTCGATTATGATCACACCTTGATGGATCATATCGTGTACATTTGGGGAAATCCATGCTTTGTTCCAGTCGCTTTCTGCATCATTTATTTCACGACCATGTATATGGTGCTCTATGAGCGGACCGACATAGCCGCTGATGGGGCATTTTTTCACCCCTGATCTCATGGATTTTCTGACTGCTTTTTTGGACATGCAGGATTTTTTGTTTGTTTTGAGGTAATTTTGTTTGATTATACAACGGGAATAATTCATGGATTGGTTAGACAGATACGCTCAGTCATCTATTCCGGAAGGAGTTAATCCAGCCGGAGACGAAGGCGTTTCTACCGGTACGACATATGCAGATCCAGATGAAGAACAGCAAGCTAAGGTTTTTGATGGCAAGCACGTTAACCAAGTAATCCTTGAGAGCATCATGAGACCAATGGATGCCATACCTAAAGATGCAATGAAATACATGATGGATGCCAGCGGTACGCCACTTGGAAGATTAATAGTAGATCTGTCTATCGATAGCCGCTTAAAGCCATTTGTAAACGTTGTAAAATCATACATAGAAGACGGAATTTGGGCGGTTGTTGAAACTGGCTCAGAGGAAGGACTATCCGCCTTGCAGAAATGGTATAACGACATGAGCGTTTACACCGGAAACCGTGACGTTTTCGGGTTATCGTCTAAAATAACAACTGATCAAAATCTACTTGGAGTGATTTGAATATGGAAAAGAATGGGAATAACATTATGCAGGGTGCGTCATTCAATGTTCTCGCTCTCAGTAAGGTGAAAACTTCTGAACCGAAGAAAGAAGCGACTCTTGGAGACTTATTTAAGTGCGTTACACTCTTGTCTGAAGCGTCCGTTTCTCTTGGTGAATATGCAATGGCGTCAAATGATGAATTTACCGACAAGGTGAATATGTACCTCGACGGACTCGTAAAGGTGCAGCAAGGCATGCTAGACATTGCTAAAGAAAAGGTAACACAGGTTCATACGAAGAAAGCACCTGAAGTTGTTACTTCTCCGGCAGTTGATCAGCCAGTTATTACTCCAGCTAAGGTATAACTAACCTGGAGGATTCCTGCTATGAAGATCTGGAAGCTTGCTTTAGATAATGCAAATACAGACCGCATTGATGTTGATAAGGCAATGGATATTCTTCGTGGATATGGAAAGATTCTATACGAAGAAATAGAGAAAGCTGCTTCTGGACTCACGGCGGAAAAAAAGGCAATTGATGCAGCCTTGTCAGCGGGTGGGTTGCGAGATGCTGATGTTGGGAATCTTATTTCGAAGTATGAGGATATCGCCAAATCCCTTCAGTATCTTGGTTCTATTGCTGATTTATTGATCGCGAACGATCCAGTTAGATGGGCGGAAGCAAAGACAACTGGAATTGGTAAAAAAACACTGAAGTCCTTTTCGACTCCTGGAGCGAGTCTTGGCGGACAGCAAGTTAATGCCCCATCTTCGTCTGCGGTTCCGACACCACCTGCCGGACAGCCTACCGCATCAACTACACCAACTCAACCGCAATCAACTCCACCAGCAGCGTCTCCAGCTCAATCTCCAGGGCAATCATCTACTCCAGCTATAAGTCAGCCTCAAGGAGCGGATTCTAGCGAAGCTGCCGTTGAAGAGAGTGTTGAAGAGAAGGAAGATCCGGCTGTTACGGCGAGAGTGTCGGAGAGGTTTAATGAGACTATCTCAGAAATAGCCAAAAAAGCCAACGATGAGTGGATTTCTCCGTTAACTTACAAGGATTTAGTAAAGTCGGTAAATTCTCTACAGGAAGCTATTGTTCCTGGAGAAGGAAGGGCATTTTATCCGTCAAACTCAATTCAAGATATTTACAATGTCTTAAAATTTTATTGCGTGTATAAGGAGTCTATAGACGATATTGCAAAATATGACGAAGTACCTGAAACCATTCTCTTTGATGAAAAGAGAATTGATGATTTTTACAGGGAGGATGGTCGTTATTTGGTTAACCAAACCATAGAGGAAATTAAGAGTCAGGGAAACTCAAAGAAATATTTCTCAGATAGTATTTTCAAGCCCGTGATGAAATACGTGCGTCAGGTAAGCGGTAGGGAAAAGACTGAAAATAGGGTTGTCGCTTCTATATATCGTATCCGTAAAGTGTTGGCGGCAGAGTCTGCTGATACTTCTGAAATGGCTTCTACGCCTACTACGTCGACTGCGACTACTCCTATAGATACTATAAAGAAATATAACGACAATTTCATGGTACATGTTCAACAGATTGCTAAGCACATTGCAAGTGTGTTTCGCGGTGTGTCAAAATACATTGATCGACCAGAAGTATCTAGCAATCAGGCTTTGTACGAAATGCTCAATACCGTGTTGAAAACACTTCGCTGGTCAGCCTCGATTGTTGCCAATATGATAGACGATAATGCATCGTCTTCTAGTTTCTGGACTGAGGTAAAGACGAATGGATTAAAAATGATGGGTCGAGATGATATCGCCAAGAAACTTGTTGCAGGGGATATTGATCCAAATGATATTTTGAGTGCGGCGATTACGAAGGCAGAAGAGAAAATAAAGCTAGATGATAGCGATTCTGAGTCTTCTCAGACTCCCGCCACCTCCGCTACCACAACTCCCCCTACTGCATCTACTCCTGTGCCTGTCGCACCCCAAGTGGCTGCACCCCCAGACGCTAATCCGTCCACTCAAGTTTCCGATACCTCTAATCTTCCTTTTGGTACTTTTATAGGGACTGACGAATACAACAAAATTAAGGCGATTATTGACAGATTAAAAAACCAAGGAAAAAAAGGTGGCTTCGTTAATTTGCCTGTAGAAAAAAATGACAACGAGACCGATTCAGATTTTTCCAGTCGTATTAATGGATATAAAGATCTACTTAGTAGATATAATGAAACTGTAATAGATGGATGGAAAATTAACATTGAAAAAGATAATCTATCTTTCCTAAAAAGTAAGGAAGGCGAATCTTTTGATTATTTGCAAGGAGCTATTGTATATGATCCTACAAAGATTACTGACGTAAGGCATTTACGTAACCCTCAAAATAGACCGGCGAGAACAAATATTATTCGTCCACCAACAAATTCTCCAAATATTGCAGTAGCACCTGCAGAAAATAGCTCTTCTCCTGAAGCTAATGCTCCTGACGGAGTCGCTTCATGATTCTTTCTTTGAAATGCGGTAAATGCGGATTCCCTAGCATGGCGTCAGAAGACACCGTGGCGTGTGAAATAGATTTTCTTGAGTCGAGAATCTTGTATGTTTGTCCAAAGTGTAAGCATCATAATGTCATGCAAGTTCGAAATGATAAAGTCGATAAGGAAGCAGCCAAAAGATCTGCTCTTCCTCAAATTGGAATAATGAGAGGTTGATTTGTCCCTTTTTGTGGACGGTAAAAGGGTGGGGGCAAAATTCAGCTCGGATTCTGTCTATGAAAGAATAGAAAGACTTATCATGGATCACCCGAGTGGTTTTGACGTTTCCGGCTTCACTGAGCGAGATCTTTTCTATATTCGGATAGCCATGACAAAAATAGCCATGATCAATATTTCCAGGATACTGTCAAATGACCCACTCAAAGATCTTGATATGAGTCGTGTTTTCGAAGAACAATTCATCGAGAGAAGAAAATGTTAAAGTGGTTGGTTAAGAAGGTTGTACAATACGCGATAGAGGAATTGTATTCGTCGGATATGTTTAGAAGGCTTCTTTTGGAGGCTTTCCGATCGTCCGTCGTTAATCGCTCCTCAGAAATGATTCCCTCCGTTTTTGGAGGTGGTCATGTCGAGGAAAAAGATATAGATTCCTTAGCTGTAGTCGCAAAGGCATTTGGACAATCTACCGCCGCCAAGGATGCGGAAATTTCTGGAGATTTATCTAGCTCCGAAAAGGTAGTGAAGTCAGGTGGCACGAAAAAGATGATTGACATGTTGAGTACCATAGGAGAATGAAGATGGCAAAAGCCGAAAAAGAAAAGCATCAATACCTTCCAGGAGTTGGTCTTGACGTTGGCACTGCTAACTTGGTCGTCAGCAGGCAGACAAAGGATGGCGATTTTGTTAATACGACGTGTCGCAATATGCTATATGAAATTCCAGCCGGTGATGAATCGACTGATTTACTCACTAGAGGAAACTATCTGTACGCCAAGTGTGATGACAAATATTTCGTCATTGGAAAAGACGCCCTTTCACTTGTAAATGCTCTTGGAAAGGGAGAAGTGATGCGTCCTATGCGTGATGGACTGCTTAACCCGGAGATCAAGCAGAGTCAAGAGCTTTTGTTCCACATTATCAAGGCTTTGGTTGGCGTGCCGCAGTTCGATGGAGAACCGATAAGGTTTTCTGTTCCAGCCAATCCTGTAGATGAGCCGTCGAAAAACAACATTTTCCATCAAATGATCATTCAAAACTTCCTTTCGTCTCTCGGTTTCAATGCCATTCCATTGAACGAAGGTCTTGGAGTTGTTTATGATTCAAATCCGTTGATGCGCACAGAAGATGGTGATGTCCCTCTTACTGGTTTTGGTATCTCAATGGGTGGCGGTATGTTCAATGTAGCTGGCGCGTATAAGGGATTGAGCGTTTGCGAATTTTCTGTGACGAAGTCTGGAGATTATATTGATCAGCAGGCGGCAACGGTTACTGGTACGCCAGTGTCGAAGGTAACGAAGTACAAGGAAACGAAGCTGGATTTAGCTAAAATTGATTTTTCAGATAGGCTTGCCGCTGCCCTTTCCATCTATTATGATGAGACGATTTCAAGGGCGATTACTAATATTCGCCGTGAGTTGAAGAAGTCTCAGCGTGAGTTTGATGGACCGTGCGAGATAGTTCTTGCTGGTGGTACGTCTATGATCCCAGGAGTTGCTGGTAGATTCAAGTCTATATTAGCAAAAGAAGAGCTTCCGTTTGAGGTTCTTGATGTGAGGATGTCAGTCAATCCTTTTTATGCTGTATCTCAGGGCATGTGCTTGAGAGCGAGGAGTGACTACGAAAAGTCCAAATAGGGGGTTTTATGTCGTATGCGTGCTTGGATGATATTAGAGCAATTTTGCCAGAGAACATAACGATTGGAAATATTATTGGTCCTAGCGTAACGGCACCGACCAGGAGCACTATTTCCGTACAGGTAGCTGAACGTTATTTGCTTTTTGCCATCCAGCACGTGGACGCGGCTCTTTCTTCGGTGTATTTAACTCCACTTAAAAGAGTTACTGTAGCTAGATCTCCGATAGTCCATAACATGCTTCCATCGTCAACGGACGTTATGGTTGATGACATTACGAAATTTAGGGTCGGGGAATGCGTTAGATTATCAGATACAAATGGCAGTGAAATTGGTCGGATTGCTAATATCCCTACTTCTTTTGATGAAGGTAGTGGCATGAAGTGTAACACAAGGCATTTAACCCTTGCCAGCCCAACCATGAATGCATATGACGCTGGAAGTGATGGTGTCATTGAAATGCTTGTTTATCCAGATCCAGTTACTCCAATGACGGCAAGATTCGCCGCTTCATTCATGTACGATAAACTTTTCTCTTCCGATGGTTCTCCTGATGTGAGTAATTTTGGCAAGACTATGAGAAACAGTGCAAGAGAAAGTCTCGATAATATTCTAATAGGAGTGACTCGCCTAAAGGGGCAGCAGTATGTCGGGAAACGGTTTGTTCGCCAGCAGTTGTATGACGGCGTTAAAGTTCCTGTAGAATACTCTAAAGGACAGGAAAAGGAATAATCAGGATGATAGATCCGCTCATTGACGCAATGAATGATCTTGTGAGCGGTTTTGTTGCCGCGATGCATGAAGTAAAGGCGGATTATCTTGCGCCTAAAAATAAATTCATCAAGACGAGAATTATGCATCCTATGGTGTACAATAGCGATGAAGAAGCAATAGAACATGACCTTTCAACCGAATTTGGAAGAGTTATGTCGATGATAGGTGACTTTAAATGATAGCAGCAGAACAAGTAGTTGACGGCATCATAAGATTGATCCAGAAAAATGTCGTTGCGAGAACCCCCTTTATAGCAGACGTTATGGCTGGCAGTCAAGACATTATGGTCGACGATACTCTCCGCTTTGATGGCGCAAATGAGATTCTTCTGATGGATAATAGCGGCGGAGCAATGGAATATCACACCGTATTGACGAAAACAGACACAAATCATATCGTTTTGCTTAATCCGGTTGGGCGAGATTTCAGAGTTTCTGACGCCGCTGTCATACAGAAGGCGATTGGTAATATCCCTTTGTTTGAAAACGGGGTTCTTTTTGGTGATAGAGAGGTTATTCCTAATACTGGAGTAGTCGTAACTGTTGAGCCAGTTTCATTGAATAACGAATGGCTTTACGTTCAAGGTGGGCTGAGCGAGAATCATAGCATATCTATCATGTGCTATGTAAAATCTGACGCTCATGAGAATGCGTTACGAGTAGTGATGAAGTATGGTGATTGTATTTATCGCTTGTTGAATGAGAATATTCACCTTGATGTTGTTAATGACACAACTCCATTGATTTCCGATTTATCTCCACTTGGAGACCGTGTTTTTATTCCAGATACAACAGCTTGGCAGGCTGATGGTCAGGCAAGATATGAGGTCCAGGACAATAATAGTGCTGAGATAGACTTCAGTATCGTTGAGGTCATGGGTCCGACTGAGCTTAGGTTGAATCGCATTAGGTATAATTCGTATAGAGTTGCCGACAAGGCAAAATTTCTTCGTCGTGTTGCCTATATGTACGACAGTAGAACTACGGATGTTGAATGGGGTACTGTTTCTAAGAACAACACACTTTTTAAGGCTGCCAAATTGACGTGGTTCGGCAAGAATATCGATGAACATGGATTCCCACAAGTAAGCAAATCTTAGGATTAAAAGATGGATGGATTGATCGTCTTCTATACGAATTGCCTGCTTCCGAAACCCCTTCTCCATAAAACGCTGACGTCCGCGATTAATGCAGCTTCGTCATATGGATATGGCTTGGTGATATCTTCTCATATGCCTGTCTCCGACAGGACGACCAATTGTTCCGTTGATTTTGACGGTCTGGTTAATGACGAGCCCAATAAACATTTGGCGTCGTTCATGGGTAAGTTTGACTTGAAAGTTTCACTTCCGAGGAGCGCTATTAATGTTGTCACTGGTATGTTGGTATATTCACCAGAAACTATTTTGTCTCAGATTGTTCACGCCCTTGAAATATCTCAAGTAGACCGAAACAAACCAGTTATTTTATGGGAACATGATGTTATGTACCCTCCTGGGTATGTTGAGGCAATGTCAGCACCAATCAGGAATGGCGTGGATTATTCCGTTTATTATGATCATGTATTTGCAGACAGAGATGGGTTTTTCAAGCCAAAGATCCATTTTTGGCATCTGAGCAGGTACGCCGCGAAGATCAGTGCTCTGCATTCCCATTTCAACACAAAAATAAGGTTCAAGTCAACCGGAATTTTAGAGCCAGTTCCAAGAGAGTTTGATAATGGAGAAGCAGGTTCAGGAGATATAGTTGACAGCTACGAAGTCGTTCATGGTCTTCCAGTTCTTGACTTTAAGCATGGGGCAAACGCCGCTGGTCAAATTCTCGTTGATGAGCATGCTGATGCACATCCGCAATGGGGCTTGTACAATGGAGATATATCCGGGTTGTTTACGGATGATAATTATTCTGATTTTCTTCAAGCAAAACCTGATGTCGGATATGGGTTATTTATTGCGAAGTCGGAAGACGAATGGTGAGTTATGATCGGTTTCTTTCAAACCGGCGGGATCGGCGATGCAATACTTGGAACTTCTGTTGTGCGAAACCTACATGACATGTATGGTGAGGTGACTGTTTTTTACTGTGATCATTTGGTTCCGCAAGTATATCAAGGAATGGAGTTCGTATCTGACATTGTCAGGTCAGATATCTCTAAGTTTAGAGATCGTGACTATATATCTCGATTGCATCCTAAAATTGATTTTATCGTATTCAATAAATTCAGAAAGAGTGTGGATGGCGAGTTGAACTTTTTCTTCCCGGTTAAAGACTCGTCAGTTGAATTGTGCCGAGAATATGGGAAAAAATACGTTTTGGCTCTTTCTGAGAAAATGGGAGTGAAAATCAACTCAGTTTACGATATTTCTCCATCAAGTTTAATTGGACTTTTCAATTCAGAGGATGATTATTTTTCTGATTGGCATAGGTTTGGATTGAATTGCAGCTATGATGGAGTGTCGATTCCGATATACGAATACACCAGGCAAAGAAATTTATCTATATCTCTTCCAGAGAGATTTATTATTTTTCATGACAGTAGGTCTCCAATTAATGGTCAAAGCGCCTATCCATTGAAGGCATGGGCTGTTGATAGATGGAGAGAATTATATTCGATGGTTGAAGGGTTGGGATTGCCAGTAATTCAATTTGTGTCTGGTGGGCAAAAAGTTTTTTGTGATGGCATCATTCCGCATTATGACGTAATTGGTCGCGATGCTATGTTTCAGGATTATTTATACCTATTGAGTCGAGCTGACGTTTACATTGGTACTGACTCGTGGCCAGCTCATGCGGCAATTTTTATAGATCATCCGAAATATATCTTACTGAAGGGGGCGGTTTCTCGTCGATGGGATCATGGTGGAAGGTTTTCTAAGATTATACGAATTGGAAAATGTCAGGCGTGCGAAGGTCCGGCTGTAAGCTCATCTTTTTGTTTGTCGCAAGATAAAAATGGATGTATGCAAAAGATTACAGCCCCTATAGTATATCAAACGTTATTGGAGATGCTTCATGCATAGAATTGAGCTTGGAGAATATTCCATCTTTGCTTCTCCATCTTTGTCTCCAGATATGAGTTGGGATGGCGTAGAGCCATTCAGATGTAAGTCTGCATTTTGTATTGGTTATGAGGGGTGTGTTCCTCATGGAAATGTTAGGTCTTTACCGTATGGAATGGGGTTGCCGATCCCAGACGGTTGGATGTGTATTCCGACATCTTTCGTCCCTGAGTCTATTCCAAGTGATTTTGGAGCAGCTATGGTACGTCTTGCCGTGATTGCTGGTAAACAGAGAAAATTCTTTTCTCCAGACGTAAAAACACTCCACGCTTCTCACCCATCTCCATCTGTGATCACTGAAGTTCATGCAGTTTCTGGAGCATTAAAATACGCTGGTTCGTTGTGGCTCAATTATATCGCATCCAAGAACCCTTCTATTTCTTTGATTGATGGATTTAAGCCGCTTTTTGTTAGTGGTTTACTTGGATGGGGTACGAAAGCTGTATTTGACGCCTATGTGTCGGCGTTTTCCGATATCGGGGTTAAGTATGGTAAATTTGAGTACGATTTATTGCGTAGATTTTTTGTTCCAGATGTTGTGCTGAAAATGTTGCTTGCTGAATGCGTTGATAAAAGAAATGGCTACACTCATATTGTAGTCACAGATGGTTTGTCCATACCTGGGTGGCTACTGGAGTCTTGTGGTTTGAAAAAAGTGGTTATTTCTACGGAAGATCCGTATGCTTTGGACATATCAACTTCAATCCATTCGTATTATGACCATATCATGACAAATGAAATCTCTGTAGCTGAGGGATTTGGCGTCAACTATCTTCCGACGGCTGCTGACATGAAGCGCTGTTCATCAGCAATGAAGTTGGCTGAGTCTATGGGCGGCAAGCAATATGACGTGTGTTTTATTGGTGCGGTCTATCCGGAAAGAAAAAAAATGTTGATTTCAGTTCACGACATGTGTATGCAGGCTGGTTTGAAGATGTTTGCTGGTGGAACGTGTAAGGATGCGGACATTGTTGATATGCCGTTCTTTGTTCGCGGAGAGTTTACGACAGATAATACGTTACTTGCCCAAGCGTCATCGAGGATTTGTATTAATCTTTTTCGGAATTCGAATGGAGAGGAGTCTACTGATAATCGATTATTTAATCTTCGTGCCGAAAGTATGAACCCAAGATGTTATGACGCTCCAGCTTGTGGTTCTGCTTTGTTGACAGATTATAGGTGGGAGGTGGAAGAAATTTACGGTAATTCATGCGTTTCCGATGCTGATTCTATGGCAGAGGCAGTTTATTTACTCTCTAAGGGTGATTTATCAAAGGAAATTGCAGGTAGGCAATCGAAAGAGGTCGCAAGAGCGCATACCTATATTCATCGAGCTATTGTTTTATTAGCTTCGATGGAAAAGGGAATTGTGTTCACATAGTAGTATTTTGATAAAGAACGAAATTTGCCATCCGAAAGGATGGGATAATGGAGGAAAAAAATATGGCAAGCACGATTAAGGTCTTCGATCCTTCCACTGGAAGGCAGAAGAATATCACGTTGGACGCGGAACAGGGAGTTTTGGCTGATCAAACCGACGGAGTTCTCGATACCTATCTGAAGTTGACGGTTAGCGCCAGGACGAAGGCTGGTACGACGATTAATCCGTTTGTTATAACTGGCGAAGGCGACCTCGTCCTTGGTACGTCAAAGTATGATGGTTCAACCACTTCTTATGACAGTCTGGGCGAAGCCGTAAATGACTACGTCATGAGGATGGTACACGGTATCCCCGGACAGCCGAATACCGCGATGGACTTCTCCTCCTAATCAATTAACGAGGAGGTTACTCACATGGCTATGATTAAACCAGGATTCAGGGGCTACGCACAGATTGATAGTCCTGATCTCACGAAGTTGAAGATCAGGTTCAATACATGCTCCTTGAACGCCGAACAGCAGATCGAAGCCCCTGACATGGTCATGGGTGACGAAACCCACAATGCGTGGGCGTTCGGTAAAATCGAAGTGGCTGGATCAATCAACGGACCCGTTACTGAGAGTACCGGCGAGTTCATCGACTACCTCGAAGCTAATTACGAGGATGGCGTTACAATTAACGTCAAGTATTTCGATGGATTTACTAGAGCGTTTGCTGGTTGCAGATTAAACCAATTCACATTCAATGTGACTGCTGGTGAAGTCGTCAACTATACACTTGACATCATGGGAACAAAGTTGCTTGACGTAGACCCAGTCGATATGACTGGATTTACGAAGGGTGAAAAACTTGTCACATGGGACAAGTCGTCGTTCCGCATTCTGCAGAATAGTGGTAGCCCAGTTCTTAAACGCGATGATGACGCAGACTGGAATTCAGTCTACGAAACACTTGACTATATGGATGGGTTGCAGGCATTCCAGTTTACTGCATCGAACAACCTCCAGCGTCAATTCGTTCTTGGACAGTCGGATCTGTTTGGAGATCTGGTTGAGGGAATGAAGAACGTAGAAGGATCGATCACATCCTATGCTGGCGATGGTGGCATACAGTCAAGTCGCGATCCTGGCAAAGGTGCTAATTTCTGGGATGAATACGACGGTGATTACGCATACCCAATTCGCTTCGATATCGGTGCGAATTTCAGGGTTTATGCAGCAGTCCGTTTTGCAAGGGGAACGGCAGAATCCCAGATTGGACCTATCGTTACGACGATCAATTTCAAGGGTGTTACCACCCATGGAAAAGGGCGCGTCGAATTCGTTCTCTAATTTGTTGGAGATGGGGTTTCTGGAGGGGCGGCATATGCCGCCTCTCCTTTTTTGTGTTCATGTACTTGACTTTTACTTGGTTGAGGCTATATTTCCATTAACCAAGGAGTCACCTATGTCAGTTCAGCTATTTGGCGGTTACGGAGTCGAGCACGATTACGGCAGTCCAATTTTCGTAGGGGAGGGAGACTGTCTGTACCGACGCAGCGATTATTCCAACCCAGTTTGTACGATCAGCGGAAATATGGTCTTCCTCGGACACTGCGTGTCTGGGACCCCGCTCTGCACCGTCATCGGCGATACCGTCTATGCGACCAATGGCGGCGGCTCCCCCCTGTTCAAGATCCGGGGAAACCAGGCATTTGACGGTTTTGGCAGTGGAGCCCCAATGATCACCGCCAGTTCGGATGACGTCATGTACATCGCCGCCGCCGCCGTGATGACCCGTACCCGTAACGACTACCGTTATGCGAGCGATGCAAGGCAGGCTGAGTCGGCTTACCCTTCCACCTTCAGCAAAAATCATGATACTCTCTTCGGAAAGCCAAATGATTCTGACCAATCCGAGGAAGAGCAAGGCTCCTTCTCTTTTTCGCATCAGGAGCCATCAAATCTCGATTACCGTGATCCGTATGAGAATCTGAATGAGATCGATCGTCGGATTGTGGAGATGTACCCATGGTATATCAATGCGAGTGAAAATAGCATTCCGCCGTCACGCCTGCCGTTGATGGATTATGAAAATCTGCATCCGGATGATGACGCAAACACCATTCGTCGTCGCCATATCGTTGTTGGTGCCAACTATGTGAATCACGGCATCGTCAAGCCGAAATGGCAGATGATCGAGGCGAATCCTGTGTTTGAATATCTGCCGACAGCGGATTGGACGTGTTATTACGACGCGGTTCCATATATCTACACGCATGACGAATACATGTATGGTGATGAACAGGAAATGAAGCTCCTCATTATGCGTGCAAAGAAGTTCCGCGATGAAGCGGAGCGGCAGGCAGTTGAGAATCAGGTTGCCGTTGTTAAGGAAGCCCATCGCCGTCAGAAAGAGGATCACTTCTATTTTGACGTGCAGGCAAAGGATTTCCTGACTCCCATTTCGTTTTTTCTGATCGCCGTCTCCTACGCAGCCCACGAAGGTCCAGGTGCGTTTGTGCTCATCCCACTAGGCGCTATGGTCGCCTTTTACACTTTTTTTGAGCTGGTTATCGATGGAGTCTGTGAGATACGTGGTCATGTCGGGGCACAGCATATTCCGACCATGAATTCGTGTGGACGTTATTATGGTAAGTACAACGCAGATGTGTGGGAAATAACCATGCCAAATAAAAAATTCTTTGTCCTATTTCATTCCATTATGTGTTACCTTGTTATTATGGTTGGTCTGAAGGGATTCCTCCATCTGTGGGTCGTTATCGCCGTATTAGTGATAGCCTTTTTGGGCTTAAAGCCTAATCGGTGGATGTACCATTTCTTCTGCCTGTCGATCTGCAAAAGATGGAGCACAAACAAGAAGGTGGTGCTATTCAGATGGTGAGATGCCACGAAAATTGATGGCTGATCCAAGCAAAAGCTATATGCTCTCCGTTGTATAATCAAATAGGATAACAACGGAGTTTTTTATGTTTGTTGATAATGATAGTTTTTTTGAGAAGAGTTTTTACGCAAAAGTATATGACTCAAAGAAGGTTGATGCGGTAAAAGTACCATCTTTGCCTGATGCAAAAAGAACGAAAGAAGCTATCGCTAAGTTGGAGGGAAAGGGATTTTCTCTTCATACTGTAAAGTTTAAGATGCTGACATGGGGTGAGTATACCAGGATTACGAAAGAATGCATTAAGAATGATCCTGAGAGCATGATGAAATACCTTGATACCTACGAACATGAATTTAAAAAATTGTGCGCCGTTTTGATTGAGTGGGATTTTATGAGGGTTAATAGTGAGGGGGAAAGGGTCAAGACAAAGCCAGATGAAAAAACCATAAGATCTCTTAATCCAGTCGTTGCCGAGTTGCTTCTTAAACTGTACGATGAAGAAGGCGATATGTCGCCGGAGATGGAAAAAAACTCCTAGTCTCGGCTCATCTATACTTCAGTTCTCAAAAAAATGGGAATGGTGGGTCCGAGAGGAAAATGCCGGATGAAGTTTTAGAGTTGTTGTTTATGGAGAAATTTGGATGGACTCCAAATCAAATTGATGCAATTTCTCACGTGAAGATGCAGCAGATATTCACCGTTATGAACGCCAGGGCGCAGGTGGAAGCTGCCGCAGAGGCAATGGGAGAAAATATGGCTGACGCAGATCCTGGGAAAAAAGTTATCGGATCTTCAACTAAAAAGAAAGTAAGGAGATAAAAATGGACGATTTAAGCGTAGCTAATGTAGATGAGGGAGTTGTTCAGAATCCATGTGTCGATGACATTATGGTTTCTGACAAGGATTCATTTGATCTAACTGTGTATTACAAGAAAGAGGGAACAAATATTGTTGTCGTTCCAGGAACGATTGGCAATAAGCCGGTAGCGATCATAGAAGGTGCGAAATCTATCACTATCAAGCTTGTAATACCTGACTGGAGTAAGAGTAGGCAGATCATACGAGAAAGCACTTATCACATTAATGGCGTTCAGACGCTGGATACAGCCTCCTTCCGGCAGTTGCTTTTTGAATGTATGGCGACATCATGGAATGTTGTTGACAACGATGGAACTCCCGTTCAACTGGATTCTGAATCTCTTGGTAAAACTAGACCTGATATTATGAGGTGTTTTCTTGACATGCTCGAACAAAAGTTGGTGGAAGAGAATATCTACACTGCCATCCTCGGTAGCTGAATTAACTACCCGTAAGTTGGTTCTCGCGTCATTAGCTGACGCTCAGAAAAAAGCCCATGAGGCATGTACAAAAGCGTCTGGACAGGTTCAAGGACATCCTATATGGGATGTTTACAAGTATATTGAAATGAACCAGTCTATTTTAGGCGATTTATATTCTGAACATCTGTTTAATCTTGTAACGTCTCTTGCCGAGAATAAACCATCTTCGTCGATATTTAATAGTATAGCGGACGAGATGATGAAAGATAGTGCCGTAAATGAAGCTCAAATGAGAGTTGTTTCGGTAGTTTCTAGTTTGGCTCATTTAGTTTCTAAAGAACCACTTGCGTTAAGTGATGCTTTTGTCAATAAGATGATGAATTTATTTAAGGGGTCTAATGCAAATAAAGCCGTTGAATTTGAAGAGCTAGTAAGGTTTATTCCAAGTAATATTGATCCGTCTCGTAAGGCGTTTTTTGTAGCTAGATTAATTGGGCTTATCCATCAGGTTAAGAGTGGTAGCGATTTTTCTGATTTATTGAAAACAATAAGTGAAGCTGCGTTGATGGATATTTCGGAAAAAGTAAGATCAGATGTAGTTTCTGCTTGGAGAGAGTCTCAAGCTTTTGTGTTGTTAATGGAAAAAATGGCGGAAATCAAGGATGGTAGTGGAAATCCGATTGGGAGCAGTAAAATTGACAGCTCGGCAATTGTAAATAAGGAAAAAGAGTTATTGCAAGCTGCGTCTGTTTCTGCTACTGCAAATAAGCAAGGTGACGTATCTAGTGTTATTTTGAATAATATAACCGATGGATATAATAAATACTTAGACAAAAATCTACAGGATGTAGTAACCAATTTAAGTTCTAATACAAACGTAAATACAGATGATTTTGTAGCATTGGCAAAAGGGGCGTCTAACGCGATTATTGATGCGTTTAAGGAGTCCTTCGATACGGTAACGTATCAGAGTTATGTAAGCAAGAAAAAACTGAAGCCAAATAAGGTTTATGATCCATCTACGGATGCTCAGGCAATTGGTAGGTCTGGAGCTGCGTTTGTTATTGGGTGTTGCTTGTATGGTATTGTTCGAGTAGATGAGAGTTACAAGAGTTTTATTGAGACGTTGTTGAAGGGCTCGCGTCGAGCTGCGTCAAAAATTGCTTCAGCGACAGCCGTAAATATGATTGGCGATCGTTTTTTCAATTCATTTAAGGGAAAGCTGAGGGATGCCGGGATTGAGACGTCTGATATTGATGAAATGTCAACCTCAACGAGCACTGGTAATAGAATTCCATCAAGTGTAAAACGTAAGATGTTTATTGATTTTTATGAAAAATTCAAGACGATGTTTACCTCGCAGTTGTACGACCCTAATGGAATTATGAAGTTGATATTTAGCCAGTATCCATCTGCACTAAGTGTTTTTGAAAATTCTCCAAATGCACTTGCAGCAAAATGGAATGAACTAGTAGAAGGCGGGGCGAAAAACAAGAATGATGAGGCGTTTCTTGCGAAGTATTACATTCGAGATGGAAAACCAGATCCAATTATTGGCGTTGGCGGTTTTTGGGGGAATACTGTTTCGAAGGAAGAATTGAAGAATGTTGAGACAAATGTAGATCAATATGCAATAGATCCAAATATAGAAGATCCTAACGCCAACAAAGCAATGGTTCTTTCTACGACGAAGGCTGGAGATATCGCTGTAGACAGAATGATTAAAGCTGTTCAAGGTGCGGGAAGCAATACTCCATATCAGCCGCAAAAACCACCATCTGTTCCTGGGATATCTGGAAAGAAGTCGAGTAGTCCTCCGGTCATAACAAAGGTTTCTGATCTCCCTAATCTTCCTGTTCCTCTCATTATGGACTCAGTCCAGGCTGTTATTGATAATCCAGGTGGAAACGCTACTCAGGGTAGCTATTTTTATGCTTTCTGTTGTGGTATAGGCGTGGCTGATTCATTGAGGGTTCTTGTTAGTAGGATTGATGAGGATGAAAAAATTAAGTTATCGGATGAAGATGAGAACGCTGGAAACTTTTCTGATCCCGGTAAAGATAACATTCGACTTAATGATGAGGATGTGAAAAATGCCGCGAACGATGTCGGAGGTGCAGAGCCAACACAGGATCTTCCAGATCCAAACGTAGTCACGAGAGCTGATCAGGTTAGAACACCGCCTCCCAAGTAAAAGGATTTCTTTCTGATCATTTGAAATAAATCGATAGATTGATTCACTTTGCAGGCTTTCCATATGGCAATGAGTTACGATGACATAGTCAAATCTTTTTCTGATCTTTCCAAGGGACTGAAAGATGTAGACGGCGCTATACTTGGATTGTCTCAGCGTAATGCCGCCTTTAAGGCAAATATGATCTCCTTGACGAAGGAGGTTTATACTAGTAATTCAGCCTTTGCCGCTTTTGGAAAAAGTACGAAAGCCATACGCGATAGCTTGAAAGATAATATCAAGGAAATGCGCGAATCTGAATTAATGCAGAAAAAGATGGCTTTGGCGATGAAGGCGGCAATGTTTAGCGCCGGAGATTGGGTCGTTAAAATGAACATGACGGCTTCAACTCTTGATAAATTGACTTCTGGTGTTGGAAAATTCAATGATAAGATCAGTGGCGGAACTCTATTTAAGTTGAATTCCGTTACCGAATCCATTACTAAATTCAATCGCGCCACATTCCAGGTCAGTCATCAATTGCAGGTGATGGGGAAAGAGCTTGATTCAGCTAAGATGGAGCGCATGGCTCGTGCAGCAAATCTTAGTCACATTCAAATGGCTGAATTGACTAAAGATTTTCATGAGATGGGGAACGTCGCCGGGAATACGATTCGTAAATTAGAGGGTATAACGAGCTTGGCTCGCGATCAATTTGGTGGTTCTCCAGAAGTTATCAGGGAAATGACTCAGCGCTTTGCTGAATTAGACAATATGCTTCCTGGAATGGTCGATGATCTTGACCGTTTTAGTAGGACGGGAAAATCGTCTGCTTCTAGTATGTCGTCATTGTTGATGACGATGAAGGGGTATGGAGCAAGTAGTCGTCAGCTATTTACTATTGCCCAGGCGTATTCAAGCATTAATAAGGAACAGAAAAAATTATTAGACTATGAGACTGTCGTTCAGGAAAGACAGAAGGCAATTTCTGACGCTAATGTAGCCGCAGGAAAAAATTCTGAGACTGCTCTTATCGCGATTGAAAAGGGCATGACGAAGCTTGTTACTGCTGTCGATAAAATAATGAATAAGTTCTCTATCGTTCCTGCGGTTATATTGTCACTTAAAGCCATTGGCATAACATCCTTTATGTCTGTTGCTGAGTCAATAAAGAGCATGACCGACAATATGAGGGCGTTTGGCTTTGAGACGAAGAACGCAACGGGTGGTATTGGCGGCATGAAGGGGAAGATGGCTGGATTGGGAGTTGCCAGCACGGTTGTCGCTGGAGTTGGAATTGGTGCTTACAATACATATCAAGGCGCATCTGCTGGCGGGCATGTCGCTGGTGGAACACTCTCTGATACTTATTCCAGAGGTATTGCTGGGGATTCGCAAATGTGGTCTGGTGTTGGAACGATGGCTGGCACGGCTCTTGGTGCCGGTGTTGGGTTTGCGCTTGGCGGTCCGATGGGGGCTATGGCTGGATCTAGTCTTGGTGGTCTGGCTGGCGGTATGGCTGGGTCGTTTTTTGGCGGTGGCGAAGAAGGGGACGCAAAAACGAAGAAAATGCTTGAATCTCTTGATAGACTTGGTGATAAAATAGAGGTCAAGGAAGGAACGAGAATAAAGTCGCAAGAGGATATTTTTAACTTAATAAAAAGGCAGAGTGACGAAAGCAAAAAGTTATTAATGATCGACGCACTGCGTAGAGATGTTGGTGTCGATATAGAAACTATAGAAAGAAAGCTTGGTAAGGAGATTTCTTCTAAGTATGAAAAAAATCGGGCGATATTTGAACAGCAAGAAAAACAAAAAGCAACATCCCTAGCTCTTGTTAATAATTACAATAAATCAAACGAGCAGCTAGAAAAGATTCGTTCTGCATACGAAAAGATTGCTGGACACGCCTCTTCTATGAAAGATTCCATGGCACAGAATCCATTTATGATGGGTGAGGTGGCAAGATGGACTCAAATTCAGGCAACTCAGGCTAAAAAGGCGCTAGAAGCCATTGAAGGTCAGCGAGAAGAGCTTGAGAAGATGGAGAAGGTTTATTTCACAGAAGACATGGAAAGTAACCTTAAAAACAAAATGGGTAATGTTGGTATTAGCGACGATAACAAAGCAAAATTGGTTGGGGCGTTAAAAGAAATGATGGATGCAAGTGGCAAGGCATTGGATGTTGACGCCACTCCAGCGCAAAGAAGTGCGGACACACAAAAGCTAGAAGCGGCAAAGAAAAAGTTCGATGTATTAGTTAAAGAGCTTAACGTAAAAGAACAGTTAAAAGCAATAGATATAGCCGATGCTTCTATAGCAGAAGTTCGCCTTAAAAAGATTATTGAGGCAGAACGTGAGGAAAGAAAAATGAATTTGGATGTTAAACAGCGCCAAGCTTCCATCCAGCAGATGAGCCTTGATATGGATAGTATGACGGTAAAACATAGTGCGGAAGAGGCGATGCTCGCTAAGATTGAGGAGCGTGAACAAAAAAGAGCTGATCTTCTTGGAAAAACTGCGGCTGGATATTCGGCACATTTCCAGGGTGAAAAAAGGGTTTATGACGTTATTGTAAAGCGTATTGCTGCGGTCGAAAAAGAGCGAGCCCTTGTCGGATCGGAAGCAGCTAAGACTGCAAGAGATGTTCAGAAAGAAACCGGGCTTGGTCTTGATGTGATGGCTCAGGCATATTCTGGAAATGCCGAAGCTCTCGCTAAGATAAATGCGATGCAGCAGGAGTTAATTGCTAAAGATCCAAATGACAAGCGCATAAAAACACTTGATAAATTCCTAGTTCTTCAGAACAAGGAGTTAGAGATAGGGAATAAACTTCTTGATCTTGATAGTAAGCGTATCGAAAAGGCTTTGGCACTGAAGGAAGGTTATCTTGATGTAATTAATGAGATGACCACAAGCAGTAACCTTGTTTCAGATTTAGTTGCAAGTTCGAATCGTGGACTTGTTTCTATGCAGCAGATGCAAATGGTTGGGGCTGGAAAAGATTTTGGCGGAGCGTTCAGTCGTGGCTTTGCTACGATCAATCCGTTTGCTGGGTCAACGGGAATGGAGGGTGCGGCGCAATACACTCAACAAGGATTCAAAGGTCCTGGGTCGATGGAAGGCACTGTTGCTGCCGAATATATGAAAGATATTATGCGCAATGAAAAAGCTGAAATAAAGGGTGGTGGACCCGGTACATCAAAGGCTGCAGACTTAGAGAGGAGTACGGCTCAAGCTGGCGTAATTCCAGAAATGAATACACAGTCTGCGGCTATAGACGTTGCAGGTAACGTGATTATTAATGGAGGTAAGTCTGCCGGTGGTAAGGCTGGAGGCGGACTCATACCGGGGTCTCCGTCAAGTAAGGATAATCTCACTGGGATGATTGATGGAAAGACTCCTGTTGGATTGGCTACTGGAGAATTTATAGTAAATGCAAACGCTACCAAGAAAAACATAGATCTGTTAAAAGCGATAAATGGCGGGTATGCCGACGGCGGAACAGTTGATTATTGGAAGCTGGCTAAATTTGCCGGTAGAAAAGCTTTACATACTAGTAAAAAAATAGCCGTTAGACTTAATACAAACGCTCATGCAGCCGCCGATATATTAGATGCCAATATAGCTAATCGAAATGAAGTTCAGGTTCTTTCTGGAGCTGCATCCATGGCTGGAAGAGGTGCTGCGAATATGGCGGGAAAACTTGCTGGGAAAGGTGTTTCTTGGTTCACTGGCTTGGGTGGATCTACTTTACAAAGAAATATTTCTAGCGATCAAAAATCAAATAGTAGTTTTGTGAAAGATAGCCCAGGTGTTTCTAATGATGAGCAAAAAAGGAATAAAATGTATGAAATTCAATCTGTATTAGCTAATAAAATGAAGACAGTTGACCTTCAAGATATTGATCCTGGAGTGTATAAAATAGCGTTTAAAGACGCTCGTGAAAGGCTTGCAAAAATGGGTATTAATGACCCGTCCATGATAGAAAATTTGGCGTCGTTCAACGCTGTTAAAAAAACACAGTCTATTAGGGCTGTTAATTTGGAAAATCGGAAAAAAGCTAATGATATTCGTATGAAAGAACTTTCTGATTCATTTAATAGAAAAGGTTTTGAGTCCGGAGGTCTTATCTCTCCGTCATCTATGAATAGTAGTTCCATGTCGATTTCAGGCGGTATGCGTATTGGAACACTAGTGTTGAACGGTCGCGTCATAGGTCAAGACGTTGGAGGAGGCTCCGGATCTGAATGGAAGGTCGCCGCCCAAAACGCTTATGGCTGAACTAGGACAATATGATAACTATCCGACCTATCCTGGGATGGGAACCTGGACTCCCACGACATACGAGAGAAATTTGTCCAAGGATTATGCTATATCTGAGACAAACGTTCCATCAGAATCAATAGCAACAAGGTTGGATATCCTATCGGGAGAATATCCTGTCGGTGCGTGGATTGGTCCAGTCATTCCGCTACCGAGCGCTTTGCTTGTTGGATATAATTACACGACCATTCTCGATATGCGCGGGAGATATTGGAATTGGCTGTCAACCGGTCAATACCTACTGACGACATCAAATACTGCTTCTGGATATTCGTCATTTCGCCCCGCTACGTTCCATTACCAGTTGAATGACATATATAAAGAATCCGTGCATTATGGATTTGATCTAATGCTTTTGGCATTTGTCATGTCAACCGGTTCTGTATTTGTGACAAATATTGTGTCATTCATACCATTTCTCGAACATCGTCATCAGTGTTCTTTCAAGAGATTTGTTCTTCAGTATGGAACTGTTTCTTCGTCTGTTGTGAGTATTTCATCACTGACCGTCAAGATCAATCCATTGCTTGACCAAAATTCTACGATGGGGGCGTCCGATATTGGTACGCTCAATATTAAGTGTTATTGGAAGTCTACAGATGCTTCAACTGGCAAACCAGTAGTTAATAACAGGGTGTTTCCTGTAAAGTCAATCTCATCTGATGTTGGAATTATTGCCGACGTTTCTGAATTCAAGTCTGAGGTGGAGTCAGGTTTATTCCCAGATTTGGCTGGTTCATTTTTCATCCTTGATAGACCGTTACAGATGGAAGACCCTAAAACTGCATATACAGAGACAATTTTTGGTAGAGAATATATTGTATCGTCTAATTTTGGGTACACCACAAGGGAGCAGGCGATAGAAGCCACCTCATCCTCGTGGACTTCCGTATATTACGATGCAGCCTTGATTTCATCTTATCTTGAGGCGCAGGCAAAAGTTGAGGAGGAAAAGGCATCTTCATCGAAAGATACGCAAGTTGTTGCTGAATCAAATGGCAAGGCGGCGAAGTATAAGTCTGAGGCAAAAGCGGTTCTAACGAATGAGCCAGTATATGACGGTAAAAGCATTGCTGTAAAGGGGGCGTCCGTATCGGTTGATGGGGTCGAAATTGTAGTTTCGGATGTTGTTTTGAGGGTAATGAAAGAGCTTGGAGCATCGAATGTGTCCATTAGCCTTGAGATAACGTCAACCACACTTTCCCGTCATAATTTTGGTCAGGGGACGCAGGTTGGGAATCACGTTCTTTTCACAAAAACTGGTCAACTTGAATTTTCTGCCTACAAGGTTGTGGCTCATGAGCGTTCTGGGGTGTTTACGCTTTCTACTGAGTCTGCGTCGAGTATGGATAGTTTATATGATTCGTTGTCGGTTGACGGGTCGTTCAGGATATTGTCCGGGAAGTTGTGGAAAATATCTGATATATGTACCAATAAGTCAGGAATTTCAGCTCCTACGAATACCTCTCTTGATCGCGGTCTGTTTGATGTACAGGTTGAAAGTGCATATGCAAAAAGGATTGATGACACTGGAAAGATATCTGAGGACGATAAGATTCCACTTAGAGTTGTGTTAAAGTGTAAGTTTACGGATCGAAATTACTATACGCTTGACTATCTCAGGGAAAGATTTCTTAATGACCTTCCCACTGATGCATCATCTACTGTTGTGCGTGGATGGAAAAAATATAATGGGTGGAGATTCAATCGACAAGGAAATGAATCAACGAAGTCTTTTAGTATCATTGGGATTACTGAAAATAGAGATGGAATCGACTCTTCTGATAGTGGATATCTTTATATATCTCTGGATGTTGAGGCGATCGAAGAGCCGAGCGTCGATGAATATGGCGGAAACTGGTGGATCAGTTTTGATGATCTTCATCCATGTAGGAGTCCATTCAATTACATTGCCACTCCGTTTCTCGGGTTGAATGCGTTTTTGACGGATATTGGAACAAACGCAAAAATTATGTTTGATGGAATTTATGTAGGCTCTCCATTGAGTATGTCGGTACCGAGAAACGCTTCAATTCGGTTAATTGAAGACAATCCAGTGTTGTTCCCTAATATATCTGGTGTCGATTTTTCGCTGATCAAAGTTTCTACAGCTAAGGCGTATCGTTATGTCGCATACATGAATGATGATCTGGACGAAGCAGAATATATTTTGTATGAAAGGTACGATGATGCATCGAAGGCGATGTTCATAAGAAAGGGGCGTTTAGGATTCTTGAACGACATGAATGAGTTTCTCATTCATCATGACGCTGGTACCACAGATGTCGTAGCTACAGTTTCCGGCGATGGGTCAACAACTCAAACCATATCAGTTCCCCCTTTGTCGATCAATAATAAGGATGTGGTTTCCATTGTTGTTCGTAAAGCCATGCCAGATCGTCATCCAGTTGATGATAAGGGGGAGTATCGCAATACTCTATGGAGGATGTATCAATCTGACCGCTTACTCGGAATAGAGTCAACCTCTGGAAAGGAAAACACTATATTTACCAGGGCGGCTGGAAAAAATACAGTTTCTGGAGTTGAAGATATCCCGTTTTATTCAAATGCTGAATACTTTTCTGGAGGAAGGGAAGTAGAGTATAGGATAGCTGGGAATAATTCCAGTGACGATCCATTGGCTGGAGATGGATCGAGGTATAGATTTGTTCCCGTTCTTAATATGGATAGGGAAAACTCCAAATTTGCCTCTGCCATTGTAAAAACTGTTCCTTCCGAAAAAGTTGTTCGAAATGCTTTTTCTAGGCATGTTTTCCCAGTAAACGGGAAGGCGGTAATATGTGTTGAGCAACCAGTTATTTCATATCTTCCATCGGATAGCTCTATGATAGACGAGGTAAGAATAGTTCCCGGAACAGAGAGCAAGCGAGAGTCAGAGAATATTCTTCCCCCTGTAGGATATGCCGATATTGAACAGAATGGTGCTTTTATATTGAATTCAACCGACTCGTTCGGTTCATTTTCTTCTGGTTATTTTTTCCGAAGAGGAACTGGCGATGTGTTGGATAAGACAACCATGTGGCGCTATCCATTTCTCGCCGTACCAAACATAAACCAGTGTGCATTTTCGAAGTGTGGAAAGGACATAGATGTTGTTGGATATTCTGTCGTTGAGAATGAATCTGGCGATGGGATTTTGGCGATTGTACATAGCCAAGTAAATATGATTAATTCATTTGGTCGACCAGTGTATGCTTTCTATTCTAAAGGAACGCCTGTTCTTTTGTCGAGTAGTGTTTCACTTTCGAGAAATATTGTAATTGGAGATGGAGCTATAGAAGGGGTAGATCCGTTTGTTGTAGTGGAGGGATTATCGGTCCATCCTCTTTCTATAGCTTCATCCGGTAAGTATAAATTCATCGTTTTCAGGACGGGGACTGTCTTGGCGTGGGCGTTATCGTCATCTGATGGATCTTCTTGGTCGTTCTACAATGATATTTCGCTGACTCCTTCAAATTATGTCAGCTCTTCTCCGTCTCTTGTTGTTTGGGGGGATTGGCTTTTGATGTGTTACATTAAAGACAAAATTGAGTTGAGAATGAAAAAAATTTCCATTCCCTCTCTCGTAAAGTTCCACTCAAGGTACAATTCTAATGTCGTCAGCTCAACTGATCCAAGCGCGGCTGCACGTAAATTAAGAGAGGAATTACAGGTCGAATTAAATAATACGTTTGATGTGAAGATAACCGATACCTTCGATCAACAAGTTTCTTTTCAGATTGGCAAGTCTGGGTTGATGAGGGTCGTGTTCTTCGATAACAAGGGATTGGTTAACGCCGCTACTTCAACCACTGAGGGCGTTGACTGGAATCTTTCTCCAGTAAATTTTTAGGTGACGTATGTCGTATGTTGATCTCGGAAAAGCGCATATCAGGGCACGTCTCTACAATGATATTCCTGGCGTCATCAAGGATACCGCAAAGCTAAGAAAAAATTTCACCTGGGCAGTTACCATAAATGACGGAAGTAATAACTCAATTTCGTATAATACTACCGCTCTCATGGCTTATTCTAAGAATGGTGATGTTTTGAGCGGGTGTGTCATTCCTCAGCCGATATTTGAGCCTATTGATAATTTTATGCTTGATAGAAACAATGCGTCAAATACGAATTATACTGATGTTTACTGGAAACAGGTCGGAAATCAAGAATCAACGACAACGACGACAACGACGACAACGACACCAACGACACCAACGGCAACTCCTGAAGCATCAGCCAATTCAAGTGGTTCTACATCTTCGACTGCTGCGAGCAATGGCGTCAACCCGTTTGATTCGGTAAAGTCAGTATACATGAAAACATATTTGAAGAATATGGATGATGCGGTATTGCGCAGAAATAGACAGAAATGGATAAGTCAGTTTGAAAGTGTGTCTCCAGAAAGGTATTCCGATAAGGATTATGACGCGCAGCCAATCACGTATAGAGGCACTGGGTATATTGACGAGGATAGGGAAGATGCCGTAGCAGAGAAGCCAAGCGAAAATGATCAAGCTCAATCTCAGCCAGATGATAGTGAAAAAGCTGAGGATAGTAAAGAGGAAGAAAATGACACAAAAGATATCGTTCAAACATACAATTCGTCGTTTGTTCGACAGGTAGAAGCTGAGGCTGGAGTGTGGTGGGGGATCGAGACGGTTTCGCCGTTTAAGGACAAGGGGCATCCTTTTTGGGTTGTCATTCGTCCTGATGCGATAAATATTCCAAAAGACAGTAAGGCGGTTTCCCTTTTATCTATTGTGATTTCAGAATCTGAAGGAGACAATGGAAGTGGAACAACTTCTGGTGATTCTATCGGGTTTGTTGAATTGGTTATAGAAAATACTGGAAGAACTTTTGTCAATTATGAGTATCGGGCTCGTAACGCTGATGCATCAAAAAAGGATAGTAAGAGATCTTCTGGAGGAAGAACTAGTGGTGCGCAGACACAGGCTGCAGGATCTGGAAAGTCTGGCAAGGAATCAGATAAATCAAAGGGAAGTGAAGCACAAAGTGTATACCAGCAAATTGACATAAATGCGCCATGGCTGGTTGAAAATTTTGTTAGCGGTGGAGAAATTAAGGTTGGTTTCATGAGTGTTATGGGGAGATTGTGCATTTATAGCGGACCAGACAAGTATCATTCCATTACTATTACTGGCAGCAAAGACACCATGATTCCATTCAATTTAAAGACGCCTAGATTGTCGGTGTATGGATATGGATGTAAGTCTTCGGTGTTGTCGTGCCATATGACCTTTAAGAAAAGAGGATGGATGACCCTTCCCGAAATGGGAAACACTGGGTATGAAGGGCATAAATACCCTCTCACAGATGACAAAAATTCTGGAATTCGTGCTGGAGATTGTGCAGATGGTACGATGGTTTCAATGGTTGTTCCAAATGACGATCAGAAATCTGCAAAGGGGAATGGGAAGGCAAGTAGAATGTATGGGGCTATTTTCCGTGAGTATATGGAAGTAGATATGACTGAATCGGAAGATAAAGCTAAAGCTCGTCAGGATTCAACGAAACGAGAGATGACTGAATCTAACTACAATACCGGAATGATTAATCCATGGGGTAGAATACACATGGTTAGGTCAAAGAAAAAAGTCGGTATGCATAAAAATGAGCCGTTTTGGTTTGTTTACTTTGAGGCGGATGAACTGAGTTCAAAAACATATACTCCTTCGGGTAATGAGGTCCAAGGAGAGGCGGCATCCTCTGTGCGTGGTGATGCTGGATTTCCTATCCTGTATAATATTTCAGCGAACAAACCGCAGGACACCACCTCAACGGTAGTTCAATCCGACGATTTTGTAGACGTTAGTAATGATATTATATCTTTTTCTGCGTCTAGGCAGTTGGATAGCCCAAAACCAATCATGATTGAATCTACTGGATCGTTAAGGTTATTCAATAGCAGTGGAAAATATAGTGATTATCTATCCAAAGCAAGAGGGATAAAGGTCTGGTTAAAGTGGAGTAAGGATGAATCTGTTACGTTTGAAGATAGCGATATCGTTTTTACCGGCATCGCTTTTGGTCGTAATGGTAGCTATGCTCCAGGAGAAGAGTATATAACATTTGAGTGTGCAGATCATTGGAAAGTTCTTGAGGGGATTCCGATAATGAATTCTCCTTATTATGACGGACGGCATATTTTTACTGCTGTTGATGATTTATGTGGTCGAGCCGGAATATCATCAGTGGATGACGTCGATAAGACTCAGGGAAAGAAGGGGGGACCATTATATTATTTCCTTGGACAAGGATTGGCTTATGATAAACCAATGTTTAGGTTTTCTTCTGAAACGCCTATTAAGGATTGCATCGTAAATGCAATGAAGGGGTTTGAGTTGTATCTTTATTTTGATATGCAGGGTAAACTTCATATGGTTCCAATTCCGGGAGGATTTTTGTTTAACTACGTGCATCCAGCGTGGGACCCAAATGTGAAAGAGACATATTACATGAGTATCAATCAAACTTCTGCTCCGCACAGGTTGATGCTTGATGGATTGGAAATGGTTTCTACATTGAGTTCGAGTGTATTCAACTCAATTTTTGTCCGTACGATTGATCGAGGTACAGGGGCACCTCTTATAATATCTAGGTCAATTAAGGAAAGTTTAACTGAACCTGATTCGGTAGGTTATTTGGGGTTCATTAAAGAAGTTAGGTATGATAGAACTGATCTTGGTAACGAGGTTGCTGGAAATAGGTTTGTAAACATGATGCAACAGATGCATGGAAGACCAGGATTTGAGGTGGAATTTAATACAGTTGGACACAATCCAGTATTCCGTCCAGGACAATTTATTTCATTGAAGAAAAATGAGGGTGATGAGAGTGAGATTGATTTTTTCAAGAAAAAATTCAGGGTAACGAAGTATTCTCACAACTACGAATCTTCTGGAAATACATGGAAGACGTCGATTGGAGCGTATCAGGTAACTCAGCCTTCTGACAGTTTCTCGCCAACGGCTGATATTCCGTCAGAAAAACCAGTCGATCCAGATCCGGATACTGAATAACGTTTAATGGAGGATGGATTATGGCGTATAATATCGAAAATGTAATCAAACGAATCGTGGAAAAGAATTTTCCGTCGGTTGGAGACGCCATATCGTATAAAGTAAATAGGTTTTCTGAAGTCAATACTCCAGCGGCAGATTCATTGAACGTCGATATTCAACAAGTAGGCGACGGTCGCCAGTATTTTATGGTTGGTTTCTCAAGTTGGGAAGGCGATCATATCGTATCAGAATAATTAGGACGTGAAAAGTGATAGAAACACCTAAATATAAGCTTGGGTATCTTGAGGCTGGAGATAAAACTAACGTTCCTGTCGTGGAACGTGAGCGTTGGTTGACTCTTGATAGGCAGATACTTGGTTTATTCCAGGTGATGGGTAATGGTATTGTTGATGGTTGGCAACTTATATCGAATGATCCGACTTCTGCTACGGTAACGATTACTATCGGTTCTGGACATATCAATTATATTGCAGCAGAAACCGTCGAGGATGTCACTCTTTCTCTCGATTATGATTCAGTGAATATGGTCTACGCCGGGACGGATGTAGATACCTATTACAGTGGGTATACGAGATTTGTTGTTACAACAACCATACCGAACGATGATACGCTCTTGTATCTTGGGTCAGTTACGACAAACCCAGAGGGAAGCGCAACTGCGATTGATTCGATTGACATGTCCGGAAGGAAGTCTCTTGGTTTTCGTGAGGCGTTAATAGAGATCGTTAAGGATCATCGTCATATTGGTGGAAGCGATAGCCCATCGAAAATAAATCTCGTGACTGACGTTCAGGGGTTTCTTGGTCCTGGAAATATGGCTGATCTTGATGCGTCGCTGATCTTACGTGGCGTTATCGATCAGGAGCGCATACCAAAACTTGACCATATTGAGGATCTTGAGAACAATGGAATTTTGACCCACGCTCAACTTGATACGTTTGTCCAGTTGCTAGATAACGTTGGTTCAAGGTTGATGGGAGAAATTTCCACCGTAAACCTACTTAGGTTGGTCTTATCCCTCAAACACGCCATTCCTGGCATAGACGACTATCTCGTCAATGAATTTGCCTATATTCCAGGAATAAGTCCAGATGACATGGTTGATGCCGTAAATACAACGGCGATCGTTGATTATCGCCCTTCCTCTGAGGGAGGAACGCATACAATAACTGGAACACCTGCTCCAGCAACAACCACTTATACGAAGTCGTGGGATTCAAGGGATGAATTTTCTCTTGCTTCATTATCCAACACAGTTTTATACGGAAATTCCATAATGCTTGGGGCGGTTGAGTCGAAGGTTTATGTCGAAGACTTCAATAATGTGGGGGATTGGGAGACAAAAGTTTTTGACAGTGGAGATGTATCTGCCTCATTTTATTTCGATCCGTCACGTGGTGACGGTAGTGGCAGATTGGATGTTGGTCGTGATGATTCGGATAACATATTACAGCTTTCGAAAACATTTGATCCGCAAGACTGGTCTGGATATGACAGTTTGGTGTTTTCCGTGTTGTGCGAAACGGCTGAACATGGTGATATTTACTTCTATCTTTCTGATGCCACAGCGGGAAGCCAATCGTCAAATCGAGTCGTGATAGACCGCAACATGCTGACGTACGATGAATCCGGGTCTTATGGTTGGATGACTGTCACGGTTGATATTTCTCAGTATACCAGAACAAAGGTTAATTTCGTTGGTTTCTATGTTTCGACCAGTGCTGGATGGAATACTGATATTCCATTTTCATTGAATGTTGATGAGATGTTTGTGACGTCTGGTAACTTCTTTAAGCCAAATGGTTCTGCTTTGTTTACATACGGCAATGGAACGCAAAACCTATATTCATATTTGCGGTGGAATGCATCTATTCCGGTTGGTACGGCAATTCGCGCCAGAACCAGAGTAGCCAATGAAATGGCTGATTTGCCGTATGCGACATGGTCTTCTTATATGACCACGAGTGGGTCGGCAATTGATTTACCGATCCCAGGAAATCAATATAAATATATTCAAATAGAGGCTCTTTTCGAGGCATCTTCAGATCGTCGTTGGTCTCCACAAATGATGTCCCTCATGCTTGATTGTGTGTTTTATGGAGATGATTTCGGCTTTTCATTCTCCACTGAGGACTCATGGAGATCTGGGACACTACATAACATAGACTCCTCTACGGTTCCTGGTGGAATAACCGTGGCGAATGTATCTGATATTGGGAATTATGTGCTTGGAACGAATGGTTCCATTCGACAATTGGATGATTCGTTTACTCAGACTTTGGCGGTTTATGGCTCTTTAGCGCCTAGAAGTTATCGACAAATGAAGAGTGGCGGGGTTGGGTTTGGTAAATTGACGTCTGTTGATATTTCTCCATCTGGATCGTTTCTTGTGTCTGATTCGGAAAATGATCGAGTCATTGAGTTATCTAGGGATGGACGAGTTTCGTGGGGCTTGTCTGGAATGTATTCATATGATCCAACTGGAGATTATCCGTATGCACTTCCTCAGACTGAAGTATCTTCATCGGAAGTTCAAACAGCCACTACAGAAGCTCAAGAAATAAAGCGATCAATGAAGGTTGTCGGCTGTTACTATAATGAACCAATGATGAGATTGTCTGTCTTTTTTGACGAGGACTTGTCAGATGTTTATTCGGAAGGAAATATAGATTTATCGAAGTTTGTTATCTCTGCTGGGGCTAGAAGGCTGAGACTTGGATATAATAACGCCACGCCATCGCTTTTTGGCATTGATCGTGAACATTCTGGAATAAATGATCTTCCAGATGGATATTTCAAGTCCTCGAATGTTCTGTTTTTTGACATCGCGCAGCCAGATGCCGTCGCGCTTGCGACTTCATCTCAGTCAACCATGCCCTATCTTATCATAACGAATCCAGTTCGCAACGCTATTGTTCCTGTGGCTTCTCCCGTCCAAGTTGACTTATCTGTTGTAAACGCTGTGTTCGGAACGGAAGTTGGAATTTCTATTTCGATTGACGGCTCAATTCCAATAACATTTTACGATATGCCGTCTTATACATTCAATTCTTTGTCGGCTGGATCTCATACCGTTACCGCGTTTTTAGTTGATATGTCTGGCAATATTCTTGCGGGAGATCAGGTTTCTACCAGTTTGTCTTTTTACGTCGATGCTGGCGGCTATGTAAGTCCGCATTTGAAACTGATTTATCCATACGACAATCAACAGGTTTCTTCTGGACTTATTGAGGTAGGATTACAGTATGTTAACGTACCGGCTGGAGCAAAAGTCAGGCACTCTGTTGATGGCGGAACGCCAATCGATCATCTCGTGACATCGCCATTGTATGTATCTGTATTCCCAGCAGGAAGGCATACTATAAAGTTGTTTTTAACCAATTCGTCAAACGTTCCTCTTGCTGGTCAATTTTCGGAAGACACGATACATATTGATATGTATTTGCCGAACTCTACATCAGCGTCACTATCTGTTGCGCAAGATGCGATCAAATCATACGGCGGATATGGCAATCTCCAATCTCGTACGTATATCGAATTCACTCCAGTTATTCCAGCTAATATATATTGTCCTATTGACGCTAGATATTCATTTGATAACTCATCGGTTGGCGATGGATCATACGATACTGTCGTTGCTAAAATTGGAGTTAAGTCATATCCGAACTATTATGTCGCTTCTGCGTCTTCATTTGTAGATGGATCATCTGTTGTTGAATTCCGTCATAATGGTTTAGTATCATTTAGCACTTCTGAGGCTGAATTAGCAAGAAGTAGAACTGATGCGATGGATTTTCTCGGTAGTGTTTGTAAAGTTTCTGATGATGTTGTTTTGATTGGCGATTCGTCTGGACGGAAAGCGATTGTCGTAAAAGTTGATCGCAATGCAGCTACATCAGAAACAGTGTGGGAGTATGTATCTGATAGGAGGGTGTCTGATTTTTCAAGATTTAGGGCTTCATACACTAATATATCATATGATCAAGATGGATTATCGCTAGTTGATTCATCGATGCCGTCTGGAACTAGTGTTACATGGACTAACAACAGTTCATTAAATATCAGAATTATGTCTGGATCAACTAATTTGATACAATTCCAAGCCGATCCAGATTTGTCTCTTTTCGGAGACGAGTTTGATTCTGGCGTTCTTCCTCCTGGCTCTTCATTCTCACACGTGTTTCTTGAGTATGGAACGTATGACTACTTTGTTTGGCCAGCCATTGACACTGGGTGCATTTCCATATCTGACTATCCTGTTTCCTCACAGGATAAATTTGTTATTGTGGAGAATGATCCTGTATCCTCGTCTTATTCGAGCCGGGTTGCCATCATTGATTCCTGGGGCAACGTCGAATGGTCTTTCGGCGATTCAATTGTCAGGAGGATAAAGGATGCGCGTCCATCCGGCGAGTCCGGAATAACAATTACCGTGTAGGTCGTCGGGAATGTCAACATACTCAATCGCCGTATCTACGATCGGGGACGGGTACGTCGATCTTGTCGTAACCCCCTCTTCAGCACTGCCATATTCTTTTGTTTTTTCTTACCGTAGACCGTCTGAGAGCGATTATAGGACTGACGCCGACATTTCCTGCGCCGAGGCATATTCTGTGGATGATGGGGTTGTTTCCGTCATTTCTGGACCATGTGTGGTCAGATGGAGACAGGAATCAAATGGCATATCAAAGTCTGAGCATGTTTCGGTAAAGATATCTCCAGCGAATACTCTTCTTGTTTCGTCTTACGCCGATGGTGTGTCGACGGTATTTGACGTTTTTTCATCCGGCATAGCGTCAACCACATCGGTTCCTGGAAAGTTGTTTGGCGGTGGGGTATCATATTCCGAAGGATATTTGTGGTGGGATGGGAATCCGATCAGAGCAGTCTCAAAGAATGTTCATGCAGTCGCTCGCATGGTGGCTGGATTGGTTAGAATATTCCTGACTGATTACGATAACACTGTTCCATACACAGTTGTTGCCGATATTTTGTCTGACGGAACGGAGATGTATTCTTACGATCCTGGCGTGGAACCAGTTCATTGTGATTATGATCCTTCAACTGGAAACTTGTGTATTACTCTTTCCGCTATTAATCAAGTAAATATCATAGAGTGGCTAGATCCAATAGACGGAGCAATAAAACCATCCGTTGGAACGATTGTTTATGAAACTCAGTTATTCTCCTTATCTTCTCCAAAATCAGCTACATTTACGAATTCTACGAGAGTATGCGTTGCCGATACCGATTCCGTGAAGGTTTATCAATTTCCAAATGATTTTCCAGTATTGTCGATCGAAGGCATACAGTATGCTTCAGAAAAGGGTACATCTTCTCCATATACCTTGCTATTTTCTAATGTGATATGGGCTACCGAATATGCCGATGGAATGATTGCGGCAGTAATGGATGGCATGAGAGAGGTTGTTTTTTCTTCCAATAGGCTATCCAATGTAACTTTGAGGCGGTCTCTTGGATCGTCGATTTCTGGATTGCATCATTCATTTTCTAATTTGTCGTTCGCTCCAGTTCCGCCGCGCCATCCATTGATTGCATCTATTGTTAATGATAAAGAGTTAATAAAGTCTGCTGAATCGGACTCGCGTATTTACGGTTCCTCATTTATTTCATCTTACGGTAGGCGTCCTCCAAGGGGGATGATTGGAAGGGACATTCCAATTGTTGGTTTCCGCGATACGTGGGTGGAGGGATCTGGACTTCAGTCTCTTGTTTCCATGACTGGACAATCAATCGTCATTCACAGTGATATTCCATCATTGAGTTATGGATACGTCATAGATAATGGTAAGATAACGGCGGTGGGATCTTCATCTTCTACTGAATTATTTGTTCGCGATTTATTCTCTGGCATAAGATATTCACTTGGTAATTTAACTAATGAAGGCGCTATTTCATTCAATGTTCCTGCGGCAACCCAGGATAGCTATTTAAAAAGTATTGATTACGGCGTTCATGGTGCGTATTCGCTGGAGTTTATTACCAGCGAGGTGTGTAATGGGGTTACGAGGACACATAAATCGCATGTGTTAATTGTGTCGATGTGGTGGCGTCAGGTTCTAAAAGAGTGTGTATCTTCGCTTTCTCCAGTATCATCTTATGATTTCTCTCTTGATGATTATCTCCAAACTCCCGCTGAATTTTTTGATTTATGGACGGTATATCCTAATTTTTACAATGTAGTTGGCGGTACGCCGATCCCCTTAACGACAGAGCAGAAAGAAATTCTTGTATTTGAGGCTGCCTACGGACTATCTACTTTAACTACTGGAATGTGTCCAGGAGATTCTCCAGTTACTCCTGCGTTTGGTCTTTCTCCATCTTCGTTCGGTAGTGATGCTGGAAAAACTGGGACCGTTGTTGTTGGTCGCAGTCAACAGTATTCCGCCCCACAATCTCCTATGTATGGAATGCTTGCTGCGTTTCAGTCTTCAGGGGTTTTGAGCGATTATCCTGGAGTAATGCCAAGTCAGTCACAATTTATTACCGATACACCTCTTGTGCTATTTTTTGATTCTAGCGGAAATGACGCCGGAGCGTACAATCTTCCGTCTATCGGGACTGTTTCTTTTTCGTCTGTTTCTGTCGCTTCTGGAGCTGAAATAACATTGTATCTTGATGCTCCGTTATTTACCGTTGATGAAATAGTTTTTTATGGAGATGATGGAAAAACCAGACCGCCACGATCTGGTGATACTGATTTTATTGTTGAATTTTCATCTCCATCTCCTTCTCCATTTATTGTGTCAATGTCAGCATCTGTTGACGGCGGGACCTGGACGACATTTGTCGATGAGTCAGGAAATGCTAGGGAATATAAATTCCCATCTTCGTCAATTTTATCACCATCATCTGTGATTAGGTATAGGCTTGGATTATTCGATTCTGATGGTAATTATTCCGAGCATACAGCTAGATTTTCTGTTTCTGATTCGTGGCTTGGAATTTCTATTTCAGGCGTTCGAATTTATGATGACCGTCCAGCAAAAACGATACATGTTGTTTATGATCTTGATTCTCATTATCCATACATGCCGATTGACGTTAATTTTTCATTGGACGTTGATGGACAGGTTCTCGATGGGTTTACCGGCGATGTTGGCGTAGTTTATTCTGGTCCGGCAAAAAAGGCGTCGTTTAGTTATTATTCATTTACTAGAACGATGATGTATTCCAGGAGCGTGTTGACAGTATCTGCTTCGTCAGTTGCTCCAGTTGCTGGAAGCGGGTCTGAATATCCATTTTATCTTAGAGGATCGCGTTTTATTGAAAAACCATTCAACGTAGATGCCTTTGCTGTTCCTGTTGTTTCCGATGTTAAACGTCCTAAATGGGTTGATGAAGAAAATATCCGCAACGAGGGAGTTATCCATAGCGGAGGAAGTGTTCATGGATGGACGACAGATTGGTTGAGGACGAACCCGTCATGGAGCGATCAAGACAATGTGGCAGATGTAGCTTCGCTTCAGTCTCGGGCAATCATGAGGATTATTGCTCCATCGTCATCATCTGCAAGCTCATCGAGTAGTAGTAGTTCGTCAAGCTCATTGAGTAGTAGCTCTCAATCTTTTAGTTCATCGTCAAGTTGCAGTTCGTCAAGTTGCAGCTCGTCACAGTCATTTAGTTCTTCGTCAAGCTGTAGTTCATCAAGTTCATCAAGTTTTTCGAGTAGTTGTTCAAGTAGTAGCTCAAGCAATAGTTCATCAAGTAGTAGTTTAAGTAATAGCTCATCAAGTAGCAGTTCAAGCAGCAGTTCGTCTGAGAATGCTGGATTATTTTTCTTACAGGATTGGGATGGAAATGATATTCTTGACTGGAATGGGAATAATATCTATACGGAATATTGATGGGTGAAGAATGGCTAGTAAAATATTTCCAAATGATTATCTTCCGATAACTCCGACAGCAAGTACGGAGGTGTTCGCCAATGGTGGTTTTACCACTCCATCAGGCATTATTGGTCTATTTTCTCTTACGTCTGATACAGTCGTGAACTTTAATTCGTCAATGACGTCTGCTGCCGCTCAAGCTTTGATTGACGCCATACTCGTTGACCTCGGTGGACACACATTGACGTTTCAATTTGCTGATGGAACGTATTCGTCAATGGTGGATCGCCTTACTTTCTCTGGCTTTATGAACGGCACAGTTGAAATCGTCGGTAATATGCTGGAGGACAAGAGCGATAGACATACTAACCAATCTGTGATTTTACCAGTTGGATTGGATATTTCTGACATCAGGTGTGTGACAAGGATATATAACTTATCCATTATAGCTGAAGATAGTATGTATTATTCTTGCGTTACCGCGTCTGGTTCAAGCACTCCAGTGTATGTGTCAGGATGTTATTTTCATGCCTCTTCAAAGTTAAATGGAAATATAGGTTTGTTTTTATTAGGAGTTGATGCTTCGGTAAGTTTTTGCGTATTTTCTGGAACAACCTACGGAATCATGTCTTCTGATGGAGCAAAGATACAGTGCTATGAAAACGATGATTACAGCACTCTTCCAGATTATGCCATAACTGTTGGTAGCGGAGTTATATATTACGAAGGCGGCATGACAATTACAGGTGCCATATCTGATCTTGTGGTAAATGGTGGTGTGGTTATACCAAACCATGTTCATGTAGCTCAAACTTTTACTCTTACAGCCACGGATATATCAAACAAATATGTTGAACTTTCGAATACTCCAAACCCGTTATCATTGGTTGAAGTTGCGGTGGCAGGGTCATTTTCTTTGGTTTCTTCAAATGATTTCACTGTTTTGTTATCTCCTCCAAGAATTTCTTGGAATGGGTTAACGTTAGACGGAGTGCTATCTGAAGGAGATACCATGATTGTTAGGTATGTATTCTGAAAATAAAACAAGGATGAGGTAAATTATGGCGTTGATGAACTCTAAATGGATCAACAAAGATTCACAGTCGTTGGAAGATAATGGGTCTGGCGCGCTGCGAGTAAAAGTTGTTTCGACTGGTGGCTCTCTCGAAAGGACTAATGATGGTTTGAATATTAAGCTACTTGGCGTTACTGACGGGCAGTTGGCGGGAAGCATAAGTTTTTCGAAACTGGCTGATAGCGCTTATATTGCCAGATTGGACCAAACTGAGACCATCACCCAGTTGTGGACATTCTCCACAACATTGCCGCAATCTTCAGTTGTTCCAACTAATGCAAGTGATTTTGTCAACAAGGCGTATGCTGATGGTATTGCGGCAGGTCTTGATCCTAAAAAGTCGGTTAGGGTAGCAACGGTATCTGACCTTGGTGCATGGACACCTTCTGGAAGTGGCATAGGAAAAACTCTTACCGCTCCTGCTGTTGGTCTTACCACGATTGACGGAGTTGATCTTGATGCAACGACGATGCGCGTTTTGATCAAAAATGGTGTAGACGGATCAAACGTTCATAATGGTATTTATACTGTTACGACAGTCGGTGGTGTTGGCGCTACCGTTTTGACCCGTGCAACTGACTTTGATGGTTCTCCGTCCAGTGAGGTATCTGGTGGAAACTTTACGTTTGTTGAGCAGGGCACTTTCAACGCTGGTCGTGGTTTTGTTGTAGTAGCAGCCGGTGATATATCTGTTGATACCGATCCGATTGTATTTACTCAGTTCAGTCAGACTGTTCCGTATACCGAAGGAAATGGTATTGATATTACCAGCTATGTCGTATCTGTTGTTGCTGATTCGACTGGTGGTGCAAATCTCGCTACCGCTATTAATGTTTCTGCAAATGGCGTTGCGGTTAAAGTAGATGACACTTCAATCGAAGGTGATACTGGTAACGGTGGTCGCCTCAGAATTAAGGCTGACGGAGTTGGCGCAACTGAGTTGGATCTATCTGAGACTTATGACTTTGCTACAGCCAGTGGTACTATCAAGGTTGGAACTCCGTTGGCTGCGACAGATGCGGCAAACAAGGACTACATCGACAGTGCGGTCGCTGGACTTACTGGGACGGTTGTTGAGCAGTTTGTTCTTACGGCAACCGACATCTCTAATAAATACATTACCTTGTCGATTGTTCCGTCTGCCGCTGAGGATGTCATACTTCTTGTCAAAGGTGCTCCTGCACAATATTACAGCGATGACTATACTATGGACGGTGTAGTTACTGATAGGCTGAAGTGGACATCTCTTGGTCTTGATGGATTGCTTGAGGAAGGAGATAAATTGACTGTGTTGTATTCTGGCACAGCAGTTCCTTCTAGTAGCTCAAGTAGCTCTAGCAGTTCCAGCAGTTCTACTCCCTAATGAATGGTTGTAGAATCATTGGATAGGTAGGTAATGGCAAAACAGGAAGTAAAATGGCTACAATCGACCGGGCAAGTGCTCGGTCGAGTTCCAACGTCCTCTGGTGACGGCTCTGTCACATGGCAGGACGGTCCTCTCGCCATTGCCACAACAACCAATGATCCAACTGGTTTCCCCCTCGTGCCTGAGACGACGATTTCGTTTGTTGATGGCACGAGGATTTTTTCTATTTCTCCTACTTCTTCCTCTTTTATGTTTTACATGAAGGGGGTGAAATATACGAAAACAGGTACACAGTCAATAGAAATATCAGATGTAACTGGGTATCATTTTGTATATTTTGATTATTCTACTGGAAATTTGACAGAGACAACGACGTTTTCTGATGATCTCATATTAAAGCACGTATATGTTGCCAATATTTTTTGGGACGCTATAAACGATAAGAGTATCGTCATTGGGGATGAACGACATACATGCCTTATGGATGGAGTAACTCATTTACGATTACATCAGGGCATCGGGACGCTATATGTGTCTGGTCTTGGCGTAACTGATATTCTCGTAGACCAAAGTGGTAGTCTTGATACGCACGCTCAGTTAGGTGTGCAATCTGGTATAATCAACGATGAAGATATTCAGCTTTCGATTTCTGCTAAATCTGCTCCAGCAAATATACCTATTATATATTACAGCGGTGCATCTGGAGTGGTTAATCTTGATACTGCTACAAACTTTCCTGTAAAATCGTTTGTCGGAGGAAACGGTCGTCTTGCTTATAATCAATGGACTGGTTCGACCTGGCAGCAAACTGAAGTAGGACAAGGGAATTTCGTTTTATGTCATCTTGTTGCGACGAATGATATAATAAGACAGATTTACGCTATTCAAGGTCAATCTCAATACACAACAATCGCCAATGCTAGAATTGGGGCGAAAAATGAAATAACTAGTATTTACACGGCTGGTTTAGCTGCTAAAGAATACATATTCATCGGAACGGTTATATTTCAAACCAGCACAGTTTACTCAAATACAGTTAAAGCACGTATTGTCTCGACAGATACGGGTGGAACATATGTTGATTGGAGACGCAATACTACCTCTTCTGTTGGGTCCAATCCAGTTACGCCAATTGCATCGCAGATCAACACCGACACAACGTTATTTACCGCCGGGTTAACGTCCGCTGATACAAATGTTCAATTGGCGCTTAATACATTAAGTTCGAAAACTGTAGTGTTTTACAATGATTCAGTATCACTGACGTCAGCAGCTTCGTCAACAATTTTTACCGTACCATCAGGGAGAAGGTTTGTTATTGAATATTTTGATATTGTCGTAAATTCTATTTCCGGGGCATCAACAATGCCTACGATTGAGTTGGGTGTTAGTGACGATCTTGATTTTATCCTTGCTCCAGTAGAGTTGTCGGAAATAATGAATGTAGCCAATGCGCGTGAAACATGGGATGCAGGAGCACTTCTTTCTACGGTTATTTCATCTGGATCTGTGATTCAGATGACTGTTACCGTAGCGGGAGGTAGCACGACACATTCTGCGACGGCTATTTTGCGAGGATTTTTAATATAGTTTTTTGAATGATTCTATTAGATTTTATGCGGGGTTAGTCAATGGTAAAACATGTAGGTTTTCTTGATGCCAACGTCAACGGTAAGGGATTATCGTCCGACGTTGATGGATTGACTCGTGATGGGAATAAGGTTCTTGATGAGACAAACGCTAATGCCGAAGATATATCAGTGGATAACACGTCATTCACTGGGATATTAGCGTCTGACGCCGATCTTCAAGCGGCAATGTCGAGGGTTGATACTGAAATTCCGTCCATCATAGATAATTACTACGATTCTTCAAAAACTAGCGATGGGCTTATACGAAAATCTGCATTGACTCAGATTGCTGAGTCTGGATTCAATTTTCAGCAGAAATTTGAAGCTGATTTAACGGGTGTAAATTCGATAACAATTCCTGTGAATAATATCTCTGGAGATGATTTAGAAATATTAATTTATGGAAGATCTGACGTTTCTGCTGATCAGGATTATATTGGTATCAGATTCAATGGAGATACTGGCAGTAATTATGATTCAGTTGGTCGGTATGCCACCGCTGACAATACTGAAGGTGGTTTATCCAATGATGGAGCTGGCTTGTCGTATGGGGTTATAGGAGCTATCCCTGGGTCGACGGCATCAGCGAACTATGGCGGGGCATTGAAGTTAATAGTTCCATCATTCAAGGAAACGTCTTACTATAAAGCGTATGTTGGTGATGGTCAGGATTATGAATCTTCGACCTCGGAAAATGCTGGTGTCGTTAATTATAAGGTTGGTGGGTTCTGGAAGAGCACTAGCGCGATTGCTTCGGTTACGATATATTCTCTTAGTTCTTCCGATTTCACTTCTGGTAAGTTAATTTGTCGTGGCTACGGGGTGAATTCTGGCGGATCTTTCAGTCGTGAAATATTGCGTGTCGATGGTTATCGGTCAACTGATCAAACTATCTCCAATGAAACTGAAACAACTGTGATATTTGACTCGGAGCCTATTGATATAGACTCCGCTTATAATAATACAACCGGAATATGGACTTGCCCGAAAGATGCAAAATATAGGATTGTTGCGCAATTGATGTTTGATACGACATCTGGGTATGGGATCGTATACAAAAATACTTCAACCGCAGTTATTGAATCTGGCGCTGTCATATCTGTTGGAAATTCTTTTGTTAACTTGGATAAAACATTGGACTTGGTTTATGGAGACACCATACATGTTGTAGGATGGAGATCTGGTGGAACAAAGATATATGGAGGGGTGTCAAAAACATTTCTTCAGGTAACTGAGGAGCTTTCTGGATCGGTTGTTGGTGATGTTAAGTTGACGGAAGATATTACTGTAAATTTTGACAACTCAATGTCTGATACTCAGATTCAAGATATCATTAACTCTCAGCCAAAAAATCTAAATTCTTACACTTTAACATTCCAGTATGCCGACGGAACATATACACTTACTTCTGGGCATAATTATGATGATTTTTATGGTGGATCATTAATAATCCAGGGTAATTCTTCCGAAGCGACAACAATGCATACCAATCAAGCGGTTCATCTCAATGGGTCTGGACTGAGCGCGGGCGTAAGAAATATAAACGTCAATAATTGCGCTTGCCTATGCTATGTTAAGTGGATGAAGTTTACGCATCCAGATCTTTTGAATTGTATGGGTGCATTTATTTATGGAACTTTATATTGTGAAGTGTCATTTTGCTATTCTCTTGGAGTTGGTAATACAACTGAATGTTCTGGATTGTATTGGATGTTCTCTAAGGGGTCTTGCACGGAGAATTACGTCAGTAATGTTAAAAATGGTATCGTTAGTTCATGTGCTCAATTAAGGTGCAACGCAAATTCAAGTACAGGAACTGCGCCATTGTATGGTCATTATGTTATTAATGGCGGAATAATTAGCATAACCGATGTGACTACGTTTTTAAACGGTTATTATTGTCCGTTTGCAGTTGGGTATGACGGTCGATCTGGGACTATATACAACGTGCCAAACCACACTATTACTTTTGACAACTCTATGACCGCTGCTATAATGCAGAATACAATTAATTTACAGCAAAGAGACTTAAAGTCATCTACGGTAAGTTTTCAATTTTCCGATGGCGCATATACATTGAACGGTCAATTACAGTTTATTAATTTTTCAAATGGAACATTAAATATTCAAGGAAATATTTCAGAAGGAAGTGGACCATACACATCTCAAGCTGTTCATTTGAATGCTGGATCGTGGGGTGGAACTGGTGGCACAGCAGGTGTTATTCAACTTCTTAGGAATAGTGTTCAAATTAATCTTAAAAATTTAAAGATAACTGTTCCAGATGTAGCGAACACTAATGGGGTATATGCTGCGAATCATTCAGGTTACATTACTGTTGCTGATAATTATATCTTAGGTTCTGGTAAAACAAACACCAATTTTGGAATAAGATTTTTTGCAGTCGGACCAGGTGATCTATCACGAAACTATTTAAGCAATATGGACCGTGCAATCCATATCGATAGGTCGTTAGCAAATTCCAACGATAATAGAGGGACTGGTACCGCATGTAATTATGGGCTTTCAGTAACTACAGCCGGATTATTGTCAATTAGCGGAGGAGATGTTCCGTCCTGGTCTGTATCCCCGTTCTTACGAACAAATGGTGGTTTCATTAGATTGAGAGCCGGAGTTACGATTAATATACCAACATCTATGACTGCTGCTCAAGTTCAAACTATAGTATCAAATTGCCCAAATGAATTAGATGGTTATTCACTTACATTCCAGTTTGCTAATGGTACTCACACTTGGAATTCCAATGTGGCTGTCAGAGATTTTAGTGGAGGGTTTTTATACTTTCAGGGTGATACTACTGAAGGAACAGCCGCGTATACAACTCAAGCGGTATATATCGATGCTAATACATGGGCTGGAGCAGCCAATGGCGTGCTTTGGTTTGAACGATGTGCCTGCTTTGTTATTGTTCGAAATTTAAAAATCAGAGTCCCAAATGTAAATGATTGTTCTGGAGTTTATATGTCGCTAGGTATGGTTGCAACCGTGTCTGCAAACTATATTCTTGCTGCTGCAAAGACTAATACGAATGTTGGTATCCGAGCCAATAGATGTAATTCAAATATAAATAACAACTATGTATCAAATCTTTATCGCGGAATATATGCAGATACTTGCGTGGTGGTTTCCGGATCAAATCCATCAACTGGAACGAATCCAACTTATGGACTATACGCAACGCAAGGATCTACAATAGGAAAGAGTAGCACTCAACCAACTGGAACTACAGCTAATGAGTTGACAGCTACTGGCGGGTCGATATTGGCTTAACAAAAAAGTTAGTAGGAGATAAAGTATGAGTATGTTTATTTTGAAAAAGTCTGATTTATCATTGGTTGATTCTTTATCTAATGACGACAAAGTATCAGGATTGAATTCAGAGTTAATTCAGGTGGTTGCCGATAGCCTTGAGCAAGCACAGCAGAATGCTAAGAGTGCAGCGATTGAGATTCTGTACGCAACTGTCAATGATTGGATTGATGAAGAGTCTGGTTTTGACGACAAGTTTCAAAAAAGGTGCATTGCTTGGAAGTCCGATTCATCAAGTTCAGTCACCAGGCTTTCGAGGATAACTGACCTTGAAAATTGGTCTGACAATGTATGGACGGAATATGCTAGAATCAGGGCAAAATACTCAGCTAATGATTTTTCGGAAGATTTTAATCCTGCAAGTATCGCCCCTCTTCCGTGGAATTTCTGGCAGGTAAGGGAAGTTTGATTGATCTTTTGATTGGGCTTCCCGTAGGTCATCCGCCTCTATTTGTCGTATAATGAAGGAAGACATCAACTTTGCGCAAGCCTATGCGGTTTGTCGCATCCTAAACGGTCCATCGGATGGCATACAATTCATTCTATACGAACCACTACAGGATGCCGTTTTTCGGAGCTGGGCATCTCTACAGCGCCCGCGCCGATTATGAACGGTTTATTACTGTTGACCGTCATTTGTCTTCTTATGTAGGTATTATAGGAGTTGGTGTCATCTCTGGGTGGATTCCAGTTCCAACAACAGGTTTATCAGTTTCCATCGGTCAAGGAACAGGTATAATTAATGGGTATTTCTCTGAATCAGGATGGAATATCATCCCCCACACGTCTGTTCTTCCTGGAGATGTTATTATCGAAGCGTCGTATTACACATCTCCGTCTGGGGTGGTCTACGACAAAATTCTTGTTTCTGCGTCAGTTACACTTCCGAATGATTCGGAGTGTTATCTTTATGCTTATCGAAACTCCAACTACATCCAAGAAGTCCCATTTCTCCTTCCGGATAATGAAAATCCAGTACCAGAGACTTCATCTACTTTGAATCCGTCTCATTCCGCTGTTGCATTCTCCTATGCGTCATCTCTTAGACAGGCTTCTTCTTCTGGTCGCGTTCTAATCGGTCTTGTTATAACTAGGTCCGGTACTGTTTCGTTTGTAGACACATCATCTGTGGCTTACCTCGGCGACATGGACGCTCCAATTAAAGATTTCGCCAGATACATATTGCATGGTCATCGTCATGGAGGAAGTAACTATTATGACCCGCAGCCTATTAGACTTGACGTCGATCGTCGATCTATGGTGCTTACCTCGTCGTATGACGCCAGATATGAGTTTACTGCCATAAATAGCGATCATACCTCAGAGTCTGAGGGGCATGACCATACTTATTGGGTTGATGACGACGGGAATGGAATTACGGTGGCAGTTTATGGGAATGGACCATTCCACTACCATATTGTAACGTCTGCGATTGTTGGAGATCCAGTGTCTGATGTAGAGGTTGTCGGACATATTCATGACATTTCCTTGCGAAATGGGAATAATGATGGATGGGATCAGTCTGATGCGGTGCAGATATACGTTAACGGCAAGGAGTACACTGATACTGACTTTTCCATTGACGCATTGGCTAAAACTGTAACTTTTACTGGTGGAGTTACTGTAAAGGCAAGAGAATATACGATTTCCAGTGGAGATTGGGTGTTTACCTCAGAAGAGGGAAGTTTATATCGATTCATGCTTCGGGCGGCGATTGCCTATTACACTGCTTATCCAGATTCAACAAACATCATTCTTCCAGACGTTGCAACTCCAGTGTCTGAGCTTAAAACTCAGGCTATGGTGGGTGAGTATCGCCTCGTTCATGAGGGAGATACCTTTAAGTTTGTCCTTCCAGCCGCTTCTGATATCGTTGTTACCTTGTCGTCTGAAGCACATGTTGATGTTGTTGAGGTCGAGGTTCTGACCAATTCTGAGGTTCAAGGGAGATTGCCACAGGATAATATTTTATACATCCCAGCGTCAAAGATCGCAGCCGGTAAGTTCGATCCAGAACGCATTCCTGTCATTGATCACATGGGGCGATTTGCAGAAATAGCTGAGCCTATTCCGTCACTACTTCAGTCGTATGACGGTATGATATATCAGATTCCATCTAGTGGAATGGCTACTGACGCCAGATCGGTTTACCACGTGTGTGATGATGGGTTAGGAAACGTTTTGGTTTCTACGTCTGATGGCTTATGGATGATTCCTTCTGGTGGGGCGTATTTGTTCTCTGTTAACGGAGTTCAAGTTAAGACGAATCCTGGAGATATTTATTCGGCTCTGTCTGAGGCTGTAACTACTTATGGGAGAGAGACTGGTATTGCTGTTGATATTAACTCTGCGTACAGCAAACAGATAGCTGAAGCGACAATGATGGTATCTGCGCCAGGTGATACTTATCTTTTTGTTGGGCTTCGTAATCCGGCAGTTCCAGGAGGTGTAGATAGAATACTTTTAAGGTATGTATCTACGTATAAGTTGACTAAATATGGGTATACAGCCATCAGAACTGCATCTGATATTAAGCCAGGCGAAGTGGTTGTTGCAGAAATACCTCAAGAAAAAGAAGAGGGGTCAGAAGAGGAACCGGAAACTTTTTACCGGGTTGTCAATGACTTTAGCCGATATGCTGTAAAAGACATTTCCCTACAACGTAATGTGCCATCTGGATATGCATCGTCAGCAAATAGGTATTTTGCCGTATCTTCGTCTGGAGTGTTTTGGTCGGATGACGCAGATGTGAAATGGGAATCGATTGATGAATCTTCAATTTCTGGGTACGTATATGCTATGAAACGTGCTCCGTCCGGTCTTGCAGCTTTGTCGTCTGATTCAGGGTTTTATGTTTCTCTTCATGGTTCTGCACGTGGATTCCGTAAGGTTGCTCGCCCTGTTTCTGGGAAGCGATCATCTTTTATAGAAATCCTCCCGAACGGGATGATCGTTGCCTTTTCTGATGAATATTCATCTATTTCTTCTGATTATGGAAAAACTTGGGTCAGCACGATTCTTCCGTCTAAAGTAGTTTCGGTATCGATTGATCGGAGTTTAGATGCTACGTCGATCGTTTCTGGGCATTCTCATTCAATTTCAGTTGATGGAGATTTGAACGGGTGGACATCTCATGATGCTGGTCATTCACACGATGTGGTTGGCGGGGTTATTCAAGAATATTTAGGACACTCTCACGAGTTTGATAGGACGATTACTGTCTTTTGCTCAAATGGATCTGTTGCTAGAAGCGTTAATGCTGTTTCATGGGCTGCATTAACGACAGTTGAAAAGCCAAGATCTTCATGGACAACTGTGTTTGCTGCATTTGGTAAGTTGTATGTATCTACTGTTGACATCGTATCTGTTTTTTCTCTTGGGGTTTGGTCTGATTCAAGATCTTTTCCTCCGATGGCTGTTTCTTCAACTCCATCATATGATGGGTTTTCAGTCCATGTCGGATACGATAACTCTTTTGGATCGTTTGACGGAAGCGAATATACGCAAACTATGTTATTTGGAGTTGGACAGCCGTCGTCATTCACGGTAGACTATATTCCATCGAGGATAAACACGTACGTAAGTTATCCTGGATCGTCTGTTGACTTTGGTGGAGATATACATCTCGGAAGCAATGTTTACGGCGTGTATGACAGATCTTCTTATAGACCAGAACAGGGTGGATGGAAGGATGGCATTGGGTATGACCTATATATTGCTGATCGTTTGGTTCTTTCCACTAGGAGCGGTATTGACAGGAGGACTGGATACGTAGAGGTAGACAACGCCGGGTATATTATTTTCTCGGTCTCTGGAAAAACTGCCTCAGATCTGCAAGTTGGAGATACCACATTAACTGTTGAGCTATCGCTGCTTTCTAATCTACCTGCATCAGGAAGATTGAGGCTTATGTGGGTGGATGGAACGATAACAAAAACTGTCTTTTTGTCTTATTCTTCGAAGTCTAACTCCAGCGTAACACTAGATGAAATGTCAGCTTACTACGTTCCGTCTCAGGCTGATGTAGACTTGGTTCCACAGGTTATGTCATCTGATGATGTTCGGATTACCGTGTATGATGGGAAATTGACAAATGTAGGCGTTCTCGTTCATGAAGAAGTGGAAGATGCTCTATCTACAAAAAATACAGGTCTCGGATGGAGAATGTCAGATGTTTATCTGGCTAATCTTATGCATCTTTCTGTTGCTGCAGATTATATGTTTCCTGGAGTCGCGTCCAATTTTATAGACACTTTCCTCACTCGTTTTAATTACAATGACATTCCTGGCGATCCAATGAACATAGATCGTTACATCGACAGGAATGCTGGCGACATGGCTAGTTTAGCAATATATGATGTTGACGGTCCACGCGCTGGATCGTCAAGGTTATCAACCATTCTTCCTGGTTTTGGCATTTTTTCTAATATGTGCTTCTCAGCCTCCGATTCAGGACTGTATGTTCTTGATTTTGTTTCGTTGGAGTCAAACTGGATAAGGGTTCCTGAATTTGAAAAAGTATATGATGTTCTTCAGTTTGATGCGACCACATTATACGTAGCGTCATCAACTGGGCTGTATAAAACGACTGATGTTAATCTTGTTTTGTGGAGTGAAGTATCAGTTAATTCAGTAGGTGGAATTCCTACTGTGATTGCTGCCAGGTGGGGAGCAATAAGGTCTGATGATGGGACATCATATTGGTGGAACAAATGGGACGGTGTAGTCAATCCGTCAAATCCTTCATTTGTAAATACACTGATTGTATCTGGTGATGGATTCTTGTCGTATAGTGATGATAAGGGGGTGTCATGGCTGAAGGGAAGCTTGTACTCAACTAGCGATAAACTTTCCGATATGACTGTAGTTTCATACGGATTGCTTATGAACGGATCTATCGCAGCGTGTGCCAAATCTGCTGACGGAAATCGTTCTGGAGTTTATGTGTGTACTGGGACTGGAAATCGGTGGAACGAATTATTCTCTTCAGTTTCACTGACCGGGAACATTCTTTCAATGTCGATTACTGACGCTTTGAATGTATCTGTTGCGGTTGATTTTAATCTTGGACCGCCTCCGGACGGAAGTCTTGTTGGAAGGATGATGGCAGTCGGCGGGAGTGAAGCGAGAGTTGTCTCAAATAGCGGGTCAACAATTGTCGTATTTGGGGAATCCATGATGTCATCGTCTGGTGGAACGTTTACCGTTCTGCCATATAGGATGAACTGCATTAGAGAGGATCGTCAAAGAAGAATCCATGTTGGAACTTCTGACGGTTTGAAATGGGATTCAGGTGGCACATTTTCTTATGACAGGCGTAGGGATGGTAGGATCTCGGCGATTGGAAATGCAGCCGTTATAGAGAGCGTTGGTATTTCTGGTGTAGTCGAGTATGTCGTTCCGTCGCCAGGGTTAAGTTCTTCCTATAGGTTGTCTGCTAAATTGTCTAAGGCGGTTGTAGTAAATGAGGTTGTGGAATGGAAAATATCGTTTATTGCGTCTATACCACCTCTTACAGTCGTCTCAAATTCGGCGTCCAAACCTGATGGCACTGTTGACATGGTTGTTTCTGGAGATGCGTCATCAGCCGTTAATGGATACGGATTTCGCTTGTCTGGATCTGGAATCAGGCTGTATGTTGATTATGTGGGAACGATGCAGCCGTCCCTACTTAATGGAGGTTCCCTTGTTGTTGAACCACAGGAGTCTGAATATGGATTGCCAAGATCTGATATAGCCGTTTACAAGATCGTTAAAAATACCGCCAATTTTATTGAGTTATCATCTGAAGTAGTAGCTCCCGAAGGATACGATACGATTTCCACTCTTCGTGTCGGAGCGACAGTTTATTGCACTAACTCTGTTGGAAATATACCAATTGTGGTTGATTTTGATTCTCAGAGACAGGTTAATGAGTTGTCTGGAAATCAATTGTCGTTCAACGGCGTAGATTCTATTCCCGATGGAGGAAAATTACAGATTGTATCAAATGATGAAACAATCATTAGCGTTAGAGAATCGTATGAGGCAATTGGAGTTGACGGAGAGTTAACGTCGTATTCTGTTTTTAACACTCTGTACTCTGGAATTGACTTTAGTCTTTCTATAGTCCCCTTGTCGTCAATACCTTCTTTTTCGAATGTTTTTTCGTCTTGGAACAATGGACATCGGCATCAAGTCACTCCTATTTCAGGACCAATTATCGGTGATATAACAGCGATACCATCTTCCACCTCGTTTGAGGTAGAACTATTGCTTTCTGGAGCATGGCAGTTGGTTGATCCATGGCTGTCATCAGAGACTGATTTATTTACAGGATTTTGGCTGACGGCATACGATCCAAAACAACCTCTTGTGCGCTATCGGCTGAGAGTTGTTCGTCATAGTTCTTCGTCTATTTTCGTGGCACGAGAGGATGGGAAAATTGATATCTCAGGAAATGATGGGAATAAGGTTGGTGTAGGTTTCCGAATCCATTTGTCTACAGTTGGTTTTGGAAAGACGGTCGCCATGGAATATGACAGTAAGTTCATTTCATCTAACTCTCTTTTATCATACGATGCGTTGAAGGGGGCAAATGAATTAGAATTAGTATCCGTATTTGGTGTTGTTGTCGGGTGTAAATTGGAAGTTGTTTCTAATCGCACGTCATTTTTATCAGAAGTTGTCTCCGTTTCAGGATCTATCGTCGGGTTATCCTCGCCTCTTCCATGTGATTTTACCATTGATAATGGTTCGTACGCAAGAGCGTATTATTTTGAGTATGAAGCCGGAAGTACAACAGTTACGTCAGGGATTGCCTATGGTGACACCTTAGTGGGTGTGAGTGACAGCTCTATGGCTTCTTCCGGGGATGTAATGAAAATTGACTGTACTGATGGTCTCTCGTATAAGTTTGATGTCCTTGCGGTATTTCCTGGGATCATTCAAGTTCCTCCATCCACTCAAGTGATAAGCGCTCCTTCGGTATCGAACGTTGTGTTTATTAGGAAAAACGCGGAGTGGAGTCATACTCATTCTATTAAGGCTGGAGAATTTTCAATTGTTTCGTCTGAGTCTAGGGATGCGGTAGGTGACAGCTTAACGCATGGACATTACCTTTCTCCGTTAATTGAGGAAGTTAATGGTATCGGATTTGTTGGTGGAATGGAATACGCCGTTGGCTCTGGTCATCGAATATATTCATCATTTGATAACGGAGATACTTGGACAGAGGCTATTGATCTTGAAGACTCAAAACAATATAACCCTCTTCCTTCATATCTTGGTGGAGTTTACGTCCTTTCTTCGTCTGAAGTGGCTTTTTCTACTTCTTCTGGGTATTATGTATATCAATCTGACAAATATAGCAGACAGATTGGTTCATCCAGTGTAAGTTCAAGTCTTTCGAGTAGTAGTTCAAGTCTTTCGAGCAGTAGTTCATTCAGTTCTTCGTCTAGTTCATCTAGTAATTCGGAAGAGCCGTGGGATATTCTTGATGGAGGATTGCCGACTTCCGTATTGGAAGATGTGTTTGACGGAGGATTTCCAGATACGGTTATCTGGGATATTGAGATAGACGGTGGAAATCCATAACATATGGTGCGTACGTGTCAGAGACCAAAATTGCAAGAATTAAAGTAAGGCGTGGAACGTCGGCACAGTGGACCTCGACAAATCCTATTCTCTTGTTTGGAGAAGTTGGTATTGAGGACAATGGCTTTGGACCGATGTTTTATCGAATTAAGATTGGGGATGATTCAACTGAATGGAATTTACTTCCGTATCATGGAAATGTTTCTAGTCAAAACATACTATCTGTTGATATGACAGTTGCGGCGCAGACGTCGATTTATATAGTTCCATCCGGAGCCGTAGCAATCCTATCAAAATTATTTGTACGCCATAAAACAGTATCTGATCCACTATTGGCTTCTCCGGTAGTAAGACTTGGTACATCTTCTGATCCGAATGTTATGTTTTCTGGGGTTACGCTATCTGTTTCTGCTGTAAATAACGTTTCTAACTTTGATCTTGGTAATCTAGCTTATCCCGCTGGTACAGAGTTTCAATTTGGCGTAACAACCAGTAGTGGATCGACTACCCATATTGGAGATGTTGTCGCTGAAATTTCACTACTTCCGGCGTAGTTGTACAATATTCTATCGGAAAGAATGATCTAATGTCCAACGAAGTTTTAGGAAAATACGGTGTATCGGGCTGGTCCGCAACAAAATTCGTTGCGACAAGTCACTCTGCTGTCAATTTTAACCCATCTACTCCAAGAATTTTATCTCAGAAATTGTCATTTGTGCAGAAGTTGATATCTGTCGGGTGGGTAGCCATATATCTCATCAGAGCTAGATCAGATAATGATCTTTCTTTTACGATGTGGGCGGAATTGCGGGAGTCTGACGAAAACGGACATCCAACTGGTTCAATTTTATCTTCTGCTTCTATTTTATCTTCAGCGATACAGCAAAATGACTGGTATAAATTTAACTTATCCATACCAGAGATGACTACTCCTGAAAATGGATTGTGTCTTACTGTGTGGCAGTCTGGTGGTGATGAAAACAACTATGCCGCTTGGGCTTATGCTATAGTTGACGGAGATAACGGTTGCTCCATGAGTTCTGACGGAGGCTCTACATGGGAGGATATTTTAGGGGCTCATCGCACTGTTCGTGCTGCTTCAGATTTTGACGCTTATTCCGAAATAATTGGACCAATGCCTGGACACATGATTGTTACCCCGCCAGCAATACTTTCGTCTGGCAGTCAATCTGGAAAAAGCGTTTTGTCTTCTGGAACATTTTACAATACGATGATCGTTTCTGGTCCTGGTCCATATTATCCATCACCATCCGTTGACTCAATTAGATTAATTCCAATGGATTTGCATTTATCTTATGTAGTTGATTCGTCTGGAAGTATGGGGTGGAATGATCGCTTCTCTCTTAGAAAAGAGATTGTCAATGGAATTATGTCGTCTTTCAAGTCTAAGTTTCCTCGTAACGTAACGTATGATTTTGTACAATTTGGAGCTAGACCATTATCTCCGTTATCATTATCTATGAGTGGTAAGTTGAGAGGAGTAACAGTAAGTGTTGACGACTACACTGCATTAACAGGAGTGGATGCCTTTGGGAATCCGTTATCAGGAGACGTCCGTGCTCATATGGGAACAGGAGTTGTCGCGTACGGATTCAGGAGTTTATCCTCATCAAAGTATCTTGTGTATGGATTTGATACCGGTTGGTCGGAATTTCGCACTCAAACAGTAGATGATGGGTGGAAACCAGTATGGCAATCTGACTCTCCGTCAATATCTACTGCAGACGAAGGACCAAATGGAGAAGCGTGTTTGTCCGTTTCAACTTCATCTGGAAGGGATGCTATTAGGTATGTTTACGGATTTTCTAACGATTATACTGTTTCTCGACCAGAATCAGATATTCAGCCAGGTGATACCTCTATAGTTGTTGGTGAGCATACGTTTATTGTTGATGATCAAGTTCGAATATCTTCTATTTCTTCTATTGAGCAGCCGAAAAATATCACTTATGTTTCTTCGATTGCAATAGTAATTGATCCTGAAGTATATATCGGGACATCACTTTCTAATGGGGCGATGATCGAAAGGTATACTGCTCAATCACTTACTGGATGGGATAAAACTGATGCGTTTGAATTTTATGTAGTCGATCCACTTAATGGATCTGATATTGTATTTTTTGTTCAGACTGCAAATGGCGCTCATATAGAGTGGGTGTTTAAGCCGATGTCATCGTGGGAATTCTATCAATTGTACTTCATGGATGAAACCGCACTCCTGGAAATTGATACAGTTGATGCAGAAGGAGAGCCGCTTCCAGACGGAACAATAGTAGAGTTTTATGTTGATAAAGAGCCAACTGAAGAGATGAATAGCGATGCAGCCAAACAGAAAACAATTTATTTAATTTCAGATGCTTCATCTGGGGCAACAATCATATATATATCTCCGCAGGATGCTTCATCTATAAAGCGTGGTGATTCCATTGATATTATTGATGATGACCGGAACGCCTACAAAGTTGCTGAAGGAGAGACTGTAGCCTATCATGCAACAACGGTATCATCTATCGATCAATCTGGAGTGGTCGGAATCGCGGATGCGATGCCGTCGTCTTTTTTGATGTCAAAACATGCAGCTATTGTAACTCCATCTACGGAAATTGGCGCTAAAGTAGATGTCAATGTGTCGGAAAAACTTCCGATGACGGTAAACCTTGTTGATATCACACCGATTTTCACGCACGCACTTCACGATCCTTCGTTGTTGGACCCATTAGATCCACCCCAGGTAGATCCATCTGCAAATCCTGATTTTTACAATACAGATCCAACAAGAGTGAAGCGTTCGTCAGTAGAGATTATGACCAAAAATGGATGGTCCGCCGTTAGAGTCTGTCCGATAACAGAAGATAGGTTTGAAAATTCATCAGTTCGAGATGCTTTGGCTAAGTCGATGTTCAACCCAAGTGAACGAGATCAAGTTCGCGCCAAGGCGATTGAAGATATGGAAAAGGGGGAGATGAAAGAGGGAGTGGATGACTCCGATTATGTACAGTCATCTTCGACGTCAAACGAGGTTGTTGAAGAGCCAGTATATTATGACGGCATTCCTGATTTCACCATGGATCATAAGGTGGAATCGATTGGTGGGTACGCATCAACTCAAATGAAGTCATTCGCAACTGAATTGACAGAGCAGCAAATAGGAAGTTTATCAACTGTAAGGTATCTCGCTAAAAAATATACTGTCAATCCAGTGGTTACAATGTTTGATGATTCTGGTAATCGGAATGCAGTTATCCTTGTTAAGGGTACTGATATTTATTTCGCCTGTCCGATATATATCACCAATGCCGTGGATAGAACAACAGTTTTTCAGCAGTGTCAATCAGTCGATGAAGATGGAGCTGTATCAACTTACGATCAAATTGTTCCTGGGACTTACGCCACAGATCCATATGACATAAACATTACATACAATATTACAGACAAGGGCTTCCCGGCAAATGGTGTATTGAGAGTAGCAATTTATGATGCGCGAAGAACAATAGATACTAGATTAGCTGCAGATGACGATCTTCCAGACTTGGATGGGTGCGGAGATAATGAGGCAATGGGTGGTGGAGAGAATGTTTTTAGCACAGTTAATGACGATGATCCGTACACTATTTCTACTGAACAGTCACTTCTCGCCAATGATCTTCTTGACGTTGTGCAGTATACCGTTAAAGTTGTTTCTGGAATTGCAACAATTACTCTACCTCCTCTCAATAGAGTTGCATTGCTTGATATCCACGCATCTTTCGAAATGGATGATGGTATATCTAAGGTCGTTAATAAGCAGAAAATTTATTATAGGAATCCAGTTGTTATAACTATGTCTGGTATGGGTCCATCCGTGGCGGATGGTGAAACGAGGCATAATATAGGCGCTTACGTATCGTGGAAGGCTGTGGAGCCAGTTTCTGATGGCACTATGGTTAATTTTGAGGCAACAAGCACGCAAATGTCCCCTTCCGTCAGTCAAACTGAGTCAGGCGTGGCTGACGGTGTTCTTCTCGGTCCTCATGAGCCGATACCTGCGCCAACCGGTCTTGCCGCATTAGAAGATAATGGTAGGGGGGAGTTTGAGGGGATAACTGCTATTTGCACATATCGTGGCTTCACCGCCAAGAAAGAAGGTCAAGTAGAATGGATGCGTGAACAAGCTCAGTCTGGCGGGAACTTCTATTTTTACGCTTCTGGCTACAATACAAATCCATCCTCTGTTTATCACGGACAGAAAAGGATATGGGCAGACGGAATAGATTATGTTACGATAAATGGAGACCTTCCCGCGTCATCTTTTAGAGATTTCCCTTATATTGACACAGTTGCTGATGACTTGATTCAGTCTGCAATGGGCGTGGTTTATAGTGGTTCTGGATTGACTGTTGGTACACGCTTGCCAAAATGGTCAAGTAGAGAGCCTTCTGAAGGTCCAGTTGAGCACGATACTGACGTTCCCTATGGTTGGGTTAGCAACCGCTTATACTCTAACATGTTTATCGGTCGTCCGCCATATCGTGAATCAGATCCAGACGATCCAAATCCGTGTAATTCTCCGGAATGTGCATTTATTTCTTTATTCACTAAATCTCGCAAATATGGTTTGTCTGGAATAGGAATAGAGAGCGACACCGTATCGTTCTTGACTGAAACAATAAGTGGCGGTCAGGCAAAAATACCTAAACCGAGAGTCAATCTTGTAGAGCCATTTGGCGTTACTGTGTATATTGAGCCAGTAGATAAGTCTGAGTATCAGCAGAATGATTGGCGAAAACAGCCGAATGGAGAGTCTCCCAAGTCTTCAGGATATGATACCTATAGCCATCCATTAAAGCGAGATGGGGTAAGTCGTTATGTTGCAGTAGCTGAACTCACTTGGCATGATACCTTTATTGTTGGTCGTTCCGATAATCCTTTACCGATGGTTTCTTTTGACGTTGGATCAGTTAAGATAACGAAGGAAGGCGTTGAGTTTTCACGATTTGAGGATAGGACTGTATGTTCTCTTGATTTTGATGAGGCTGCTACGCATTATCTTCGAACTTCATTTGATTTTGATCATTATCATGAAATGTCGGTGGATGATAATGGAAAGGGAGTTACCACAAGTACAGTAACCTACTCAAAAGGCGTCTCTATACCGGACCACGTTCATTCCGTTAATATTTATGCCACTTCACCGATGTCTGAAGAGGTATATGATCTTTCTGGCGGGGTGTCAAATCTTCATTCACATATAGTAAAGTCGGTTGCCGTGATCGGTATTGGTCCAATTTCCAATAAAACGGTTGCTTTTGCAGTCAAGGCTCAAGCTAATTACGACGATGGAAAAACTTTACCTGATGGTTCTCGTATATCCAGGTCGTTGGATAACTATGCATTTAGCTACCCTGGAGTTGCTACCACCGGAGGAGATTCGGGATATGTATTAGAGATTATTCCGACAACTTCACAATATGTTGACGGGAAGATTGTTTCAGGATTTTCTGCCAGAATGCATGGATATGATCCAGGATATACAATGCTATTTCATGCTTACATTAGAACTTCTGGTGGCGATATACCGGTAGAGGATGGAACTCGTATTTTTGCAGACTTTGGCTTTTATGAGTATAACGATATTGAATCTAAAACAGAGAAAGATGATAATGGGATTGTTGTCGTCGGTAATGATAATGCTCCTCGCACTATAGCCGTGTTGAAGACTGAAGCATTCATTCCAGGTCTTCCGGAAGAATTGAAAGCCATAGATAAATCACTTGTAACAAGCGATATGCATTGGTTCCCTTCTGTTTCGTCGCCATCATTGATCGTTAAACCAGAGACTGACGAGCTGATTTTCAATAAGGTTCTTGAAAGCTTCTCTGAAATCGGACCAAGTAGGTTGAATGATGCGTTGGCATTAGCAGCTCGCAGAATGGTCACTTTTTCTCAGGATTTATCATCGTCAAAGAAAGTTGTTGTTGTTGTTTCTGACGGAGGTGAATCCAACTCAGATTTATCATATGATCAAGCTGTGTCTGAGTTGAAATCGGTAGATGCAGAAGATCCAGTTGAATTGGTTTTTGTGAAACTTGAACGCACTGAACCGTATGATGATCTTGTTGTACGTAAATTTACATCTTCTCTTGGCGGATTTCCAGTGGAAGTCTCAGACGTGGAGGATGCAGTTTCTATTCCAGGATATGTTGTTGATTCTATTGTTAATTCTCCCTCTTTTGATTTAGTCACTGGGTGGTATTCAAATATCATTGATCTTGGTGAGGAAAAGTTGTTTGATCGTCTTTCGTTTATGGTTACGACACCTGGGGTTTCGGGGTTGACCTTTTCAATCCGCTTTAGTTCTGATGGGGTGAATTTCGGAGAATGGATTGATATTGGAGTTGGAACAGATTTTGATTTGTCATCATACGGAATGGTGAATAGGTATATGGAGTATCGCGTTTCTTTCCGTGGAGATCCAGATACGTTCGAGTCGCCATCATTTGTTTCTGCCGCGTACGAATATTACGAACCACGTCGTTATACTTTGATGTTCCAGCCTATACCAGTAAATGATGGGAAGGATGGATACGTTGGCGAGATTATCTTTTCTCACCATGGAAATGTTCCAGTTACATCATCTGTATCATATGGAGTGAAACATTCAGACGACGTTGGACGGGAATGGTATTGGTCAGATCAGCAACCAGCAATGAAGGATGGCTATGGTGGCATCGTTCTAAGTAGAGTTAATGAATTGCTCGTAAGGAAAGATGCAGCGACCTATATCACCGCGTATGGCGGTTGGTCTCAGGATTACGTTGTAGAAATGTACCGGGTGACGGAATCTGATAAATACGGCAGTATTGTTTCAGATCGAGAATACACTTATGACAGTAATTCTGGAACGTTCGTATTTGGACAGGCGCAACCTTTGTCCGACGTATTTACCGTTACGCTATCTATGCGACCGTTATTCCGTATCGCAGTAGATATCGTGAACAAAGGTCCCTCATCGGCGTCTCTGGATTATATTGGAACAATGTATCGTCCCGTAGACCGATCATACATGTATGATAATGACAGAAGACCAGTTTATTCGGCTTTGGAAACTGATTTTTCAGAATTGGGCATGGAGCCATCAAAAACTCTTGCAAAGCAATCTGTGGTTTATAATAATTTGATTGGCACAGCGGAAGACGTTCTCGTCGATCAAACCGTCCATAATACCGTTATTTATGTTCTAGGCTACTCTTCTTCTGGGATCTTTATCTCAACATTGCGGGAAAATCTTACTTTGATCGAAAGAAATGTTGTTTTAGGGGTGTCTGGAACGCCAACATCATTCCATCACATGGATGATTCATTGTATGTTTGTGTGCTGGATGGATCTTCATACATAATTCACAGGCTTGATTCAACTTATTCTTCCATGTATTCCTTTGATGCCGGAAGCGCATTCGAACATTCTGGGGTAATTAGAGCTAAGGTAGACTTATGGTATACAACTAACGGAAATATGATTACAATACGTAATAGATCCTTCCGTGAAATATCCTCAATTTCTTTGTCTACAAAGATGTCTGGGAGGTTTCATGTTGGTGATTACATTGTATTTACGACTGTGTATGGAGATGCCGTTGCAGAATATTCGATGAAGGGAGACTTGAACGCGGTGTATATTATAGAAGAGAGAGCGGGAAGCGAGGATAACGTTTCCGTGGACGGAGGAACCGTCTCCATTATCCGAAAGGCTTCCGTATCCACATACAAATAGGTGGATAGATGTTCGTCGTATATGAAATTGATTCCTTGCGGATATTAGCTGTTTCCAACGATAATGCAAGAGGGACTGTTTTTTCGACTACTGACGTTTCTCTGATGTATCCTGGGGTATCAATTTCTTCCATTACTGCTGATTTTCCTGAAGCTCATCCAGGCTATAAAATTATATTTGAGGATGATATTCCAATAGGAACTGAATCTACTGATGGTCGCCTGTTTTTATTGCCGAAAAGTGAAGTTGATAAATCTCGTAATATTATTCGGCAAAAAAGAATGGGGCAAGCAAAGTTTCGAGTTGATGGTAATTTTCATCGTTTGTTTGAGGAGATGGTTCCTAGCATCAGGCAGATTGACGCTTCTACCTTAGAAGAAATGCGCGATGGACGCTTTTTTTCTTCTGCTAAACCAGTTGGATGGTGGGGCTCTTTTCTTGATGCAGGTGGATACGCCAATATGAACCGCGAGATTGTGTCACGTCTTTTTTGTCGTGGTTTTGTTCCAATACCAGATATTTACCCTACTGTAGCGCAGGTTGATAAGAAAACGGAAAAACTTCTTCGCTCGCTATCTATATTACGCCCACATGATAGTCGATATCCGAAAGTTTATGCATTTACTCCAATGCCGCATGGACGCCATGGCGGAAAATCAATATTTTTTACAATGATGGAGACATCGACGCTGCATGGTGATTTTTCTCGTTATTGCAATACATATAGTGATGAGGTATGGGTTCCGTCTGTAGCTAACGCTGAATTATTTCGGAATGGAGGTGTTAGAAAACCAATTAAAGTAGTCCCCTTGGGGATTGATGAAAAATTATATTCGTCATCAAAAAGATCCTATGATCTATCGACATGTAAAAGTGTTTATGGTCGCCCACCAACTGATGGTATTGGTAAATTTAAGTTTTTGACGGTGATTCAGTGGAATTTAAGAAAAGGATACGACGCTATCATTAAATCGTTCGTAAGGTCATTTCATGAAGAAGACGATGTATGTCTCGTGATTTCGACGCAGTATTCCATTGACACTGTTAAGGGTACTCTCGATCGCTACTTGGATAGAAAAACTGATCTTCCGCAAGTATTGCTGTGTAACAACGTCATTCCTATCGATGATATGCCATCGTTATATGACTCCTGTGATTGTTACGTTCACCTTTCGAGAGGAGAGGGGTTTAGTTTAACGCAGATTGAGGCTGCTGCCCGTGGATTGCCTGTAATATCATGCCTTCATTCAGGTATGTCGGAGTATCTTAGGCGTGATAATTCGTTTGTGGTAGAGTGTACTGGAACTGAGGATTGCCCACAGGAATTGTCTGCAATTTCGTATTTTTATCAAGGTCAGAAGTTATGGCGAGTTGGAATGGAGCAGGTAGAGCAGGCATCTGCGCACATGAAGATGGTCGTATCTGGAAATGAAGTTGTCGCGGAACGGGCTAATCGTCTTCGTAAAGAGGTTCTTGATAGATATACTTGGAAAAGCGCTGTCAATAGAGTTGTAGGACTTCTGCAATGAGTGGAATATCATTGGCTTATATACTCAAGAATGAAGAAAAATATATCGAACGCAGCATACTTTCCGTATGTAGGGTGGTCGATGAACTGATCGTAGTGGATACTGGATCTACAGATTCCACGAAGCAAATTTGCGAGAGAATGGGTGCCGAGATATACGACTTCAAGTGGATTGATGATTTTTCAGCAGCTAGAAATTTCCTAATCGCCAAATGCAATAGGTCTTGGATCTTGATGCTTGACGCCGACGAACACTTAGAGGGCGAAAAGACAGATGCTATAAGAAGGGCTATGGATATGGCTGATGAGTCTGGCGTAGTGGCTTATCAGATGATCCGGAAGAACCATTATCCATCCCATGATCATGACTCCCCATATTTTACTTCTCCGTTCTATCCAGATATGCAGACGAGAATGTTTAAGCGGATGGAGCAAATCTTCTTTTCTGGTCGAGTACACGAAGGCGTTGTACAATCCATCGAATTGTCTGGTGTTGGCGGAATTGGCAGGATTCCGGTATGCATTCACCACCATATGTTTCGCGGAGATCAGGAACGGTATGAAAAAGACAAGCAGGCGTATTACGACAAGTTGTCAAAGTCAATGGAGGACTAAGTGAAAAAGTGCGTGAGTTGCGGTTTAGAGAAAAACCACATGCAGTTTCCTATCGTAGATTTTGATAATGACACAGAGCAATTTTCTGTCGATGACGTTTGCATTGACTGTAAGATTTCTTCTGTCAAGAAAGTTTCCAGTCTCGATAAATCTGCTCGTCAATCAAGCAATGACTCTAATACCGATTGCGGCGACAGTAAATCTATTGCAGATGATGACGTAATTGAAACCGCCGCCATTTCTTTAGCTATTATGTGTCAGTCTGAGGTCAGAATCGTCTCTAAGATGAGCTATCATAAATTCATGGAGAAATATAAAGGCGATCTTTCGCAGGATGATTTTTTAACGATAAGGAACCGGGCTGCTGAGATAATTACAGGCGTGAAGGGAGTTCATTTTATTAAAGACGAAGTGTACGGCGAGGGCACGTATATTATTGTTGGCGATAGTCATGGGGCATATGAGAATGAAAAGGTATCGAATGTTGTCGGCGTGGCGGCAGAATATCTTGGAGCGAAGATTATTCATATCGGACACGCAATGGATAATTTTGGCAACATCTCTTCGATTGCTAGGAAGGATGGAGTTGTAGTCCTTGCTCTTCCAGAAGAGATTCGTGAATTATCTGCCGAAAACGCGATAAGGCGAACGGTGAAAATCGTTCGCAAAGATGTGATTCTCGGAGATGTGGTAGTGAGGAATCAAGCTGTTCGTGATGATTATACGGTCGGCAGTACGAAGAATATACTGTCTCTTGAACAGGATTGTGCAGCAGTTATTGTAGGTCGTCACTCTCATGAAATGCATACGCTTACTAAAAACGATCATATCTGTCGAATAGTCTCTCCCGGATGCCTATGCGAAAATCACATGCGTCGTCGTCCATTGAAGACGATCCCGTCAAATCCATCAATGGAAGACGTGGAGACAAGGGCTCTCGACCATAATCGTTGTGGACGTCGTCAGGGGGAAGTGGCTGAATTATGGGAACATGGTATGATTGTCGTGCATGTTTCGAAAGACTTAAAGTCATCTATTTATCCCTTGAGGATTAAAAAAACTTCACGTGGATTCTGTTCGGCATATGGTAGGTTTGTGTTTACTGAAACTGATATCGACAACTGTGAAACCGCTGGTCTTGTTGTCGGAGATGCGCATGTTTCTTCACATGATCCTGCCGCCTTGGATGTTGTTGACCGAGTTTCCACGTTACTGTCGCCGGATTATCTTGTAAATCTTGGAGATCACGTTAATTGCGCCTCTCTCAATCATCATAAAATGGATCGTAATGAGCCAATCATTGATGAAGATATCGTCAATGAATTCGGCAAGGCAAGCAGTATTCTTCAAGAGATGGCCAAATGGTCTAAAAAAAGGTATTATCTTATCGGAAATCATAGTCGCTTCTTACAGGATTTTCATGGTAAATTTCCATCGTTGAAGAAGCTCTTGGACATCGACTCAATGCTTGGAGCGTCAAAGGCTGGTTATGAAGTGGTTGGGCTAAAGGGGGTCCTTGAGGTCGGTAGAGCGAAATACATCCATGGTGACGCTAAAATATACGGTGCTGTTGGCAGCGATCGACACAATAAGATCAGTTCGACTATGGAACGTGATACGATGGTCGGGCACTGTCATAATCCATCAATTCGCAGGGGCGTATATTTTATTGGAATGCTCGGCGATCTTGATCAAGGGTATAATGAAGTCGAAATGAGTAACTGGATGCATGGATTTGGTCTGGTTACTCATTATGGCGGTGAAGTATTCATGACTACAGTTGGATTTGAGAATGCCAGTCTTTTATTCTTGGATAGGGAGCTGTGTGGCGATGGCGGATGTAGCCGATGGAATCCACCAGATTTCGACATTGATGTGGTATATCGAGAGAAGGATTGAGCCTGGTCGTTTTGAATAAATATCATCAAACGACATATATTGGAATGATTTATCATGGGCTCCATTAGAACTAACGCCACGTATGACGAGTTTTCTCCGAAAGAGAAACAGTCGTGTCATAATATATATGCAATATCTTACGCCAATCCAGGCAGTGATGTTCCTCATACAGAAGTTCTTGACCGCGTAGCTAACTTATCTCTTTCTGTCGTGGTTCGTAAGTTTATTAATGCTGAAATTGAAAAGTTACTTGAAACCGTTCCTCCTTCAAGTCGACGCGAGCCTTCTGTGAAGACTCTTGCAAGAAAAAAGGTTGTTGAGGTTGAAAAGACGCATGCACAGGATGAAAACGGAATGTGGGTTGAATCCGGTGCCCGTGGTGGAGTGCGAGGTGCCATTCAAGTTCTTTATGACCGATCAAATAATGTTGTTTATCGGATAGGATCTGGGTATTTATTAGGGAAAAACGTAAGTGACATCTTAATGAAAGATGTGACTAGATGGATTGTTGATAATTTTAAGCTAAACTCTACTCCCACCTACTCCAACGCTCCAGTCCCATTTATGGATTATGAAATTCATAGCTTATGTGAACATGATTTCCCTGGAATGTATGCGATGGCTCGCAGAGTTGGTGTTGACGTATATGCGGGAGATTTAGCAGATCGCCCAGTTCTTATGGCTGATTTTGACAATGAGCGAATGGCAGAGTTGGTTTCTTCGCAGGTAGGGAGTGTTAATGAAGGGGCTATTATAGTTAGGGATAAGCCATTAACGATTGGGGAATGGAGTGGATCAAGCAAGGATGTTTCACGACATGGAGTTAAACTTTCTCCTCCGTACATGATTGTTAATTCATCTGGCAAAAGTATTACTTCAATAATGTACCACGTGTTGGTGTCGCTGGTTGTTGACATGGAGGGGCGTGCAAAAAAATACTACGATCTTGTTAAGTCTGGTGTTGATCAAGATTTGGCTGTCAAAACAATTGGCGTGGAAGTATTCAAAGATAAGTGTAAGATAGCGCTTGGCACTGGTACAAAAACTTTTGGCGAGATTATGTATGATACGATGGACGATCAGATGGGTGACGGGGAGTCGTGGATGCCGATTTCTGATCGAGCGAAGAAAGCCGTTGCTGCGATGGGGCTGGTTGGTGATGATGTATTGAAGTTTCTTACTACGTTTTTGAATGTCAGGGACGTCTTTGACATGAAGGGTGATGGTAAACATATTTATTACTACGCAGTAAAAGCCCCTAAGTCTGGGCTTGTCGTAAACAAACTATTGGCTGTTGAAATATTCACCTTTGTTTCTGAGCCGTTTCCAGGAATACATATTCTTCGGTCGTTTTTTGGGTTGCCGGAAAAGGCATTTAACGTTTTTGGCTATGATGGACTGGTTGACGTTAAGGAGTTTGATCCGTCAACAAATAACATAACTGGGTTTATTCCCTTTGAGTTCGATGAAAAATTGAATGATAATAAAAAAACAAATGTCGATAAAGAAATTCATGATAAGGAAATTCTTATAATTCGAAAGCTGCATGGGAAAGAGGTTCGCGATCTGTCTGCATACCCAGGAAAAGTAATTTCCATAAAAACGATCCCTCCAGTTTATGTAGAATGTAAAAAAATGTTTGAAGATCGGGGGGTGGATTTCAAAGACATTAGCATCATTCTGACGCTTATGCCTAACGACAAGGGGACGCTTGGCGGATATATTAGCCCAAGACAGTTGACGGATAAATCGAGGGCGGAGTTATTGAAAAACTTTGGCGGCATTGAACCCCCATTGATTTTGATAAACATGGCGTCTCATGGTATGAATATGGATAAGGTCAGCGACGTAATTATTCATGAAGTATCGCATTATATTGATGATCTTTTGGTTATTTCTGGTAAAGCAGATCCAGATTCTATGAAACCACCAGTTCAAGTGGATCGCTCGACACTTGCCGGGCTCTTGGAAAACACAAAGAATTATCTTAGTTCACCAACGGAAGCCACAGCGCACGCTATGGAGTCTTACACTCATCTCTCTAAGATGGACGCTGAATACGTTCGAAAGAATCGCTTTTTCTTGATGAAAAAGTTGATGGAGCAGTTTATTCCCCCAAGTAAAAAATATTTTCTATCCAAGGACCGTGAGAAGGGGGTGTCTAATTTGACGTTTAACAGCTTGATTCCAGCTAATTTAGTTGGAATGCATGCGAAAGTTATGGAAAATAGGGATGCGGAAGAAAATTCCGGCTATCAAGTTATTATAGAGTCTGTGCGATCAAACTCAGCGACATTAGCTGGACTGCCGGTAGAAAAAGAGTATCTTGTATCGGATGGTGCGTACATGATTGCCCCATATGATATGGGGGATGAGATGCGGGCAGCCCAGCAGGAAGGTTATTATAAAATCATCAATCGTGTTTTCGACATGGTGTTGAAGAACTCCCGCGCTTGAAAATCCTCTTCTCATTGGTATAGTTCTTGGCTACAGAGCTTCGGAGAAGAGAGCGTGAAAAAAGAGAGAAACATCGCCATAAAAGAATTTGGCATTCCTTCATGGATGAGAGGAGTGTGCCCGTATTGTCAAGCGGAACTGCCAGAAACATCCATTTTTTCCTTCGGGGTTTGCCTTTCTCCTATATTTTTTGGTGACTTCTACATAGATTACGTCTGTCCCAAGTGCGATTCCATGTGCGAATTGCACTTTGAATCATCCGTATTGAGCATGCCTGATATCGCCATCCCGCCGGACAAAAAACCTGTAACGAGGGAGTCGATTATCAATAAAGGAGTCTTGAAAGTTGACCCAGGAATCAAAAAACGCGACGATTATTGTCGCTAATCAATATTCTCACATAGTTACTGAATTGCCGGACGATGTCGTCCGTAATCTCAAGCAGGCTATGTCTTATCGAATCCAGGGGTGTGAATTTACGCAGGCGTATGCTGATGGTAAGTGGGACGGCATGATAAAGCTTCTTGAAGACGGCAATTCATTTATGACCGGACTGCTATCGATCGTCAGAGATTCTTTGATCGCGTATGGCTATGTCATCAATATAAAAGACAAAAGAATTGCACCTCTTCAAAATTTTTCAGTTTCGTTTACTCCCCCTTCAAGTTTCCCGTATGAAGAACGACCATATGCAAAATCGACAGTTTCCAGGTGCGTTCAATATACCAGAGGGATCATGCAGATTGCTACGGGTGGTGGAAAAACATTGATTGTTACCGAGTTGATTGCTGCATTGAAGGTTAAACCGTTTATATATTTTGTAATGTCGATTGACTTAATGGAGCAGGCTGTCGACACCTTGGAAAGTTTTTTGGGGGTAGAAGTCGGGATTATTGGAGATGGAAAATGTATTTTGAAGGATGTAACGGTTTGTATGGTGCAGACCGCTATCATGTGCCTCCATGCTAATGACGTCAAATTTGACATCAAGAAGCATAAAATTGATTCAGATTGTGTGTGGGATGAGGATGAGGCATTTATCCTTAACAACGCCGACCGGATTAAGAAGCATATTGCCGATTGTATTGGCTTGTATTTTGATGAAGTCCACCACGCTGCTGCCGATACTTGCAAAGAGGTGATTTTTGCAGCGAGCAATGCCTATTATAAATTTGGCGGTTCAGCCACTCCCGTGCGTGAAGATGGAAAGGAGTTGATCATACAGGGGTTATTTGGTAGAAAAATCGTGGAGATTTCAGCGACATATTTAACTGAAAGAGGCTACCTTGTTCCTGGGCACATTTTTTATACAAGGGTGGCGGCGAAGGTCGATGGAGATATTGAGAATTACGCCAAGCGATACGAGGCAGTGGTTGTTGACAACGTTGACTTCAATAACGCTGTAATTGATGTTGTTAAATTTTTGTCGACAAACGATATTTTAACCCTAGTTTTGGTTCATAGAGTAAAGCATGGGAAGGCATTGCAAAAGTTAATTCCAGGCTCTGAATTTCTGAGTGGAAGGGAGAAACGGAAGAAACGCTCAGAAGTGATTAGCTCTATGCGCCGAAGTGAATTGAAGGTGCTTATCGCCACGTCATTGGCTGACGAGGGGTTGGACATAAAACCATTGCAGGCGGTATTGATGTTGTCTGGCGGATCGAGTGTTACCCGTATCCCTCAACGTATTGGTAGGTGCATCCGCAAGTATCAGTCGAAAAAGTATGGAGTTTTTGTTTATTTTCGCCATACTGTCAAAAATCTTTTCGAGCAAGGGATTAAGGTAAGAGAAATTATTGAGCAAGAACCATGCTTTAAGATCCATGAGGTTGGCAAACTTGGTGACTTAAAGTCAGCTATGTGTGATTTTATTAATGAGCAGGATATTAAACAATGGTAAGTTATGATTACAGCAAGCTGTATGCAGCTTGTATTGAAAACCCGAGTGTGACGTCAATAGTGGTAGCTGAGCGAGTTGCTACAGCGAAGCATTTTAAGGTGTTTTCTTATATTGTGGATGAGATCTCCTCTTCTGGATTTACAACCGGCTGGCGGTCGGTGTGGACTAAAAAAAAGCCAGTCAATGAAGTGGTACAGGCAATTTACGGAAAGCGATGTGATATTAACGCGAGGAAGATTGCTTTTCTTGAAGAAATTGCATCAATGTCGGCTGCCAATATGGTTTATGGGATTTTAACAAATGACGATGAAATCTCTCTTTCTCCAGAGTTGTTTTTTCTGTCGTGGAAATCGATGAACACGGCAATTGTTGCCCTTTATCCGTCATTGATATTGCGACTTCATTCTGTTGGTCCGAGATGCGACGCGGATTGCCCGTTTACGACATCATCATATGATAAGTTGATCAGGAAAAAGTTAGCATCGCTACATCCTCTTGTTCGCTCTTTCGCTGGAGATCGATTTTCCGACAAAAATACGATGGACGAAATTATTTCGTATTTGAAGTCAATTGATTCATTTTCCTGTATTGATAGGGCGAGATTAAAGGTTGATTTGATTCATAGATCGATTCTTGATAAGGGTTTTGTTGGCATTGATGAAGGGGAAATGGGCATTGTTCCAATTTCCTCTGTTTTCAAAAAGTCAGAAGAGAAAGTATGGGTGAAACCATCCATTGTTGATAAGGATGGGTGGAGAGATAAGTTGGCGGAAATGAATGACTGTGAGTTAGTCCCTCATAAGGCGTATAGTCATGTGGTTGAATATTTATCACGAGAGATCCGTCGCCGATGCGCGTTACAACATGATTACCCATTTTTCATTAATGTGGCATGTAAGCAGGACGTCATGAATGTGGTAAAAAGGCTGGAAGCCACATCTTATGGGCGAACGTGGATATATTGTCGCTGGCTCGCGCATAATGTTACCCGTGAATCTTTAACTACTACTTCTCATGGTAAATTTGACATAACAAAATTATTACTCTCAAAAGAGTCGGAGTTTGCTGCCTCCGGCACAGATCCAGGGAGTTTAATGAGGGCGAGATTCCATATTTTTGACCACCTTGAACAAATATGGAGCACAGAACCTGGCGATAGACGATTTATTTTTCTGTCGTGTATCTATGGAATATCTGTGGTGTGCGCTTACATTCAAGAATATCGACAGCGAGTAAACAAGAGAGAAGATCCTAATGAAGTCGAAATTGGCTTAGCCCGTATCAGAAAACTCGACATTAACTCCACTTCGTATAAAATGATTCGAAAGGTTACGGAGAAAAATGTCACTGGAGTAAGTTCGATGCTGCGGTCTGAGGCGATGATTGCTAAACTGTATGGTTCCAATTTTCCGGTGAAAAATAAAAGTGAATGGGACGACGGTTTGGCTGATTTCATACGGGTTATTTCTAGCTACAACGTCTCGGAGGTTTGACGTGAGTGAAATTGGCAATGATGGAGTTAAAGCTGCTGTATTGTCGGCATATAGGTATTGGACGAAGTCGTTGAATGAGGCTGGTGTAGACGAAGGTTACTGGAATATCCCGCATATTGCTGTGAAAAATTCGTTGATTGGCGATAAGGTGGCGATCGATTTTATTTACAACAGACCAGACATTTGGACTAAGAAATATTTCATATTGATTGATGGCTTTTCGGAGTCTCAAAAAACTCCTCAAGATGAGGTTAGAAGACTGATCGGAATGTCTGTGCTCGTGTCAGCCGTTTCGTACGCCTCATTGTGTAACGATTTTTCATCTAATTTGTTGGCTAGGCATTTTGACTTTTCGAAATTTTTGAACGCCATTCTTGATTACGATAAGATAAGACGTGATGAATTTTGCGATATGGTTTGTAGTGCTGATTTTCTTTTCATTTCTGAGATGAAAAGCGAATGGGCTCTCCATCAAAAAGCATTGGTGTATGCGTTATCCAGAATTGATGAAATTATGAGAAGTAGGATAGATGGCGGTAAAACTACAATTATCTCGTTTCGTGATGGTTGCTCCGCATGTTTGAGGCGGGGAATTGGCGTGGAGCTGGATAATATTTTGAAGACTTCACATATGCTTCAATCATCGATTGATTATGATCGGCGTATTGTTAGACTTACTACTCGCCCAAAAGGAGATAAAACATCAGATCAGATGGGCGGTACTGTTTCAAATAATAATGAATCATCAAATATAATGAAGGGCGAGGCATAAAGATATGATTCCAATCGATAAAATTGACGTAGCGAAAAAAATTGCCGAGTTGAAAAACAGGAAAAGAATTGAAAATCTTGCATTCTACAATGCGGCAAAAACCGATGAATCATTTTTTATAGCCTTGATGATTCACCATAAGGATTTGCTTGTTGATGCGATAGAGCATAGCGGCATCACATGCGATCATTTTATGTGGACTGAGCATGCAGAATTTTACCTGTATCTCATGATTTATTATATGAGGTACGGCGGGGCGCAGTTGACTGATTTGTCTTTCCGTAGCATTGCAGAGGCACACGTACCCTCTCTTGAAGTTCCCCGATGGATTGCACGGTATTCGACGTACGACACGCAGAAGGTGTCCTCAGAAGATTACCCTCGACTGAAGGAGGCGCTCATATCTCGTTGTACGCAAAATAAATTATACCAGTTGATTCGCGGTGGAGCGTTGCTTGACGATATCTTCAAAACGACCAAAACTGATCAACATAAGGTCATACAGAAGCTCGGGGATGATATCAATGATATAATCATGACTTCCGCAAGGACGAATGAAAAAAGATTCTCCGCTGATTTCAGTTCTTCTTTATCCAATCAGGTGATTGCCGATATGGAAAAAGCAAAGACGGTTGAGCTGAGAGATCGTGATCTGCTGTGTGGATTATCGTGTATTGATGATGAGTTCCTTGGTTTCGCTCGTGGCAAATACGCAGTCATCCTTGGGTTTCCAAACGGCGGAAAGACATCGGTGATGTTGAATTTTGCCAGCAATATGGCAAGAACAGGGTATAAGGTTGGGTATGTCACTGTCGAATCAACCGGAAAAGAGGTGACGAAACGACTGTTAGCACGTCGGTCCCGTATTCCATCCAAGAAAATGAAGCTTGTTCGCGGTCCAGAAGGAATGACTGACGAGTTATGGAATCGTCTTTATACTGCAAAAGAAGAGTTTGACCGGACAGAAGGATGTAATCTATTCACGATCACGGTCGAGCAGGGGATGATGGTCGACGACATCCTTGCGTTGGTTGATAAGTATGCTGCCGTTATGGGCGGTTTTGATGCGGTATATTTTGATTATTTGGAGGTTTTTGGAATCAACCCGAAAAAGATGTCGAACGTTAGGGATCGTCGCGATCTCGAACTTGCTTGGATCAGTCAGCAGATCCAGGCATGGGGAAAGAAGCATAATGTTTTCGTTTGTAGCGCACAATCGATCCCCAGTGAAAAGATCAAGGAATTCCGTAAAAAAGAATTTCTCGATAAGGGTGAAAAATCAAGCATTTTTGTTGGTGTGGAAAACGTTGGTGGTTCTCAGGCGCTGACAAGAGATCCAGACTATGTATTTTCGGTTGTTCAGCACCCCCGGAACGGGCTGATCATTTATGCGACGAAAGCTCGTTTAGACGCTCCGGCTGGGCTTCGCTGGGTTGTAGGATGGGATCGCGATATCTGTGATATCTATGACATGGAATCTAGTCTATTTGAAATGCATTCCGTTAAAGCAACAATGCCGGACGTTACGCATGTGTTGATGGACGAAAAATGCATGGTTGCATCTAGCCTTCGCCGACCTGGGGTATCTAGTTTGGCGACATCGTATCTGTCGTCATTTTTCGCCCTTGGAGGAGAGGAGTCGGTGAATAAAAAACTTTCAGTTAGTTTTCTTCCTGTTGAGTCCGCATCTTTGTCGGTAGAAAAATGAAGGGCGGCAAGTTTTTCACCGACGCAAAGCGCCTTGCATCAGCGAGTATTGATCTTCCGGCGTATATGGAGTCGGAATTGGGTATTGCTATACGATGGATAGGGTGTCGTGAACAGTGTAAGTGTTTGTGCCCATTTCATGGCGATAGTGATCCATCATTTAGTATTAGTAAGGGGAATAATGGGTGGTGGTTTCATTGTTTTGGCTGTGGCGCTAAGGGAAGTGTTGTACAATTCTTTATGACTTACTTTACCTTGAGTTATCAAGAGGCTCTTGATAAAATATGCGAAGAATTCGGCATAAATATAGATGGACCAGTTGTAGAAAAAACTATTGCCGTTTCTTCGTCATTGGATTCAGGTAAGGGCGGACTTTTAGCAATGGAGCACATGATGGCAGCAATGCAATGTAGATTGCTTCTTCGGTTAAGTTCGGATGAAAAGGTTAGAAGCTGGGTCAAAAACGCTTATTCCAGAATGAATGAGTGCATTGAAGATTTTAATCAGCATGAGATGAGGGAGATTTACAATCAAGCTCGTGATATTTACTTAACTAAAAAAGGGGAACTATGAGGGCGTTAATTACAGGTGTTACTGGTCAAGATGGTGGTTTTTTAGCTTCGCATTTGATGAATTTGGGGTATGAGGTATGCGGCTTGATAAGACAATCGTCTACATCAGATTCTGTGGATAGGCTAAAAAAGCGAACCAGCCCACACATAAGACTGATAATGGGTGATGTGTCAGACTACGCTTCTATTGTTGCTGCTATTTCGCAGTACAAGCCAGATGAAATTTATAATTTAGCGGCGCAAAGTCATGTTGCTGTTAGTTTTGTTAACCCGGTATATACCAGTGTGGTGAATGGAACTGGTGTATTGAATGTTTTAGAGGCTGCTCGTACCGTAGGTAATGGATGTAAAGTGTACCAGGCAAGCACCTCGGAATTGTTTGGAAGTACACCCCCGCCTCAGCATGAGACGACAATTATGCATCCTCGTTCTCCGTATGGGGTCGCTAAACTTCACGGCTATTGGTCCGTAGTGAACGCTCGTGAAAGTTATGGTACATATGCCGCAAACGGCATCTTATTCAATCATGAATCGGAATATCGTGGATATGAGTTTGTCACTCGAAAGATTACAAGGGCGGCAGCTAGGATTAAACTTGGCGTTGATGAAAGGCTTCGGCTGGGTAATCTCGATGCAATGCGAGATTGGGGTTACGCTGGAGATTACGTTAAGGCAATGCAATTGATCCTATCTCATGCGACACCTACCGATTTTGTCGTTGCTACTGGAAAAATGTATTCAGTTCGTGAGTTTCTTGAAAAGGCATTTGCAGAAATTGATTACCCCATAGAGTCGAATGGCGGTCATGGAATTCACGAATGTTATATTTCAAAGAAGACTGGAGAGACCGTCGTGTGTGTGGATGAAAAATTTTATCGTCCAGCAGAAGTTAATTGCCTTTGCGGTGACGCATCGAAGATAATGAATCTTCTTGGATGGAAGCCGGAGACGACTTTTGACTCAATGGTTTCTTTGATGGTAAAAAACGATTACGATATTGAGAGAAAACAATGTTAAAATCACTCACTCCAGAACAGGAAGCGGTTGTAAGACCAGCGTTGGATACTGGTATATTTGTCAACCGCAAAATGTTTGTCTGGAAGGGGTCCATGCAATGGGTTGATGATAATTCTGACGGTTCCAGAAAACGGATGCGAAAGTATAATATCCCGGAATTTAGAACATCCATTAAGATTAGTCATGAAATTGTTCAGTGTTTTGACGATTATGCTTACAGAACGTTTTTTGGAATTTTTATTCCCGAAAGGTCCATTACTCCATTTTTCAATGAGATAAACAGATTGCGTGGGAAACTCACGGATCTCGTTAAGCTTCTCAGTGATGATCGTCCAAGGATACTAAAATATCTTTGCGAAAATTCGGACGATTACGCAAAAAGGGTGTGGAATTATTGTTATAGATATGAAGGAGATCCTCCGGTTGCGTTTGCAGCCGATATCTCAAGAAGACATGCCCTTTCATTTCCAGAAGGCGAGGATTTGCGTCGAAAGTTCCGTCTTGATATTATTCCTTGTAACCCAGTATGTCTGCCTGGGTCGAGATATGAAAGCGCTTTTGGGAGCGATATGAATGACCAAGTCGCTTTGGCGTTACATAATGGCATTGTAACGAAGAGATTTATAACATTCAAGCTCATCCTTGCAATGATGAAAAAAATTGAGGCGATCGCCGATCAGCCTAAAAGATGGGTGAAGTTAAGGAATATACTACGGGTAACAATGTTGAAAATCAGATCGGTTTTGCGTCAGAATTTTTATAATGATAAGTTCATTGATGACATTTGTCAGCAGTTGATGGATCATCTCATGGTGGAAGATACAAGAGACGTAACAAAGATTTTATCTATGCTTGCATCTCTTGAAAAATATCTTTACGATAGCAATTTGTATATGATTAGGCACTTAAAGAAATTATGAGCGATTTTGGCATAACTGTAGAGATTGACGCCCCTATTGTCGTTGCTAAAAACATCGATGGTCGGGTTCTCTTTCGGCTTAATATCGTTTCATGTTCTTTTTCTGTTTTTCGATCAAAGAGAATGAGTGAAGAAGAGAGAGCGTTTATAACAAAATTTTACTCCGAAAACATTATTGGAGCAGACGTTGAGTCTATGTTGAAAGCTTTATCGTATCAATCCGATGGAGATATATACTGCGCATGACTATTCGCGGAAAATACATCGACAAAAATGTGATGGCGTCGTTATTGTATATGCAGAGCGCTGCCATGAATCGAGGTATGAAACGCATTGATCTTGACCTGTTTACCTACTCTTTATTCATCACTTGTAGAGAATATATAGAATCGTACATAGATCATGCTACAGTCAATAACATTTTGTCTATGTTTTCTAGTAGATTACCGGACACCAACACATCTAGTGATCCAGTTAAACTGTTTGACTTAGTATACGACAAGCGCGTGTCTGATATTATTCGGTCTAAAAAAGTTAGTGGTGGCGCGATGTCATGTTTGTTCGACGCCATGCTTGCGGACAAGGAGATTCACGACACGCTTATTGCGTGTGGGTTAGACTTAACAATAGTACAAAATGGTGTGTCTGAGGAATTAAGAAGAGATTCTGCTGAGGCAAAAGAAAACGAATCTGCAGCGCCGCCTGCTTCGTCACTTCCTCCAAAGTCTCGTCCCAAGAACCCATCCAGTAAGCCAACGCCTTCAAACGTGGAGCCAACATTTTATACCAATCTTACTGAATTAGCTAAAAATAATCAACTTTCAGAAGCATATGGTAGAGAAACAGAGACCAGCAGAGTTATTTTAACTCTTCTTCGTAAGGTCAAGGGGAATCCGTTGTTGATTGGAGAGGCTGGAGTCGGTAAAACAGCGATCGTTGAACGTCTTGCAATGATGATTGCAAAGAATGAAGTTCCGTCTAGGATTGCGGATTGCACAATTTATTCTATTGACGTTGCGGCGTTGGTCGCAGGCACGAACCTTAGAGGAATGCTAGAAGAAAAGTTAAATCTCTTTATGCGGAGCGTTGTCAGTAGACCTGATGTTATTCTGTTTATTGACGAAATCCACATGTTGATGGGAACTGGCGATCATAATGGATCTGCGGATTTGGGGAATATGCTCAAACCTTATTTAGCTAGGGGTGAAGTGCGATGTATTGGCGCAACGACAATAGGAGATTTCAATCGCCACATGAGGCGAGACGCTGCGCTATGTCGTCGTTTTCAAAGAATAAATGTGGATGAAATGACGCCAGAACAAACTTCTGGAATTCTTGAAAAATGTCGAGAATCATACGAGGATTTTCATGGCGTATCAATAACGTCGGAAGCGATTGACAAAGCGGTTTTATTATCTGGACGATATATCGTAGATCGGAGATATCCAGATAAGGCTTTTGACTGCATTGATGATGCTTGCGCCAGGGCGTCAATCTATGATTGTATGGTTGAACCATCGATTGTAGAAGAGTCTGTTAGTTCTCTTTCGTCGATTCCAATAGATATAATTCGGTCAAGGGAATCTGATCGGCTCTCTGAGGTTAAAGATTCTCTTCCGCTGGAGATTATTGGGAATGATGCGGCGATAAATAAGCTTTGCAGTATTGTGTCTTCTGGTTTGTCTCGTACGATTAAGCGTAATCGTCCAATAAGCACGATTGTAGTCCATGGACCGAAAGGGGTTGGGAAAAAATCGATAATTCGTAAGCTGTCTGAAATACTGTACGGCTTCAACTCGCTTCTTGAAATCGACGGAAATGACTATAGAAAAAGTTCCTCTGTTAATAGCATTGTTGGCACTTCTCCTGGTTATATTGGATATGAGGATGAGGGGAGATTGTATAGCGGCGTTAGGAAAAAGCCATATTGCGTTATCCTTTTTACTAATTTTGATGCAATGCATCATGCAGTTAAGTCAATTATCATTAGAACAATTCGCGCCGGATTGATTGACGACTCCAGGGGGTTGCCAGTTGATTTTAGAAACACGATTATCGTTTTTTCCCAGGATGATAAGAAAACATCTGGAAGTATGGGATTCTCAAAATCTGAGGGTGATTATCATCTTGAAAGAGGGGTGTGGTCTGGTATATTGGAGGAAATAGATGGTGAAGTTGTTTTTAATTCAGTTTCAGCGCCTGACATGAAAAAGATCGCATGGTTGGAAGCATCTGCATTTGCAGATGATATTTCTGAACTGGGATTGAGTATCGATGTCGGTGAAGCGTTAATATCTGAGACGTACGAAAGGTGTAAACACGCTTCTACGCCGTCAGAAATAAGACGCCTTATGCGTACTGATCTTGATAAGATGGTTTCTTACTCAACCACATGAAGAGTTTATAAAGAGAAGGGCTATGGTTATATTAACTCGTCAACCGTCAATGAAGATCGATGCCACTAGTTATTGCGTGGTGTTTACGGGAGCAACTCCCAATGGAGATTTTTTTCTCCCCATCATGATAAATGGGGAGGATGGAATGATGGTGCATAATACTCTACATGGTGACTTTGCCAATCCTTATGCTATGGGGGCGAGTGTACTTCTCAGTGCCATGGAACAGGTCGATATAGGATCGGTTTTTATTGATATTGGATATGACCGGCGCAAGGCAATATATACAGCTCATATGATTTCGTACTATAATTCAGAAGTAGGGAAAAAAGTCTACAGACTGGAGATCCCTCTTTTGTATGGTCTCATTATGCCGATTCTCACCGGAGAACAATTGCAAATAGTTACCGGAAATGATGTCGTCGCGTTAATGGGACGCAATATGTCTGAACTAGAATTGTTTATTAATAGGAGTGAATAATATGCAAAAGAAACCTGAAGTTGATGGCGCTTGGTTGGAGCTACAATTTACTGATTTAACCAAAGAAAATGTTGAGTTAATGAAAGGCGCTAAGTGCATTGTATTGAATGATATTAGGATTGAGTTGTCTGGAGAGGATGTTGCGAAATTCATTGAAAAATATATTAACATACGCCAAGGAAGCGAGTCGGAGATGACAGGGATGACAGAACAGCAAAAATCATTTTACGTAACAAGGAAAATGTTATTGTCCTGATGGGGTGTTTAATTCAAATTCAACTGAAAGAAGTAAACTCTGACGATAGTTCGGCGGTGTTTAAAATATTGTCACGCCATTCGGAGCTGTTCGGAAGGAAGATCGATATTGTGTCCGAATCTGTGTTGGATGGCAAGCCAGAACTGAGGATTTATGTTCCATGGGACGAGAATAAGGCGTCGGAAAAGTTGATTTTAGTAAGAAACGACAAACGAATACATAAGGCGAAAATTATATGTTGAACGAATGCATTGAAAAGATTGAAGAAGAAATATCTAAGCTGAATGGTATTGTCGCGGCGAATATCGCCAATGAATTAATTGCTTGGATGTGTGAAAATGTCGAAAAATTTATCGACAACCATGAGGATAAATATTCAATTAGTTTTGGCAACGTCGATAAAACAAAGTACCCGTCCATGTATATGGTGGAAAGTACAGTAATGAGTATTCTATCTAAAACGGAATCTTTTGATAAAAGCGACTATGCCTTGGCGGCGGAAGGTGAAAGAGTAGAAATAGAAATGTTTGAGGGTGTTTCGAGGGTGATGTCGGAAACGACGGAACTTCTAAAAAACGATAGGAATATTTCAGCGCCAGCATTTAACCGGATGAAGTTCTATTATGAAGTTTGTGGCTTTAATCGTGGAGTAGCGGTGGTTAAGGAACTTGATGGATATCTCAGTTTTTCAGGAGTTGATTTTGATTCCAACTCCATGGATATTATTGTCACCACGATAAGTGACGGTAAAAGAGAATTGTCTTCAGAAGAGCAGGATGAATCAGCCACATCATTTAATGCTGGGGCTGCGTTTGTTGCTGAGTTTAAAATTAACCATTGGGAAAAGAAGCAGGAAACAGGGCTTTTTTAATGGAGAAGATTGGGTATTTATTGATAGACGCCTATAACATGGCGTTTAAGGCTGTCCACATCCATGATGGAATGAAAACGTCATCTGGAAAGGACTCGTCCGTTATTCATGGTGTTTTACAGCAGATAGCCAGTGTCCGGTCGATATTTCAGCGTTATTTACCAGTTGTTGTATGGGATAGCGGACATGTAAAAAGAACGAAATTATCATCTGGAGCGGTCGAACTTGGAATTGTTCCTGAGCGATACAAGCAAAATCGTGAAGCCATCGATCCATTTAAGCAATCCGTACACGATCAAGTTCCCGCATTAAAATCGATATTGTCATGTACCGATATCCCACAAGTGGTAAAAGAAGGGTATGAAGCCGATGATGTTATCGGTTCGTACTGCGCAATGCTAAAGAGTAAGTTTCCTGTTATTGCGTTCACTCATGATGACGATTATTTTCAACTACTCGACGATAACGTTGTCCGCGTCACCAGGATGAAGGGGGAGCAAACAGTTACAACAAAAAGTAAATTCATTGCGGAATATGGTATTGAGCCTGGTCAATGGGTTGATGTGGGGGCGTTGTGTGGCGATGATGGCGATAATATATTTGGTGTTCCTTCCTGCGGTGAGGTAACAGCCGTTAAATTGATTAAGCAGTATGGGTCATACTCTGCAGTTGTTGACCACTGCATGTCGATTTATGATGGGTTAAGGAAAGAATATCCAGATTTGAATAAAGATGAGATTAATAAATTGATCTCGTGTAGGGGGGATAATCGTAGTCCGTATACGAGATGCAGTGCGATGATGCCATACACAGGAGTCGCCTTGGCAATTGAGCAGAAAAAGGTTAGGAATCCAGCCAAGCTGGTAGAGCTTATTATCGCTCTTCATCGCGATCGGATAAAACTAGCATATGCATTAAAAAAGATGTATTGCGGCTTAAAACTGCCAGAACCAAAGTTATTCAATAGATGGAATGATGCGCAATTTAAGTCGGTGTGTGCTGGCTGGGAGTTGCAAAATATTGATGATTTAGCTCAGCTTTTTTCTTGCTCGGAGATTGATCGTGATTAGGCGTTACGACATGCGAAGGTCTGACAATTTCCCAGTGTCTGGGATTATGTTTGTGACATGCATGTCAGATACCATGTTTGTTCCATGCGGGTTTCCGCTAACGACGGCATTAATTACGTTAATTGAAGGGACTCAAGTGAGTTTAGAGAAGGTGGAAGGAAACGGATTTAGGATTAGATTTGCAAATGGATACGTTCGCGGATCGACATCTAAATTTCAATATATGGTGTCATAATGGCAAGGTTGAATGCTACAGAATTCGATATAGAGAACTTTCGTAGGGATGTTTTGCCAAAATTACAAGGAAATGACCTTGAGTTAGCGAAAAGGTTGTTGGAGTCATCAGAACTTGGGATCAGGAGCTTTAACTCAGTAAACGCTATGCGTCCTCTCGTCGCTGCTGTTTGGCGTGGAATGTGTGAAAGGAATGATCCTGATCGTTTTGCCGTTGGTGCTATGATTAATGAGATTGATTCATTTATCTCTTTTTGGGTTGTTCCGGATGAGAAAACTTCCGGCAAGGAGTGAGCATGCCGTTCGCTGGGAAAGTAGGATTTAGAGGGATAGCAAAAATAGGCGACACATACCTTCGTTTTGCGTCATTTGATATAAGTGTCAAGCAGGAGCCCAATGCTTTTCTGCCAGCTTATGGCGGAACCGGGTTGAAAACCATTTTTAGTCGTGGAACAAAGGATATTACGGGGACGGTATCAGGACCATTGACGGATGAAAAGGGGGCGTTTCTTTACAACCTGGCGGCGCAGCAAAGTGAATTCATGATGGATCTCAATCATTACGACAATCAAACAAGACGTTTGCTTGGTTGTAAGATAGATTCACTCTCTCTCTCAGCGACAGCGGGGGAGTTGGTTAATTTTTCCGCTAACATTGTGGCGAAAGACACGGTTATGAAACGGACGATTTCATTAGAGTATACTAAGGGTGAGAAGATATATACTCATGATAAATGCTTTATTGAATTTTCGAGTGGTATTTACTCTGGAGCTAAAATACCAAGTTTTACCTACACGATTACTAATGGTTATAAGGCGGTGAAGACCGGAGAATCACTTGGCGTTACTATCCTCGGAAATGCAATTCAGGATATTTCTGGACAGATTTCGTTCTTAAACGATGGCGATTTGATTGTTCCGGTAACTGACGGGCAGTATGGGTTATCTTTCAATAACACCAGGTTTGTCATTGGCGATATAGACGTCACTCATGATATTGTTTTCCATCCTGCTGAAAATATACAGTTGAATCCAGGTCTTGTCATGTCAAATGTGTCATGGACACGCGCTGACAGTTATTACGGTTGAATTTCCATATGTGCGATATATCTTCTTCGACAGTGTTGTATAATTGCCGAAGAAGGAGTCAGTATGTCAGAAGTTTTTTACCGTAAATTCCGCCCAAATAAGTTCGAAAAGATGGTCGGGCAAAAAGCTGCCGTGAAGATTCTTTCGCAATATGCGAAAAAGAACGCCTTTCACCATGCTTATTTGCTTGTCGGTCATTCTGGATCTGGGAAAACTACTGCTGCTCGTATTCTTGCTATGTCTGTTAATTGTTTGAATCGAAAGGATGGGGAAGCCAATCCATGTGGTGAGTGTACTTCGTGTCAGTCAATAAAAATGGATATGGCAATGGACGTCCGTGAATTGGACGGTGCATCAGATGGAGGTAAGGAGGAAATAAAAAGAATTATAGAGTCCAGTTTATATAGCCCAGCTTCGTTAAGAAAAAAGGTATTTATCATTGATGAAGCCCATTCTTTAACAAAAGACGCTATAAGTTCTCTCCTCAAGCCTACCGAGGAGCCAAACAGCAATGTGATGTATATTCTTTGTACTTCGGAATATCAAAAGATTCCGTCAACCCTTGCGTCCAGATTTGTTTTAGTTCCCTTCGCTCCGATCAGCGACAGTATTGTAGCTGACTATTTGAAGAAACTCGCCGTTCACATCAATGCTAATGTTGAGCCTGATGTTTGTCGTCAAGTGTCTGCGATTAGTGGAGGCAATATGCGTATTGCCTTAAACTTTTTCCAGAGCCTTCTTGTTCAGTCGGACGGTAAATTGACTGCCGACGCCGCCAGGCAAATGCTTGGACTGGTTGGTCGTGATGATTTGTACAAAATTGCAGGGCATATTGCTGGAAATAGCGCCGGAGCCGCGCTGGATGCTGTCGAGACAGTGGTGTCAACCGGAATAAATGTGCAGATGCTTGTAAGTGGCTTGTCTGAGGTTTTTAGGAATGCAATGCTTATGGCTGCTGAGGCGAAAACTGGATATACAATGGCTGATTCGGAAAAGGATCTGGTATCTAATATTGCTTCATCATGCGGACTGAAGCGTTTACTTTGCTTTTCCGCCAGGTTTACAGAATGTGAATACTCAATGACAGTTAACCATAACAAAAAGTGGGTGCTTGAGACACTCGTAGCAAGCTTATGCAGTAAGGCATAAGTCATCGTATAATAAAATTTCAACGCCCGCTCGATATTCAAGAGCGGAGTTATAGGAGATGCCTAGAAAAAAGGGTTCTGGAAATAAATCCAAGATATCTAAGAAGTCGGGAAAAAAGGTCATTAAAGAGCGCAAAAAAAGAGAGATAAAAAAAACAGCAAAAAGAGAGCCCGCGAAGCCGGAGAAGAGGCAGAGAAAGAAGGCTGGGAAAAAGGCGGAAAAGAAGGTAGAAAAGAAGCTTTTAAAAAAGCAGGCTAAAAGAGAGAAAAAAAACAAGTCTGAGGGGAGTAAAATCACCAAAGACGTAGTGTATGCATATCTTGATATTCCAGAGAAAGATTTCAGAGATATGCCGCCAGTCGAGGTGAAACCAATGATGAATGCATTCGCCATGTATATACAAAAATATGGTGAAGATGATGTGATTTTTAACCGCATTTTGGCGTATATGCATAAATTTGTGTTCGCCACCGCCTATAGAAAGTTTATTATCCCAGGAATGGAAGGTAAGGATGTTTATCAAGAAGCCTGTATTGCACTGTGTCGCCGGGCAATAAACAAGTTCAATCCAGATAAAAACATGAGTTTTGTGAATTTTTCTAAGATGTGCATGAAAAGGTATATTATTACCTTATTGAATACAGCTAAAAATCGACGTCGTGATCAACCGTTGAATCGATCAATTCCACTTGAACAAGCGTTTCCGTCAGAGGATGAATCAGAAGATAATGGTTGTTTAATGAATGTCCTTGGGGATGAGTTTGATTTTTTGAAGGATATGTGCTGTAATGAAGATGTTCGAATGACCAAGGAACTACTTGGAAAAACGTTAAGCCCGCTTGAATATGATGTATTCATCATGCATCTTGAGAAGAGGTCATACAGGGACATCGCAAAAGAAGTGTCAAGAAAATATCAGCGGCGGTATAACGAAAAGTCAGTTGATAATGCTCTCATCAGGGTGAGGGCTAAGGCTACTTCGCTGAGAACACAATGCGATGTGAAAATTCCCCTGTTTGACGAAGACTGAGGAGTTTATCGTGAAATTCAGGGTGATTAAGGAAGACCTTTTAGCTGTTATGGCGCGTGGCGGAGTGTCGTTGAAAGCTGACCCTATGTTGAAGTCAACATTCCGTGGTTATGGGCATATTGCTCTTTCTGAAGGTAAGCTGAAGGTACTGACAAGCGGACCATCCATGGCGTCAATGTCATTTATTCCAATATCTGACATGCAGGCAGTTGAAGGGTCGGCGTCATTGTCTCTTGAAGAGATGCAGGATGTTATGAGATTCTTTCCAAAAGAGGAAGAAATCCTTGTCGAGCATGTTGTTACTGACGCCGATCAGAATGGCTCGATTGTTTTATGTAGCGGTAAGGTAAGGTTATCTTTACAGTGTATTAATCGCAAGATGTACAGTGACTTTGAATTTCCTGGTAGTGACATTGAATGGTGTGAAATGGATTATAAAGGTTTGGTTGCGGCAATGCAGCGCGTTGCACCGTTCACTGCGTTTGATGCAGAAGAAGTGAAAAATAACTTTTCTTTCCGATGTGACGGTAAACGGTTATTTGTTGGAGGCGGGACTGGTCGGGCGTTTAGCTACACTTATATCCGCGATCACGCCCCGATTAAACCATTTTTCATACCGGCAATGATGGTCAAATATATTGGAAAAGTGTTCGATGATGGTTTGATTAGTGTGGGAATGAGCGGCACAAAGGTTTACGTACGTAATACTTCTTCCTGCATTAGAATGTGCCTTCCTGAAGGACTTGAAAAGAAATCTCCAGATTTTCTTAGATTGATTGGTGTTGCTACAGATTCAGGATTCATTTTGTCTTCGGAAAAACTTCTGGAATCCATAGGTGCGTGTAACAGAATTAATTCAACGGAAATGTACGTTAGAGTGCGCGATGGAGCGATAAATTTCATGTCGGTTTCTTCCAGGGGGACTAAATATCATAGCGCCGTCGAATACGCTACGCCGACAAAGCCTGATATTCCGCCTTATGATTTTGCCATTCCGCCTGTGTTGATGGTGGATTTTGTAAGGAGGAGTATCTCTGATGTGAAAATGGAATTTTCCATACAGAAAAACGAGAAAAAATCCAATTGGCCAATTGGCATAATATTGTCGAGCGATGGATTTAATGCCATCATACAGACTTCTGTTGTTATCCAACAAGAATACGGAATTTGATATGGCTCGAACAATTGCGGCTATTTTCGTAGGCGATCATAGACTCACTCATAGTCCCATGGAAAACGTTAAGAAAATGTTTCTTGGCGATTCTGGTTGCTGCATTGAGATTGACTCTATAGAAAGTGTTGATGACGAATTGTGCATCCCATCCATTTTTTTTGGAAATAAAATCATTATTGTCCCAGAGTCGTTGTTTTCTGAGAGTCTTTGCAATCGGTTGAAGTTATTGATCGAAAACGTTTCTTCGCAATGTATGTTGATTTGCCGGGTTGATTCAATTTCCGCAAAGTGCATGTCCATAATTAAGTCAATGCCGGAAAATGCAGTAAGGATTATTCGTCTTGGATTATTAAATGGGTTTGAAAGCGCGGTTGATTTAGTAATTGATCGAGCGATCTCTACCGGAGGAAAGATTGACGTTAAGGCTGCTAACATGCTTGTTTCAATTGTTGGTCATGAAGATGTTTCAATGTTGATTTGCGAAGTGGACAAGTTACTGGTCGTTTCAAACGGTCATATTACTGAGGGAGATGTCAATCTATGTGTAGTTGGAGATAGTTCGTTTAGATTTTTCAGTCTTTACACCGCGTTAGCCAATGGCGACTTTTCTTCCTCCATTCGAGAAATCAATGAGCATTGGGCTACTAAGGGGATAGAATCTGTTGACATGGCTATTAGTAAATTGTTATCTGTAGGGTGTCGATCAGTGAATTCTTTTGATGGGGAGTTTGAGGAAGTTCATATTGACAAATTCAACGAACACTGGTGGGATGAGCCCCCCACCAAAGTAAAAGCTCGTCCAACGAAATTTATGGTCGATTGTGCCATGAAGATCGTAAATAGGATTGGCGACGGTGTACAATCATTATTGAAGGAGTCTTCATCTGATTTTCTCCTTCATCGAAATGGCAAGTTGCCATACTCGATAGATAGATTGTACTTAAAAGCCGCAGCTATTTGCTATGGTAGGAGAAAAGATGGCTTCGATATATTACATTGGAATCGACCAATCATTGACGGGGACGGCGATGTGCGCCCTAACTCCTGAATGTAAGGTTTTGTCGACTGAGTTGGTTAAAACTAAGTTGACTGGGGTGGAAAGATTGGATGAAATCTGTAAGAGAATATCTCTATTTATTGATAAATTTGATGGAGTTATGAAAATCACCAGGGAAGAATTCTCGTTTTCGTCCAAGGGGAGATCTATTTTTGACCTGGGAGCCCTTGGCGGCTGTGTGGATTTGATGCTGTTCAGAAAAGCTGTGGAATCGGGAAGGATTGCTTCGTATCACAAAATTCCGCCAAATACCCATAAGAAATTTTGCATACAGAATGGCGCGGCGGTAAAGGGTACGAAAAAAGCCGAAAAGAGATTATATCTTGATTTAATTAAGCAACATACTGGAGAGAATTTCGACGATGACAATGTTGGCGATTCCTATATGTTGGCAAGAACTCTTCTTGGAATGTTGACCATTCAAACCGATAGCGCATTGTTTGGGTCATTGTCCAGTACATCAAAAGAGGCTTTGATTCCGCCAAAGTTTATGAAGGATAACGGACTGACTCCAGGGAAGATAAGACAGATGACTCAGTCTCAGTTCTCTGAAACTGTCCGTGCGGCTACAATAAAAACCTATATGGTGTTTGAATGCGCGATTGGCAACGTATCATCGACCTGCAGTCTGTAATGGGGCGTACTCATACAGGGCGCGTGTTGAGAAAGGAAGCATTATCTACCCTTGAGACTCCACATGATCCGTCTCGTGGATATGCGGAGTGCCGTAATTGCTCTTTTGTTGCGTCTGAGAAAACTTTTATTAACGGGTGTCCGAATTGCAACTCCCGTGAAAAAACAAAGAAATCATTGAGGTAAAAATGGCAAATCGGGTAGCTAGAGAAGACGGAGAACTTATCAATAACATTCGTGGCGTAGACCCAAATCATAATGAAGAAATTAATACCGAGAAGTTGCTTATTGACGGGTTTATGCAACGTATGGCTGGAGTTATTCCATCTGACATGAATTCAGAGTCTGCTGGCAATGATGGCGAACAAGAGTTCGCTTTTATGTCTCCCGCTGAGGCTATTCGTAAAATGCGTCGAAAGCGTGCGGCGAAAGGGAATGGTGAGAATGAAGTAAGTGGTTCCGGAAAGGAGTCGACAGATAATTCTAAGCTTAATGCGCATGATGGTAAGATTTCTCGTATTCTTGAAAGTATAAAAAATGATGCAATTGCATTGTTTCAATCCGCCTCTGACGACGATCAAAAAATGTTATGCAGGATGATTCGCGGCATTGAAGAAGTACAATCTATGCTGGGGTTTATGGTGGAGCCGTTTGAGAAAGAAAAGTATCTTAGCGGATTGGACGTAAGTGAGGCGGATTTATTGTCGAATGCTAATTCTGTTATGTCCAACACTGTCGCAAAATATAAAATGCATGTTGTTAACGCGATCGAGACTGTGGCAAATAACGGTAAACCATGCATTCGCGCCGTTTTTATTGGTGAGGCTGACAAGCGAGGCTTTGTTGCCAAAGTCTCTGTTACGGCTAAAAGTGACTTTAATGGGAATGAGGCGATTGATTTCGTTCCAGAAGCTGGCGGCGTATTTACTGTTAAGGCATTTCGTGCTGGAAGATGGTTTGACGTCAGTGATAAGTTCGTTATTGACGGGAAGCCATTCACCTATGAATTGGAGCGTCCAACCGATGAAATGAAACATTCTGTATTCGTTGGAGAAAAAATAGCAGGATCTTCAAAGGAAATTATCACTTCTAGCTTGAATTTGAATAATAACGATGTGAGATTCGGACGGTGTCAAGCTTTTTGCAGGAATATAGCTGATGCTGAAAGAATCAAAGAATTGATACGAGTAAAAGGTCGGAAATAGAATAGAGAGAAGAAAACATGAGCAGTTTGAGCAATAGGGTGATGCAAAGTTTTCTCTTCGCGGATAGTCTGCGAAAGCAGATGGACGCAATGGAGTCGAAGGCGGCATCCAATAGAGCCAAGCTGGAGAAAATGGCAAGTTCGTATCGGGAGATGGGATTGTCAACTGATGAGATTAAAGAATTGGTGTCGATTGATAGCCATTCTGTTGATCCCCAGGCTGTAGATGCCTTTGTTGATGTCTTTGCTGGTACGGAAGTGGATGAGATGTACCGTTGGGATTTTACAATCCGTGACGGCAGAGGGAAGAAATGGAGTGCGTCCACATATGGTCTATCTCCAGTAACAGCCGCAACTCGCGAGGATGCAATCGAAATTGCGGCTAGATCCCTGAGAAAAATCTTGTCTGCCGATGACATGGAGACCGTCGTCGATGCCGAAAGAATCTCCATCTGATAAGCTCTCAATATCTCCGGCAGAGGAGATAACTGCTTTTCTCGGAAATTGCCGGGAACTAGCCATGCATCAACGCATAGGGGATGTGGTTGCTGTATTGCGTGCCACTAAAAAAATTGCTGAGTCGTTAGGGCTACCTAATGATGAAATGTATGATTCATTGATCGAATCCGTTAAATCCAAGCCCTTCTACGTGTTTCGCGCCGATGTTGATCGAGCGATTCAAATCCTCAATAGTCCAAAAAACAAAAAGAAGAGCTGAATCCACTACTCCGTTGTATAATTTAAGCAACGAAAAATGGTTGCTCAAAGGAATTTGTTATGTCCAACGGATTTGATATGGTCGGGATGAATAACCGAGGCATCAAGAGCATTCTTAGCGGGCAGGAAGATGTAGAAGCCTATCTCATGAGAATGATCAATCTTTCTGGTGATGGCATTTTCCATGATCAGAATTGCCCCCTATGCTGCAGCCCAGTGAGAAAAAGAGCTGAGAAGGAATGGACTGACAGTCGTAACGCCGATACCGTTAGTCATATTTTTACCGACGCTGGAGAAAAATATACCATTCCAGTCATCAAGCATCATATGGAACATCATCTTGGCTCCAGTGGTGAAGAATTACGGAAAAGAGAATATATCCATAGAATCTCTCTCTTGAATTCATCTGGGTTGTCAACTCTTGATAAGTTGGAAATGACTTTGACAGCATTGAATGAAAGACTTGTGTCGATCAATGCTCTGGAAGACCCAGAAGTCCCAGCAGCTACCGTAGAGAAGCTTAAAACAGATTCTACGTGTAAAATTACTGCAACCATGGAAAAGCTGCTACGCTTTCGTGCAGACATGCTTGGAGAAATGAAAGCGCATGGTGAAGTGTTTACTATAGCGAAAAGTGCATATATCAATTTGTTTGAGAGTCTAATGGGGGAGTGTAGTACGGAAAATGAGAAGGCTTTCGTAAACCGTATTTTTTCAAAATTACAATCAATCAGCAAGGAATATTGAAATGTCAAAGAATAAACAGAGATCTTCTGATGGAGTAGATAAGATCGATCAATCAAAACTGCGCTCCAATAGCTATTCGGAAAAGTTGAAGGATTGGAAGACGGTTTACGTCATTCGTAATACCAGGTTCGACAATAAAGTAGCTGAAATACGAGCCACATCTTTTATTCATGCCTGTACTTTGATTGGATGGCGTCCTCGGCACGTTACATTGATATCAAGCCATGTTGCCGAATAGGAAAGAGCATTGTCGGTTTTGAATAAGCCTTAAATGATAAAATCATAGATGAGGTATATTGTATGTCGGGAATGAAGTGCATTTCTCTTGGGCTTGAGGCAAATTTTGCTAAAAGTTTGATTAAGAGTATATCTGAGAAAATGGCTAGTGTTACGATTGATGGCGAAGAGAAAAATATGAGTATGAAAGATTATCTTGTTGCCTTGGCCACTAAGACGGGGAAAAATTTTATTAATCCGCAAATGCATACTCCAGGGGTATACAACCCAAAATTAGATAAAGATCATGCTGCTGCAAAAGGTCTTGGATATTATCCAGCGAGTGTAAATCCATTAAATGTAAATAAAGACATCACAATATATGATGCCGTGGTTAATAGAAAGAAAAAAGAGGGGGAAAATCACGAACGAATAATTAATGTAGAAGCAGTTATCCCCAACCGTGAATTGGTTAAGTTTTATCCAGAGATTATTGAGAAATTGAAGAAAGGGGGGTATCCATATATTCAAACAATGCTTGCACAAAACACAATAGTGTTATCGACTATATCTGTTGATAAAAATGGAAGGATTGTTAGCAAGCCAGGCGTTGATAGTAATGGTCTTCCATTAATGAAGCAAGCAGTAGATAAAGTCACCAAACAACCTCTTTTTGATTCTTCTGGCAATCCAGTTCTGGAACAAAAGAAAATTCCAACCACTTCTCTAAAAGTGTTAACTTACGATCCGTATGGTGGACGCGAAACCGTTGCTGAATCATCTATTTTGGTGGAAAGCATTATTCTTGATGCAATTTATAATGAGACTAAAGTTCAGGCAATGGATCTTGTATCAAAAAAAGAAGAGTACATGGCGTCATTGACTGCAAAAATGCAAGAAAAATTATCGCAATTAGATGAACATGCCAAAATTGAGGTTGTTGATTCTTCTGCTATATCAGAGTTAATTGACGGTGGAGCGCAGGTATCAACGCAAGCGACTTTTAAAATTACTTCTAATAAAATTTCCCAGGTCAAAAAAATGATTCGAGAAAAAGCTTAGACAGATAGTGCTTGAATCTTCTTTTTTTGAAGATATTTTAGTCCGGGAGAAATCCCGGACATTCTATTTTTCAACCAAGAGAGAAACGAATGGAACAGGAAGAGAAAGGTTTTCTGGAGCACGATCTGATTGATACAGACACCACTGGAAGTGTCGATGCTGCTGTTGATCGTTCAAAAAGGATACTTCTTCCATGCAGAATCTCTGAGAAACCAATTTTTGACGGCGGCGAGGGGGATTATCTTGTCGTAGACGCCTGGCTTGATGCGTCAAAGTCAGATGAACTCATGCCAGATGATATGGGGTTCCCGAACGAATGGTTGAAAAGGAAATTCTGTGTAATTATCCGCATCGAAATCGATGTGATAAACCCTTTGGTTACATATATGTTCTCCGGAAGGGTTGTTGAAAATCCGAAATATGGAAAGCAATTTGATGTCGATTTTTACTACATAGAAGGCTTGGCGGATGCTTTTGGGTTAAGGAAGTATCTTGATAAGTTGCCGCATGTTGGACCTATCAGATCCAATAAGATTATCAGTATGTTTGGCGGGAATGGGCTAGAAAGTATAGCCGAGGCGATGAGTAACGACGCAGTGGCGTTGACTCAGATTAGTGGGATTACGGAAGATCGCGCAAGGCATATTGCTGTCGCGTGGAACCGTGATATAGCCATGCGCGATACATATATGTGGTTAGTCGCAAATGACTTTCCGATGAATAAGATTGGGGTTGTTTTTCAAGCTTTTGGCAAGGATTTAAGACGCAAGTTAGAGCGAAACCCCTATCTCGTGGCAGAAGTTCATGAGGTGGGCTTTCACATTGCTGACAATTTCGCCCACAGAATAGGAAATGTTGACTCGGTTCATCGTACTTCCGCTTGTGTTGCGCATGTCATGAATGCATGGGTGCGGGAAGGTAATTTGTGCATGGAAATCGATAGGCTTGCGCGTGAGTGCGGAAAGTTTTTGAGCGACTTTCAAGAAAACGGGACGTTTGCGAAGGTCTTCTCAGACAGTATAAAGACTTCATTTGTTACGCTTAAACTATTCAATCGTACTTTTGTATATCTTCCAAAGATTTTTGAGGCAGAGCGGTTTATAGCCAAGGGTATTGTTGATATTTCTCGGTCGGAGTCGTACGTCACGGCTGATGAAGATGACGTTGATCTTGCCCAGGAACATGTTTCGAGGTGGACGGGAAAGGATATTACGCTTGATAGGTGTCAAAGAGATGCCATTCTCAGCTCTTTTGTCAATAGGTTAACGGTTATTACTGGTGGTGGTGGCACAGGTAAGAGCACTATCTGCCAATGTATTAAGACAATTGCATCGAAAAAATACCTGACTGTGACCTTCTTGGCTCCAACCGGAGCGGCAGCTAAGGTTCTTTCTAATAAAACCGGCTGTGATGCAATGACAATTCATCGCGCCTTGAGAATTTTCCCAGGTGTGAAGGGGAAGGGAGAAGATCCCGTTTTGAAGTGTAATATTTTGGTTATTGATGAATTTTCCATGGTTGGATTGGATACTATGGTTGCGGTCATTAAGGCGATAAGCGATTGTTCGAATATGAATGTTGTGTTTGTTGGAGATCCTCAACAATTGCCTAGTGTTTCTCCAGGGAATTTTCTATCAGACATTATTGACTCTCAAGCGGCGAATGTAATCAAACTTAATATCGTGCATCGTCAAAGTGAAACGAGCTATATCCCGCAAGTTGCGGATGAGATGGCAAAGGGAGTGTTCGACTCATTCCCGGATGACGCCACTGATATCTCATTTTATGAGTCTCAAAACGAAGAGATGATTCGACAGCGTGTATTAAGTATAATGCGCGATTACATCCGCAATAATAATACAATGGATGGCTTTCAGGTTATCGCATCCATGAAGAAACGTGGTGCAGTTTGCGTAAATGAGATGAATGATGCGATACAAGCTATTTTATTTGATGATTCAAGGGATAAATCCATCAACTACAACCAGCGTAAGTTCTATGTTGGGGATCGCGTTATGCAGATCGTCAACGATTATGAGAAGGACGTTTTCAATGGTAACATCGGGACTGTAATTGATTGTGGTGAAGAAATCAGTCAGCAGGGGCGCAAGGAGAAGTTTATTGTTGTTCGTTATGATTCGCCGCCAGTGAATGGCATTGAGATGCATCCAGAGATTTGTAAGTATGTTAAACGGCAAATTGACGACGTTATGGTGTGTTGGTGTTGCACTGTTCATAAATTTCAAGGTTCGCAGGCAAATACCATTGTGTTTGTAGCCCCAAACTCACACACTATTATGATGAAGAAAGAACTTGTTTACACCGCTATGACAAGAGCGGCTTCAATGCTTCATGTCGTTGGTAATGCTAGGTTGATTCATAATGCGTCAAAGTTAAGTTTAATTCGAGCCAGAAGCACTCATACCAAGGAAATGATTATGATTGGCACGGGAAATTTGGTTATTCCAGATATGGTGGTTAGAAATCTTCACCTTTGCAGTTGTGCTGATCAGGATTGATTAAGTCGTATTTGACCTTCCCCAGAGAACATGGCAGCGAATTCATGAACAACTACTTTTGAATCTCCACTGCCAGACATTCGCAGCATCAATTTTAGTTTGGTCCCTGTGATTGCCAGTTCATTCAGTTTGACAACAGATCCTGTAGGAATGAATTGATAGTCGTCTGGATCAATACTGTCGAGACTTGTTATGCCGATATCCAATGTAGATCCATCAGGGACGTCAGCAATTGCTGTGGTGACGATTGATTTTGGGAAGAAGCCAAGGTCGTATGTCTTTGTAAAGAGCAGCGAGGCGTTTTCTGTTGCGACTCCCGCTATCGTAAGATTGCTTATAACCGGACCTATTGTGGAGCCATAGTAGTTATATGGAATGGAAATTGGCGTTTTAATGACGATCCTGAGCGCCAGGTATCTTTTTGTTGACTTGATTGATCCGGAGTTATTTGATGTTGGAGCTGACCATTTTTCCGCCGACATATCTTCTGTGTCGGATGTTTTCCAGTATACGTAGATCATATCTGCATTTGAGTTTTTCAAGATCGAGAAATTGAACGACGTCCAAGATATTAGCCCTTCCGTTCCATCGAGTGGAGCTGATTCCCATACCGCATATAGCATCTCTCGCTTGACGGCTGAAAACGAAACGTATCCAAGATGCTGAAAAACTGCTGACGTAACGGGTAGACTATGTATTGTCTTTATATCGATTGACATTTATTCCACCAAGTCAAAGAACCACCTGTAGGATAGATATCCTTCGCAGATGAAATTAGGGGTTGTTACGTTCAGTGCGATGTATTCAGAGCTGTTTTTTGTACCATTTTCGACGGAAACATTGTTCGGGTCGGTTGGAGTTCCAGTAGTGTTGTATCCTTTGAAATATGATGTTATGGGAATAGACGGCGTCACTGAGTGGGAAATGCCCGCATTGCCGCCGGTCATACTGCCATCTGGATTTTGCGTTCCAGATGATGAAACGGTTATATTATTGGACTCAACTACGGCTATTTTTATATTCTTGATTGCTCTGGCATTATTTACGAACATGCGTATAACTACTGGCTCAGTCGGTTGCCCAGGATTTGCTTTTTTAAGATTGACTGACCTTGAATGTTTATAGCCGGTATTATAGCCACCGTCATACGTAGCAATGTCGACAGATATTGTGGAAAATGGTTTACCGGTGTCGTCTGGGATCATATCGTTTCTTCCTTGAAAAAGCTTCCTGATGATGTATTCTAAAATGTTCTCTGTTTGTCCTATTGAAAGAGAGGTCGTCTTATGGATTTCGTACACCTACACGTCAAGTCTCATTATAGTATGCTACATGCAATGCCAACGCCCAAAGAAATTGTTGCTGCCGCAAAGTCCAAGGAGTTTAAGGCTATTGCAATAACCGATCTTGGGTCGTGTGCCGGATTCCCTAAATTTGTTACTGGTTGCGAGAAAGCCGGGATAAAACCAATTCTTGGTTTAGAATTGATGGTCGTTGCTGATCGTAATGTTAAGGAAAAAGGTGATGGACAGAGAAGAAGGACGATTGTTGTTTTGGCAAAGAACAATGTTGGGTATAAAAATTTACTAGACATATCCACGGAATCGTTTGTGACTGGATTTTATGGAAAACCTCGAATTGACTTCCAGTATCTGGAAGGAAGAACGGAAGGTTTGATTTGCTTGACGGGGAACATGTATAGTCACATACCAAGAATGGTGTGGATGAATGAATATGATAAAGCTCGGAAAGCAATAAAAAAATATCGATCGTTGTTTGGTGATAATTTATATTTTGAAATTCTTCGACATCCTGGGGATACGGCTGAAGCAGAAGTAATGGCAAAAATGGAGGATATTGCCCAGGCTCAGGGAATAAAATGCGTCGCCGCAAACGATGTTAGATACTTAGTGCGCGAGGATGCTGACGTTCATGATATTTTTACGTGTCTTGAGGGGGCAAAGTGCGTTAAGGATCAATCTAGGTTTAGACTCAAACAACCAGAATATTACTTGAAGTCGGAAAGTGAAATGTGCGAGTTGTTTAAGGATAAACCGGAATATTTACGAAATACAGTCGAGATCGCAGAGTCGATTGATTCTGACACAATGAAAACAAAGGGCAATTACATTCCAGGCTCCCACATCAGCGGTAAGCAACCGCCTAATGAATTTTTCCGTCAACTTGTATTTGCCGGATTGCGCGAAAAAGGGCTAGATAAAGACGAACGATATGTTGATCGTCTGGAATATGAATTGCGTGTGTTTGAGGCTTGTGATTACATTCTGTATTTTCTTGTTCTATGGGATTTCGTCGCAAATGCTAAGTCGCGTGGAATTCGTGTCGGTCCAGGGCGTGGTAGCGCTGCTGGCTCACTCGCACTTTATGTTCTTGGAATCACCAAGCTGGACCCTATTAAATATGATTTGTTGCTTGAGCGATTTCTGTCCGTGAAAACTGACTATAAGATTGATGCGAGTGATTTCGGAATGGAGGTGGTTATATGAGCGTGGATTTGAAGACTGCGTGTGAAAGTCATTCGGAGTACAATGAGAGTGTATTTTTGATTGAAGAACGCAGGATGAGAGACACCAAAGTTTACGATAACTTCGTAAAAACGTATGAAGACTTTCTTTCTGGTAAGTTGAAGAAGGGTACTCGAAATAAATGTAACTCCTACATAGCGTATTGGACAGGAATGACTGGAGCCAAGCCGATAGGCAATTTCCGCCCAAGTGAAACTATGGCTCCAGCTCGTGTCTCTCCTCCTGATGTCGATATGGATTTTGATTATTTCCGTCGCGATGAAGTGTATAACTACTTGATTCAGACGTATGGAGCTGAATACACGTGTAATATCGGTACGTACAATGTATTGAAGTCACGCGCTGCGCTAAGACATGTTGCCAAGGTGATGGATCTGGCAAATGATTGGATTGCCGGAAATAAAACTGGCAAGGGCACAATGGAGATGTCTGATGCAATAGCGAAGATGGCAGATTCAAAGGCTGCTACGTTGGAAGAAGCTATTGAGGCGTCTCCCGAGCTTTCTGCCATTATGAAGAAATATCCAGCGTATGCAAGGGCGTGTAAGAAGATTGAAGGACGGGTATCAAGCGGCGGTGTTCATGCCGCAGGTATTGTTGTTAGTAATAAGAAAGTCAAAGAATTAACTCCGATGAGGGCGTCTAAGGGAGTTGTTTGCTCTCAGTTCGATAAGGATGAAGTTGAATATATCGGGTTGTTAAAGTTTGATATTCTTGCGTTAAAGATGCTTTCTGTTGTTGATCGTACAATGAAAATGATTGAAGAGCGTCATGGCGTTAAGTTTGATATCGATGCTCTTGAACCAAATGACGCAGAAGTTTTCAAAATGCTTAATGCCGGTATTACCAACGGTATTTTTCAGGTTGAAAGTTACGGAATGACGAAGTTGCTTAAACAAATGCATGTCGATTCTTTTGAAGATATAGTTGCTGCTAACGCTATTTACCGCCCAGGACCATTGAGGGCGAAGGTGAATGAGTTTTATTGCGACTATAAATTGGGGAAGATGAAAATTGAATATGCTCACCCCAGCATGAAAGCCGTTCTGAGTCCGACTTATAGTATGATCGTATATCAGGAACAGATTATGAATTTATCGAAATCGATGGCGGGATTTACCTCGTCAGAAGCCGATAAATTACGTAAGGCTATCGGTAAAAAGAATATGGAATTGATGGCTGAAATGAAGGGGAAGTTTGTTTCTGGCTGTTTGTCAAATGGAATTTTAGAGAGCGTTGCCCTAGACACCTGGAACAAGATAGAAATGTTTGGTGGTTATGGGTTTAACCGCTCACATGCTGCATGTTATGCGTTTCTTGTTTATCAAACCGCCTACTTGAAGAGATACTACACGATTGAGTATATGTGTGCTCTTATGTCTGCCAATATTGGTGATAAAAGTTTAGAAAGGTATATGATTGAAACGAGTACCGTGTTAAAAATCCCCCTTCTTGCTCCGGATATCAATCATAGTAAGGAAATATTCACGATCGAAGGTCGCGCAATTCGTACTCCATTAACTTTCCTAAAAGGCGTCGGAGACATCGCCGTAAGGCAGGTAATAGACAATCAGCCATATGCTGATTTTAGAGAATTTTTGACAAAAAACAGTAAGGTCTCCAAGAAAATCATTGAGTTATTGAGTGATGGAGGCGCGATGAAAATATTTGATATGTCGCGAGATGAAATGGTGGCGTATCTCCTTGCATTTAAGAAAGAGAAAAAAGCCTCAAAAGTTGATGAAAGTGGATATGATGGAGCGCCGTCCATTACAGATCTTTTAGGTTTGTGAGTTGAAAGAGATTAAACGCTCTATATCTTGTGTCGTGAAGCGTCAATCAACAATTGACTAAAGGAGACATATACATATGGCAAGAGATAAGAAGTTGGATAATTACAGTGATTTCGAGGTTGAAGAGTCGTTTGCAGCCGTGTTCTCTCACGCCGCTGCTTTCAATTACCTGAATAGTTATAACATCATATCTGGGAGAAATGAAGAAACCGGCGTCCGGGAAGTCAAAGTTGAAATTCCTGGAATGTGTGAGTCTCCTACGGTAGAAAAGTTCAAGGAATTGAAGAGTCTTCACTCATTTTCGTTTAAGATGATTGTAGACGGAAAGACCGTTGACTTGATTCTCGATAAAATCGTCCAGGTTAACGACAGAGAATATACCGCCATTTACGTTGAAGGAAGCGCTCCGACAGAAGAAAAGACCACTTTAACTGCCTCGGACGACGGGATTACATTGTCTTTGACTTAATGGTGTTATATGGCTACGACTTTTGATTCTTTGAAGTCTAGGGCGAATATTGTTCTTTCAGGTTGTAAGACCGACGAAGATATTGCCGCCATGAAAAAGGAGATTGACCTCCTGCAGGCAGGACTTGGATCGCAAACAGTGTCGTTAAGCGTTACTGATGCCGCTGCAATGATCGCAAGAGTTCAAGCAGTGAAGGATCGCGTTTCTGAGATCGCGGCGGACGCTCAGTCTGAGTACGCTCTTGTCGATCAAATTAGCGATATGATGATTAATGCCGCTGCCGCTGCTGCAACGCAGTCTAGCGCCGATAAACGTAAGGGAGAAGCTGCAATGTTGGCTTCTGATTATCACTTCGCTAAAGCGAGATCGGAAGCTTTTTATAAGTATTGCATTAGCAAAATGAAAAATCTTGATAGTCGTCATGAGTCGTTGTCGCGAGTTGTTACTTGTATGCAGTTGCTCATGAATAATTTTGGTGGATCACATCGATTTTCAACTTCCCCCGATTCTTCATCACAAGTGCGAAAGGGACGAATGGATGAGCTTTTTGAGAATAGTGATTCATCAAATGATGAAAATACTCCAGCAAGAGAAATCTTTTAATTTTTCATTCATTTTCAATTGAATGAGAATTCTTCGACGGTATCTTTAATTGTGAGGCGCTGCGATATGGTGTCGCGGTGCAGAAAAACCCGCATAGTGTATTCTTACGCGAGAACTGCGGATTAAAAGAAAGAAAGAGAGGTAGTGTTATGTCAGATACTGCAAAGCGTCCTCCGATCGGAGGAGAGGTTGACTGGGATGTTGTTGTTGATCGCCAAAAGAAGCGTGACGCCGGTGAAGGCGGTAGGCGCTTCTTGAGCGTCCCATATATCAAGCCAGCTCAAAATCAGTCTGTTCGTTTCCGGATTGTCTCCAAAATGATTGAATTCTGGCGTTATTTCTCGCCGATTCAAGCAATCAGCCCCGGAAAGGACAATGATATCTGCTGGCGCGAAGGTGGATTCAAGCCAAAGAAATCGTATACCGTCTATGTTATCAACCGTGCTGATGGCATTCTCAATGCCTGGGATTTTAACAAGACTCATCTCGACACTATGATGACGTGGATGGAAATGCATGGCGGAACGATGCCCCGTGATTATGATAATGGGTGCGACTGGGTTCTTCAGTGTAAAGTTACGAAGGGCGAAGCTGGCAAACTGCAAACGCGCTATACTCTTCTTCCCGCCGAAGTTACTCCTTTGACCAAGGAAGAAAGGGAAAGGGTTGAAAAGTTTATTCAGGAGAACCCACTCAGCGTTCTTCGTCAGCCGAAGTCTCCCGAAGAGATCGCCGAACTTTACGAAGCTTACCTTAAAGATCCTGAGAGCAAGATTATTCCTGGCTCTGGAGATTGGTATAAGGCACGTAAGGCAAGCCGAGTCGCTGCCGCTAACGGCACCTCCTCTTCCGGAGCAAGCACCAGCACAACTGGTGGCGTGAAGTTTGATGAGGAAACAACTGATCATGCCACCGAGAGTGAATATGGAAAAGCTCTTGATGACGACGAGGGCGATGAATCTGGATCGGCTAAGACATTGTTTTAGCTTGTAGTGATCCAAAATGGGGCGTGAAAACACGCCCCATGTTTTTTTTTACTCACGAGGAGATTGTATGGCAGCGAAAAAAGATCAAAAGAAGTCTGAAGAGTTGTCTCCAGAAGACGCCAAGTATCAAGCAGTAATGTCTCAAATTGAGAAAGAATTTGGGAAAGGGTCAGTTATGTCCCTTGGTTCCAAGGGGGCGGTAAGCTGCTCTTCGATTCCAACTGGTGTTTTTTCTCTTGACATGGCGTTGGGGGTAGGCGGATTCCCACGTGGTCGTGTTGTTGAGATATATGGACCTGAGTCAAGCGGCAAAACCACCGTATGTCTTACAGTGATTGAGCGTGCGCAAGCTGCTGGCGGAAGGTGCGCTATCGTTGATACAGAACATGCTCTTGACCCGCAGTATGCAACATTTATTGGCGTTGATATAAATCGACTTGTCGTTTCTCAACCAGATTGTGGCGAAGATGCATTAAATATCGTTGAAATGATGGTTCGTTCCGGTGTTTTTTCCGTTGTCGTTGTAGATTCCGTTGCCGCTCTCGTTCCTCGTGCTGAAATCGAAGGTTCAATGGGCGATAGTCATGTTGGCTTACACGCCCGTCTCATGTCCCAGGCGCTAAGGAAATTGACCAGCGCGGTGGCTCAATCTAGTACATGTTTGATTTTCACCAACCAGATCCGCGAAAAAATCGGCGTTATGTTTGGTAATCCTGAGACAACCACAGGCGGTAACGCCCTGAAGTTTTATGCGTCAATTCGCATGGATATCAGGAGAAAAGAGGCTCTTGGAGAGAAGGATCGTCCAACCGGATTCCATACAAGGATCAAGATCGTCAAAAACAAATTGGCTGCACCGTTCCGTATCGCTGAATTCGACATCATATTTCCGAACGGCATCGATAAAGCTGGCAATATTATCGATATGGCGATTGAGAATGAAATTGTTGAGAAGAGAGGTGCTTGGTTCTCTTATGGAAGCGATCAGCTTGGACAGGGAAGAGACCAAACAAAAGACACTATCCGAAATGATCCAAAGTTGTACGCCAGTATCGAAAAGGCGTTACTTGCTAAGGTGAAGGGAGAGAAAGTCGTTTCTCCGGTCCAGAAAGACGCAGTGCCAGATAGTGTAGAAAACATCGTGGAAGACAGTAATGCAGAAGGATCTACGCCAGATGATCAAGGGTTGCTTGAAGACCCTGGTCAGTAATTCTCACGAGTCTCTACGCACATGTAAACCCGCGTTCAACTATATTACGGTTGAACGCGGGTTGTCCGTAGACATTGTAAAAATCGAGAAACTTGGTTATTGCGACTTAACCACGTTTCGTGATTTTGTCGCAAATATGCCGGAGCCAGAAGATGCATGGGGATTTGGTGCGGATTATCTTGCTGATAAAATGTTAAATAAGATGATTGTTCCAATAAGGGATGACTCTGGCGAGATTGTTGCGGTGGCAACCAGGTCAATTGTAGCTAAAGAAAAAGGGTGGTGGAATACCCCTTTTAGGAAAGAAGCTTATATTTATGGGATGGATTCTGCCAGAAATGAAGTATTTCATCGAAATAAAGTGTATCTTTTTGAGGGGTATGTTGATCGAATGTACTTATTTCAAGCTGGGTTAAAAAATTCTGTGTCAATCATGGGAATTACCTTGACTCATATGCAAGCTGGAGTAATATTGAGGTATTGTAATAGGTTGTGCGTATGTTTTGATACTGATCCAATGAAAAATGGCAAAGAAGGCGGCGGTCAGTCAGGATTAAAGAGATTAGTGGAAACATTTAATGTATCCGGTGAGTTTGATAAACTTTCTGCAATCGTCCTTCCATTGAAGGGTGATGGTACGGCGTATGATCCTGATGAGTTTGTTATGGATCATAGCCTGCAGGAATTCCTCTCAATGGAGAGGAACATAAAGAAAGAGAGTGATAGTGGAGTCGGTTCCTTCTTATTCTCGTAAGAGTGCCTTTTCCATAGAAGTCGAAAAAGCCTTCATGGAAAAAGTCATTATTCTCCCTCATCCACAGGTCGGCGATTTGTTGACGTGCCAAAAAAGAGCATGTCTTTCACGTGGCGTGGAGGTGAGAAAAGAGGAGGAAGAGTGGAAACTTCAGTATAAGAGCCGATTGTTGGATACTAATTTTTCTATATCTACCGCAACCATCGTTCTTTCTGACGATAATGACTATATTACGGTGCTAATCGATGCAGTCATTTCATATGCTGGAGAAAAATCAATTGTCAAATTTTTCCGAGACGGAGGGAATCTCCATATCGATGAACAGGAAACAATTGCGTGCATGTATCTGTCTGGAATTTGGAATGCTGTTATGATACACGTTCGTGATGATGGCGGGATTACAAGTTGTCTTTCAGTATCTCCACAGGTGAAGGAAGGTTATGCGATCCTGAGAGAGATACTTAGATTGGCGAGAGAAACCATGTTAATATCTATTTCAAGCGGGGAGAAAAAAGCCGTAATCGGTAAACATTGCCATGGTTGCCGGTTCAGCGATATGTGTATTGAATACATGGCAAGAGAGGCTGATAGTGAACGAGATGAAATTCGGCATCGATCGGAAGAGAGAGAGTGAGCTAGTCATTGAGTATCAACAGACTGGAGATCCGGACATTTTGAACGAAGTGTTCACCAACCGGGTCCCAACTATAAGATTCTTAGCGTCAAAATACCATTTCGTTGCAGAGGATATGGATTCTGAATTTAAGTGCGTTTTCATGAAGTCTGTTTTGCAGTATGCCAATAATGGAAAAGGGCAAAAAAGTCATAAGTCGTTCAATACGTATTTTTATACGGCTGTAATTAACCACGTTGCCAACATGTTGAAGGGAAAGAATCGAAAGAAACGTACTACGATGGAGAGTGAGATGAACCCAGAGTCTGTATTCGTAAGAATGGATGATGATGTTGATGGAGATGGAGAAGGAATGACGTATCATGACGTTATTCCTGACGAGTCTGACGTCTGGATGAATAATGTAGATGTTCGGGCAGTTACAAATTATCTTGCTTCACGTAGTTGGATACTCGTTGATTTCTTTACTGATTTGATGAATGGCTCCTCATCTATGAGTCGGCGACGTGAATATAGCGGCAGTGTGAAGTTGTCTGGTCAATCCCCTGAAGATGCAATAAAAAAAGACGTTGGACTCCCCAGTAATGCGTATTCACTTATCGGTAAAAGATGCGATGGAGATTATGTAAATTACTCTGTTGTCGTAAGTTCTAAAAAATGCATTGATTATTTACGTTTCGTCGCATCTGCTGTTGTGCCGATGTAATTGTTTGCGTTGTATAATCCTTCACATCTAATTAACAATCGAAAGGATGTGTCGGATGACTTATAGTGGCAATCAAGATAGTAGCATTATCAGGGTTAAGGCAGATCCAGAGGGAGTTTCCGGAGACGATCGGCGTCGGTCAGCCAGGAATTTAGCTGGAGCTATTGTTCACGCCTTACGTAATAATGGTGAAATATCCGTTCGGTGTTTTGGTAATTCTGCGGTTGGAAAAGGAGCTAAATCTCTTGCAATTGCCAGGGAATTTATGCTTGAACATAATCTTTCCTTGTATTGCGCCCCCGCCTTTATCGATACAGAAATGGACGACGGCGTGAAAACTGGATTGAGTTTTTCTACTTTTGCCGAAGAAGGTAAACTTAATGCGGCGGAAAAACTTGAATCGACAAAGCAGTTGCGGGTTAAGGCGGATGGAGAGGATGTATCTAGCGAAAATAGGCGAGATGCAATGAGAAAGCTTGCCGGATCGATTGCAAACGCGCTTCGCGAACATGGTGAAGTGCAGGTTAGGTGTTTTGGAAGTCTTTCGATAGGAAAAGCTGTTAAGGCACTTGCTGTGGCGCGAGGATTTGTCGCAGTCCATGGGAAGGATTTATATTGCACTCCACTTTTCATTGAAACAGAAATGAACGGAGAGAAGCGGACAGGAATTAGTTTTTATGTTTTTGTTGGTGGTTGAAAAACTTAATTTTTGATCCTATATTGCTGTAACCTCCATCATGGAGGCTAAAAGTCGTGCGAAATCTCGGCGTGGTGCCGTGAGAAAGCCGACAAAACAAGCCGAGAAAAAGGCTATTGAGGGCATTCACATGTCAAATTCTACCGTGCTTAATTCCCGTATTAATGCTGCTGTTGAAGTTCTTTTCCGCAATGTAAACTCCCCCAATAAAGAAATATCCAAGCATGCCTGTATGACGGCTATTGCTAAGGAGTTGTCAACTTTAGGTATTTCCTCTGATGATGATGTAGCTGGCATGGATCGTTTTTTGTGCTATGGAAAATTTTCTGAAATTGTTCCTACTGAATTCAAGGGTATGTCCGTCAGGGTTATGGAGGCGTTTGAGAAACTCGTTATTCCTCCTCCTCCAGCCAGGCTTGAGTGTGTGTCGGAATCTCGTCCAGTTGGACAATGGAAAGATGAAGATCTTGTAAGTGAATATGGGGCGAATTGTCAACAGGAGATTGTTGATGAGCTGGAAAAACGCGCTCACGGCATGGCGTTTATTCTTTTCAATGACAGAGATGGCACTTCCGTGAATATTGATCGCACTCTTGGATTTCTCCGTAGCGCCAGGCGCGGTATTCATCCGCCAGCTAATTTCAAGGTGGAAAAAAATGTTTTGAAATTATATCGTGCTGGGGAATTTCCGTCCGCACATATGGAGTTGTGCCCTATTCACAATAATGTCTCTCTGTATGAATCGTATTGTGATTGCTGTCGTGAGAGTTGGGAGAATGTAGAATTGAATGCGCGACAGTTTATTGCACTTGTGGTAAAAGCTGGGTATACATTCGAAAAAAGGAGCGAAGTAACTGCCATCATTGAATTGGCTCGACGCGGTTTGGATGATCTTGCCCGTGAGTATCCAGAGATACAAGAGATGTATAACGATCTTGTTCTTTTCAGCCTCCTTCCGCAATTGAAGATTCGTGCCAGTGATGGGGTTAAAAAGAGTGACCCCATTGATGTCCGTCGTGAGCGTGGAAATAGGAGTTTTTAACATGTATAGAATGACTGATATGGAATCGTTCTATTCACTTTCTACTCCGTCTTTAATTCGCGCAGCTACGACGACGATGGAGCATCTTGGATTCAAGGCGTCGATTATGCGGGCGGAAAGATTGGCGGATACCGGCTCTCCTCATTGTTTGCCACCAGGAGTTCCGATACCAGTATTTCCCGTAGACTGTCTCCCTGGGTGCCCAAAAGAATGGATAAAGGAAGGCGGTTTTGTGTGCCCAGTCGATACAGATTGGGGGATCTGGTTTGATTGGCGTGAAAACGACTCGATGAATACAGCGGTTGTTCCGTCCGTTAAGGGTATGAACCCAATTACTGGGATGAAGATGACTGGACCGCATCTTGAATCATATGAGAAATGCTGTCCGGTTCATGGAACGCCATTTGTAAATGGTTTATTTTGCAAGGAATGTGGATATGAGTGGACTCCTCAGAATTACATTACGTTTGATTCAGGCGCGATGTGGTGGGATGGGTTCCGGCAGCCGAATGGTTCGGTTCGACAATTCTTTTTCACAGATGACGATCGCCGCGATATTGCGTCGATTGTTATCGGCAGGGATAATGTTGTTCCAGCATTTGGTTTTGTGTTTTTTGAATCAATTTTACCTCGCTACAACACGTCTTTTTCAAAGGTTTGGATTACGGGTGGTAATGTAATTTTCTCTCCTTCCGTAGATATTCATGATGAGTTTTACGAAAAAGGAAGTGGAAGTGATGATGCGGATGCTTATGTTTATTCCGTATGTTACTCGACGCATGATAACCCCTCTCTTCAGGATCAACATTCTGCGTTTCGATCGCTGAAATCAGCCCATGTATCTGTTGGTGCTGGGGCTGAAATACAGCAGACGCTGGCTAAAGACTCTCTTGGGTTGTCTGGGTGGAAGCCCACTCCTTCTTCGGTTATTAGGTTATATTTTTGCTTTAAGGAGCAGTTTGAATCGATTGTTTCGGAAGGTGTTTGCGATTCCAAGCGCGAGTCTGGCTTCCTTTGCAATCTTCCTATAGGTTAACAAAATAGTCCAATTACGCTTGTTCGTTTTGTTTTGAGCTATATATTTCAACAAAATGCGAGCAAGAGAGAGGTACTTATTATGATTATGGCTATTACAGCCGATTTACACTTGAATAACTCAGTGTACGGAGTGATGGACAAGGATACTGGACTTCCTATTCGAACTGTAGATTCATTGAAAGCCCTTTCATTTTTCGTTGATTCGTGTATTGAAAAAAAGATTGATCGAGCGGTCATTGCTGGAGACGTTTATGATACCCACGCTCCAGTCAACACAGTTCAACGACTGTTTAATAGACAGGTTCAGAAGTTGGTCGCGGCGAAAATTCAGGTTGTTATCATGGTCGGGAATCATGATACGTGTGATAATCATCACGCCTTAATGCCATCCGAAGGATGGAACAAGTTAGTTAAGGTGGTTGATAAAGAAATTGTTGAGATTACACCAACCTATTCATGCATTTATGTGCCGCATACCATAGATGTACAGCGTGGAGTAAAAACATTTCCGCAGATTGTGAATTCTGTAGTCCAGGACCGGACGGCACTGACTGGACCTGTAGTGTTTTTTGGTCATTTCGCCGTGAATGGTAGCGTTTCTAATGACTATCATGTCCATTCAAGCCGCACTGATGCCGCCCTTTCTGATATTTTAGCGACAGGAGCGCAAGTCGCTTTTCTTGGACATTTTCACAAATTCCAGCGATTGGAATGTGATATTCCTGCGTATTATGTCGGTAGCCTGGAACGACACAATATGACTGACACTTCTACGGAACGTGGGTTTACGATATTTAACACCGAAACAATGGAAATTGATCGAGTTCTGTACACCGGATATCGACCGATGAAGAAAATTTATTCGTCGTCATACGATGAGGCGATGAAAGAAATAACAGATGGTACGGATTGGACTGGCTATATTGCAAGGATTGATTTCGCTGGAGAGAAGACGGAATATGCTGAAATCAAACGTCGCGCTGGAGATCTTCGTCGTGAATTCAAGGCGAGGGGCGGACTGCATATTTACATGCAGGACGTAAAGTATGGAGACGATGAAAAGACAAATCAGAGCGGCAAGGTCGAAACTATTGATCAGCTTGATATTCGCTCAATGATTAATAAGAACATAGAGGCTGACTTTCCGGAAGGTGAGGAGCGTTCTATTTACTTGACCATGGCTGATAGTCTTTGGAAGGAAGCGGTGAAAGTATGAGAATTATTTCAGTAAAATTGCACAACGTTTTTCGATTTGGTAATGAAAATAACTTCATTGATTTCGACTCTTTATTTACTAATGGTTCTTCTATTGCGATGATTTCTGGAGCGACAGACGGCGATACGCGAAAGTCAAATGGTGCTGGTAAATCTTCCGTTGGCGAGGCGATTTATTGGGCTTTTTTTGAAAAACTTCCTCGTATTATGGCGGAGGGAAGTTCAGATCGAAAAGGGACTGTTGTTTCTGAAATTGTTCGGTGTAATGAGGATGGAACAATTCCAAGCGATATTCGAGATGCTTATGTTGAGGTCATTTTTGAGTCAAAAGATGGTGAGCACTGGCGACTGAAGCGCGGGCGTAATATCGCAAAATCTGGAAAAATGTCTCCCATTATGGAGGTCGTGAAAGTTGGATCGGAAGAGTTGCTTGAGTCTGGCAACAAAGAAGATCATAAAAGACGTTTGGAGAAGTTAATCGGAGTCGATTATCAGTCATTTTTGAATAGCACTTTCTTTGCGCAGAATAACATCGGCAAATTCCTTTCAGGTACAGATAATGACCGAAAGGATATTTTAATGGACTTGCGCGGCGTTAATGTCATTGATGATATGATTAAGGTTCTTCGCGATGTTTGGAAAAAGGAAACTTCGGACAGTCAAAAAGTCAACAATGGCAGATTAGATGTATTCCTTTCAAGAATGAGTACGGCGTCTCCTGACGTTATTAGAAAGCAGAAGATGGATGCCGCAATCGCTATGGATGCTCTTTCTAAAAAGTTGATCGACATCAACACTAGATATACCTCTCTATTGATGGAGCGCGATGGTTTGTTGAAGGAATCTCAAGAGGCTTCGTCAAAATTATTGATGGTCAAAGAAAAGATCAAAGTCAATAAAGAAAATATGGAGAAGGCTATTGAAGACGCAAAGAAGCGTCTTGATAAAAATACAGAGGCGCTAACGAAGATTGAGAATGAGATTTCTGGCATTGAAAAGACGAAAAAGGAATTTCAGGAGAGATATTCAAAGTCTCTTTCTGTAATAGAAAAAATCACCAACGCTTCTATTAAATCTCGTAAAGATGTTGTAACAGCAGCTAAAGAATCGACTGTAGATTTGAAAAAATCTGCTGACTCACTTAAAGAAACGATTTTTTCGATAAAGTCAGACGCTGCAGAAGTAAAAGCTAAGATCGCCGAGCTTGAAACAAGGCTAACGAACATCAAGGCGCTTAAATCTGGAGCCAAGCCTGATACAGCCGTCACTTGCGATAAATGTGGCTCTGAATTGAATTCTACTGCCTTAGAAGACGAAGAAAAGGCTATTGCATTGAAGATTGCCGAGTGGGTTGGTAAAAAACCAGATATCGATACCCGATATCGCGCCGCAGAAGCGTCATTGAAGCATGTGCAAGATAAGTTGATCGCATTTGAATCAAAGTTATCTGATGAACCTGTGATCGCTGCGGATGAAGAGCGCGTGAAGGCTGCCGTGTTTGATGTGGAGTTTTGTAAAAAGGAGGCGGCAAATATAAAAGAGCGTGAAATGGCGGTAATTTTATCTAAATCATCAGCTCAGCAGGATGTTGAGGCAGTGCGCCTGGAGATCATTAATAAATCCAGGACGTTCGACATTGAAAAGCAATCTCTTGATAAATCTTTAGAAGCAGCCAACGCAGATATCGTTAAGGCAACTAAGAAGGTTGAGGAAATTAATTCCAGAGTATCTTCTGTGCAGTCGGAAGCGGCTGGATGTGATTCGGAGCGATTGTCATTGCAGTCTAGTATCATTAAGGCGGATGAAAGATTGGCGTCAATTGGAAAAGATGAAGCTGACTTAAAGGCGGCACAGGAAGAGTCTAATCGTCTTTCAAAAAAGATGGCGCAGATCATGTATTTTGATAAACTCCTTTCCAACAAAATCAAAGTTGAATCTGCCGAGTCGTGTATCCCTTTGATTACACTTTACACGAATGAATTTCTTGCTGTATTAAAAAGTACGATCAGAATGCAGTTCAGTGGCGATTCTGGCTTGGCAATTAGTTTAATTGGCGGGTCTGCCCCGGTGTTTGGTTTATTAAGCGGCGGTGAAAAAGAAGCGGTGCGTCTGTCGGTAAATATGGCATTGAGTATGTTATCTATTGGCGGCGCATCAGATATCCCAGATATGATATTCCTTGATGAAGTGTTTGCTTCATTGGATATCAGCACCAAGGACAATGTATTCAAGCTGCTTGACCGGCTGAATCGAAATTTCGAGAGAATATGCGTCATCACCCACGACGAAACATTGAAAGAGAGATTCCCCGTTTCGCTTTTGGTCGATAAGATCGATGGCATTAGCAATATCAAACAACTGAGGTGAGAAATGTCGGAAAAAAGTAAAAATATGATGTCGATCGTTACTGCGAAATTTAATGAATTGAAAACAACGCAGGAGGATTACGATTTTATTTCCTGGATGGAAAATTGCGATACTATTATTGATGATTCAATTAATATGATCGTTAGCGCTGTCGACCCGGAGCCCATGCCTAAATGCAATCTTTCTGGCGCGATTCGAGATGCTTTGTTCCCGTATAGGGAAAAATGCGTCAGAATCATGCTTTCTCGTATTAAGGAAATGATGAAAGAAAATGAATACCATTGTTTTTTGAATGAAATATTGATGTCGGACAATTGTGATGATTATACCGTTGCACTTGAAATTTATAATGATATCAAAGCGAGTGCTGATGACGAGGTACTTGAAGAAGACGAGTATTCGTTAGACAATACGGTTAATAAGGCAAAAAACAAATATCAGTCTCTTGTTGATGATGCAAAAGAAGACTTTAATAAACGTGCTTCACTCAAGGATGAAGAGAAAAAACTAGCGGAAGAAAAAGAAAAAGCGAAGCAAAATGAAAAAAGTCAGAGTGAAGATTTTTGCCCAAAGCCAACCGTCAAACGCATTAAGCGCGTTGTATAATTGTTGAAAACAAAGAGAGGACGGCTATGGCAAAAAGTAGGAAGAGGAAGATCGTTAGTCGAAAAGTTCATAAAACTGTGCGGAAATCTTCTGGTAAAGTCGTGACAATGCGACAGAAGATTCAAGCTGTATATGGATCTTCTCCACTTGACACGACTTGTTGTCGCCAATGCACATGCTGTATGGTGGCGTGTCCTCAAATGAATCAATGCGAAGCAGCCACTATTCTGGATAAGATCTGGTCTTCATGGCTTGATATGGATAGAAAGAAATTTATCGTCAAGTGCATGCGTTATTTCTTTAGTAACAGCATGGTTAATCCATGTCCTCTTCTCGGACGAGGTGTAGATGGTCTTCCAGGATGCATGGAGTATGATGATCGACCATTGAATTGCCGAGTCTACGGGCAATGGAGTCAAGAGGCGTATGAGAAGCGTGTGACGCGGTTTATTGAAGCGACTGGATTTGAAAAGAAGTCGTTGCCATTGAATGTACAGTGTCGTCATGTTGTTAATCCGGCAGGTGTTCCTTCGAAGGAAACGATTGACGACTTATTTAGTCAGCTTGACACTATTGATATGGTCGTTTACGGTTATGATCAAGCCAAGATCGACAAGCGGTACAATTATCGAACGATTCATGATTGGGCACTTGCTAAGTATCTTGGAGAAGATCGCCTTTCTACTTTGTCTACATTTTTCCTTGCTTGCACAAAGGAGCAGGCAGAGGATTATTTGGAAAAGTTTGAACGCGCATTGATGGGTGATTTGGATGTCGGAAAATAAACCTTCAACTTCTGCTGAGGGTATTTTAAAGAGAGTTTACTTCGATGAAGTGAAAATGTCGATAGTGTTTGATCTTGATTTGAATGGACGTGACTGTCAATTTTCACTTCCAGAAGGACATTATTCTTATAAGCCGGGAATGGATAAGGCAAAAGAGCTTAGTAAGGTAGCAGCGCTGTATGACAGATGGCGTGGATTAAAGGTGCAGATTCAGCATGAATGATAGCGTGAGATATGTTAATGCCGTCGGGATCATATCTGATGGCTGTAAAGAGTGTGGCGAGTTGAAATCTCGTTTGACTTCTGACTTTGCAAACAGGAAGATCAGTATTTCGTTTATAGAGGTAGTGTATGAACATGATCCAGACGAGGCGTCTAAACTTGCAGAAGCGTATGGACTGGATGATCTACCGTCGTTTTTTGTGAGTGGAATTGTTTTTAAGAAGGGGTATGAGGAAAAAGATGTCGACAGAGCTGCTAAAAAAATACGGTAATGGACACATGCCACCCGTGGCTGGTGTTACGCCGATTGCCATGATCGGTAATCCAACGATAACCATGCCTGGGATATTTATTGGCGGATGTAATCTTCGATGCCCATATTGTATTAATCGAGCTATTATAGGAGATGGACTCGGGCGTCTGGATGCTATCGCTATTGTTAACGAGCATTTTGCCGCTATGGAAAAATGGTTATTTGTCTCCGGTGGCGAACCTCTTTCAAATGTTAATACGCCAAATCTCTTGCAAGAAATCAAAGCTAGAAAAATGAAAGTCGCCCTAGCAACAAATGGGACTTTTCCAGAAAGATTGCGCGAAGTGGTAACGGATGGTTTGGTTGATCATATCGTTATGGACATTAAGACTTCGCCATCATCGATTGAAAAATATATGCAGGTGTGCGGGACTGGAGACGTAAAAGTCGTAGAAAAAATTCTGTCGTCTATGGAAGTCGCTAAGAGTGCTTTAGCCTGCGAGTTTAGAACGACATGTTGTTCGAAATTTGTTGATTTTAATGTGATTAAAGAGGTTGCTGGTTTGATTGGTCGTGATTATCCGTATGTATTGCAGTATTATACGTTGCACCAAACATTTGACCCGGAAATGTCCAATCAATTATTCGTTGTTTCGTATGAGGGGATGTTGGAGTGGGCGGCAGCAATACGAGACCTGGTAAAGTGGGTTTCTGTGCGTGAAGTTTAAGAAAAGAGGATTCCGAAGGTCGATTGTAGAAGATCTTTCTTGATGGTTTTTGACCATATGTCGAAGTGAAAACAATGGAGGGTATCCATGATTTTTGAAACTCTTGCAGCTATGGCTGATTATGCGGACGACAAGAAGTTTAACTTCTCCTCTTCTGCCGCTCAGGCAAAAGCGACCTTGGAAGACGTAAAATCCGTTGCAGCCAAGGTTGTTGTTGGTGATGTAACCAAGTCTGGCGTGATGCAGTATTCCAATGAAACGTTGACTGTTGGCGGAGTCGTCAAGGTCAATAATCAGGGAAACTGGTTCAACCAGCATATGATCGGTCTTCAGAAGAAGACTCCCCGTAAGGTGGTCGAAGCCGCGTCATCTACTGTTGTATACTGAGGATGTCGTGGGCTGTTGGCTGAACAGCTACAATAAGCACAGCTCCCTGGAATCATTTTCCAGGGAGCTATTCGTTTGCAGGTATTCGGCAAAGGGATGGAAGTCAGTCGTTGACGCTATTGTTAAGGCAATTAAATCTGGGATCGCTGTTAGCGCAGTGATTTCCGCATTGGCTATTGCCGGATATAGTGGTGCAAAATGGGCGGAAGTGGTCGAAAGAGTGTCTGATTCAGTAACTTCCTCAAAGCCGATAAATGTGAAAGAGCTTGAATCTTTAATTGAAGACGAAAAGTTGGATTGGAAATCGCTTGATGTTCCATCTGAAAAGAAAGAAACTACAGCGACGCCTACAACCCCAGCTCTGCCATCTTCTGGGAATATTGATTACACCTCATTATTTAACTACATATCCAGTAATGAAGGAACTGGACATGGACAGGTGTACAACGATTCGTATGGACTTCCAACAATCGGCATTGGACACTTGCTGACCGATCGAAGTCGCGCTATCTTTGAACGGTTATTTGGCGATTCAGTGGACTATAACGCCATATTGTCTAAAAAGCAGAAGCTGACCAGAGACCAGGAAATCGCCCTGTTTACGGAAGATGTCCAATCAAAATTGGCAATTGCCAATAGGAGAATACATGACTTCCAAGGTCTCAGGCAACAGACAAAAAACGCTATTATTGACGCTCTTTTCCGTGGTGACTTAGGTCCCAAAACCATTGCGCTGATGAATGCCAGACAATGGGAAGATGCATCGGAAGAATACCTTAATCATCGTGAGTACATTAAGACACGAGACTTAGTAAATAAAGGCAAAAAAGTCAACAATCGCGGTATTGTTGGACGCATGGAAAGAAACTCTCAGGCGTTTTATGATCAGGCATTCTCGAACTGAATCAGCCTGCGCCCGCCAATCTTGCGTTCTGCACCTTAATTGACCATTCAATTGAATCCTTGAACGATCGTTCTATGGTAAACAATATATCAACTCTCTTTCCGCCAAGAATTTTGTCGACGTCTGGAACCATGGCGAATGAATCTATATCGTTCTCTTGGAAAACGACACCTCCGCCTTTGTTGCTGGACCAAGCATAAGCTGACTTACACGTAATTCCGTCAACTCTGAAAATAGGCTTTCTATTCTCTTGCCCAAACGGACCGATCATCGCCAGTCTCTCACAGAAAGACGTATTGATCATCCTGAATTGCGAAATATCAATTTTCACATCATACGGAGTACCGGTTTTCTCAATTTTGTTCTCGGAAATCTGTTTCTTTACGGCGGCATCAAACAAATCCCACGCAGTATCAATACACTCTGGCTTCAATGTCGCTCCAGCCGCTTGTTCGTGTCCTCCGTATCTGGAGAATAGCTCGGAGCAATTATCCATTGCTTTTTTAATGTGTATTCCTGTCTTGGATCTTCCGCTGCCGGTGATTCGACCGTTTTCGTCGCGTCCGAAGCAAATCACTGGTACGTTATGTTTTTCCGCTAACTGACCAGCAACAATACCAACAATACCACCATGCCAATCTCCAATCGCAACAATGCTATCCTTCCCCTTCATTTGATCTTTTATGCTATATTCGACAGATTTGATAATTTCTCGTTGAAGATCTTTACGACGCTCATTGGTTGCTACGAGGTCATATGAAAGCCTGTTCGCATCGGCTGAGTCTATACATGTCAATAGTTCGTATGCGACCATTGGGTCTGCAAGTCGTCCGGCGGCGTTCAGCACTGGTGCGATAGAGAAACCAATAGTGTCTTCGTCAATTTTACTTCGATTGATATTGCATGCTGAAAGTAGCGAACTCAGTCCGCAATCATCTGTATTCTTTAAGACGGCGATTCCATTATGTACAATAATGCGATTTGATCCTTGCATCATACATACATCTGCTACTGTGCCAATTGCAGCATGCATGATGTATTTTTGCGAGTCGAAAGGTTTTAACGCAGCTCTTGCAAACTGATACATAGAGCCAGCAGTACAAAATGGGTGGCTATCATTTAACCTGTAGTTTACGACAGCGTCGGCAGATTTTGAGAAATCAGCCTCTTCAATAATATGATGGTCCACCACAATGATGGGAACATTCCACGTCGATTTTAAGACGCGAATTTGCTTTTCGCTGGAAGTTCCGCAGTCGAGGATCATAATAAGCTCAGGAACTGCAGCGACTGCATTTATCTTGTTGATGAAATTTTTTATAGAAGCGTCATTTAAGCCATATCCATCATCAATGCGATTTGGGAGATAGGTGACAATTCTTTCAAATCCTAGCTCAAACAGCATCTTTGTGCAGATCACTGATGATGTAATCCCGTCAACGTCATAATCTCCAAAGATGACAGCGCATTTTGCATTGGTTGCTGTTTTTTTGACGATTTTGACAGCTTTTTCCATCCCAGCCGTATTATATGGCTTGTCGATGTCTTTTAGGTTTTTTGCCGCGTATTTGCCAATGTCGGTTTTTTCGACAATGCCATTATCTCTTCCGGCGATTATGGTTGCAAACGATTCAAGAACCCCTTCTTTGGTTAGTTTTTGAGCGAGTTCGGCGTTGTATAATCTTTGCGTCCACATTTTTTTATTCCTTGTGCGTTTTTTTCAATATATCGTCGATATATTAGGACACCATGGAAAATCTGTATAAAATATTAGGCGTGAACGAAAACGCAACAGCGGACGATATTCGCGCTGCCTTCAAAGTTCTTGCGAAGCAATGTCATCCTGATACAATAAAGTGCGAGGCGGACAAGGCTCAAGCTGAGTCCAGGTTCAAAGAAATCACGCATGCATACGATATCCTTTCTGATCAGAATAAAAGAACTGCTTACGATAGAGAGTTGCATGGGAGAAATTTTTATGTCAAATTTAACGCTGGCAATGCTGGTAATTTTTACAATATGGGAACCACAACGGGTGCTCCATTTAACGTCTTTTATAATTCACCAATTAATGCTAGTGAACCACCGTTTTCGCTTCATGCTCCGCCTACGGACGTAAAATTTTTCATATCTGTGACGCAGTTTTACGCTCAGAAAAAGTTTAACTGCATGATTTCGACTTTGAAAAAATGTGCTATTTGCGATGGATTGGGGGGATCAATGGGGGCGATTGTTCCATGTCCAATGTGCAGTACAATGAACGTGATTAGATCTAATTGTGTTCATTGTCATGGGTATGGAAAAATTAGAAATAAAACAACATGCGGTGAGTGCAGTGGCACTGGTACCGTGCAAAACCGACGTACTATGCTTTTTGAAAAAAATGGGCATATAGGTAACTCTCTTTTGTTTGAAGCAAAGGGGGAGGGGAATTATGACCAAAGAAGTAGGAAATATGGGGATTTATATTGTAAAATCGTTGCCGTTGATGATGGCTTGTTTTCGGTTGATGGAGTGAACATTAAGTGTGATTTATGGATAGATTTTCCGACAGCGGCATGCGGTGGACGCATTAAAATACCTACTCTTGACGGAGCGGCTGAGATCAACATTTCACCTGGCACTCTTGATGGAACATGCTTGAGGATGAACGGAATGGGCTTGGAAACTGGCTCCTCTGTGCCTGGGTGTTGTCGAGGAGATCAAATTGTTACAGTAAAGATTGACATTCCGAAGATGCAGCCAGGAGAATATGTCGATGTCATCAAGGCTGCGAAACATTCAAAATTGGAAAAGTTTAACGAGCGCGTTGCTGAAATGTTGAGAAGAAAGCAAAAGGGACATGATGGCAACATTTAGAATAATGACGGTGTAGCCCGCCACGCGAAAGGGAGGAACGATATGTCCAGATATGCCCTTAAAAAAGGGGTCACATACGATACTGACAATCAGTCAAGTGAAACCCCAGTTATTGTTCCCTTTGACATGGTGAAGGATGTTGCTTCAAGATTGTCTGAGATTTTCGGTTGTTTTTGTTTGTATGCCTACGATAATGCCGGTAGACCGATGAAAATCTATAACACCGATTCGGAAATGGAAAGAATGGCTCTCGAACGGCTCGTTGAAACTGATTTTTCTCACGATGATGACTTTGATTTTCAAGATGATATGGATGTATTCATGGAGGATGAGGGAGGTGATTCGCCGGACGATACAGACGAGGATGAAGAGCAGGACGATGACGAAGAAGAGTGATGATAATCATTCTTTTTAGGGATCAAAGGCGAACCAATCAACCAAGGATTTTTTCATGAGTGGGAAAATAAAGAACTACCTCATTGACACAAACGTTCTCCTTCACGACCCGTATTCGATCTTCGCTTTTGAAGATAATAATGTCTATATTTTGGTGTCGGTTCTTGAGGAGTTGGACAAATTCAAGACTCATCCAGGCGAAATAGGAGCAAATGCCAGGAATATTGCCAGACATCTTGATGGATTGCGGGAAAAAGGACATCTCAAAGAAGGCGTCGCTCTGGATAATGGAGGTAAGATATTCGTCATTCAACATATGAAAAATGGTCTTGGACTTGATCTCACTATTGTAGACAATCAATTATTAACGACAGCGCATAAAATGGCAATAGGTAGTGGTTTGCGAACTGTTGTTGTCACTAAAGATATTAACCTCAGAATACGCGCTGACGGCGTTGATGTTCCTGCTGAAGATTACAAAAAAGATAGGCAGAAGATTGGTTCCTATAAGGGATATTCTGAGATAGTTTTGTCGAAAGACATTATTGATGCAGTCCATAATGATGGAGAAGTACAATACGATTCTAAACTTCCTGCGAATCATTACATTAGAATGCAGTCCGACGTAGATTCATCTCACTTTGGTCTGGCTCGTGTTGGTATTGATGGTTTGTCTCTTCATAGGATAACCAGTAATCTTAACGCCAACTTTTATGGGATAAAGGGGCGAAATATGGAGCAGATATTTGCTCTTGACGCTCTTCAGGATGAATCAATTCGAGTGGTGACTTTGCGTGGAAAGGCAGGAACCGGTAAAACTCTACTTGCTATGGCTGTCGGTCTTCATTACGTTCTTTCCGCAGAAGAAACTAAGGGGCGAAAATTAACTATAACTCGCCCTGTAATTCCGGTCGGTAAGGATGTTGGGTTCCTTCCAGGCGATCTTAATGAAAAAATGGCACCATGGATGCGCCCAATATATGATGCACTCGATGCTATCAGAGAGGCGGATCGTCGAGGTAAAAAAACACAACTTCCACTTACATTGGAATTGTCTGAGTATTTGGACGTTGCGCCGCTCAGTTACGTTCGTGGGCGTAGTATAGCCAATAGCTTCATGATTGTAGATGAAGCGCAGAACCTTACCCCTCATGAAGTCAAAACGTTGATTACTCGTGCTGGGAATGGCACAAAACTTGTGTTGACCGGAGATATTGACCAGATTGATAACCCATACCTTGACTCTGAATCGAATGGTTTTTCTTACTTGATCAATAAATTTAAAGGGCAAGATATTTATGCTCACATTGAGCTAGTCAAAGGGGAAAGAAGTAAGTTGGCTGAGTTGGCATCAAAGATATTGTGATGTTTTTCATTTTCTCACCTTGAATGCATCATAACTGCTGGTATTTTTTCTTGTTTCAAAACTGAAATGAGAAAAGAGAGAGCGTATGATTATTGTCACAAAAGACGCGAATGGCATTCGCGTAGTCAATTCATCTACTGAACCGGTGGTTATTCTTTATTCTCAGGAAGAATTGGCGCTTCTGAAAAAAATGCCAAAAGAACATGATATCATTACGGCAGCACCATCGACTATTATTTCAGATGACCCTCAATCTTCGTTTATGAAGTGGGTTGAAGCAGCAAAATATATCGCCAAAGAAACAGTCAAAAGCATGAGTGCGTCTCGCCCGGCAAACGAAGCTGATCAACCAATTCTTCAACTAGCTACCAACCTAATCCCTCAGCCAATCCCCCAGGACACTTCTTCGCAAGAAGGTAGTCCCATAGTCAAAGTCCCTCTTACATTTGCTCAAAAACATGTTCCGCCGGAGAACTCAGGGGTTGTAGACGCAGGAGTTGTTGGGACGCCACGACCAGCGCCAGTAAAACAATATACTCCAAAAGAGCCAACCGAAGAAGTTGTATTGACTGATGCAGATATGATCAAATTATTGAAGGTTCCAGAAAAGAAAACAAATATCGATAAAAAGGGCGGTGGGTAAAATGGATAGAGATGAATTTATAAGGATGACTAAAGGTACGGTTTTGATAGCCGGGGACATTGAGACCACTGGCGTGTCAAAAGATCAGGATACAATTATTGAAATAGGTCTCGTAGAGGTTATTGAAGGACGGGTATCTTGGGAGCATTCCAAAATGTTTGGCGGTGGTGTCAGTAAGCCCGGAGCCTTAGCAGCACATGGCATAACTGATGAGGAGAGAAGTGGGCTTGTCACATTTGCTGAAAAGGCTCCGCGATATCGTGATTTTCTCCTTGGCGTGAGAAAGGGGAATGGAATTGATCTCAAAACGGTTATTGTCGGACATAATGTAAAGAAATTCGACATCGAATTCATTGTTACTGCATGTCGTCGAGCTGGTCATCCATTTCCTTCCGGAAGTAAGATATATATCGCGGATACTCTAATCCTTGCTAGAAAATATTTGAGTTCCCCAGATCATAAGCTGGAAACTCTTTGCAAGGTATATGGTATTGTTCATGGTGGGCATCGTGGGTTAGGAGATGCAAAAAGCTCATTGAATGTTTTAGCCTTATGTCTTGAAAAGGCAAAGGCTGGTAATGTAATCGACATATGTGAAGAATTCACATTCTAAAAGAGAGGTGTTTTATGGCAAAAGAAGAATTCTACGTTCTGCATTACGATGTGGCACACGCAACATTGGTGTATACTTCCTCAAATTCGTTTTCTCAGAAGGACGCCATTGTCACTGCTAATAATTTGGCAAAGGCGAATCCAGGGTTGGTATATGTTCCAGCGAGGTTTTTAACCCCCGTGAAGTCGGAACAGATTGTCACATACAATCTCATTCCAGTTCCACTTTTTACTGATGATAAGATCAACGAATCTGAACCAGCTAACGAGCCTAATTCTGCTAACGAGCCTGGTCAAGAGGTCGAGAAGCAAGAACCTGTTGCCTCTTCAGTTAATCCCGCAACTCCGAACTACGGAATACTTGCCGGATCTCTTTTAACCAAAGAAGCGAAGCCAGCTACGCAGCCAACCTCAGTGGCTGAAACTCTTCCCGTAACGCAAGCTCATGCAGAAACTTCTGAAAAAAAGGAGTCGAACAGCGTTGACGATCACAATCGTCAATTCCAGCAATTGTTGGATGATGCGGATGCGGATGGAGATGAAGAAATCTCCGGCAAGGAGCTATTCTAACGAACTGAACGTTTGTTTACCTATTGCAACACGTCTGCCGACGGAAGCGAGTCACTCCTTATCGAAAGGAATATTTCGCTTCCGTCGCTTTCTCTTACAGCCGCAATGGCGGCTGATGATTACTTTTTCTATGTGTCTAAATCAATTGTTTTTGGCGTTGGCGGGATGCATAGTGAGTCATCCAAGGTAAATCCTATCTCAATGGCGTCAAAGACTCTCTCCGTTATGGAAAAAAATGTTCTTCGCTATGGTAAGGGGGTTGTTGTGAGAGTTCATTCATTAGTTGAGGAGTTCGCCTTAGCGGTACAAAGAGTTATTGATGGAGAGTCACTTCCTGAGTCAGAATGGTATCCAGTGTCTAAAGATGTTGTGGATACTGTAACGAACGCTCTGATCTCTGGTTATTTTTGTACGTCCAGTCGAATTTTACATCTCGTAGGATCAGAGCCGCAGTCTCTATATGGGGAGGCGATTCGATATGCGGATGTTGAGCCAAGAACGCACGTTATTCGGCAGCCAAGATTGACTTCAGAGGTTGTCTGTGGAATTCATGCCGTCAATCTTTATTTAATGAATTCTGCAGGAGTGTCCAAATTTTTGAGTGAAAGGTTCGTCGCGTTGTAAAATTGAACTATAAAAGATGCTCCAATGTTTAATTAGAAAGCGAGTGCGACGTTATGAGCGGAAAAGAAAAATTAGAAGAAACTCCAGGTATGAAAGTTTTTCGGAAATTAGAAGAGTCGAAGAAACGCATACGAGATATGAAAGAGGACGCTCCAAAATATATTCCCGGTGAGCCATCTCCCTATATTGATACGCAGTTGTTCCCAGAAAAGAAACCACTTTATCACGAATAGATAATGCTGATAAAAACAAGACAACATGATCCATTTGATGGCTCTGCGGTCGGTGAGATCACACACGTAGACTTCGGGACCTCTTCTCCTGGGTCTGATAGCCGACTGGTTGTTTTGTCGGTCTGTTTTGAAGGTGTGGATTCAATATCTAATCTGACGTTTACCGTTATTCCTCCGAAATCTTTGATTCTTGACGATGGAGTTCTGAAATATTGGGTATCAGATACGTTTGAAGTGGTTGATGGCGAATTGCCGTATGAGTTCTCCTCTTCGTCTACTTCCCTATCAGTTCCCATGATCGATGGCTATTGCTCTGCCTACGTTTACCTTAGATTGTCCACTTCTCTTGGCGTAAATGAAGGTGAGGTTGGATTTGATTGGACTTTCTCTTACACAGAAACACCAATTTTTAGCAGCTCTTCCAGTGACGCTTACATTAGTTGTCCGTTAGTAAATGAAGGTGACGAAAGGTCGATTGCCCTTTATGATGGCGAATTCGCTTGTTTCCGATCCCATATGGAAACAAATCGCTATATGACCTTGTTTGTTAACGGCATCCCGTTTGAGGTCAGAAACGAAGACGGTGTATTGGTCGTGTATGGAGTTGAAATTGAACTGACTGATCACAATATTTTCTATTATGGCGGGCTATATTACACATTCACATCGATTTATTCTGATCTTGACGATGATATTACGTTTCTAGTCTCAGTGTCGTTAACATCAAGTTCAAGCAGTAGCTCGTCCAGTAGTTCCAGCTCATTCAGTTTGTCGTCAAGTTCATCCAGTTTGTCGTCAAGTTCGTCAAGTTTGTCGTCTAGCTCATCCAGTTTGTCGTCCAGCTCATCAAGTTTATCTTCTAGCTCATCAAGTTTATCTTCTAGCTCATCAAGTTTATCTTCTAGCTCATCTAGCTTATCTTTTAGCTCATCTAGCTTATCTTTTAGCTCATCCAGTTTGTCATCCAGTAGTTCCTCTTTTTCTATAGTTATTGATGATTGCACAGATTGTTGCGAAAATTTATATTGTTTGGAGTTAGGTGAGCATTATTCAAGATGGGTTAGCGAAGGCAGTTGCACCTGGAATGGGGATCTTACAGGATCTAGCATTTACGGCGGACTTGGATCGTGGACTGGAGATATTGGTTCCGGAGGATTTTTCGCTAATTATACATTCGGTAGTATTGAATGCCCGGTTGGTTTGGCAACGCTTAACACTTGTTATTTTGGCAGTTGCCCGCCAACATTAACATTCACATGTATTGATCCTTAAATATCTGAACATGCAGATATGTTGTTGATTTTTCTTGAAAACTCTGCACAGGATATATCTTCTAGTTATGCATAGAGAAAAAAGCAAGATATTATCTGAAGTAGATAGAGAAGACGTCACAAAAGTGATTGCCGAATATATTCTCTCCACCAATTCCGGCGATAAAATTGAGAACGTCACCGCTCTTCTTCCATTGTGGAAAAAATATGGATTGTATGAACGGTGCGTGGGCATTCGCTCTGATATCGTTGATACAACGATCGGAATAAAACGTCTTGAACGTAAAATAGCCGAAATGCCAATGCCGACCTATATTCCTTGTTCGCGTGATTTTATGGAAGGACTCATTATTGCAGGAGGCGCTTATGTCAGTGGCAAAAATGTTATGTATCCGTCTGTGGAGTTTGTTGGTGTTACGAGGCGCAAACAGGTAGTTGATTTTCTTAGATCTTGTCGCGTAGAGTTCGCGAAGTTTACTGGGAAATGGGCTAAATACATTGTCCGAACACGAGGTATACCATTCCTTCTCGTGAAAAAGGAAAACAATATTGAACAGTTATTTGCCGGAATGCTTGCTGGTGGAGAATTGATCTCGATTGATGGTACTTTATATATCTCCTTGAAGCCAGCATGTAAAAAAACGTTGGATGCTCTCGGAATTATTTACGATCGCAAGCAGAATAAGAAACGCTATCCAACAGAGAAATTACTCGTTAGTATTTTCTATCTCGCCCTGTACATGCATATGATGCCGCCGCTTTTGTTTGATTACTGGATGAAGCAACTTCCAATAAAAATCGGGAAAAAGGCTAAAAACGCTGTTTTCGTCGCTAATATGCATTGGTTGTATATGTATAAAAGACGGAAGATCAGCATGGATGACGCACTACCATATTTGTCTAACGTCAGTAAACAACGTCATCTTGGTATTTACGATAAGGATGTTCGTCAAATGATGGTCGACAAACATATGGATTTCGTTGATAAACGCATTCTCAATCAATGTCGTCGATGGATGCGGGCTCGCATGATGGAAGATAATAATTTAATCGAAATCAAGGAAGATGAGCAATGAATAACCAAATCACGATTGGAATGATTGGCAAGGCAGGTTCAGGCAAAGACACCGTAGCTGATTACATAGTTCGGCGTTATGGCTTCTCAAAAATCGCCCTTGCTGATCCGCTGAAAAAAGCGGTTCAAATTATTTTCGACATCGACAATGAGACGATGTACGATAGGGAAAAGCGTGAAGAACCCCTTGTCGGATGGGAAGGATGGACTGTAAGAAAATTACTGCAGTTCGTCGGAACTGAATTGTTCCGAGTGCAAGTTGATGAGAATATATGGGTCAAGAATTGCGTTTCCAGGTCGATGAAAAGCCCCTTGTCGGTGATTGCTGATGTCCGTTTCCATAATGAAGTTGATGGATTGAAGAAATATCTTGCAGAATGTGGTAGAAAATCACTCTTCATTAAGGTCGTTCGTCCAGATGTTGGAAACGGAGCGCCGTCCGGTATCGCAAATCATGCTTCAGAATCGGCAATTGATGAATTGAAGTATGATTTTCTTGTCGTCAATGACGGTTCTTTTGAAGATCTTTATCAAAAGGTTGATGTTGTGATGGCGATGATTGATTCGTGCGGTTCCTCTCAATGATCCGGATCAAACCGGCGTCAAAATAGGAAATTTTAATTGCCAGACGACGTCAGGTATGAATTGGCAAGTGCCTTGCGCGAGCGTCGGGCTGCCGAAAGAAATGAAGTCGTCGCACATTTGAAGTCGTATATTCAGTCTATCTCAGAAATGCAGAAAGAGATTGATCATACGGAAACGATGTGCGATGATTTACTATTTAATTACATTGTCGATAGATTGTCAAAGAACGATCGAGATGGGTTGGCGGTATTCAAGAATCTTCTTCCTCCAATTCTCAAACCTAGATTTGACAGGATTTTGCATATGTATTCTGTAATGTATGGGAAGCCGCCAACTATCTGAGGAGACACAATGACTTGGTTTGATAAATTTGGACAAAATCAGGAAGACACTCCGACTGATGAATTACCCATTTCTACTGGCGATGTCATGACGAGGGCTAAGGATCTTTTCGGCGTAACGAATGACCCATCAATGGCCATCTGGATTATTCCAGATGGAAAAATGCTCAATGGATCTGAAAGCGGGTATCATCGCGATATCGATCATGGCTCCATTGCTCAAGCGTATGATACGGACGGATACTTGGAAAAGTATGAAGCCATACTGATGTTTGAACGCGATGGCGGCATCCGCTTCTCTATTGTCGGTGGCGATGTGTATGTGGAGATCGGAAAAGAACCAACAGTTGATCAACTTATGACCCTGCAAAGATGTGTTGGTAACGGGAACATGTCTGCATCTTTGACCGTAAGAGACGGTGGAGCGATCAAACTACATCAAGATTCTCTCAATAAATACTCCATTGTCCGGGTCATTAAAGAGTTCTATTCACTGCCTTCCATGGGAGCAATGCCTACAGGTATCAAAAAAGCATGCGCCCTTCCGCGTGGACATTTCGACGGATTGGCTGCCGCAGTTGAGGCGATGAAACCAATGTTTCTCGATGTAATGCCTGTCGCTATGGAAAATCCTTCTTGCGCGGCAGCAGAGCTATCTACTCAGCTTGCATCCAGAATGTGGGATGCTTCCACTGAAATATTTGCCTGGGGCTCATCCAAGAAGAACGTTAAGTATATCGCGTTGAACTATGTCACCTCGGAAGCAGTTGAGATAACTGTTCAGGCGAACGACAACGAGGTAAATATTGTTGACATTGACGTTGATGAGGAGGGGGAGATCGATATTCCAGAACGCGATGATGACGCCGTAAGCATTGTCGCTGCCTGTGTAGATTCGATTCCACTTTTGAAAATTGCTAGTGGCGTTGAAACGAAAAAGGTTATTCGTGAGCGTCGCTATCGATCTGGATATATTCTTCGGGATGAAGTTTGGACGCTCGATGGCGAAGATATAGTTATGGAAAGGATGGCTTATAATCCATCTGGAGATTTCATCGGAAATTCTAAGGAAGCACACTTCATTTGCACCACGAAAGGAATTCGACCAGAAAAAGCATCTCCTGATCATTCCGTGTGCTCAATCGGATATAGCACAAAAGATAAAAAATGGTATGGATGGAGTCATTGGGCAATCTGCGGGTTCAAGCTCGGTGATATGCTCTATGAAGAAGGAACTTGCACTGATAGTTCCGTTCCATATAGGAAATGCGGCAAGAAGCCAATCGAGACACTGCAGGAAGCTCGTCAGGCGGCGATTAACTTTGCTCGATCAGTGAGTTAAAAGTTTTTTTTGCAGTAGAGGTTGATAATGTCGTTTATCGAGCCTATATTGTTTTCAGAAAACAACGCGGCATGCAGCCGCAACTAAGGAATGTCCGAAAATGATTATCACCACAAAAGAACAAAAGCCCGCCGCACGAGCAGCCCATGTTGGGTTATTCGTGTTCGGTTATCTACCACTTACGGTAGACGGCTCCGATCTTTTGAGTACCTGGTGAAGTAGGAAAAATTCCAGGAAGCTTTAAGAAGCCCGGAGCCAAAAGGTTCCGGGCTTCAAGTTTTTCAGGGTTGCCGACCCTCACGAAGATAGGAGATCCTAGTGAAATCGAGCGGGTTCATTGACAACTTGCAGTAGTCTACAGCACTCTCCGCCAACGAGTGCTGTGTTCGATATTGATAACCGGCGGACGATCGGCGTCCGCCGTTGTCAACATGTGGCTCAGCTTGGTAGAGCGCTTGCCTTGGGAGCAAGAAGTCGCTGGTTCAAATCCAGTCATGTTGACCATCAGTCTTCAAAAGAGGGAAAATGATATTTCACCCAGAATCATGTCTGAGTAAACCTGCGACATTTGTCGTGTGAATCAAATACTCAGAGGTTCAAATGAAATACGGAAATGAGATTATCCAAGAAGTGAGAAGAATGAGAAGTCAAGGAGCGTCTCTCCCTACTCTTGTACAAACATTCGGGGCATCTAAGGCAACTGTTTATAGCTGGATAAAAGATATGGACGTCCCTGAAATTGATGGCGAAAATATTCAGCAGAGGGCTAGGAGAAAAAATGGTGAGAAGACCAAGGGGAGAGACACTCAGTGGAAGTGGCGTTTGCAGAGAGAGGCAGCGTACAAAGCAGGGTGGGATGAAGCCGATGTGTTAATGGAGAAAAATCTCCTTGTGAGAGACTTTGTGTGTATTTATATTGGAGAGGGACATCGGAGATCGAAAAACTCTGTAATGGTAGCCAATACAGATCCTTTGATTATTTTATTGTGCTTCGAACATCTTAAATTGTTTTCGGTCAGAAGGGTGAAAATTAGATTGTGGTGCGAGAAGAGCGAGCTGCCAAAGCTGAGAGATTTTTGGGCTGATGCCCTTGGAGTTCATCAAGATGACATACATTTCCAAGAAAAAAAGCAAGTATCCAATAGGAGATCGCAGTATGGCATTGTCTCTGTTTCCGTCAACGATACGACCCTTCGTAATAGATTGCAAGGATGGGTTGACAAGGTAAAATCAACATGGGCAGTTCGTTCAACAGGATAGGACATGGCGCTACGAACGCCAAAATAAAGGTTCAAGTCCTTTACCGCCCACCAGCGCCAGGAGATAGCTCAGAAAATGTTAGAGCGTCCAGCGTTTCTTTTCAGTCGGTTCGTAGCGCAGTTTGGTAGCGCGTCTGCCTTGGGAGCAGAAGGTCGCGAGTTCAATTCTCGCCGGACCGACCATTTCATGCCGCAGTGGTGCAATTGGCAGTCGCGTCAGATTCAAAATCTGAATGTTGGGGGTTCGAGTCCCCCCTGCGGTACCAATATTGAATTTCGTGATTTAATTGGTATCTTAGATTGCCTGCGTAGCTCAGTTGGTAGAGCACCTGCCTTGTAAGCAGGATGTCATCGGTTCAAATCCGATCGCTGGCTCCAGCATCAAGATCGTCCCGGTAGCACAATTGGCAGATGCATGGGATTTAAGCTCCCAATGGTGTGGGTTCGAGTCCCACTCGGGATACCAGAAGGAAGGTGTTTATGCCAAGAAAAGCTCCATACAGTAGGGAAGAAATTGCAGAAGCAATTTCTAAAAGCAATTCAATATCTGAAGCGATGCGATCCATGGGTCTTATTCCGAGAGGGAGTAATTATGAGATTTTTCGCAAAAAGGTTCTATCTTATGGAATAAACACTTCCCATTTCGACATATCAGAGCGCAATCGAGCTAGTGCCCTGAAGGGTTGTCGTTCCAAGGAACAATTCATAAAAGATGTTCTTGTAAAGGATGGTCCCGGATGGACGTCTCATAATTTGAAGCACAAGCTATTCAAATTGGACATTCTGAAGAATGAGTGTAGCGAATGTGGGTTACTACCAATGTGGAGGGGAAAAAAGTTGGTTTTGCATTTAGACCATATAAATGGAGATTCACGCGATAATAGAATGCAAAATTTACGCATCTTATGCCCTAATTGTCACTCTCAGACTGAAACTTATTGCCCTGGAAGAAAAATGGGTGCTGTTCCACACGCGGGTCTGTAAAACCCGCGCCTTTAATATGTGCGGCGGCGGGCGGAAGGTTCAACTCCTTCAGCACCCACCAAAACAAGAAACCGCCTATCTCCCGTTGAATAACGGAGTAGGGAAACAACGAAAAAGGACATGCCATGAAACATCCAGTGTTGGTGTTAGACGCCTTGCGGCAGGCTGTCTATTCCGTTTCTCTACACAGAGCCGTACAACTCCTCTATAATGAAAGAGCTGATGTCATCGATGAATACGACCAGGCAAGGTCGTTCGATGAGTGGCTCGGAGATTGGCAGGCTGCAAAGGATCTTTGCATTGCCTCTGAAAAGGAAGTGATTAAACTCGCTTCTGGAGAACTGCCAGTCCCGCATGTTATCGCTCTTCGTTATTACAACCATGCCTCAACCTGTAGTCGGTTGGACGGCAAGAATGGCAAACTCCCAGCGAGATTCTCAAGGATAAATCTTTTTATTCGAGACCGCCATAAGTGTCAATACTGTGGCGCAACCGAGGAAGAAACGACCTTGAATCTCGATCACGTCATTCCAAGGTGTCGTGGCGGACGTACAGAATGGACGAACATCGTCCTCTCCTGTATTTCTTGCAACGATAAGAAGAAGGACATGCTCCCAGACGAAGCTGGCATGAAGCTGATGAAAAAGCCGTATGTGCCAACTTCAACTGAAATTAGAAACAGTCGGCGCTCTCGGAAGATTATCGCTCCGATCCAAATACCACAACAGTGGGAAAGGTTCTTGTCAAGATTGTACTGGAACGTCGAATTGTCTAAGGAATAAATAATCAAAGAAGCCGACTGACCGTGGTGGAAATGGCATACACGGTCGAGGTCAAGCCGTTAACAAGGAATGACCGCGCAGGGCGATCCTGCGTAGTTTGGAATCATGGCAAAAACCGTCCAAATGTCTGCAGTCCAACGCGGGCATTATTTGCGGGTTCGACTCCCGCCGGTCGGTCGGATTCTTTTTAATGCCCACGTAGCTCAGTTGGTAGAGCGTCAACTTGGTAAGTTGAAGGTCCCCGGTCCAATTCCGGGCGCGGGCTCCAACCGAAGTGTGGGCAAATGGACGCCCGATCGTAAAAACGGAACGATACCCGAAAGGGTTGTTTAACTGTTGAATAATTTTTTGATTTATCTTTCTATGTTCTTGAATTTCATGCAGATTGGCTCTATGAATTTGAGAGATTATGGTTGACATATTGCATCGGTTTTCCGACAATCACTGTCAGCTAGTTGTTTCTCAGTATCCAGAAGGCATACCGAAACGACCACCAAGCCATGCGAAAGTCGCTGTTCGCAGCAACTTTCTTTGGGAGATACCCCCTTGATGGACTAAACATCTATCATGCATTTGTTAACTTATGTTAACGAAAAAGTATCGGAACGCCGAAGATGTCGAGACCACTTGACAATCAACGCAGAGGAATCTAACGTGTAGAAAGTGTGGATACTCTACCGAGTATCATTGACACAGTGCATGTAAGCTGTCGAGAGCGTAGTACGGTGAAGGGTATTAAGCTCCTGCTCGACCGGGAGCCGTGCGTCCGTAGCATAGTGGTAATGCTCCACGTTGCCAACGTGGATAGGCGGGTTCAATTCCCGCCGGACGCTCCAAGTCTCTTCATCCGGCGCGGAAGCTGTCGAGAGCGTAGTCGGATGAAGGGCATTAGCTCCTGCTCGACCGGGAGCCGTGCGTCCATAGCATAGTGGTAATGTCCCAGCTTCCCAAGCTGGTCAGGCGGGTTCGATTCCCGCTGGACGCTCCAAGTCGAAATTGCTACTATATCAACAAAGGGATTGTCGTTGACATTTCGGAATACTCCTGAATAACTTCAGGAGATTGAAAATGTCAGACAGTATCGGTGTACTAAGAAAAAGAGCTTTGGAGAAATACGATAACGATCCGTGTTTTTGTCTGTATTGTGGCGAAATCTTGACGGTAAAGGGGTATGAAAAGCCTAGTGATACAAAGAAAAGAAAATTTTGTAATTCTTCATGCTCGGCCTCCTACAACAACGCCAGGAAGAAAAGGAAGGGGACTTCCAAATGTCTTCATTGTGGAGGCGATAATAAACAAAGAAAAAATACTTTTTGCTCGTCTAAATGCAGTTGCGATTATCGCTATCTGAAGTACATCGATCGATGGCTTTCTGGTGAGGAAAGTGGCAACGCGAATAATGATTCCACAATTGCAGTTTCTAATTATGTTAGAAGGTGGTTGTTGGAAAAGTATAATAATTGTTGCCAAAAATGCGGGTGGAATAAGATGAACGAACATACAAAAAAGGTTCCACTTACAGTTCATCATATAGATGGTGATTGTTCAAACAGTAGACCTTCCAACATAGAGCTTATATGTCCTAATTGTCATAGCTTGACCGAGACTTATGGAAATTTGAATAAAGGGAAGAGCAAGAGATTCAATCGAAGCAAAAAATAACCAATTGTTAATTATTTTGGATATTCAATGGGGCCTTAGCTCAGTTGGCTAGAGCGTCTGCTTTGCAAGCAGAATGTCATCGGTTCGAACCCGATAGGTTCCACCAATATCTCATAATGGGGCTGTAGCTCAGTTTGGCTAGAGCGACTGGTCCGCAACCAGTAGGTCACGGGTTCGACCCCCGTCAGTTCCACCATTCGATCATGGACCGAGGACTTGTCCACTGCGAAAGCTGTACGGCGGCGAGGAAGGACAGGCGCTTCATTGGAAATCCGCCGTTGGTCATGATTGAAATTTTTTATAAAGGATAGAAAATGGATTTGCCGGTACTCTGGCAGCACTACGGTAAATGAGTGTTTCGCCCACGTCAGCTCCATCAATCACAAGGAAATGCCATGAAAAAGTCGGTTGCGGCTATCGCCGCCGAATATCTCAGGGAGAAGGAGTTTCCGGCAGTTATGTCCGGTGACAGCTACCTGTTGCATGAAATAGCCGAAAGAGCTGGAATGGGGCACGACGGGTGGCGTACTGAGAAGCGCGTCCTCGACGCGATTGACCGCACCAATAAGGGCGAACTGGAGAAGGTACTCCTCCGCGCCCACCGCATCCTCAGAAGTTTTTGGCTGCCTGGAAAGTTTAAATCCAAGTAGCGGTCCAGATTTCTAGTCCCATAGTGTAATGGCTTGCACAGATGGCTTTGATCCATCTAGCTTCTGGTTCGAGTCCAGGTGGGACTACCATTGCTTCCCAAGCATTGTCGGCGATGCAGGGATTTCGTAAGTCCCAGAGGGCAGTTCAAGTCTGCCGGGAAGCTCCAATTTCGATCGGCTCGTGGCTCAGCCTGGTAGAGCGCTACGTTCGGGACGTAGAAGCCGCTGGTTCAAATCCAGTCGGGCCGACCAACAAATATCGGTACGCCTCGCGACAAAGATGGTTCGCCCCCTGTCGTGACGCCTACCGAACCCTTTATGCCGGTTGGGAACGCACGTCCGGCGGGACGCCCTTCCGGCTCCATCCATGCGTCCGTAGCTTAATCTGGTAGAGCAAGTGACTCTTACTCACGAGGTTGCAGGTTCAATTCCTGTCGGGCGCACCAAATCCGCGTGGCGGCTGCGAGGCTTGTAGGGATGCGCATTCCTGCAGGTTCCAAGTGGCTGAGCCGCATAAAGTACGGAAACGATCCCGCGCCCATGCGCATGGACCTCGACACGCCCGTACCGGGAGTTCGAATCTCCCCACGCGGTCCAATTTAATGCCCCGCATAATGGGAATTGCAAAACCCACTCGTTCGACGTCGGCTCCGTTCTTTTCGCATATGGACGGAGTAGTGAAGCGAAGGCACCGGCGGGTGCTGAGGTCGGTTGGAATCCGGCTGGCGGGCACCAATAATTTTTGTCCTGCTACGGTCTACGCCCGCGTAGGCTGATGATCGTAGTTGTCCCATGCATTCTCATTCGCGATACGGAATCATGGGGTAAGGATCGACGGGTCCTGGACATTTTCTTCTTGCCGTTGTTTCCACTCGCGGGGATTGGTCGCCCCGTCCGGTGGAAACGGTGGCTTTCTTAATGGGGCTATAGCTCAGTTGGCTAGAGCACCTGCGTGGCACGCAGGGGGTCGAGAGTTCAAGTCTCTCTAGTTCCACCAGTTGCTCATGGTGTAGTGGTAGCACAGATGTTTGTGGCACATCTAGCACCGGTTCAAATCCGGTTGGGCGACCCAATTTTAAGTTCTTTTTGTCCCTGTCCTCTAACTGGTTCAGGAGGGCGGCCCTTCAAGCCGCCAATCCGGGTTCGAGCCCCGGCGGGGACACCAGGAAACGGGAGTGGTGTAATATGGCACACTTCACAAGAGTGGTTAGTGAGAAGTTGGTATCGAGGCGCTTGCCAATGCGCGAGCTTCGCGGGTTCGAGTCCCGTCTCCCGTTTCTTTTCTGTCCTCATCTTCTAAATGGCTAGGAAAACGGCTTCTCACGCCGTCAATCCGGGTTCGAATCCCGGTGGGGACACCAGGAAGTGGAAAATGGTGTAAAATTCACTGGCATATGGAAGAGTGATTGCCATACCACACAAGCCATGTATGAGGAATTGTGATTCTTCCGATTCCACATCGATTGTATTCTTGAATGTAGTCAATCGCCTCTTTTTCTGGAAAGATGTTCTTGAATTCAAATTGTCCCATTTCAACTGTTGACGCATATACTAATTGAACTGCTAATGCCCAAAGTATCTTTTCTGGTTCTACGGGAGAAAGACAGATGCTTGTACTGAAAGCAAAGAAGGTCCCAATCGTCGGCGGTTTTAAATCCTTACAGACGACATGGATATTAAGATTTCTGTTCATCTTCTTTTGGGTGTAAAAGGAACTATATGCGGTCGCCTCATTAAAGCGATCTCCAAGAGCTTCCTTAATTTTCTCATCAAAGCTGATACAATCGATGGTTTTTGTCAAAGTTTTCTCATTGTGTGGTTTAAATTTTAGACCAACAATATTATAGTTGCAAATTTGATAGCATTCAAGGCTATTTAACTGTTGAAGAATTTTTGATTTATCTTTCTATGTTCTTGAATTTCATGCAGATTGGCTCTATAATTTGAGAGATTATGGTTGATATATTGCATCGGTTTTCCGACAATCACTGTCAACTAGAGTTTGAGTGGTTTGTTTCTCAGTATCCAGAAGGCATACCGAAACGACCACCAAGCCATGCGAAAGTTGCTGTTCGCAGCAACTTTCTTTGGGAGATACCCCCTTGATGGACTAAACATCTATCATGCATTTGTTAACTTATGTTAACGAAAAAGTATCGGTTCCGTAGCTCAGTTGGTAGAGCAACGCCCTTTTAAGGCGTGGGTCGCGGGTCCGATTCCCGCTGGAGCCACCATTCGTCAGTCGTCTAATGGAAATTCCGTGTTTTAACACGGTAAGGATGTCCCCGGCTAAGGGGTTGATGTGGGTTCAAGTCCCACCTGACGGACCATTTACGTGGCGAAAGCCACATAATGCCATGCGGTAACGTAGCGCTGCGTCCGTATGGCTGCTGTAGGACGGTCGGAGATCGTGGCAGGTCGCATGCCCTGTCGGAAAGTAGGTTCGATTCCTGCTGCAGCAACCATTTCGATGCCCGGATGGCGTAATTGGCAGCCGCGCCAGACTTAGGATCTGGTGTCTTTGACGTGCAGGTTCAAATCCTGTTCCGGGTACCAATTTTCAGAATGCAGTCGTGGTGTAATTGGGCAAACACGCCAATTTGAGGGGTTGGTCCCGCAAGGGGTGGGGGTTCGAGTCCCCCCGACTGTACCATTTTATGGACGGATAGCTCAGTTGGTAGTATAATTGCATCTACGGTATAATAAAGACAGTATGTGTTAGAGATAAATCAGTAATAATGGAAATGTTGTTATGGAAAAGAGCTGTCTTGAAGAACTGATCAGCGATGGACTTTCGATCCGTCAAATATCGGCTAAACTTGGAAAGTCACCAACCACAGTTAGATTTTGGCTTGATAAGTATGGGTTAAAAACCGCCCCAAAATCATTCCGAAAAAAGAAATGGACCGACGCCCAGATGATGGATGCTATCAAGAATTCCGAGACGATATCTGATGCATTACTTAAAGTCGGGCTTTCGATTCGTCCTGGTAATTATGATACAGTTCGTTCATATGTGTCAAGGCACAATGTCGACCTTTCTCATATGAAGGGAAAATCTTGCGGTCGCGGTCGTCGTCCATCTCTTCCTTTGGAAAGTATCTTTTGTGTGGAATCAAAAGCACACAGAGGAACTGCGAAGAGGTATCTATTGAAGAATGGGATCGTAAAAAATGAGTGCTGTTTATGTAAACAGGGACCGGAATGGCGTGGAAAACCACTGGTGATGGTTCTTGATCATATTAACGGCATCAGTACAGATTATCGAATGGAAAATTTGCGGTTACTTTGTCCGCAGTGCAATAGCCAACAGGGGACTTTTTGTAGAAGTAGAAAATAATTTACGGCGGGTGAGCAAGTCCGGTGATTGCGACGGTCTGAAAAACCGTAGAACTTGGTTCGACCCCAAGACCCGTCACCATCTTTTCATTTAATGCCTTCGTGGTGAAATTGGCAGACATGCAGCGTTCAGGGCGCTGTGCCCGCAAGGGCGTGGGGGTCCGAATCCCCCCGAAGGCACCAAGTCCCTTGGTGTAACGGTAGCACAACAGACTCTGACTCTGTTTGTCCAGGTTCGAATCCTGGTGGGACTACCACTTGAAAATAGTCCGTTCGAGCATATTTTCGAGAAACGGAGAGAGCAATGAACATACTCGTACTTGAAGACTGTCCCAAGCGCATCGCCTGGTTCGTCAAGTCCTACGGTAACTCGCATGATCTGACGATTTGCACCACGGTCGAGGCATTCAAGTCGTCGTATATGGCAAAATGCCACACCGACTTAGTATTCCTCGACCACGACCTCGGCGGAAAAGCTTTCGTCGACAGCGACGAATCGAACACCGGCTACCGTGCCGCCGAACACGTCACGTCGTTCATGGAGGTGCAGGGCAGCCGCCCGCACACCGTCATCGTCCATTCCCTCAATCCGTCCGGTGTCAGCAGGATACTGCAGGCGTTGCAACCCGTCGCCGCAGACGGCACGTCGGTCATCGCCGCTCCGTTCGGGACGTTCAAGGCGGGAGGTTGGTGATGCCCACCTCCATCAAGTTGTCGAACGAATTGAAGATCAGGCGGATCGTCTTCTACCAGGAGGACGTCTCGGGCGACGAGCAGGAGCTGGACGTCGTGTTCGAGCACAACGGCACCGGCACCTACCACCGTCTCGCCACCGCGAAATGGGACAGCGACGAATACGGGAATGTCGAGTTCACCAGGTTGATCAACCGTATCGCCGCTCACAACGACGGAACCTACGACATGTCAGCGGCAGAGATGGCAGATGCCATCCGTGAAATGCGGGACAGATTGGTTGGCGATTCCGAGGTCATGGCGGCATTCAGGAAGGAAATGACACAGCCGATGAAGGAGGGGAGCGTGAAGCGCAGGGGGTCAACGAGGTCCCGACGGTGCCGAAGCCGGTAAATCCACCTCCACCGCAAAAACCAATACGGTCCAGTAGCACAACAGATAGTGCGTCAGCCTCCGGACCACCATTTCAGATGTTGATATAGCACAAGAACTTGGTTTGTGCAATATCGTTGTCGTATTGTCCGATCCTGGTGGGACTACCACTTGAAAAGCTCCTCTTCTAACATATCTTCAGTAACTAGCATATCTTCCAAAACGGAGAGAAAAATGAAGATACTTGTACTTGAAGATGAATCATTACGGATCGCTAAGTTTGTAACTCTCTTTGGCAATTCGCACGACTTAACGATTTGCACCACTGTAGAAGCGTTTAAGTCATCATATTTGGCGAGCGACATCGACGTCGTTTTTCTTGATCATGACCTTGGTGGAAAAGCTTTCGTAAATAGCGATGATTCGAATACCGGGTATCAGGCAGCAGTTTTTATGAATTCCATTGCATCCAGCAATAGACCAAAGAATGTCATTATTCATTCGTGGAATATGAGTGCGGTACCGAGGATGGTTATGGCGATGAGTGATTTGACTGCTGCAGGTACGATTTTGACATGTGCCCAGTTTGGCACATTCGACGCCAACTTATATTGTACTAAGGAGTAGTAGGTTGTGGAAGATACTCTCCAGAAACCAATACGGTCCAGTAGCACAACGGATAGTGCGCCAGCCTCCGAAGTTGGTGATGTGGGTTCGATTCCCGCCCGGACCACCATTTCAGATGTCGATACGACACAAGAACTTGGTTTGTGTAATGTCGTTGTCGTATTGGCGTCCGAAGGCGTAGAAAAGATATCGCTCAGGGATTTTTTCCGTATCGTTGATTCCCTTGTCGAAATGTATCCAGGGTTGCGTGTGGACAAAACCCGTGATAATTTCTCTGACCAATGCAGGCTGTACAAGTTTATGAAATGGAAGGGGGAATATGTATTGGTGTTTCCCTGGCTCATTCCTATCAGCTATGTTGGATATGCGATGGATAACTTATATGTCAGACATGGGTTGTATGATACGCTTCGCTCTCTGATATCTGAGATTAGAAATGATCCAAACAGCTCCGTGAATTGGCATAAAAAAGACGTTATATGCTGTCGTACCGCCATTGATGAAATTCTTAAAAAACACAAATGCCGAATTGTGTCGATTGACGGAGAATGTAAGATATGTCCGGATTGAACGTTAGGATCGGATAGCTCAAATACAGGACGTCGGACGGACGTCAGCGACATCAAATTGTTTCCAACCATGCAAAGAGAGAAAAAACATGTCAATTACTCAGGTCATTAAGTACAGGACGTCGGATGGACAGGAGTTCGATGACGCGCATGACGCACTAAACCATGAACGGATCTGCAACTTCAAGACTAGAATTGAGGTGATGATTCGCGAAAAGTATACATCGGAAGATACGTTGGATTGGACGGCGGTCGAAGTTGCGTCTTGGATCGCCAATAATTTTGACAAGATCGTCGCCTTGTCCGAAAAATTATCGGCGGATCAGGAGTGTGATCATGAAAAATCAAAATAACGGTTTGTTCGCCGTGTTGGTTCTCCTGTACAATCTTGATTTCATTCTCGCTGCCATCGCTGATGCGGCGGGAAATAGCAATGTAAAGATTCTGAAATCCGAAACCATGACTACCAAGTACGGGGGATTCCCCGTATGAAACCGACCGTCCAGTCGATAGTGCCGATGTTCCATCGCGGCGTACCGCTTATCGAGATTGCGAAGCCGTTCTGCAAGATCCGGACTCGCAAGGCGCGGTCCATGAAGAAGTGGCGGAAGTATTCGGCGAGATACATTCCGCAATGGTTGAATGATGAGTTGCTGGCAGCCAATATGGTTTCGATCGTCGCCCGCCCCCTCAATTATGCCGAGATCGGTAGGAAGCTGTTCTATGTCGAGGAGCTTCCGCAGGGCGCATATGGCAATAATGTTTTCGGATTGATGGACAAGAAGGAGATCTGCGGTAGCGGAATCACCATATGAAACACCGTGTTCTCTTGCGGGAGGTATCATTGCTTCAAAATTCCCGAAAAAGGGATTGAAATCTCTTTTGAAGTAGTTATAGTTTCAAATGACTGCGGGGTCGTCTAGCCCGGTCCAGGACTTGTGGCTCATAACCACAGAATCGCAGGTTCGAATCCTGCCCCCGCTACCAAATCCTACTCAAGGTGTTAAGAGGTTTTGCCTTGAGCCCGATGTTAGAAACCTCGATTAACTTTCAGGACGCCGACTGGCGTCCATTTTTGTTTCTTGAAAATGTTCTTTAGCTTGGTATGTTGCTTGGCAAAAAGAGAGAAAGATATGACATTTACTGAATATTGGCAGAAGCTTAACGAAAAGAAAAAGATTGACGGTGATGTCAAACTGACTCCTTCTCAGTTTGAGAAGATGATGAAACAGGTTTACGATATTGGCTACTCAGCAGGTGCTGAAAAAACAAAAGAAATTGCTGAAATGGTCAACCAGTATAAAAACAATAAGAACGCCAATTCAGGCATGAATAAAGACAATGCGTACGAAGATTTGTTCGGAAACTCTGGCGATGGCGATGTAGCTGATTTTCTGAAGGGAATGTTCAGCGGAAAGAAAAAATAGGAAAAACCGACTATGAAGTGTTCAAATTTTGACTGCGAAAAAGAGGCGGTGACGTTCCATGGCGTCGCAACGGTGACGCATGGCTATTGTGTGGCACATCGGTGTTGCGCAAAATGCGGGCTACCCGTCAACGGCGAGTGTGATTGCGCTTCAGGTCCAACTGAGCGCAAGGAGTATCTCGAATTCGTGGAAAAGATGAAGTCTGCCAATCAGAAATAGTTTGTAAGCCCTTGTAGCTCAGTTGGATAGAGCAACGGTTTTCTAAACCGTGGGTCCCCGGATCGTAGCCGGGCAAGGGTGCCAATAAAATTGTACAATCGAGACATTAAAAAGAGGTCCGATGAATATGGATTTGAAGCAATCGCTAAGGAAAGAAGCAGAAAAAGCTGACGTTGAGAATGGCATCCCCACCCAGGAGATGTTGGATTGGTTCGAGAAGCGTACCGAAAAACATATTGGACTTGTGCGAAAGTATATTGATAAGATCCTGAAAGTGCGACCAGATGAGTTCTCTGGGTTGGAAAAACGTAAGGAGACGCACGATCAGACGAAGTACGAAGAGCCGGAAAAGACTCCGTACGTCTTCATTACCTGGCAGTACAGGATGAAGGACAAGGGCGAGAAGTTCGACGTCCCCAAAAAGATCCTGGATATGATGAACCAAGCCACGCAGCATCATGTTAAACACAATCGCCATCATCCAGAGTTGCACGATCCGAAGGCTGGGGACGGCAGCATCAATCGCAACGACCGCGACGCAATCCCGGATAAGATGGTGGATGGTACTGGGATGTCCGACACCGACATCGCCGAGATGGTCGCCGACTGGTGCGCCATGTCCGACGAGAAGGGCACGCAGCCGAAGGACTGGGCGGACAAGAACGTCGGCAAACGGTGGAAGTTTGACGAAGGGCAGAAGAAGTTGGTCTATGACTTGATTAAGGAGATTTGGGGTGATTAAAACTTCGGCTGATGCGAAAAAAATTTGCAAGTGTGAATGCCATGTTGAAGGAAGAGAGATCATGGAATTCATGCCATGTTGTAAGTTTTGTGGTGAAAAATATATTTTCCCAAGCGGCGAAATTAATTATCCAGCATATATGATTTTGTCGTGCCAAGAAAAAGATACGCGCAAACGAAAAAATCGAAAACAAAAGCTGTAGTGCTTTGGCATTAAGTTGAGACGCTTATGATGTGGAGTATTCTTTCGGTGGTTGGTCCCCCTATATCACTATCTGCTTCGTCCAGTGAGGAGGCAGCTAGAATGTATGCAATGACACATGGCATGTCTGGTCCGATCTCATTAAAATCCTCTTCTTCGTCATGCCGTCTATATGATTGTGGTGGTGTAGTAATTGCCGTTTCTTCTAATCCCAAGATATCCATGGAGAATGTCGATCGTGAAGCATTAGTCCTTCATGATAAATTGGGATTGCTCGATGATGATAGTTTTTCTATCATTCATAGTGCTCTGGAGAGGATTGCCGGAAGTCCAGATTATGAAAACTATAATTGAAGGTTGGTATGAAAATCAAGATTGCTGATGGGATTAAAACATTCAGGGAGTTGATGCAAGAAGAGAAGAAAGAACACAAACATCATTATCGGTATGTTTGCGTTGAATGCGGCAGAGTGAATACGTGTAAATGTCCAGCACCAAAAGTAGAAATTAAGGGGATTTGTGAACTATGCGAGGAAGGAATACCGAAGAACATATCACCAGAAGAGAGGCTGGCGATTTCGCTCAAGAGAACTATGAGCGAGAAGAACTAAAGTACGGGGCGAATCATTTTTCTGAAATGGATCTTCAGCAATATGGCGTTGATCAATGCCCATGTCACGAATGTTCTAAGGAAATAACTGAGTAGCCTTAGCCATCAATAATTTATTCGGCGTCGTATTGAAAAGAGCATGGGACATACTATATTCACATAACATAATGTATCTGGGATCGTAGTTCAGCGGTAGAACAGCACTCTCATAAAGTGTCAGTCGTAGGTCCAAATCCTACCGGTCCCACCAGTACAGTTCGACAAATAGCCGCTATAAAAGCGCCGCACGAGCTAAAAGTGAACATTTCTCTGGTATCGGTACGGTGTCCGCCCGAAAAATGGTCGCCGTATAGGAGAAGTGGAAGAACCGACACCGCCTGTTTTTCGGAGGCGGTGGATTGCGGAGGCTGTCCATGAAGTGGAAACACCTACTCATGGTCTGATCGGCTGATATTTAGGGTGGTTGCAGGTGAACTGTCTGCGCCATCCATTATGGTCTCGTAGCTCAGAGGATAGAGCAGCGGTTTCCTAAACCGTTGGTCGGCGGTTCGACTCCGCCCGAGACCGCCAATTCTTCGTTAACACAAGGGAAACATTATGGGCTCTTTCGATATGGCGTGCGGCATCTCCGGACTGTCTCTTGGTTTCGGACAGCCGGTAAAGATGTACTTCATCGCGTCGAATTATGATCTCGACGTACTCTGCTATCCCACCGGCTTGTACGTGCCGTGCAGTTTCGGTATCGACATGGTGTACGACGACTATGGACGGTATGAGTTCGATGTACAGCAACCAGCCTGGCAGGACTTTGTTGGGTTCCTCCGCAAGCAGGCGATGCACGTCCCCGTAGGGAATAACGAGTGCCATGAACAGGAGTTCAATCCGGAAAATCCGGACCATTTCGATCCGGAGTACCTGTTCGATGCCATGTACGACGGAAGGGTCGGGTTGAAACCGTTTCGGAAGTGGCTTCCGGACGATCCCGAATGCATCAAGGTACATCCCTTCCCGATCCATCGCGACGTCTTTCGCGACGTATGCATGGCTCCAGGAACCGACATCTTTAATAAAACCGTTTCGGTTGACTCTTTCCAGGAGGAGATCGAAAAAAGACTCGATGCGCGAATTCTGATACCGGGATTTTTCGAGTTCGCTGACTACTTGCCGTACCACACTGAAAGGCTCTATGGAGGTTATGGGTTGGATTGTTCGTTCGAGTTGTTCGGACGTGAATCCCTAATGCGGCAGTGCGCCGAATTGGAAATGCTCTTCCATTGCTGTTTGGTGAATAGGATCATGTTTGTTCCGACGATGTCTGCCGGACAGCATTTCCATTATGAGGAGAACGTGGCATTCCACGCGGGATGCGCGAAGATAGCCAAAAAACTACAACGCAAACTCGAAACCATGATGTAATTATGTGGCAAGATAAAGTCCTCGCTATTTGCAATGCTGTTTTTATTGTCACGATGCTTTATCAGGTGTTTGACAATCAGCGTCGGAAACGTTGTGGCATTTCATTATTCACTTCAACGTTAACGTTTTTGACGTTGTATATCATGTCATTCACGTTCAATTCGTTGAATTTGTTTTGGGCGGCAGGTAGCGCATTTATGTCAGCTACATTGTGGGCAATTACAGCTATTCAAAAAATGTATTGGAGAAAATCAGCGTGATCAAACTTGAAGAGCCTGAAGCCGTGTACGATACGATTCGAAATGCTTTCTACAACATTGCGCTTTTGCAGATATTGCGCAATGTTCTGGATAATATGCCGAATGGTGAGCAGTATCGAGAGGCATTGTTTGATACGTTCAAACAGGAAATGCATCGTCAAGCACTTCGTAATTATAAGATCGCTTTGGAGGAAGCTGAGGAAGCTGGTGTTGAGTTTGGTGAAGACTCCAAAGGAGAAGCCATCAACAAACACACATTGAGAATCGACTCTATGGTAGATGAGATTGTTGGTGAATTCCGAAGCATATTGACGGCTGGTAAATGATGGAACCAATATTTGGAAAAGGCGCAATCAGCGAGTCGGTATGGGGTGAAATTTTTGCAGTTATAAAGTCATATGACGTGCAAAGTATTTTGGAGATTGGTTCCGGTTCCAGTACAGTTTTATTTTCCAGGCACGCGAAGTTTGTAACCAGCCTGGAAACATCAAAGGAGTGGATCAATAAAGTTTCTTCTCCTGAAATGAAAAACGTAAGACTACTGCAATATGTCTACCCAAACTTTCCGAATGAAGCCTGTGGCTGTTATGATATGGCTTTTGTTGATGGACCAGCAGGAAAGTCAGATGGAAGATTACATTCCATGCGATTTGCCGCTATGAATTCTGATCTTATTTTGATTCATGATTCCTGTCGAGCGTTGGAAAAAGATTCGATAAAAAAGGTTTTCATCGACGGATTATGGACGTCAACTTACGCTCCTGGTGGATTGACGATTGCCGTGCGGAATCTCTCTGGGCTACATCCTTATAAAAGATAGAGGCGGACCGAAAAGCGATCCGCCTCTTTTTTGTTAAGCCAGTGAAAGGTTGCTAAATAGCTTCCATCCTTCTTCTCTGCTTAAAGGTCCGATCGCGATGGCGGTTTTCATATTGCCGAGATCTTCGTCGATAAACTCCGATGTCCGCAACCCCATGCTAAGAAATCCTTCGATTTCGCCAGCATTTGCCTTCAGGCATACCATTGTGCGATCGGTGGAAACCCATTTCACCACATCATGGTCCTATCCATGTTCATGAATGAATTGGGCGGCGGCATGCGCAGCCTGGGGGATGCGCTGGCTCTTGTTGAGCCGCTCGTCAACGACGATATAGAGGGCGGTGCTCATTTCGCACCTCCTGCGTCGCGATACCTGCAGAGCGCTGTTTCGATGGTGGTCAGGTGGGGAGCACACTCCTTGTAGATCTCCTGGATCTCACGCGCCTGTCCCTTGAACCACGCACGGTGATGCGCGACATTTCCGGGCGTGAGTCCGTCGGCGTACTCCTCCATCAGTTGGCTGAGGAAGTCCAGTTTCGAATAGACCTTATCGAACGCCTTCAGCGCCGGATCGGTTTCCTGTCTGCTCATTTCGCACCTACCTTGGCGAACATCGCCTGAAGCTCTTCCTTGACTATCCTACGGATTACTTCCTCGTGGACGATCTCGGATTTCTTGGTGAGTTTCTTCGTCCACGCCTCCACGTCCCTGGCGTATTTGTCGAGTATCGTCTTTTGGGTCTCGACCGCCTCCAACAGTTCCCGTTTGAGTTTGTTGGACTTTTCATCCACGAGGTCGGCAAGCATTATATCGACCGCAGTCTTGGCTTCGGAGGACTCCAATATCTTCCTGGCGATGTCCTTCATGCCGTAACGGTTGCTGAGTATGGATTTGAACGCCTCGTCGAGGTTATCGCCTATCTGCTTCTTGTAGCGATTGACGACAGCTTGGACGGCGTGCTTCTGGAGTTCGACGATCACATCTTCGTGACCGTCATCCATAAGCTTCCGGATGGCGTCGGACGAGAGCGTGACTGTGATACCCTGGTTCATTCCACACCTCCCGCCTTGACAATGGACAACACGTTGATACCGAACCCGTTGAGGGTCGTGCGGATCTGCCATCCAGGCGTCGTTCCCCACTTCGTCGTACCGGCGACTGTCTCGAACGCCAAGAGGAACGCCGCATCTTTTTCCACTGATCCGAGATGCGGACGGCGGTGACGGATACGGTTATGAATAATGTGTGCGAACGTGACTTCTGACAGGTGGATGGTCTTCACACCGTCGTAGTAGTCGATGGTTTCGCCCCTGGAATCCTTCAATCCCTGTTCGAATTCTGGAGTCCTTGCCTGCGCGGGGTGTTGGCGTTTTGGGAGCCTGCCGATGAGAAAACCCTTGAGATAGGCACAAGCCTTCCTATGGGATTCGCGGTCGATGGTGATAATACCGGTGGATACGGTTTCGGTAGTGATTGTTTCTGTGGTCATTTTGATAATCCTTTGGTTTTGTTTTTGACCGTTCAGAATCGCGTTAAATACGGATCGAAACGGACCAAAGGGGGACCACGAGCGTGCCTCAGCTATGTGAAGCCGCTTGGGAAGACCTACATTTTATTGAATTTGTTCATGTTGGTAATTTATTCCAGGTTTTCGTAAAGTCAACAATCTGTTTCATTTTTTTGGCGCTCCCGATGGGGATCGAACCCACGCATAGATGTTTTAGAGACATCTGCCTTACCGCTTGGCTACGGGAACATTTTGTATGATATTGTATTATGGATTATGGAAAATTCAATTTAGAATGACACTAAAAACGACAGATGAACTACCCCACCACTAAAGATGGTGTGGTTTCGAGGTTCCTTGACTTGCCTCTTGGCAATGCCTCCCCTCGTTTTTGTTTATCCTCCGACTTCGTTCCGAAACCAGAGTTTAAATCGTTTAGACCGTTAAGACCCTGCTCCAAGATATTCCTCGAAGCATTCAAGTCTCTTTCTAATTCTTTTCCACATCTAGGGCAAATCCAAGTTCTATCAGCCAAGGTCAAGCCTTGATTTACGAACTTACAGTAATTACAGGTCTTGCTGGAAGGGAAAAACCTATCTACAATCAACAACTGTCTTCCGTTCCATTCCGACTTGTACTTCAACTGCCATAGGATTTCACCCCATGCGACATCGGCTATCCCTTTGGCAAGACAATGATTTTTCATCATGTTTGCCACAGATAGGCTCTCGACACAGATCGTTTGGTTTTCACGAACTATGCCTGTCGTGATCTTGTGGATGTGATCATTACGAGAATTAGCAATCTTCTCGTTAACCCTTGCCACTTTGATCTTCTGTTTGGCTCTATTTACAGAACCCTTTTTCTTCTTACTCAACTGCCTCTGTTCGTGTGCCAACTTCCTTTCATGCTTTTTGGTACTTCTGACATTCTTGTATCTAGTTCCGTCTGAAAGAACTGCTAAGTCCTTTAAGCCGAGATCGACTCCGATTTGCCCCTTTGTCTTCTTGAAGGATACATGCTCTGCCTCACAGGTAATCGAAACGAAATACTTGCCCGTAGAAGTCTTGGACATAGTGGCGAAAAGTATCTTACCAGTCAAAGGGCGGTCTTCAACCACCTTGATAGGCTCTTTGAACTTCGGAACATCCAATAGACCGTCTTCGTAGTAGACATTCTGCGGTATCCTGAAACTCTGCTTATCATCCTTTGACTTGAACTTAGGGAACTTACCTTGCTTGGAGAAGAAGCGGTTGTAAGCAGCATCCAAGTCCCTTAACGAAGCCTGAAGAGATTGCGAGTTAATTTCTTTCATCCATGCAAATTCTTCCGAGTGTTTCATTTCGGTTAGGCTTTTAGCATTATCATAATAAGACAGTGACTTCTTGGTTTCAAGGTAGGCGGTCTTCCGTTGATCAAGGAAATGATTGAAGATGAAGCGTTTGGCTCCGAAGTGCTTTGCCAAAAGAACAGCCTGTTCTTTGGTTGGATAGATTCTGTATTTGAATGTCTTATTCACCTTCATGATTACTTATACCGTAAAACTTTACAAAATCCTTCTTTCTATGTAGGATTTTTTAAAATATTTGCGGAAGCATTGTGTAGTTGATGTCGAGATCCAGTGTTGAACCAAACTCTGTGATTTTGGTATAGGTGAAGGCTAGTTCATCTGGATATTGAGAGTAATCTGATATGCCGCCATGCCAGTTAGAGCCAGCAGGTAGTTTTTTTGAAACGGAAATTCCAGCAGATAAATTGTAGCCGGGTTCAATCCACAACCCTATTTTTGGAGTGAAAGCAATCCCCGACGGTTCATTTTTCCCATTAGAAAATTCTTCCATCTTTGCGTATTCATCTGGGATGTCGAATTTCACGTAGGATAGTCCAAAACCAGCTTTTACCGAAAACAGTCTGTCCAGTTTAATGGTGAGATCTTGTCCGTGGCAAACTATCACCAATAAAAGGATCATTGCTGCTTTCATTTTTTTTTGGTTCCTCTTTTTAGTTGGTTTGTAGAACTGACAATTATATTATATTCTGATTTGTGTGTGAGTCAATGACGGTTTGTTGTATAATTGTGGATGATTGCAGGTTGTTGTACCAATATCACCTAAAAAGATGATGGCGTCTGTTTCACAACGAGAGGATGAACGAACATGCAGCAGGAAATGGTGGAGGTTTTTACTTGCGGCGGTTGTGGTGGAAAATTCTTCAACAAGAATGATTGTGCGATTTGCGAGCAATTCGATTGTATTGTCGATCATCTTATGAAGATCTACCCTGACGTCTCTTTTCTTGAGGCGAAGCGTAAGGATGTGAAAGCCATGATTGGCGTGATTAAGATTTTCCGATCGATGTCGCAAGAGTTATGGGGGGAGGGGAGCCAATTCAAAGATTTTGACATCTCTTGCCTGGACGAATTGCCTGCTATCGTGAAAGAGGTTGCTCCAAAAGTTTCTTCGTCCAACCGTGGCATCTCAATATAAAAGGGTTTTGCTCTTGCTTTTATCTATGATTACCGTATAGTCTTTATAAAAACCTATACGGAGGTTCAATATGGAAAGCGTTGAAATGGTCGTAACTGAGCAAGAGATTGCCGACATTCTTTTCAACTATCACAGAAAGCAAATGATTGAAACCTTAATTGGTCCTGGAACCTCGTTATTTTTTCACGTTGTGTTGTTGCTTCTGATGTTTATCTTCATTGTAACTACTCCGAAAGAGAGACAGCCAGAAATTTACGCCAATATTGTGGAACTGGAAGTTGTTGATTTACTTCCAGAAGAGATTGAAGAGATTATTGAGGTTGAAGACGCCCCCAATGATGAACCGAGCCCATCCGAGATGGATGCTCCGACTGACTCCAATAATGCCGTCGACAGCTTGACTGACGTTAGTGATGACGCTCCAATGACGGATGATTCAGTGGATGCAGATGAGATCTTAGATGTGGTTCGTACGGAAAGCGTTTTAACCTACAATGGACCATTGGGTGGCAGAAGTGCTGCTGGAAGGAAGAAATTAGGTGACAAATATGGTGCGTCTAAAGCTGGACAGGAAAGAGTAGGGCGTGCATTAAGGTGGTTGGCTAAGGTTCAAAATGATGATGGATCTTGGGGGAGTTCATCCCCGGCTCATACTGGATTGGCGCTTCTTGTGTTCCTGGCTCATGGCGAGACTCCGCTGTCAGAACAATATGGAGTGACCGTACAAAAGGCAATGCGCTGGTTGACGTTGTATTCAACTGACGCAAAGACCATGAATTCTGGCATCAACGGACAGAGAGCTTATGGACATGGCATTGCCACATACGCAATTGCTGAGTCGTATGCAATGACAAAAATCCCCTTCATGCAGACTGCCATGGAAAGGTGTATTGACGTCATCATCAAGGGGCAACAAGCAGGTGGTGGTTTTGACTATGCCTATGCAAAGGGGGCGAGATGGGATTTATCTGTTGCGGGATGGCAGATCCAGGCATTAAAGGCTGCACGGGTTGCTGGATCAACTAATGAAGGATTGAAAAAAGCAATCGAAGATTCAATTGTGTTCTGTCGTAATGCCTATGCCAATGGGAAGTACGGTTACACTTCGGCTGGTTCTGGTGGAAACATGACTGGCATTGGTGTTGTAGCGCTGCAGCTTCTCGGTCAAGGAAAGATTCCACAGGTAGGGAATGCGATGGAGACTATTGCTAAGGATCGGTTTGAAAAATACAAGCAGGTTTATGAGAAGCCACAGGACTGGCTTGAGTTGAGCGATAAAAATCTGTATGGGTGGTATTACGACACTCAAGCTATGTTCAACGCACAGGAGCAACGTGGAATGAAGGGAGAGTGGAAAGTTTGGCGCGAAACTTTTGAAAAAGTTTTGATTCGGGCGCAAAACCCTGAAGGTTACTGGGAAACCAAGGGGCATATCGGCGGAGCAGACATTCCTGGAAGAGTGTTGGCAACGTGTTTCTGCTGTCTCCAACTTGAAGTCTATTACCGCTACCTACCCACGTTCGACATTAATAAAATGGACGCGGCAGTGGATGTAAGTTCCTCCATTGATTCGGTTGGAATTGTTGGAGTTGGCGTAGAAATAGAACGATGAAAAATATTGCGGCGCATTTGACAGGCGTCTTTTGCGGTGCTATGTTTGCTTGTTCTGTGTCACGAATTAAAATGAGAGGGTTTTTTTATGATTCATCCACGAGTAAAATCAACAGTTTTCTGACGAGAGGGAATCCGGGTCCCCTTACCCCGGAGTCTGGCACTCATTATTAATGGGTGCTGGAGCGTCCAAGGAGGTCGTGCGTCGCGTACTGCCTGCGTCTCGTGAGGATACTGATGTCGTGAGAGAGCGCCATTGAGTTGATTGAGACGTAGTAAAAAGCGACGCACGATTTTTTGTAGGGATTGATTGCGGTGGCTGGGAAAGAGTGTGTAATGCACGATGCACGCGGAGGGGAAAATGAAGCAATCCAATCATAGAGATATGCACGCCATTTTATTACCTATGTGTCGCCACGGTTATGGATCGCATGATGAGCGATTGGTTGGTATAGAAAAGTGTGTATCGATATCAGATAGTCGTACCGGGTTGGATTTTGCTCTTTTCCACAGCCGTACTGGATATATCGCTTCATTCAGGCTTGTTGAGTCATCAACGACATCCATTATAGATCTTGATTGGAGTAAAAAAGACTTTTTGACTGCGGTTTCGCCGTGTCAAGTCGGAAGTGGGATTCTTGATATATATCTTAATTTACGGGAAGAAATTATTGATGTTGTTTCTGCTGAGGTTCGCTTTGGCAGGTCGCTGGTGTGTTGTGGTTACTCCACGGGTGGAGCTATCGCCTCTATTGCCTGCGTTGATGGCGGCGTATTCGCGAACTACAGCCCTCGTCTCGTTCTGTACGGTGCGCCATTCCCAGGCGATAAAAATTTTTCTGCAACATTGCGTGAAAGATGCTTGGCGGTATCTGATTTTCTTGTGGCGGATGATCCGGTACGATATTTTCCAACAGACGCTCCAAGTTGTCGGTTCAGCGCTCCTGTTTCGTTGATTGGATGTGATTGGTATGGTAGTCGTTTATCGGTTCGAAAATTAATCTATAAGCTATGGCGTGGTTTGTTTCCGGCTCCAGGTGGTTATGGACGACTACTTATGGAAGATCAAGGATTATCTCTCGCCCATGATCTGTACTATTATTCTGCTGCGTCGAAAATGGTTGATTGAAAACTAAATTTTCCTGCATATATTCGATGAAAGAAAATCAACCTTGAGTTAGAGGATTTAAATTTGTTGGACCTAACTAATAGCACTCTTTCTCGTAAGGTCGCCGTGATTAGTGACGTTCACGCCAACTTGCAGGCTCTTGAAGCTGTTATGAAGGATCTTGCTAAGATCGGCTGTGTAGAAACGATTTGTTTAGGAGACACCGTTGGGTATGGAGCAGATCCAGAAGATTGTGTAGACATCGTGAGATCTTCTTGCTCAAGGGTTGTTGTCGGCAATCACGACCTTGCCGCCTCTGGTACTTGGATGGATATGAGCGATCTTGCTCGAATCAGTATTGATTATACGATGAAGAAAATATCCACGCGAACCATCAAATGGTTACAATCTCTTCCTAAGACTGAGGAGATGAAGTTTGGTGCGCAGCGGGCGGTTTTTGCTCACGGCTCCTATCCGTTTGACATCACTTTCCCTTATCTTTTGTATGCTCATGTAGTGAAGTCAACCATTTCATCAATGGTAAGGGATGATTTTGAAATTGGATTTTTTGGACATACTCACTATATCATTCATGGACATCGTGCAAAGAATGGTGTTGAAAACTCTGTTATTACAGATGGAATGTTTGGCGTGAAGTCAACAAGCAAATTGAAACGAGGTCATGCCCATGTGTTGAATATTGGAAGCGTCGGGCAACCGCGTGGTGAACATGATTGGCGGGCAAATTATGTGGTTGTTGAATACGACGATGATGCAGTCATCAAAGTTGACGTTCGGAAAGTGGAATATGACGTCGTGAAGGCGCGAGATAGAATTATTGAATCTGGGCTTCCTGCGTATAACGGAGATCGTCTTTTGCAGGGTTTCAAAGAAAGATAATCCCTTTGCTTCATGGAAAGTGGTTGGTGTGAAGTTGGAGGGATTTTTCATGCACGACATGAAGCGCGAATTAGCAAGAAGTTTGTGTCCCTATACAAAATTCCATTGGCACGATTCAAAGGATATGTGTAGAACTTGCCGCGCCATTGAAGGAATAATCGAAGATTTTCGCGATGACGTACTTACAATTGCTGCTAAAAACATGGTAAAATCCATTAATGAAGTGGTTTCTGAGGAAGGTACGCAGTCGATTGGCTGGCGGGAATGGTTGGAGATGTTGTATAATCCAAGAAAATATATCTCAACCCGTCTGGACAAAGTTGGAAAGAATATTATCGGGAGAATAAAGTTGTGAGCATGATCAAGCAGATCGGAGTAAGTTTTACTAAGGTATCAGCAATGGAAGCGGAAGATCAATTGCTATCTGTTCCTTTTGATGCTAGGATTTTTGAATTGCCATCTGGGGGTTATCTGGTTATCCCCGGAAATCGCACCGAAGGATATACTGAAGAGCAATTGAATGGTATTGTCGCTGATGTCGATTCAATGCTGTGTGGCGATGATTTGAAATGATTTTTTGAAATGGCAGTTGATAAACTTAGAAAGTGGTCCTATATTCCTCTTAGATCAAACAAGGAAATTTTACGAAATGAAAAACGTCTCAGTCAGTATTATGTGTGGATCGGTAAGCTGCTCTAGCGGCGCACCGGACTCCTTCGCATGATCTGATGGAACGTAGATCAGTTTTGATAGGAGCCCCGGTTCGCAAGACCGGGGCTTTAAGTTTGTACAGTGGTGTAGCCGAGTGGTTAAGGCGCTTCTCTGATAAGGAAGAGGTCGGTGGTTCGACTCCACCCATCACTACCAAGTGTTCTTTGACAACTGGCGTTTCTTTCGCCGTGGTGGCAGAATGGCTATGCAGCGATCTGCAAAATCGTCTGGAGAAATCCATATGCGGGTTCGAGTCCCGCCCACGGCTCCAGCATTCTCCTGAATGTGGTATAATGGCTTAAAGGATATTCATGTCCGTCTTGAGTATTAAACCACATTAGCCATAGGAGGATTTTTATGGGCATCACGAAGGTCAAGGGTGACATTGGAGTGACGGCAGTTATTCATGAGATGACAAAACGTGGATTCAACATCTCCCTTCCGATCGCTGAACATCTTCATTACGATCTAATTGCCGAAAAGGACGGAATCCCTTGTCGAGTTCAAGTGAAATACTCAACTCTCAAACAAGGAGTGATATGCACAAGGATTGGTCATATATGGAGTAATTCCCAGGGGACTCATTCTCTTGATCGATCGCGTGGTGAATTCGATTTATTAGCGTGTTATTGCCCGCAAACAGACGAGTGTTACTTTTTGTCAGATAAGGATTTTGACAACAAAAGAGCGGTGATATTTAGGATTGATGTACCAAAAGCTAAAACAGATCACCCCTTTCGTGTGACAAAAGATTTTATCGATTGCGATGTGGCTTTTAATTCATGGCTTGCTATGAGGTCGGTGAATTATGTTGCAGTCGGTCGTCAGGAAATTGACGTCAAGAAGATAATTGAGTTGAAGAAAACCGGAAAAACCTGGGACGAAGTTGGTTTTGCGTTTGGCATTTCGGGGATCACAGCTAGAGCTCATGTGAAAAGAAGCGGAGTGGATATCGTGTCTCTGCGAAAACCTCAAGAAGACATTCTCGATCCAGTGTTGATGAACAATGTGGCGTCAGCCATTGAGTCTGGGAAAAGTTCTCGTTCTATAGCAAAGGATCTCGATGTATCCAGATATGCCGTGAATAAAGCGATTTGCATGATAAATGAACGGAGAGTTGCGCTGAATGGCAAAGCGGCACCCTGCTAAGGTGTTGTCGGGAAACCGGCATGCGGGTTCAAGTCCCGCACTCTCCTCCAGATTGGCGGGTTGGCTGAGCCAGGTTAAAGGCACTCGACTTGAAATCGAGAGACGCCGAAAGGCGTCCATCCGTTCGAATCGGATACCCGCCGCCATTTTCAATCCCCTGGGTAGCTCAATCGGTTAGAGCGGCAGAATCATAATCTGTAGGTTGACGGTTCGATTCCGTCCCCAGGGACCAGGAAATGAAGGTAGGTTATTGAAAGGCGATCCGCCCCCCATATATTGAGAAAGCAAGCGTCCATCGTATAACGGTAATACCAAAGATTTCCAATCTTTAGCTGGGAGTTCGACTCTCCCTGGACGCTCCAAGTACATCGAAGGTTCCCGCCTGACCGTCCCGGTAGGAAGAGCAAAGGTCGTTAATCATGCCGCCCGAGATGTACGTTTTAATGGAAGATATAAGAACACAATCTAACAAGGACTTTATGAAAGTACATTTTGAAGGAAGTTCGGCGTATGCGACAATTACGTCTGATAAAGTCATCTGCGTGCTGACCGCGAAGTCCCTGCTGCAGCGGATTACAATGTCCTCATTACTTTTCATCAGTATTCTTTTCTCCGGTGTAGTCACAATCAGCGGGGATAGATCTGAAGGATAAATTTTTTTTGGAGGAATGTCCCGAATGGTAAGGGGCTTACTTGGAAAGTAAGTGTCGGCAACGGCATGCGAGTTCGATCCTCGCTTCCTCCGCCAGATTAACGACGGAATGAACGGCATGGAAACGCTTCCCCGTCGTTGAAAAAGTGCGCGGTCCGACATGGAGCCATGTCAAAGTGCCAGGATGCGCGTGCAGACTGCGCCCGAGAGGACGCGGTAAGCCGGTGAAAGTCCGAGTGGTGCCGTCCGGAGTAGTGGCGAACGAAACGGGAAAAGCGGCATCTTTCATGGAAGCGTAGCTCAGTTGGCTAGAGCGTCTGCTCCACACGCAGAAGGTCACAGGTTCGAGCCCTGTTGTTTCCACCAGTGAACGATCGTGGCATTGGAAGATACTACTATCAGATACCGGATACCGTGCCGACGGTTAGAGTCCGTGAAAGTTATGGATGCAGGTTCGACTCCCGCTGGTCGTTCCAGATAAATGTGCGTGTAGTGAAATGGCATCATGCCACTGGCAACGGCAACTACTGCTTCGTACGGGCAGACTATCCACCGCCAGTGGAGTTGGAGGTTCAAGTCCTTCCACGGCACACCAATGAAGAAAGAAATGAAATGGTACACGATAAAATGCAATTGTGGACATGTTATGAAGAACGCCATCGGCATCCGTCGCGAGATCCGTAGCGGCGAATTGACAGGATGGCTTTGTCGCAAGTGCTCCAAGGTGTTGACCACGGACATGATTGACAAACTAAATTGGATCGTGAAAGATTAAAATGGACGGTTAGCTCAGCCCGGTTAGAGCATCTCGTTTACACCGAGAATGTCGGGGGTTCGAATCCCTCACCGTCTACCAGTTCAATAATACTATCGGAGATCATCGTGAAAGAGCAAGTTGATAATCTTTGGGATATCTACGATGCCGGAAACTGGATCGGCGTTACAACGAATGGTGTAGTTAAGTCCGATGGATCTGCTGTTATGGGAAAAGGAATTGCGCTTGATGCAGCTAAGCGTTTCCCAAATCTGCCAAAACAATTGGCATTCAAGTTGAAAGAAAGTGGAAACCATGTGTTTTTCTTCCTTCAGTATCGTATCGTAACGATCCCAACTAAAGATGATTGGAAAGAAAATTCCAAGATCGAGCTGATCAAACAATCGTGCCAGGAGCTGCGTATGTTTTCTGCCGGGAAATTGTATCTTCCGCCCCTTGGATGCGGAAATGGCGGATTACTGTGGAACGATGTCCGGGCGGTCATAGCCCCGATTCTCGATCAGGATTGGTTTGTTGTAGTTCATAGGAAATAACAAAAAATGCTCAAAGACGATATCATTTGCGGATTGAAGGACAAGCTGGATGACGGATACACCATGTATTGTTCCAACTGCGGCTCGGCATATCGGGGAATCCCGACGTCCGAAACTGCTCTTCCTATAGGACTCCGTGGGAGTTTCACGCAAGGATGCAGGATGTGCGGACACGAAGAATTCAAGAGCATAGAGAAAGCGATAGAGGAAAGCGAAGAGAAGTTGATTCTCGATACTTCCGGACAGTACGGTCAGAACATGATCGAATGTCCGAAATGCCGAGGATGGTATTTCAGCATGAGTCATGACGGCACGCTCGTTTGCGCTTCCTACAATCATATCGAAAAGAAGATTGGATGCGGTTGGCGGCAGAAATTCAAGATTCAGGAAGCTGATTTACTACTTGATAATTAACGTAGAGGAATCTAACGTATAGAAAGTGTGGATACTCTACCGGGTATCACTGACACGGAAGAATGGCTGAGCGGTTTAAGGCGTCAGTTTCGAAAACTGAAGGTCCCTTTTGGGACCCAGGGGTTCAAATCCCCTTTCTTCCTCCATTGCGCACCGGCAAGTTGCGGATAATTGATTGGACCGCGACCAACGGTGGTGTAGCTCTCTGCACAAGATCGCCAGAGAGAAAGCGAACGCCTGCGAAGCCATCATCGCAGGAGAGGGGTTTGCCAGCCACGTCCTAGCGTGGCACTATGCGGACGTAATTCAGTTGGCTAGAATGCCTGCTCGACATGCAGGTCGTCGTTGGTTCGAGTCCAACCGTTCGCACCATATTTTTGCAACTCAAAAAGAGAGAAACGTCAATGTCAGAGCAAGTATGCGCAAGTAATCAACAGGTTGAAGGGCAATCAAGCTCAATTTCCCGATGGGATCATTATTTCATGGCAATTTGCGATGTTGTTGCCAGTAAATCAAAAGATGATTCCACCAAGGTAGGATGTGTGATTGTCGGTCCCGACAATGAAATCCGAGGGAATGGTTATAATGGCATGCCACGAGGCGTATATGACGATGTGGCTGAGCGGTATCAGCGTCCAGAAAAATACAAGTGGTTTGAGCACGCAGAACGAAACGCGATCTATAACTGTGCCAGGGTGGGAATTGCGACAAAAGATTGTCGTTTATACGTAAATAGTCTTCCTCCGTGCTCTGATTGCGCCAGGGCAATTATTCAGGCTGGGATTAAGGAAATTATTCTATCTTCTCTTGAGTATCCAGAGCGTTGGGCGGATTCATGCGGTACAGCGTTAGAGATGCTGGCTGAGGCGGGTGTTAAAGTGAGAGTTGTATCGTGAATTTGATTTTCGTTCACTTGCTCTTGAATGATCTTCCCGTTCGGGTATCTTTATTGAAATGATTTTGTGTCAGAGGTGTATGAGGAAACTTCCCATAAAAACAGGACGAAAGCCTGAAAATGGCGAATCCTGTAAAGGCAACCGACCGAGTTGCCATATTAATCAACAAAGAGAGGTTATGCAATGTCTAGTCTTCCCCACGTAGAAAATGGATTTCCCACACTTTATCAGGAGTTCATTCACCTATCGAGATATGCGAGATGGGAGGATGAGGCTGGTAGGCGGGAAACGTGGGTTGAAACAGTTGATCGCTATATTGACTATATGTTCAACACGCAATGTGGCGGAAAACTGAATGAATATAAAGACGAAGTCAGAAAAGCTATCCTCAAATTGGATGTAATGCCTTCAATGCGCTGTTTGATGACAGCCGGTTCGGCATTGGCGAAGGACCAAGTCGCCGGATATAACTGTTCTTACTGCGCTATTGACGATCAAGTCGCCTTTGATGAAATTCTTTATGTTCTTATGTGCGGCGCAGGGGTTGGATTTTCTGTAGAGCGTCAGTTCATTGACAAATTGCCGGTCATTCCGGAAAAACTCAGAGAGTCAAAGACGATGATTGTCGTGGAGGACTCAAAGATTGGATGGGCGAATGCTTTGCGTGAATTGATCAGCATGTTGTATCAGGGGCGCATTCCTCAGTTTGACGTTTCCTCCGTTCGTCCTGCTGGAGCCCGTTTGAAGACCTTTGGTGGACGTGCATCTGGACCTGGACCATTGCTCGAACTGTTCAGATTCATCACTCATACATTCAAACAGGCGACTTCCAGAAAGTTGAACTCAATTGAGTGTCACGATATTTGCTGCAAGATCGGCGAAATTGTTGTTGTTGGCGGTGTTCGTCGTAGTGCTCTTATCTCTTTATCAAATCCGTCTGACGATCGTATGCGTTATGCAAAAAGTGGTGAATGGTGGAAGGAGAATCCACAACGAGCAATGTCAAACAACAGCGCTTGCTATACTGAAAAGCCTGAATGTGATCGATTCATGCGAGAATGGCTTGCCCTCATGGATTCAAAGTCTGGAGAACGAGGGATTTTCAATCGTACTGCCGCAAAGAAAAACATCGAGAAGTATGGTCGTCGTGATCCGAATCATGAGTTCGGAAGTAATCCCTGCAGCGAAATCGTACTCCGTTCCTGTGGATTCTGTAATTTATCTGAGGTGGTTGTCAGGAGTGGTGATACTGCTGAAGATCTAAAGCGTAAAGTCCGCCTGGCGACGATTATTGGCACCGTTCAATCAACGATGACGAATTTCCGGTATCTTCGTCCAAAATGGAAAGAAAACGCAGAGGAAGAGCGTCTTCTTGGCGTTTCCATGACAGGAATCATGGATAACTCATTGACTTCTGGTCGCGATGGAAAGAAGAAGTTGACCGATACGTTGGATGAGTTGCGGTTGTATGCCGTGGCGATTAATAAAGAATTCGCCAAGATTCTGGGGATCAATCCATCTGTTGCTATCACTTGTGTGAAGCCATCTGGTACAGTGTCACAGCTTGTGAATTGTGCCTCCGGTATACATCCTCGTTTCAGTCATTTTTATATTCGCACTGTACGTGCCGACAAAAAAGATCCGTTGGCAAAGCTCATGGTGGATCTTGGCTTCCCGTATGAGCTTGACGTGACCAAACCAGAACACAATTATGTGTTCAGCTTCCCTGAACGTGCTGCTAAGGAGGCGGTTGTTACCGATGATGTTTGCGCACTTGATCAACTTGAGCTGTGGAAAATTTATCAGAAGCATTGGACTGAACATAAGCCCAGCGTGACAATTCACATTAAGGATCATGAATGGCTCGATGTTGGAGCGTGGGTATACCGTAACTTTGATGAGATAAGCGGTATTGCCTTCCTCCCGTATTCCGGACATACTTATCGTCAGGCTCCATATCAGGAGATTACTGAGGAACAGTATGAGCTTGCCGTAACAAAGATGCCGAAGGAAGTAGACTGGTCGCTACTGAAGGCGTACGAAGTCGATGATTCTGCATTGATCGGCTATAAGGAATTGGCTTGTTCTGGAGGCAAATGCGAAGAGGTAGATATCGTTAGGTCAGAACCACCTACAATGTTGGACGACGGTACCCAGACGAAATTCTGAGTAGATGTTGAAGAAAGCCGGTTTCAGTTCATTCTGGAACCGGCTTTTTTATTCTTAAAATGGGAGAGGAAGTAGGATGGTGACGGCGGTATGAGGTGAGGAAACATATAACACTAAAGGGTGCGTTATGTATCCCGGAAATACCATATGGGAGTCTGGTGGAGACCCCTCTACATTTTTCACCTGGACGTAGTTGAACCACTCGTCTAGCGGCATATCTTCAATAGATTATTCCGTCCGACGAGAGAGAGTTTTATTTCCATGAAACGGACAACGAGAGAAGGAAGAGAGAGCGTATGAATGAGATAACAAAATCATCTGATTTCGAAACTGTAGTTAGGCAAGGAACTGTATTGGTTGATTTCTATTCGAAAGGGTGTGCTCCGTGTCGGGCGTTGTCTATGGTTATGGATAAAATGGGGCAATTTTTTGATGGAGCTGGGGTTAAGATATTTAAGGCGGATGTCGAAAATTGTTTTGAAATTGCAAAGTCAATGTCCATTTCTGCAGTTCCATCAGTTCATCTCTTCAAAGATGGCGTGAAAATTGGGTCTTTTATTGGTTTTCGCAGTCAATCACAAATCGTAAGTTTTATTGAGGAATATGTCGGTGTTGAGGCAACACATCAAAGCTGACCGACACGGTCAAAAATGTATCATCAAGATTGACAAAGGCGGGATGGTACATATAATGAGAAACACCTTCTTTGAAAAGAATCATGCTGAGAATGAGGTCGCGGAGGTCGCGAAAACTCTTCTCGGCGTGAAAGAAGCTAAGTGTGTCCGTCGGCGAATAACTGAAAACTTCGACATGGAATTTGAGTTTTCCGCCATTAGCTAATCAGATCACACAGGAAAAATTCTGATGAGCACAAATCTGTCGGTTGACATGCGTCGTTACGCCTGTAAGAATGCCAACATTAAACTTCCTATTTATCATAGTCCATATTTTGAATATTACGTGCATATTTTTAACGGATTATATGATATCGTCACCGCCATTGAATTGGCTGAACATGGTGTTGAGAAATGTGGCGGGGAAAAAGAGTTGTTGGCTCATAAAAATGATACCATGACGCGGATGGTAAAATCCGTGAAAGAACATCCGTTATTTGCTGAGCGATGGGGTCAGAAATTAATTGGACACTGTTATTCCAGGCGGGAGAAGAAAAAAGGGTTCGTCAATCACGACTCAGTTGGACAGACTTTTTGGAAAATTGATCTTGTGAAGGCTGATTTCCATTCGATTGCCGTGCCTTATCCAGAGATTTTTTTGCATGCGCCAAGTTATGAAGCGTGGGCATCTACCTTTTCTCTTCTTGGGTATGTCGTTAAGTCGAAACACTTGAGGAATGTAGTGTTTGGGAACCTTAATACACAGCATCAGCAATTTTTGGAACGGAACGTCATAGAGAGTATTCTCGACGTCTGCGTTAATAAGGGTATGTCAGAAGATGATATTGTATCTATCCTTCATGATGAAGCGACACTGTCTGTCGAGCCGCCATTTGATCTTTTCCAGGCTGCGCTTGAAGTAGGTATCAAACATCCATTTAGAGTGCAGCGTGCTGAGGTCAGGCAAGTCGAAGACACAAACTTTCTGTACGTCATTGTGGATGGAAAGGCAGAGCCATTTGGCGTAGATGTAGTGTACCTTCCTCAAGTATGGAAAACTATTTGCGGGCTGGAGATCGAAGACATGGATCTGTTCTTCATGCATGAAGATAAGATCTCCAAGTTTTGTGATTCAATTTTTGAAGGGCACAAAAATACCCTCAAGTCAACCAAGCCGTTTGTCTCTATGATTGATAGAATGTCGCCTGAACAGCGCGTAGATTTAAGGGAAAAGTTTGATCGACTTCGCCAAAAATTTCATGAGAAAAAAATGGGACGCAAAAAAAATTGATTTCTCAGTTGATATCCTAAAAGAATGATCGTATATTTATACTCAGAGTAGACAAAATCAACAAGGATAACAAATCATGAGCTTCAAGAATGATAATAACTGGCGTGACGCGGACGATAATACGTCCTCGCGGCTGGTTGTTCGTTCCTGAAGGTCTGATTTTAGGATTTCGAGCCCCAAGCCGCAAGGTTTGGGGCTTTTTCGTTTTCGTTCCCGAGTAGCCTAATGGTAAGGCACCAAACTGTTAATTTGGCGCGTAAAGCTTGGGGGTTCGAGTCCCTCCTCGGGAGCCATAAGGAATTGTAGTTCAGTTGGTTAGAACGTCGCACTGTCACTGCGAAGGTCGCCGGTTCGAGCCCGGTCAATTCCGCCAGAAGAGGAGTTGTCGAACTCTCTGTTGAATTACTGATGAAATGCGTAATTCAGCAGAGGTGGTTCGATGTCAATGTCGTCAGAAAGAGTAAAGAAGTGGAGATCAGAAACAAAAAACAGGATCGTATTATCAATGGGTGGTTCGTGTATTTGCTGTCACTATTTTCTGTGTAATGAGGCATTAGAACTTCACCATCTTGATCCAAAAGAAAAAGAGCACACCATAAGTCAGCTTACTTCGCACTGCACCGCATGGAGTAAGATCGTTGATGAATTGAGAAAGTGCGTGTTGATTTGCTGTCTATGTCATAGAGAGTTTCATAATGATTTTCGTGCTCTTCCCGAATCATATGCGATTTTTGATGAAAGATATTCAGATTATGATCAGCGAGTGAAGATAGAAGAAACTAGAAGTTGTAAATATTGCGGAACTGGATTTGTAGTTCCGATTTACTCTAAACGCAAATATTGTTCGGTAAAATGTGCTTGTTTGAAATCAAGAAAGATTAGGCGTCCATCAAAAGAAGAGTTGGCGGAAATGCTATCTAAATACACCAAGGTTTGTATTGCTGATATGCATGGCGTTTCCGATAAGGCTATCAGGAAATGGGCGCTGGCATACGGTTTGATATAGTAGGTCCGTGGTGTAATTGGTAGCATGAGGTTCTCCAAAAACCTTGATCCCAGATCGTAGCTGGGCGGACCTGCCAGATGAACATTAACATTCTGCTTGACAATAGTAAAAATCAATATACATTATTCTCTTAATTCTCATCGATACATAGGAGAACAAAAATGAAAAGTTTCTATATTGAATATCTATCTTGTGTGGAGCATCAAGAGAGCCCCGTTAAGGTTTGCCAAGTCGTACTCGCCAATGACCTGAAACACTTACATAGACGCCTCATCTCAGATTACATTGGCAACGATTTCGGACAGAATCATTGTTCGAATTTTTATAGTGATGTGGAAAAAACATATGGCAAATTCTATTCGGCAGTGGAGCGAGGACAATCGGTTGTCACTTATATCTGTGAGTTGAATGCCAAGAGTTCAGAAAAGTCGTATGATGAGATTCTCGCAATGTTTTCGTCCGGCAACCATCCGTCTGGTATATGCGTGCAACTAGATTTGGTTGGGCTGTAGTTTGATGGATTTATTGCAGCAAAGAAAAAGGTCCAGGAATTTCCTGGACCTTTTGCGTTTAATTGGGGATCATTATGCCGGGAAGGCGTATTCGCAGTCCTTCCCTTCAAAGTTCCGCATCTTCAAAACATTTCCCTCAAGTGATTTAATGTAGTCTGGCAGAATGGGGATCTTTCCGCCTCCATCAGGTGCATCAATAACGAATGTTGGGATGGCTAGACCACTAAGTCGTCCTCGAAGTGCTTCCATGATACCTAGACCAGTCTCCAAGTCTGTTCTGAAGTGTTCGACGCCGTATACCAAGTCGCATTGATAAAGATAGTATGGTCTTACTCTGTTTTTTACCAGGTTTCGACACAGTTCCATCATTATCTGTGGACTGTCATTGACGCCTTTTAAGAGAACACTTTGATTTCCGATAGGGAAACCGTGATCAGCAAGCATTTTGCACGCCTGCATAGCTTCCCAAGTCATTTCTACCGGATGATTGAAATGCGTATTGATCCACAGTGGGTGAAACTGAGCGAGCGCCTCGCACAGCTTTTTATCGATTCTCATTGGCATCGTAACTGGAGTGCGCGTCCCTATCCGTATGATATCGACGGATTCAACAGATCGCACCGCACCTACGATTCTGACGATATCTTCTGTTTCCAGAGTGAGAGGGTCTCCGCCAGAAATAACAACATCGTGTATCTCAGGATGTTTCCTGATGTAATCAACAGCTCCTTCAAGATCTCCATTGGAGATGGGTCGCTCATCTTTTCCTGCGAGACGCTTACGTGTGCAGTGTCGGCAATACATAGCACATTTCCCTGTGGCAATAAGTAGTGCCCGATCTTGATATCTGTGAACAAGGTGGGGCACAACAGTATCGTGGATTTCTCCCAGGGGGTCGTCAGTGAGCAATGCCTGATCCATGGTTTCTGCCCTGTTTGGAATTGACATGGCAAAAATTGGATCAGTATATGATAGGTTGCGTATGAGTGATGCATAGTATGGCGTTATCGCCATTGGAAAGGTTTGTAAGGCAGCCGTGATACCTTCTGGATCGGGGATGTTGGGGAATGATTTCTTCAACGTATTGATGTTTCTGATTCTGTTTTTGAGTTGCCATTTCCAATCCGCCCAACTAGGCGGAGGTTCTTCATGATTCTCCGAATTTTCTTCTTGTTCCGATCCAATGTCATTCATAGATAGACTACCTCTCCTTCGTTGAATTAGGGGTGTGTGAATCATATCGATTCAATAGGAATGTGGCTAGAACCTTTGAGTTTTCAAGAAGTGAGGCAATATATTATTGAATTATATCCGGAATGAATTACGAGAGTGATTAAAAAGCCTATTGGAATCCATCTTTTGCCTCTTCTAAAGGCACTCTGGATAATCAGTAGGCAGCAGACATGCATGATAGTTGGAATGATTCTGAAGACCATATGATAGCTTGCTGAAAAGTTGAGCGCCGACTCAAGAGCGCATAACATAATTGTGAAAAATAGTTGGTTGCCAATCTTCGTCGAAATCAACCTCATGCTTTCTTCGATAACGGGAGCAAATGCCGCTACTGAAAGTAGGATGGCCAATTCTAAATTTGGATTAGAAAGTTTCACGCAGACTGTGAGTGCGACGACGTTTAATATTCCGCACAGCATTGCCATTCCGCCAGCAGAAAATAGCTTTTCAATATTGCTTTCCATGATCTCCTTTACGCTCATCCAAGGGCGTTTTCCTCTTAACGAAGAAAGAGTTAGCAAGGGGGTGGGTTATGGTGAAATATTGCGTTTGGGTGATTGA